GTGTTATAACACCGTTGGCTGGTACAAAAGCAACAAACCAAAGAGTGTATTTACTTCAAAATGGTTCAATTAGAGTTATGTATGGACAACATGTTTATTCTAACTTTGCTGAAGCTGTTCAAAATATACAAATAGAAGCATTTACACCGTTTCCTAACTTTATAAACAACGCTGTATTAATTTCGATTATCACTCTATTATCATCAGCAACTGATTTAACTGATACAACCAAAGCACAATTCTTTTTCACTTCAAAATTTGGTGAAACTATTGGGTCTGCTGGTGGTATATCAACAACTACACTTCAACAAGCGTACAACAATTCAACAAACCCAGAAATTGTTATAAATGCAACACTTGATGGGTTAACAATAAAGAATGGTACTGGAAACGCTGACAACATAACTAGATTATTAGAAGGTCAGACAGCAGCAAATGGTGTTACATCATTTATAAGAGCTGATGGTTATATTTCTGGAACAACATTTCAAACTAACGGTTTCAATGCAAATAGTAATGGTATAACAGCAACAACTGTTTCTGCAACAACATATTATAATCTACCTTTAGATATTAGAACAACTGGAACAACAGTTTTAAACGGTTCTGTTGCATTTAATAGAAATGATAGTATGTCAGCTTACACTGTTAGTTTTAGTGGTGTTAATATCAATGTTATTAGTGATGATATAAATAAAAGATTAACATTTAGTGCGTCAACTGGTGGTGGTTCTTCTTTACCAACATTAAATCAAGCTCAAATATTTATTGGGGATACATCAAATGTAGCTCAAGCTAGAAATGTATCTGGTGATATTGGTTTAGATTTTAGTGGTTTAACAACTATACAACCAAATGTTGTAACATATAACAAGATGCAAACAGTATCACAAAATGCTTTATTAGGTTCACCTAATGTATCTGGAGGTACAGTCGAAGAAATACCGATGATTGATGCTTATATAACAGCTGGTACTGCATATACACTTTTAACAACATCTACCAATTGGGATATTGACGGAATTTATACTGGTTCAACAATATCTGGAACTTACCAAGGTCAATCTTGTTATAATGGTAACTATTGGTTTACTGCGGTTGACGATAATATTTGGATTAGATTAATTAGAGGATAAATATGGGAACATTATTAGTACATAAAAATAGAGTTATTACAAATGCATCAATAATAACTGATGTAACACCAGAAACGTATATTAGACCAGTTAATTGGTTAACAATGCCAGATATCACAAGTGGTACTAGTGTTGTTTATTTACTTATGGGTTTAACTGAAAAATCAGATAACTGGTTAGCAGTTAATTGTGCTGGTCACTATACAGTTGATTGGGGTGATGGGTCGATTATTAATTATTCAGCAAACACAATCGCATCTTATCAAGCTTATTGGAGTGGTGCTAGTCCATCTACACTAACAAGTGATTTATATAGGCAAACACTTATAAAAATAACACCACAATCTGGTCAAACACTAACAAAGGTTGATTTATCTGCTTTACACGTAAGTGCTAAAACAAGTTCATATCAACGTAATTATTTTGATATTAAATTATCAACACCAGATTTAACTTCGTTTACATTTGTTACATCACCATTAATGCAACAATTTGAATGGATTGGAACAAATAAAATGACAACATTCCAATCTTTTTTCAATGGTTTTAGTTCTCTTAAAAAGATAATTAGTATAGATGTATCTAATGCAAATACTACATTAGGTGTTTATCAATTATTTGGTAGTTGTAATTCATTGGTTGATATTCCATCATTAACGATACCTAGTGGTGCAACTAACTTAACTTATATGTTTAATGGATGTAGTAAGATAAAAACTATACCAATGATGGATACAAGTAAAGTTACAAATATGTCTAGTATGTTTTCTTCAACATCTTCTTTGGTTACAATACCTCAATTGGATACATCTAAAGTTACTGATATGAGTGGTATGTTTGGTTCTAGTGGTATAGTAACACTTCCTTTATTAGATACATCTAAAGTAACTACTATGGCTAGTATGTTTAATGGTACTACAAGGTTACAAACAATACCATCATTTAATACACCAGTGTTGACTAATATTGGTACTATGTTTCAATCATCTAAAATTGTGTCAGTACCATTTTTTGATGTGAGTAAAGTTACATCATCAGCTCAATATCCATTCTATTTCTGTTCAAAATTAACATATGTTGCTCCTTTGAATACATCTGGTATTACCAATTTTACTTATTGGTTTTCTCAATGTACTTCATTGGTTGAAGCACCATTGATAGATACATCTAATGGTACTGATATGTCTAGTATGTTTGCATCGTCATCATCACTTAGAACAATACCTTTGTTAAATACATCTAAAGTAATTAATATGACTAGTATGTTTCAAAGTTGTCCTTCATTGGTTACGATACCTTTAATCGATACTAGTAAAGTAACTAACACAAGTGCTATGTTTAATGGTTGTACTAGTTTAACATCTGTACCTCAATTAAATTTATCAGCTGTAACCACGACTATTAGTATGTTTAATGGTTGCAGTTCATTGATTACACTACCATATTTGAATACTGATAAGTGTTTAACATTTAATAATATGTTCTCTAATTGTATCAAATTAACTGGTATTACTGGATTAAACACTATTAGTGCAACAACTCTTAGTCAATTATTTTATCAAAACGTTATGATGGTATCTTCACCAACATTTAATTCACCAGCAGTTACTGTTGCTGATTATATGTTTGCTAATTGTAATAGATTAAGAAGTGTTGGGTTATTTAATACTAGTAAAATAACCAACGTAACTAGTATGTTTCAAGGTTGTAATAGATTAGAAGAAATACCAACATTTAATCTATCAGCAGCAACTTCTGGTTTAATTAGTACTACCACTGCTTTAGGTTCATTTTTACCTACTGGTTATAGATATGCTATGTCTTTTTATGGTAATAATTTATCTTACTCAGCATTATTAACAATATTAAATAATTTAGGTACCGCTGTTGGTGCTCAAAATATAAATGTTGCGTTTAATCCTGGTTCTACTAGTTTAACTGCGAGTGATAGATTGATAGCGACAAATAAAGGTTGGACAATAACTTATTAATAAAAACAAAAAAAAATTATGGATAAAAGTGGATTTTATAAAGAAACATCTGAAGGTTGGTATTTTGCACCAAATTGTGTATCATCACCAACTTATGAATTATTAAAAGAATTAAAGGATACATATAGTTACCCAATTGATGGTTGGTTTTGGTCAGAATCTGAACCAATAAATTATGTTGATATATTTATAAATAACGAAAATAATGATTTAATATAATATGCCAACAAAAAATATAAATGCTGAGAAGATTCAAGGAAATTTATCGATAACTTCAATATCAGCAACAACAATAAACGCTACAAACTTATATGTAACTGGGGGGACACAATCTTTGTTTTCTGGAAATAGTTCAGTTGAAATGGTTAAGATTATTCAGTCTGGTTCTGGTGATGCATTTGTTGTTCAAGACCAAGATAATGGTGATGTATCACATTTCGTGATAAATGCAAGTGGTAATACTGCTATTGGTTTAATAGCACCATTAAATGGTAATAAATTAACAGTTTCTGGAAACACAACAATATATGGTACTTTGAGTGCTACGACATATGTTGGTTTACCAAATGCTGGTGTGTTAGTTGTCCCAATAGCAACGTCTAGTGTTGCAGTAGGTACTGGTTCGAATGATTACTATCTAAATTTTAAAATACCTTATGGTTTAACTATAAGTAAAGTTGATTTTTCAGTTTCAACCGCTGGTTCTGATAGTGTTAGAATAGGTATTTATAGGGGTCAAGATTTAACAGCTGTTTTGGTTGGTCAGAGTGCTGGTGGTACAGTTTCAACATTAAATTCTGTTTCAATAGTTGCTGAATCTGGTCAAAATTTAACCTTTAGTGGTGGTAGTTGGATTGTTATTGGTGTGGCTGTTGGTGGAACTACAACTAATTTATTTGGTTCTGCTTGTCCAGTTAATAATTTAATAGCTTGGACAAACACAACGGATAGTTCTGGTGGTTTCCCAGCTAACCCTAGAAGTAAAGGTGGTACTAGAACCAGTTTCCCATCAATAGAAATAACACTTACTTAAAATTAATAATATGGATAATATAAAGATAGAATTTTTAGGTTATGGTGTTGAGATGAGTATTGGTAAATTAACTGATATGCAATCGAATTACGTATTAACACATCAAATAGAATGTAATACTAATATACCTATATTAGAGCAGAATAATCAAGTAACATATAAAGATTGGAAAGAAGTTAATGATTTTGGGTTAATTTATGGTGCCACATATGGTAGTAGTTGTCAAATTAATATTTTGGTTAATGATGAACCATATTTATTATCAAATATTATAGAAAAAAACGACTATATTTTAAAAGAAGAAAATAATAATTATTTAATGTCTTTACAACATTTAAACGGTATTATTTTTAAATATGAATTTGAAACAGAAAATTTTGATGAAACTAAATTAGTTTTTTTAATTAAAGATATTAATAGTTTATTTTGGGGTGAATTAATTTATGGTTTAGAATACGATAATAATATATTAACTAGTATTGATAAAATAAATGTTAATTATTATTTTGAAAATATACTAATAAAAAATGATATTGTATCACCTATACAAAAATTATAATCAGTCTTCATCATAGAAATCTTTTTTAGGTATACATTTATCTTTAATTAATGTTTCTACATACGCAAACATTTTAAGACCATTATCTTCACAATACTTTTTAAGTAGTTCATGTGTTTTAGTAGTTATTTTCAAGTTTTTATCTCTTTTCATGGTCTTTTTATTATAAATATAGTATTAGTATGATAAAAGTATGATAAAATTCATACTAAAAAAAATATATCTTTTTGTTTCGACTTACTTTTGGAAAAAACCTAATATTTATAATAAAGAAAACGATAAAGTAAATAACATAAAACAAAAAACAAAACTATGCCAAACCAAGTATTCGTAAGTCCTGGAGTTTATACATCAGAAAGAGACTTATCATTTATAACAAGTCAAATAGGCGTTACAACATTAGGTTTAGTTGGAGAGACAACAATCGGTCCAGCTTTCCAACCTATCTTTGTAAGTAACTACGGTGAGTTCAATTCATTCTTTGGTGGTCAAAACGCTACCAAAATAAAAGACACTGGAGCTCCAAAATATGAATTACCTTATATAGCTAAATCATATTTATCTATAGCAAACCAATTATTTGTAACTAGAGTTTTAGGACTTTCTGGTTATGATGCTGGTAAAGCTTGGGGTATTACATTGGATGCAGCACTTGATTCTACAACTGTAGTTACTGGTGCTACAACTACTTATAACCCATTAATTTCATTTACAGCTACGTCTGCAAATACAATGGTAACTTTAGTTAGTGCTGACCCACTTATTCAATCACTTATTGATGATGGTACATTAACTAGTAATTTATCTACATTGTCATATGGTGTTGTTGGTGGAACTGGAAGTGCAACTACAATACCTACTACTTACAAAAAAACTGGTTCAGTATTTAATGGTGTATCAACAACATTAATATTAACAGCTAAAGGTACAACTGGTGCTGGTGCTTTTATTACTGGTACAACTACTGGTGTTACAGTAAATTATAGTGGTACTGGATATTCAGATGTTGAGAACACACTTGTAGCGTTATTACGTTCTAGAGGTGGTATCGATTTAGATACACAATACCCAGCATTTGAAGTTACTGGTACAACTGGTGTTGTTTTTGATTCATCACTTACTGGTGCAACAACTGACCCGTTAGGTAATTTTGCATTAACTGGTACTTCTAATACTCAAGGTGTTTTCAATTACCAAATGTCTTTAGATAAAACTAAACAAAATTATTTACCAAGAGCTTTAGGTAGAACAGTTGCTGATGGTAACACTGCAATATTTGCTGAAGAATTCTTTAGTAAAATGTTTGAAGCGTTCAACACTGATAATAAAATTAGAGGGGTAAAACAAGTAGTTGTTAACTATGCAAATGAATACTCTGATTATCTTAAAGAATACCAACCAGCTGTTACACCTTATGTTGTATCTGAATTACGTGGTACTAAAGTATTGAGATTATTCAGATTCTGGACTATTTCTGATGGTAATGCTGCAAACGAACAATTCAAAATTTCTATTAGAAATATTAAATTAGATACAAAAGAGTTTGACGTTATAATTAGGTCTTATTATGATACTGATGCTCAACCAACTGTATTGGAATCATTCTCTAAATGTTCTATGGACCCAACTTCTAACAATTATATTGCAAGAAGAATTGGTACATTGGATGGTGTTTATCCTTCTAAGTCTAAATATGTATTGGCTGAGTTAGATGACTCAACTAACACTTCATCTGCATTCCCAGCTGGATTTATTGGATTCCCTATTAGAGATTACCAAAAAAATAGTAACACTACTGTTGTTACACCTAAATTAACATTTAAAACTACATACGGTGCTTTTCAAAATAAACGTAAATTCTATTTAGGTTTATCTGAAACATTAGGTATTGATTCGGACTTCTTTGACTATAAAGGTGTACCTCAAACAACAAGTCCAGATATTTGGACTGGTTTAACTGATGGTTTCCATATGGATATCGCAGCTACTGGTGCTACAATTGATAACGTTACTGTTGTAACTAATTCTACTGGTGGTACTTATTCTCCAATATTCTTATTCAATACTGGTAACGCTCAATTTAGAACTGAAACTGGTGTATTGAACACTGATTACGAAAAAATATATTCTCGTAAATTTACATTTGCACCTTTTGGTGGATTTGATGGATGGGATGTTTATAGAACTAGACGAAGTAATTTAGATAGTTTCTTAATCAATGGTACTTTAGGTTCTAAAGGTTTGACATCTGGTGCTTTTAGTAATAGAACTATTTCTAACGGTGATATGGGTATTAACTCTGATTACTACGCTTATTTAGAGGCTATTTATACATTCAAAAACCCAGAAGCTGTTAATATTAACGTATTTGCAACACCTGGAATTGATAACTTTGATAACTCTAACTTAATTGAAGCTACAATCGATATGGTTGAGCAAGATAGAGCGGATTCATTATATATCATGACAACACCAGATTTAGATGGTGGTGGTGATATAATGAATGTTGAAGATGTAACTGATTTCTTAGATGGTATGTATGATAGTAATTACTCATGTACTTACTGGCCTTGGATTCAAGTAAATGATACTGAAAATAACGTTTATATCTTCATGCCACCTACACGTGACGTTGTAAGAAATATTGCGTTCACAGATAATATTTCTTTCCCTTGGTTCGCAGTTGCTGGTGTTCAAAGAGGTAACGTTGATGCAATTCAAGCACGTAAAAAACTTACTCTTTCTGAAAGAGATGTTTTATACGAAAATAGAATTAACCCAATCGCTACTTTCACTACTGACGGTATCAAAATTTGGGGTAACAAAACTCTTCAAGTTAAAGAAACTGCACTTAACAGAATCAACGTAAGAAGATTGTTATTACAAGCAAGAAAACTTATTTCTGCTGTTGCTATCAGATTGTTATTCGAACAAAATGATAACGTAGTAAGAAACCAATTCTTATCACTTGTTAACCCAATCTTGGATAACATTAGAGCTCAAAGAGGTTTAACTGATTTCCGTGTTGTTTTATCAAACGACCCAGAGGAAATCGACAGAAACCAATTGACTGGACAAATCTTCTTGAAACCAACAAGAGCATTAGAGTTCATACAATTAGAGTTCGTAATTATGAATACTGGTGCATCATTTGACAATGTATAATCATAACTAAAATTTAAACATTAAAGCCCTCAAACGAGGGCTTTTTTGTTTTTATAGATATTTATATATATGAAACGATTAAAGATAACAAACGAACAATATAATAGAATTATTTTGCACGAGCAAAAATCTAGAATATTAATGGAAGCCGAACAAAAAGGTTTAAATCATTCTAACGAAGTATTGTTAGGTGTTGCTAAACTAATGGGTCTAGATGTAAAAGGATACAATGAAAAAACTGCTGATAAAGCGTTAACAAATCCCGAAGTTATGAAATCAATAAAAGATTCATTGGAAAGTGAAACCAATAGAAAAGAATTGATGGCTGACTTGAAATCGAAAGGTTTTACGGATTCAAACATATTATATAACGCTGATACAATATCGAAAAACTTTAACAAATATTCTAAAGAGAATAAATTGGGTTACACTATGGATAATTTTAGTTTGGTAAAAAAAATATTAAAGGATAAATAATTATTCAGAAATAGTTTCCAAGATAGTATAGATTATTTCAATTATTTCTGGAATACCATATTTTTCTTGCCATTCACCATCTGGTAAATTTAAACTTTTAACATGGGTATCATATAATTTATATAATTCTTCACTAGAAATTGATACGTTTATTTTCTTTTTTATTATAACACCAACGATAATTCCGCAAACCATTTCACCAGAAATATGCGTTATCCAATCACATTCATCGATTAAGTGGTTCATTGATTTGGTATATTCCGATAAAAGTTTTTCTTGTGTAATAATTAATTTTGTCATAAAAAAGATTTTAAATACAAATGTACGAAAAAAATAAACAAAATCAAACTTATTTTCAATTTCTTCATATTTATAGTAAAGAATAAAACTTTTTTAATAAAAAAATAATTCTTATAATATTTATAATTAAATAAGAACAAAAACTAAAAACAAAAGAATATGGCTGATTTATTGATGAAAATGCCCCTACCTTACGAGCCTAAGAAAAAGAATCGTTGGTTAATTACATTCCCAGCAGATTTAGGTATCCAACAATGGTGGTTATCTTCTGCTTCGAGACCTTCAATCACACAAAATGAAGTTGAGATTCCTTTCCTTAACACATCTACATGGGTAATCGGTAGATTTACTTGGGAATCAATCGATGTTGTTTTCCGTGACCCAATTGGACCTTCTGCTGCACAAGCAATCATGGAATGGGTTCGTTTACACTCTGAGTCTATTACTGGTCGTCAAGGTTATGCTGCTGGTTACAAACGTCCAGTAGAGTTAGAATTACTTGACCCAACTGGTGTTGTTATCGAGAAATGGTTGTTAGATGGAACAATGTTAACAAACGTTGGATTCGGTGACTTATCAATGGATGATGATGGTATCGCTGAGATTACTGCAACATTACGTTTCGATAGAGCAATCTTATTATTCTAATAAAACTAAAATACTAACAAAGAACCTAGATTATTCTAGGTTTTTTTGTTTTTTATAAGTATTTATAATAAAAAACATTATGAGAAAATCAGATAAACTTAAAAATTTTAAAAAGGTTAATTTATTAGCTGAACAAAGATATTTACAATCTAAAGGTATAGTGACAGAATCAGTTATTGAACCATCATTAGAAGAAGCTAATGCTTTTGATGATTATGAACAAGAGTATAATCAACATGAAGAAATTAAATATATTTCACCAGAAAGAAAAAGTGAAATAGAAACTTTAGCTAATAAATATGAATTGAGTGGTGTTAAGAGCGATAAAGGTGTTGGTGGTGTTGACCCAGTTACATATGTTAGACTTGAATTTTATAAATTGATTGGCGATAGACCTAAATATTTTTGGGTTAATATAATTAAAGGTGATGTTAAAATTGATGGTAAAGAAAACTTACAAAGTATGATACCAGACGAAATTAAAAGACATCAATTTATGATGGATGTTAAAAATTTGGTTAATTCAATATTAGAAAACGAATTAGCTTAATAAATAAATTTTAAAACCACTTTAACGAGTGGTTTTTTTATTTTATAGTGATTCTATTTACAAAAAAACTTATTCACCTATATTTATTTTTAAAGTTATAACAAATAAAAATAAGTTTTAATATGGAAAAAAAACCCCAAGTATTCCCTAAACAAGAATCAACTGTTCCTCAAACTGAAGAACAAAGAATAGCAAAATTTGAAGCTGAGAAAAAACAAGTTACAAATTATATTTACGAACAATCTAAAACTCCACCACCAACACAAAATGAAGCACCAGAAAACTATAATGTTAATGGTCACGCAAATGCTGTTGAGATGATGCGAAATAGAACTCAACAACAATTGAATAATGTAGAACGAGGTAGTATGGTACAAGACCCATCATTGGCTGAAAAACAAACTGGTAGAGTTGTTACACAAAATTCAACAACAATCAAAGAAGATGACCAAGCTAAAATTCGTGATGAACAAATTAAGCTTCGTGATGAACAAATGAGAATCAATGAAGAAAACATTCAAAGATATCAACAACAAGCTAATTTTGCTTCTGCAAGAAATAATAATAATCCAGATACAAATACTGGGTTATATACACCTAACGAATCATACAACATGAACGAAAATGTACAAGGTGCACCAAATAATTATAATAACAATAATAATTATAATAACAACAATAATAACAATAGTTATGTGCCACCAACACCACCATCTCAACCACCAGTAAATAATACTATGGATTATGGTCAAAACCCTTCAAATATAAATCCTTATATTTTTGAATTGAGTCAACCTAACTATAACGCACCATTTGACGTTATTCCGTTACCTTCTAAAGGGAAACTATATAAAAACAAAAAAGCTAACATTAGATTGTCTTATATGACTACTGCTGATGAAAATATTCTTACTAGTCCAAACTTATTAGAGAGTGGTGAATTTTTAGAAATTCTTATCAATAGAAAAATACTTGAACCAGATTTAAGATATAAAGATTTAACAGTTGGTGATAGAAATGCTATTATGATTTGGTTGAGAGCGACTGGTTATGGTGAAATGTATCCAGTAACTATTTTAGATGAATTAAATCAACCATTTGATACTGAAATTAATTTGAATGAATTAAAAAATATTGAGTTAGGTGCTGAACCAGATGAAGATGGACATTTTGATTTTAAATTACCAATTTCTAAAATGGATATTAAATTTAAAGTATTAACTGTTGGTGATGTTGATGATATTGAAACAATGGTTGAAAAAGATAAAACTAATAATTCACCATTAAATAGTACAGCAACTTATAAAATGGAAAGACAATTGGTTGAAGTGAATGGAAATAAAGATAAACTTTACCTTAGAGATTTTGCAAATTCTATGAGAATTGCAGATGCAAGAGCATTGAATGAATATATTGAGAAAATAGAAAGTGGCATCGACTTAAATATCGAGGTGACGACCCCTGGAGGTGGGTCTATTGCGACCTTTCTTCCTCTTAACGTCAGCTTTTTTTGGCCTAACTTCAGACTATAAAGCACCGTTACTAGAAGAAATTTATCTTTGCACTCAACACTTAAAAGGTATGACTTATAATGATATATTAAGTATGCCTACACATGAAAGACGTTTCTTTTTAGGAATGTTAACAAAAGATATTAGAGACAAAGAAGAAGAAGCTGAGAAATTTAGAGAAGAAGCTCAAAATAGAGCTAAAGGTTCTAAAGGTCAAAGGTCTACTAGAATAAGTGGTGAATCACTTAAAAATAAAATGAAATCTGGTGATATACCTACAACATAATAAAATACCTAGATAAACGTCTAGGTATTTTTGTTTTACTAGATATTTATAACTAAAACACTTTATATGAATAAAAAACTTATCATAACTGAGGAACAATATAATAATTTAAAATTTTTTATATTAGAATCAACATTTTTTGATATGGCAGATAAAACCATAAAAAAAGGTGATACTATCATTATTAATACCAACGGTAAAGAACTTAATTTTAACGTTATTTCAAATTTTAGTGGTCAGATTTATATGGATAACATAGATAAAAATAGTGAATATTTTGGTAAAAGAATATTTTTAACTAAAATGTCATTTGAGGATAATAATAATTTAGTTATACAAGTAGCCAAAGATGATGAGCAAAAAAATGAAGAACCACTAAAAGGTAGTACATGGAGTAAAATGACACTTAAAAATGTTGAAGATATTGCTGTTAATAGAGGTGGAAAACTTTTAGATAATACTAGTGACGAACCTAATTTAGATGAACCTAATTTAGATGAGAATAAAAAACTTAAAGAAAGATTTTTAGAAGAACTCGTTACATTAAAAGAAGGTGAATCGTTGGTTTTAAAAACAAATGGTAAATTGGAAGAATTAGTGTTAGATTTTATTAGTAAATCAAGCGGTTTTATACATTTTGAATTATCAGAATCAACTGAAGATGCGTTGGGTAATGTTAATATTACTGGTGTTGATATATCTACAAATGAAGATGATATGGAAGTTGATGAAGATGGTTTGTTAACCATAAAAATTATTACCTATGAATCAAAAGATGGTAAGATTGTAGTAAATGAATCAAAAATTAAAAATATTACAGAATTTAGTGTTATAAATACAGAAGTCAAAAAAGATGATGAAGAAGATGGTGATGAAGATGATTCTGGAAGTAATTTAGATGCTGAAAAGATGCAGCAATATATAGAAAATGACCCAAAATTTAAAAAAGCTATTTTAAATTTTAAAGGAAAACTTTCACCAAGTCAATTGGCTTCATTTGCAAATGAATGGGAAATAGCTTTTGCTGGTAAATCATCACAAAAAAATAATGGACCAGATAGTTCTGGAACATTAAAAGTTAAAGAAATTTTAAATAGCTATGAAAAAACTAAACTTGAAAGGTTTGGTAATAATTTTAGAGAAAAATCTAAAATTAATTTTACACCGTTGGATAACGTATCAATACCTTACAAATCAAAAGGTGGTGATGTTGATTTTGTATTAGAAAAAGGTAAAGTTTATGATGAAGAAATGGCTGTTTATTATAGAGGTATTGATGATTCAGAACTTTCAAAATCAAAAGGACAATATAATGTTAAATTATCAAACAATAGTTTTGAACTTATTTTAAAAGAAAAATCAGATAAACCAAATGTTTTTATATGTGATGTAGTTAAACTATATAAAGTTAAAGTTAAAAATAACCAAGGTGTAGAAGAAATACAAACAAAAAGAACTCCACCACAAACAAATGTTTATATACGTTTAATAAATTCATCTGGTTATAAATCTGAAGAAAATCAAAAAAATTAATAAATTATGGCTAAACAAAAATCAGATGCTGAAAAAGCAGCAGAAGCAGCTAGAGAATCAATTAGACTTCTAGAACAAGAAGCTAAATTAAGAGAACGTATGAATAGTAGTTATGATGAATATATCAAAGCTGCTAAAGAAGCTAAAGTACTTCAAGAAACGCTTAATAGAACTACTAAATTACAAGAAGAAATTGAAAAGAAAATTGCAGCTGCAAAAGCTAAAACTCTTAATCTTACAGATGAAGAATTAGCAGCTGAAGAGGCTAAATTAGAATACCTAAAAAAACAAAATGCAATAATAGGTACACAAATTGGTTTATATAAATCAGCAGCTAAAGAAGCTAACGTTGGTGCTATGGCATTGGGGAAAGCTACTGCTTCTATGGTTAAAGCAACTGCTAAATTACCAGGATTAATCAAAAGTTCATTTGGTCAATTAAAAGGGTTTGGTATATTCGAAATGGATAAAGCTATGAAACAGACAGCTTTATCTATGGGTGTTTTATCTAAAGAAAGTGGTGGTATGCGAACTACCATTACAAACGTTGCGAAACAAACTACTATGATTGGTGTTAATTTAGCTAAAGTTGCTAAATTACAAGAAGAATATAGTTACAATATAGGTAGAACAGTATTGTTGAGTGAGAAAGGTTTAAATGCTATGGCAGAAATGTCGATAGTTACTGGGTTAGGTGCTGAAGGTACAGCTCAAATGGCTGCGGATATGGATGTTGTTGGTCTTTCAGCTGAACGTACTGGTCAATTTGTTAATCAGACATTGGAGAGTTCTCATAAAATGGGGGTGAATGCTACAAAAGTAATGAAAAATTTAGCTGGTAACTTTAAAATGTTAAATAAATATCATTTTAAAAATGGTGTTAAAAGTTTAGCTGAAATGGCTCAATTGGTTACCAAGTTAGGTGTTGATATGGAATCAACTAGTGCTTTTGCTGATAAACTATGGAATGTTGAAGGTGCTGTTGAAATGTCAGCTCAATTAAATGTTATGGGTGGTGAATGGTCTAAAATGTCAGACCCTTTCCATTTGATGTATATGGCTCGTAATGACATGAAAGGGTTGACTGAAGAAATTGCAAATGCCTCTAAAGAAAGTGTTAAATTCAATAAAGAAACTGGTGAATTTGATATGTCAACTGAAGGTATGCATAGATTGAAAATTATAGCTGAACAAACTGGAATAGCTTATGATGATTTAGTAACTATGGGTAAAAACGCTAAGAAATTTGAAAAGATTGAATCTCAAATTAATTTTAGTGTTGGTAATGGAAAAGAAGGTAAAGAATTAAAAGAATTTATATCAAGTAAATCATTCCTTAATAAAAAAGGTGAAGCAACGATTATGATTGATGGAAAAGAAAGGTTGGTTAAATCATTGACTGAAGCTGATAAAACTTTGATTAAAGCTCAAATAGCACAGCAAGAAGATATGCGAAAAAGAGCTGAACAATCCAGGACTTTTGACGAACAATTGAGTTATTTTATTGACCAATTAAAAATTTATTTATTACCTATGTTGACTGGTATCAATAAAATGATGCCTAAATTAGATAGTTTTGTTGCAAAATTCAACGCCAAAGGTGGTTGGGGAGATAAATTAGAGGCATTAGCTACAGTTGTTGGTAATTTTGCTGGTACAATTGGTAGTTTTATTTTAGAATGGCCAAAATTATCTATAGGTATTTTAGCGTTGACGAAAGCTTTACCACTGATTGGTGGGGTTATGAAATTATTCGGTGGTGTTTATGATACAATCAAATGGTTTAAAAACGGTATGTCGTTGGCTAGTGGATTCAATAAAGTTGCTAGTATTGGTAATAAAACTCCTGGAGTTGGAAACAATGATATTGACAAAGTTGATGGAATATTGGATAAATTTGGTAAAAAATTATTTAACCAAAAAGCAACTGGTGCTGCTGCTCAAACTGGAAAAGGAATGATTGGTAATTTTAAAGGTGGTTTGAGTAGTGTTGGTGGAATTGGTGCTGGTGTTTTATCTGGTGGTTTAGCTGCATGGGATGAATGGAGTGAGAATAGTGCGATGGGTATGTCTAGTAATGAAAATACTGGAAGAACTGTATCTAAAGGTGCTGGTGCTGGTTTAGGTGCATGGGGTGGTGCTGCTGCTGGTGCTGCTATTGGTAGTGCTGTTCCAGTTGTAGGTACTATTATTGGTGGTCTTATTGGTGCTGCTTTAGGTGCTTGGGGTGGAGGTGCCTTGGGTGAAGCTGGTGGTGATGCTATCTATGGTGATGAAAACAGAAGAGGAGTTCATGATGGTTTGTTTAATAAACCAGTACATGATGCTGGATTTAGTGGTACGTTGAGTAAAAGTTTAAATAAATCATTTCAAGTATCAATGGGAAGTAAAGGTAAAAATAATAAATTAGGAAATGACTTCTCTAAGGGTAACGGTGTTCTTCAAGGTGGTAAAATAACACCTATTGATAATAAAGATGGTTTTTATACTGCTAAACCTGGAGGTCCTATTGACCAAGCAATGAAAGGTGGTGAGAATAAAGGACATAAAACAGTTAAACATGAATTTGGTAAGATGGATATATCTGGAATAATTAAAGTTGAAACCCCAGGAGGAAATTTTGACGTTAACATCATGAAGGATAATCAACCACTTAGACGAGAACTTAATAGAATAGTTAAAGAAGAAGCTGTTAAAATGGTAGGAATGGGTAAACCTAGAGGTTAATAACTTATTGATAATCAATAATTTAAAAAATAATTTAAAAATAAGTTAAAAATTTATACTAAAATGTTGCTTTTTTAATATTTAAACTGTATATTTGCATTATATAAATAATATATATTTAATTATTAATAATAATATATAAATTAATAATAATATATAAATAAAATAAAAAAACTATAACTATGTCTTTTAAAAAAAGTAATTTATCAAATTTATTTAAACATTTTTATTCAGATAAAGATTTATTTGAATCTTTTTACAATAAAATCACAAATAATTTAACTCCTGGATTAGGTGAAACTAAAACTGAAACTGGTAAAAACGAAGATGGAACAAATTGGTATAAAACTACTTTCACATCTAATGATGGTTCATATTCAACTTCATCTTATGTTACATCAACTCAATTTGATAATAATTGGACTTCTACATCAACTAATAACGTTGAAACACCTACAGAGTTACAACAATTAAAAAATGCTTTAGATGAAGCTATATCAACTCAAAAATTTGAAGAAGCTGTTAAGTATAGAGATTTAATCAAAAACTATGAGAATGTTTCTGAAACATTGGTTAAATTAAACTTTAAATTAGAAGAAGCGATATCAACTCAAAACTTTGAAAAGGCTATTGAATTAAGAGATTCAATTAAAAAATTAGAATCTAAATAAGTAATTATTAAAATTAAAAAATTAAAGGTACTCAAATTGGGTACCTTTTTATTTTATATAGATTTAGTTAATCATTTATTTTGATAAAAAGTTTGTTATTATAGTATTTATATATAAATTAACTAAGATATGGCATATTATAATACAGCACCACCAACTCCGACAACGAAGAACACAATAAACGACATTACTGTTTTATACGGTCTTCGTGATTTTTTATTATTAAAAAATCTAGTGCCAACTGGTCAGTATCTAACAGCACTTGGTAATTCACCAAGTGTTAATATTGGTGAACCAATATTAGACACAATGGTTGGTGTTGGTTCTGTTGTCGTTCCTAATGGCTTACCATTAGAAACTGAAGGTGTTTTATGGAAAATACAAAACGTGTTAGGAAACACGTTTAAAAACATTAGTATTAGTGCTAATGATTTAATGTCTATTAATTTGATTCCAGCTGTACCTTATGCATCATGGGGTGATGCTATGTTTCCAACGTCTGCTGATGTTTATCCTAATATGCCTATTGAAGATGTTAAAAAATATGGTATATATGGTAAAACTGTAAATGCTAAATTTAAACAAGATAATTTATCTAAAAATTTATATTCAGTTGCTAAAGAGGTTAAAGATGCTTCTGATTATATAAATACTGATTTTGGAGGTTATGGTGTTCCTTATCTAAACGGACAAATAGATGGATATCTAAACGAATATGGTAGTTTAAATTTAGGTGGTGACAATACTGCTGCTATGAACTTAAATATTATAGGAAGTATTACTAGTGGTCAAGGGTTAGGTATAGCTAAAGCTGGTGGTAAGACTGCACTTGTTCCAAACTTTGATGTTAGGTCTTCATTGGCTGGTAGAGTATTGGGTGCTGCTGGATTGATAAAAGACACTAAATTAGGAATGATTGGTGGTCAACAATTAGCATTGGCTTTGGCTAACAATGCTGCATTCAATTTGCAACAAGATATTTTAGGTGCATTGAATGTCCAAGATAATATTTTAAGTTTGGTTAAAGGACAAGGTTTTGCTGGATTCCCAAGACCTAATTATAATATTACAATTCCTGGAGGACCTTTGGGTAGAGTTGCTGATTATACTAGTAAATTATTAGGTTTTACTATACCTAGAAGTTATGTTACTGATGATGGTTCTATCTTTCAATCAGAAAGTGGTGAGGTTGGAAACGTAGAAAGAGCAAATTCTTTATTGTTAACAACTGGTAAAGGTCAAATACAAGCATTGATTGCAAATGTTAATGCTAGTTTAATCGGAACATCATCAAGTGGTGTTGATAGTCCTAATTATAGTGCAAGTACGTTCAGAAGTGGTTATGCACCAGCTTATAAGAATAACAAAGGTAAAGATAATAAAGACTTGATTAAGGGAGAAATATATGCATTTTCAGATTTCAAAGGTAGTGTTATAAATGTATTTAGTAGAAGAGATTCAACTGGAAAAGGTGATGAAACTATTCCAGTATTAAATTACGATAAATCAAGTGTAGAAATAGATTTTCCAGATTTTATTAGTGATGGTAGTGATAGTTATGAGCAAATACAAGGTAGTGGTGTAAACGATGTTAAATTTTCTTGGGCTTCAGAAAAAGGTGGTATACCTAATACTGATTTTTATGGTGATGGTTCATATAAACCATTCAATGGTAAAAAGAAAAACATTTTAACAAAAACTCAAAAACTATTCAACAGTAATGGTATGAGAACTATAGTAACTAGAGAAGGTTTAATGGGTGAAACATCAACTCAAACATCAACAGCAAATGGTGGTGGTATTTCAAAAGGTAGTGCTGTTTTAAGTGAGATAATGTACGATACAGATGGTAGATATACACCAAAAGATTTAGACCCAGAATTTGTTTATTGTCGTAGTTGGACTACTAAAAATAGATATGATTATGTTACTAATTTAATTAGAAATGGTACAGATAATGGTACTGGTTTATATTCACAAGATGATGGTAAAGTACCTTTTAGACGAAATACTGAAAATTCCGTATTGGAAGATACTGGTTATGTTCATATTGCACCATATAATGAAGATTTTAATAATCCAGATTTAAATGGTCAAATACCTAAAAATGCTAAAAACTACATGCTTTCTATTGAAAATTTAGCATGGCATGATAGAAAAGAAAAGTTACCAAAAGGTGAGTTGGGTTTAGGTGACCCAATAACTGGTAAACAAGGTAGAATTATGTGGTTTCCACCATATGATATACAAATTAGTGAATCAACTAGTGTTGATTGGGAATCACATAAATTTATAGGTAGAGGTGAAAACATGTATACTTATAACAATACAGAAAGAAGTGGTAACCTTTCATTTAAAATTATTGTCGACCATTCAACATATACAAATACTTTTAGAGGTGAAAATGGACCAGATGATAATTACGTTGCTTCATTTATGGCTGGTTGTATTGAACCAGATAGTGTTTGGACTGATAAATTTACTGTTCAACAAATATCTAAAGTTGTACCTAGAATTGAAAATGTACCACAAAAAAAGAAAGTTCCAGCACCAGAAGTGGTACCAGATAATATGAATGTTTATTTTCCTAATGATAATGCTACATTTGCTGATTTAGATGGTGTTAAATTTTCTGAATATGAAAATGGAAAAGGTGCTGGTGGTAACGATATCAATTATGGTGAATTCTATGGTGCCGCTAATATTGGTGGTCCAGTATATCAAGGTAAAGGTTATGGTGTAGGACCATATAAAGGTAAGTATACGTCTACTTCTTATTGGCCAGATGATACTAATTGGGGTTTAAATTATAATGGAGCGGCATATAGTAACGGTAGTCTTACAGCGTCAAAAGTTGGTGATGAATCATTTGAAGGGTTCTTTAGTCCAGATTATTATTCTGCTTTGGTTACTTATTTAAAAGAAAAATGTAAACATTGTAATGTTAAAGTTATTGGATATGCCAGTGACCAAGGTGATGACACACCTAATGGTAAATTAGCTAAAGATAGAGCAACTTATGTTTTAGATTTATTAATAAAAAATGTAGCCAAACCATTAGGGTTAACCCAACCTCAAATAGATAAAAGATTCAAATCAGATTTGAAAAAAAGTGTTGAGTTACAAACGTTCAACCCACTTGTTATTGATTACGTGTATAACGGTAAAGATAAAACAGTTAAAGGTAAAATATCACTTAATGGTTGCAAGGTTTGTCCTAGATTAGAAAAAGGTGAAGCTGGAGGTATTTCAAAAGCAGAAAGAAAAGTTGCATGTCCAGTTGATACTATGGGGTGTAAAATGGATAGATACGCATCAATAACTTTTGAGTATGATGCAGATGCTGCGTTGGCAGAAGTTGCTCAACCAGAAGACTGTATTGTATCAATAAATGATAGGGTAAGTGAGAAAATTACTCAAAAATTTTATAATGAAACTATGTTTTTTAATAAAATGAAAAAGATTGATAGTTTTATTTTTGATAAATTTAGAGATAAAATTAAATATTTTCATCCAGCTTTCCACTCAACTACACCAGAAGGTTTCAACTCTAGATTAACATTTTTACAACAATGTACTAGACAAGGACCTACTGATAACCATACGACTAATAACTTAGCTTTTGGTAGGCCTCCAGTTTGTATTTTGAGAGTAGGTGATTTTTATCACACTAAAATAATTATTGATAGTATTAATATTGATTATGAACCTTTGGTTTGGGATTTAAACCCAGAAGGTATTGGTGTTCAACCTATGATTGCTAACGTTAGTTTATCTTTCAAATTTATTGGTGCTGAATCACTAACTGGTCCTATAAATAAATTACAAAATGCGTTATCGTTTAACTATTACGCTAACACACAAGTTTATGATGCTAGAGCTGATTATATATCAGCTTTTAATGAAGATGGAACTATATACCAAACAATTAATGGTATGGGTTTATTACTTAATAATGGCAAAGAATCAACAGCACAAGACCCAGAAATAATTACAAGTAGAAAAGAAGAATCTAGAAAATCTAGTTGTGATGTAGACCAAGTTAAGTCTAATGAAAAACCAGCTAGTGTTCAAACAACACCAACTAGTGCAACAACTAGTGGAACAACTGGTGAACCTAAAATAACTGGTTTTGGGTGTGTTGAAACTTTCAATGTTTATGGTAATGCGTTACAAAGAATGGTTTCAATTAGACTTAAACAAGAAAATATTGAAACAGTATCACAAGGTGTTACGACACGAATAATAACTGATGATGAACTAAAAAAATTATTAGAAAAGGGTTTAAAATTTGTTATTGAAGGAACACCAAATCCATCAAATGCTTCTAGATATGAAGAAATTGTAAAATGGGGAACTGGATTTAAAGACCCATGGAATTTATTTAATCTTGGGTATGCTTTAGGTACAATACCAAGTAATGGTTCTTTTGCTATTGATTTAATAGATTCTGGTAACTACACAATAAGTATGTACTATGATAATCAAAAGATTCAATCAATTAGTGTTACAATTGGTGTAAGTGAAGGTCTTAGTAGTAATACTTCATTCAAAAAATGTTTTTAATAAATAATAATTAAAATAAAAAAAAAAATAAAAAATTATGGCTGGATACGTAGATAGATACTCACAGTTTAGAGTTAACGCTGGAATGAAACCAATTCCAGGAATATTAATACCAGAATCTGATTCTGATTTAAGTTATGTTTACAAACAAGGTGTTGGTAGACTTGACAAAATCAGTAATATGTATTATAATAATGCATGGAGTGGATGGTTAATTATGTTGGCAAACCCACAATTTGGTGGGTTAGAATTTAATATACCAGATATGACAGCAATAAGAATACCGTATCCGTTTGATAATGCGGTTGCTAGATATATGGCAGAAATAAGAAATCATAAATTATTATATGGCGAGTAAAAAGAAAAATGCAATAGGATGTAGAGCTGGTAGAGCTAGAATAGTTGACCCAAACGATTTTGATGGTTTTGACGCAGATTCTAATGTACCAGTTCAATTAGAAGATTTAAACATCTCTGTAGCTTTAACAAGTTTTAGAAAAGGTAGAACATTATTAACTGGTGAATTAACTGATAGTAGTAAATCTAACGTAGCTCAAATATCTGTTAATTTCATTGAAGGTACAAATTTAGGTGGTAAAAAAGTGTTGACAACTAGTTATACTGATTTAACAACTAGATTTGATAGTGATGTAGTTAATGATGAAGCGTTAGGTATTACTAATATTGATATTGAGTTCAACGCATCAATGGCACCTCTTATTACAATTAATTTTATTGACGTTAGAGGTAGTGCTGTTTTTCAGAATGAAGAAAATATATTAAACAATAGAGGTAATAAATACACAACATTTTTCCAATTACCATATCCTATGTATGAATTGGAAGTAAAAGGATATTATGGATTGCCAGTTAAATATTGTTTACACATGTTAAAATTTAATACAAAATTTAACTCACAAACTGGTAATTTTGAAATTACAGCCAATTTTATTGGTTACACATTTGCATTGATGGCAGATATGTTGATTGGTTATTTAAAAGCCATTCCATTTACTGCAATAGGTAAAACTAGAATGGATAAATACAATGAAACTATTTCAAGCGGTGTACCAGTACTTACACTTAGTGATTTATCAGTAAATATAAGTCGATTAAATGAAGGTATAGAAAAGGTGGCAAATGAAAACCCAGCATCACAAGAAATAAATGCTTCAACATCTGCAATAGATATATTAGATAATATAAAGTCTGAAATACATACATTAGGTACCGTATTCGAACCAGTATCATCTAAAGATGATTTTCAATATATTGTTTATAAATATGCTTCAGATTATACACTAGAACAAAAAAATGCTTTTACTAATCAGTATATTATAACGGTTAAAAAATTAATTAAAGAATATAATGATTTAATACCACCAACACCGTTGGTTGAAGCTCATTTTACACAAATAGAAAGCAACTCAAATAAAGATGGTGGTAAAAAATATACTGAAATAACATATGGTAATTTAAAAAATGATGACCAAGCAACAAATGATGCTTTAGGTAATCCAAGTAATGTACAAGAAATTAAAGAAAAATTAGTTAGTTATATTAATTCTAAAAATAGTGATTTAAATAATGATACAAATGTATTGAATATATTTGATATGACATTATTATATGAAACACTAGCAACAGCTAAACTTTCAGTGGAAGTTAGTGAAAAAGAAGCTAAGAAAAAATTAGCGAAAGCGTTCGAAAATGAAGTTAGAGACATACTAGGTTTTGACCCAACAGCTAGAACAATTATCGAATGTTTCACAGCGGCAATTGAAGTTTTTATTGAAACAATTTATCAAGTATCTTCAGAGGCTAGTGCAAGTTCTATAAGGACTGATGAGCTAGCTACAAAATTCACAGTAGACGATAGTAAAGTTACCGATATGAAAAATGTTTATATCGAGAAAAAACAATTTTTCCCATGGCCAGATTATAGAGAAAAAGATGCTGTAAAAAATTCATATATTGATAAATATTTAGGTGCTGCTGGTGTGTTGAAAAAACCAGACGATGTAGATGAATTAAGATTTATAGATGATTTGTTAGAAGCGTTTAGAAAATCTAAAAAAGCAGACGATGCTGCTCTTGAAGAACAATTAATAAATGAAACAACTTGGACATCAGTGAACCCAATTGATACAATAATTTTTCAAGAATTAGAACCATATAAAAGAGCAGCTGGACCTAATAATACTGAACTGTTACTTAAAGAAGATATTGTTAGGCTTATGGTAATAAGAGGTATGATATTTTTAGGATATTCAAATGATTTATTTTCTGGTGTTGTTACAGATGACGAAATAAAAGCAATGGCAGCAGCTGAAGTTGATAATATGTTAAGAGGGATTACTGATGAAACATCAAGACAATCTATGTCATTATTAACAATACAATATTTAAATGGTATAACTGGAAAAATAGATGGTGATTCTAGAAAAGTTGTTAATCAAGATACTAACCCTTATTATTATGATTATTATTATAATGATGAAATCGAACAAGCTAGACCTCGTTTTTTACCAACAAATTTTGGTTTTCACGATGTATTTTGGTATAAGCCTGGAGCGTCTACGGCAGAACAAGATAAAATATATAGGTCATTTAGAGATGATGATGGTTGGTTATTTTTAACAACCTATGCTGATGGAATTCCTACTGTTGATTCAGATTATAAAAATGACCAAGGTGGTATAGATGTTAAAATTTTAACTGAATTACCAAAACCAATATCTATTGGTTTTGCACCAGAAGGTGTAAAAACAGAGACTACAATGATTTTAGCAAATCTAATTGGTGACCCAGATGCACCAGATTCAATTCTAACATTAAAAGATGCTGGTTACAATTGTTTTAATCATAAATATGGTATTCAAGAATTTGAAACAATGGATTGGGGTGATGATAATATAAAAGGGTTACCCCTTATGTATGTTTTTTATAGAGATTGTGATACTGGGTTGGCTGATACTAGAAGTGCATCGGGTAAAGATATTAGTCTTAAATCAACAGTCTCTGAATATTTTTATAAAGATAAATCTATAGTTACTTATCCTTTAACTAAACCAGAGGTATTTATCTCAAATGGTTTTACACTTGGAATTCCAATGCATACTAATCTAGGTAAAAATAGAAATTTATTCCATAAAATATTAAAACGTGGTGGAAGAGCTGATGTTACTTATCCATATATTGAATTGAAATATGGAACACCAGATATTGAATTGACCGATTGGACTATAGAAAATAATAGACAACCTTACACAGATTATAGTTTTAGTTTATTTGGTAGTGAATTTTATTATAACCAAAGTTATGCAACAATTATAACCAAAAATGGTACTAAAGTATCATGTGCTGAAAATAGTAGAGCATTTCTTTTTTTACAAGCAATGCCTTTTAATACACCTCAGATAACCGATACACCTGGAGGTAACCCTTTTGGTAAAAATGAAATAAAACATTTATTTGATATGAAAGCTGGTATAATACACGCACCTAAATTATGGTGTGCTTATATTGGTAGTATATTATGGAGAATGGATGAAAGTGACCCAATATTAAATAATAATAATCAAATTATTGGTGGTGGTGTCGGAAAGAAAGAATATAGTAACGGGTTAATTGAAGGATATGTAAAAGGCGACCCAATTGTTTGGTATATAGATTATTCTAATGGTAATGTAAATAAATGGAATTCTTTATCAAATTGGGCGTTGGGTGAAACGTTATTTGATATACCAGATAAAGATGAATATTTTCCTCCTTTTTTAGATTACAGACAAGGTTTAGGTCAAGGTGTATTCAAAGCTTTTGATGGCCCTAGTCATCCAGATATTGGTGATTTCGATACACTTAAAACATTACCACTAAAGGTTAAAAGTGAATTTAAAAAAATGTTTTTTAATTTTGTTAATGGTGAAGGTGATAAAGATTGGAGAGGTTTAGCTAAAAGATTAGAAATATTTGACACTAACGGTGATTTGACAGCTGGAAAATCTTTTAGTGAATATTTACATTCTATTCTAGATAAAGCAAATGATAAAAATGCTAATATTGCATCAGTAGAAGAAATAACTACTGGAAAGATAATTGGTAACCCAATTCAATTTTCAGTGTTAACTGAAAACATTGAAAAATATTACGATGTTGTTATTCCAATATATCAAGATAAAGGATTCTTTTATAGTAACATTAATGATTTTTATCTGCATTTACAATTAAAAGATGGAACACCAGTTATTAACTCATTAATTGATGCTTTGACTGAAGAAGTTTTTATCGTTAATAATAATTATAAAATTTGGATGGCTGGTTCTGACCCTAGTATATGGGCTGGTTCTTCTGGTCAATGGTCTAACCCTAGTGTATCTCCAGAAAAATATAATCTTTATTTTGATGCCATTATTAAAAAACTAGAAACTTTAGCCGATAAATACAACATTTCAAAACAAAATGAAAGAATAGATAAAGAAATATTTAATACAACAAATAAAGATGTTATTCGTCTTCAATTATATAGACATTGTAAAAATGTTTATGATAAATGGTTGGGTGGTGCTAAAGATATTGACCATTTAGTCTTTCAGTGTGGTAATGGTACTAGAAGTACTGTTGACGATACATTGGCTAAAAAAAATCAAAATTCTAAAACCAGAATGATTGATAGTTTTAGATTTGTAACTAGAAGTTTTAGAGATATTGGTAATGAATTATATATTAATCCGTCAAATTTGAATGAATATTTAATTGATAACCCAAATAGTTCATCATATGATGCAATTTCATCTATTTTAGGTGCGAATCATTTTAATTTCCAAGCGTTACCTAATTTTGTTAACTTTCACGATGATACAATTTTAGAATCTATTTTTAAACCATACAACTATAATGACAAGGATATACCACCTAATAGTTGTGGACCAGCTTTTGTTTGTGTATATGATGGTCAAACATCAAAACATTTAGAACTTACAGAAAAAGATGGTGATTATCCTAATGATGGTTTTGATTTAAGATGTATGAAAGACCCTAAAACGGGTGAAAATACTGATTTAGATGTTTCAGTACCAACAGATTTTACAACTGATTTGAATAGTATTGATGAAGTTGATGAAACTGGTGTTGTAACAAGTGGATTTTATGAAGAACCAGTTAGTACTTTTCTTGTAAGATATAGCCAACAAAATCAGAGTATTTTTAAAGATATACATTTAGACCAAAGTGAATTCAGTGAAACAGATGAATCACTGCATATTCAAGATGAAATTTCTCAAAAAGGTAGTGAAAATAATAGAGCACTTGTAGGTCAAAATATTTATAATGTATATGCGGTTAGAAGTTATACTGCTCAAATTGAAATGATGGGTAATGCTATGATTCAACCAATGATGTATTTCCAATTGGATAATATACCAATGTTCCATGGTGCGTATATGATAACAAAGGTTTCTCATTCGATTAAACCAAATAGTATGTCAACAAACTTTACTGGAACTAGAATTAGATACACAGAAACTCCACTGATTGAATCTTATGAAGTTTATATGGATTTAATTGAAACAATGGATATTAGTGAAGCTGGTACTGGTACTATTGGTGGTGGTGGTGGTGGTGAAGCTTATGTTGGAAGTAATCACTATATAGATAATTTTTATAGTATATTAAATAGTAATAAACCATCTAATAAAACAATAGAAGGTAGCAAGATACCAAAACCTATCGTGATAACACAAAGAGGTACTGATGAACTTAAAAAATGGGGTAATGGTAGTGTTAAAGAAGCTTCTGGTATATCAATGTTAGAAGTTTACGCAACTACAACACCAGGTATTTCAGCTCAATCATATGCTAATAACTCACAACCATGGAGTGCTGCCTTCATATCATACGTCATGTTTGGTGGTGATAGTGAATTCCCTAAATCAAGTTTACATTATACTTATGTTAAAAATGCTATGGATGGAGGTAAAGGTTATGAAGCTTTCCCATTAAAATCTGGGTTAAAAATTAAGATTGAAGTAGGTGATTTATTCTGTCAAAAAAGAAGTGGAGGTTTCACAGCAAGTCATTGTGATGTTGTTTATAAAACAAGTAGTGACAAAGCATTTTTAGTTGGTGGTAATTTAGGTGATTCAGTAAAAGAAAAGGAAATAACAATTTCTTCTGGTTACTTAATAGATTCAAACGATGTTGGTGATTATAGAATTCTAGTTAAAAAAACAGCTAATAAATATTATAATGGATACAACTTATCAAATCAAAAAGCAACTGGTGGTCCAAGTGCCAATGGGTCTAAAAATATAGTACAAACATCAGAAGCTGAAACTGAAGAATATTTCAAATTAGTGTTGAAAAAATTAGGTGCACCAGAAACTGAAGGTAACATGATATGGCTTAAAGGATGGAGACAAATGGAAGGTGCTGAAGCAACATGGAATGCCTTTAATACTACTGAAGAATATGCTGGGTCAACGTTATACAATGATAGTGAGGTTGGTGTCCAAAATTATAAAACAATTGAAGATGGTGTTGATGCAACATATAAAACATTAACAAATGGTAATTATCCAAATATTGTTAGTAATCTGAGAAAAGGTATCGTTAATAAGTCTGCTGCTCTTACTTTAGCTATACAACTTCAAAAAACGTGTAAAGATTTATCTGTTTGGGTTCAAGGTGATATCGGTTGTAAAACAAAAGGTGGTTTATCATCAAATGCATATTTAGCTCAATGTTTAAAAGCTTCTAAAGTATCTGGTAACCCTATTTATAAACCAAGTTAATTATAAAAAAATAATTTGTTTTTTATAAATAAAATTAGTACATTTGCAATATGAAAGTTGCGAACATAGTTTCAAGTAATAATATTAACGTTTCAGAAGAATTTAACGTAGTGAAATCCATGGATGAAATAATCCATGGATTACCTACTTTAATTGTTGGCTTTGACTATGTTAATAAACACTACCCAGAATTTAATATTTTAGATATTGAACTGGAATCAAATTTATATTGGACATTTAAAAGAACTGAAAGAAGAGATAAACATTCAGAAGATTTATCTTGGTTCATAAATAAAGTATATAATGATTTAACAAAAGATATTAAATATATTTTCATTGACCCATTGCAGTATAATTCAAAAAGTCTTTGGAAAATTATAAGAAAATTATATTCAATTAAAGAATTAGTTACATTTATTAATGGCGACATGATTTACATTTATGGTGATAAATTTATCTTTGGTATCGATTTAACCTTAATGTCTTATATTGGATATGAAAAAGATAAGATTAAAACAAAAATTAAATTCAAAAGCCCAGTCTTTTTAGAGGAAAGCGATATACTTATAGAGTATAAGAATTATATTGAAGAACTTGGTTACCAAATTAAGTTCTTACCTTATTTATACTCTATTAAAAATGAACAAAACAATACTATTAGCAACTTTTATATTTCCAGAGAGAGTTGATTGGTTTCTAGGGTATTTAGAAACAAAGTTTGGTATTGTTAAAAATAAGGTATTTTGTTATAAGAATTTAGATGATGAATCAAAAGTTATTATGACATTTAAAATAAGTTTTCAACCAGATAAACCATTAAACCTAAAAAATTTATTTCCTAGTGCTGTTCCTATACATAAAAAAGGTAACGCAATTTATACAATAAATGCTTTGAATAAATTAATAGAAAATCTTTATCCAGAATCAGTTGGTAATATTGATAATAAATCAATAAAAATAGATTGGTCTGAATATCAAAACAAATTTATATTATTAAACGGTTCAGAACTTACTATTTTAAATATAAGTAGGGTTTTTTAGTGTTATATAGATATTTATATATAAACATAAATCAAAAATAAAAAACTAATGTTATGGAAAATAATAAAACCAACAACTCAAATCCAACACCATCTAATCAAAAAGGTTTAGATAAAGCATTGGATGGATATTTAAACACTGAAAATCAAGACCCAAATATGGATTGTACTTCTGGTGTTTGTGTTATTAAAGGTGATAAAAGCCTTATTGAAAGAATCAACAAAAAAATAATTACCGAAGATGGTAGACAATTATTATTCTAATAATAAATGAGAAAGAAAGTAACATTAAACCCAGAATTATTAAAAGAAGAACTTAAAAAATTTAAGTTGATTTCTGAATATAAATTTTTAGCAAATGACCCTTATAACGATAAAGATGTTTTATTAGGTAATGAAGGTCAATTAGAAGAAGAAGAAGGTGATGACGCTGCTACTGATGATTTAGCTGCTGAATTAGGTGTTGAAGCACCAGAAGGTAATGCACAAGTATCTCCAGATGAAGAACCAGTAGATGGTGCTGAAGTACCAGCTGAAGAACCAATGGAAGAACCAATGGAAGAACCAATGGAAGAACCAGTAGAGGAACCATTAGAAGATACATCTGATGATGTTGAAATTGATGTTACTTCTTTGGTACAAGGTTCAGAGGATGCTAAGATGGCTGCTGATAAAGCAACACAAAACACTGAATTACTTTTACAAAAATTAACTGATTTAGAATCACGTATTTCTAGTATGGATGCTGTTAGTGCTAAAATTTCTGAATTAGAAAAAGAAATAGTCAAAAGAAATCCAACTCCATTTGAAAAATTAAATGTACAAGTTGATAGGTCATTCCCTTATTCTCAAAGATTAGAAGATTATTGGGCTGACAAAGGAGATTATATTGATAAAGATGAAAAACCAGATGAGTATACATTAACCCAAGATGAAATCGACACTACATATAGTGAACCAGACATCAAAAAAAGTTTTGGTGTTACACCAGATGATGAAAACGAATTTGATGAAGAAGATATTTAAAATACTTTAAAAAAAGCCTCAGAAATGGGGCTTTTTTATTTTTAAAACTTTTTTTATTTTTTATTTGCATTATGTTAAAAGTTGTCGTAGATTTGTATAAAGTTATTATAAAAATACTTTAATATTTTTTAAAAAATCGCTTGACTTTTTCATAAAATATCGTATATTTGTAGTAAGAAAAAATGTGTAAGTAATAACAATAAATAAAAAAAAAAAGAAAGATGAGTAATGAAAAAAGTGCATTGGAAGCAATGCTAGCACAGTACGAGAAGAACAACGCTCCTAAGTACGAAAAAAAATCAGAAAAAGTTTATGATTTAAAAAACTATTTTAATACGTTCATTAAAGACGGAATTAATTCAGCAACTAAAGAGATTAGAATCTTACCTTCACAAGATGGTTCACCATTTGTTGAGGTTCATGGACACAAAGTTCAAATTGAAGGTGAATGGAAAACATTTGCATGTTTGAAACACCAAAAAGGAGAGGCATGTCCTTTCTGTGAGGCTCGTGAAGAGTTATTAGCAACTGGTAAAGAATCAGACAAAGAATTAGCTAAAAAATATAACGCTCGTAAAATGTATGTTGTTAAAGTTATCGACAGAGAAAATGAAGAGTGGGGTGTTAAATTCTGGAGATTCAACCATGATTACAGAAAAGAAGGTATCTTTGATAAAATCCACGGTTTGTTAACAGCTTTGAAAACAAACAAAGATATTACAAATGTAACAACTGGTCGTGATTTGGCTATTTCTATTCAAAGAAACCAAAACAAAATTCCAGTTGTGACTTCTATCGCTGCACAAGATGCTACACCATTATCTGAAGATGCTGAACAAGCTGAAAAATGGTTAAACGATGCTAGAACATGGGAAGACGTTTATTCAGTAAGAACTTATGATTATCTAGAGATAATCGTTAAAGGTGGTGTTCCAGTATGGGATAAAGACGAGAAAAAATTCGTTGATAAAGAAGCATTGAAAGCTGATTCTAGTTCTACACAAGAAGAAGAAATAACAATGGGGATTGATAACGTTAAAGCTAATTTACAAGCTGCGACTGTTGTAGAACCAAAAGATACTGAAACTTCTGTTACTACAGAAGATGAAGAAGATGATTTACCATTCTAATCTAATCAAAACTAAACAAAAAGCACTGAGAAATTGGTGCTTTTTTGTTCTAAAATAACGAAAAAATAAAATCTATTTAAGATGGCTACAAAACCACAAAAAAAACCGATTGAAAAAAAATCATTTGATAACAAAAGTTTTAAAAAAAGCCTAGGTTTAGGTGAGCAAACAGTAAAAGAAAAAGAATTAACATGGATTCCATTTAAAAAAGCTTTTCATGATGCAGTAGGGTTACCAGGTGTACCACGTGGTTATACAACACAATTCAGAGGGTTCTCAGATGTTGGTAAATCAACTGGTATTTATGAATCTTTAGCTGGAGCACAAAAATTAGGTGATTACTGTATCATCATAGATACCGAAGGAAGTTTTAACTGGGAACATGCAAAGTTAGTTGGTTTTAAATTTGAAGAAGTTGTTGATGAGCAAACTGGTGAAATCATAGATTATGATGGTGATGATTTTATGTATTTTGGTGGTAGTGATTTATTAGCTATGTATCAAAATTTTGATTACAAAGATGCTAAAATGAAAACAACACCTCAAAGATACATTCCAGTTGTTGAAGATATTGCACGTTTAATGAATGAAATATTAGATAAACAAGAAAGAGGTGAGTTTCCACATAACATTACATTCCTTTGGGATTCTATTGGTTCTATCGGTTGTTACCAAGGTGCTGTTTCAAATACAAACAATAACCAATGGACTGCTGGTGCTTTAAAAAGAGAATTTGAATCAATATTGAACTTCAGAATTCCAGCTTCTAGAAGAGAAAATGCTCCATATATCAACACATTCGTTGCTGTACAAAAAATTTGGTTAAGACCAAATGCTGTGGGACAACCAACAATCATGCACAATGGTGGTGAAGGGTTTAAATACGGTGTTAGAATGATTTTCCACATGGGTGGTAAGTCAACATCATCAGCTAAAAAATTAGATGCTGTAAATGGTGGTAGAAGTTTTAATTTCGGTGTAAGAACTGATATTGAATGTGTTAAAAATCACGTGAATGGTATTGAAAGAATGGGTTCTATTTGTTCTACACCACATGGTTTTATTAACCCAGAAGAAAAAAACGCATATGTTAAAGCAAACAATGTTTTCATTAATGATAAACTAGGAACTAGTTTTTCTGACTTTGAAGTCATTGAAGAAGATTTTAAATCTGATGCTTACGAAAAAGAGTAATAACCCTTTAAACGTTCTAATATGAACAAAAGACCACCAAGAAGCGGTGAAACAGTAGAAAGAATACAAAATACATTATTGGTAGACGGAAATGCCCTATTTAAAACGGGCTTTTTCGGTGCTAAAAACCAATATAATCAAAATGGTCACCATATCGGTGGCATTTATCAATTCCTTACAACACTAAGAATGTTACTAACTGAAGAATTATACCATAAAGTATATGTTTTTTGGGATGGTAACTTTAGTGGTAAAATGAGGTATGAAATCTATGAACCATATAAAAGTGGTAGAGGTAAAGATTTTATAAATGGTACCCAACCAATTGATGAATCAGAATTATTTCAGCGTGAGCTAGTTTGGGAATACTTAAATGAAATGTATATTAGACAACTAAGACATGAAATTATCGAAGGTGATGATTTCATTGGTTATTACTGTTTAACTAAAAAGGAAAATGAGAAAATAACTATTTGTACAAACGATAGAGATATGGCTCAATTGATTGATGATGACGTAAGAATATACTTTTGTGATAAATCAATCAAGAATTATGTTGACAAATCAAACTTTTTATCGTACTTTTGCTATAGTTACGAAAACGCTGCATTGGTTAAAACAATCATTGGTGATGATTCAGATTCAATCAAAGGAATCAAAGGATTGAAAGAAAAGACGTTAACAAATCTTTTCCCAAATTTAAGAGAAAGAAAATTAACTTTAAACGAGATAATAGATGATGCTAAAAAGCAACAAGAAACCAGATTAAGTAGTAAGAAAAAACCTCTAAAGGTGTTAGACAACATTATCAATTCAGTAACAGATGGTGTTCAAGGAACTAGAATTTATGAAATAAATGAACTACTAGTAAACCTTAAACGACCAATGTTAACGGAAGATGGAATTAGAGAGTTAGAAGATTTGATTGATGGCACCCTAGACTCATCGGGGCGAGACCTAAAGAATGTTCTTATGTATATGGAAAGAGATGGGTTAGATAAATCGATAGGTGAATTTAGATATCCAGAATATTTAATTCCCTTCAAAAAACTTATAGAAAGAGAAAAATTAATTTTTTAACATTTAAAAACTAAAAAAATGAGTACAGAAACAGAAAAAACTGCTTATCCAGCGAAAAAAATTGAAGAACAAAGATTTGAATTTGTCCTTTACATTAATGACCACATTATCTGTCAGAGATATTTCAACATTCGTGAATTTAACGAAGAATCAGTAAAATCAATTGAGCTTAAAGAGCTTATGGATAATATTGCTGGTATGAATAACGGCCAGTATGGTTCTTTAGGTATTATACCTAAATATTTACAAAAAAAATCAAAAGAGTATTTGTGGGATAACTACAATCCATACTTCGTTCAAAAAGAAGATGAAGAAGCTGGAAAATCTATTTTTGATAAAATTGATAACTTTCAATTTGAAATTAAAATTGATAAAGTTAGTGTTGCAAAAAGCCAATTTTGTGGCAACTATTTCCCACCAAAAGTACGTTACGCTGTGGATGTTAGGGAAATTATTCCGTCAATCATGTCTGAAATCAGATATTCATTGAGTCAAAAAAATTACACAATAATTGGTGCTTAATGCAACCATTATTATATTTATTATAACAACGTTTCTAAATTAAAAAAATGGCAAAAATAGACAAAAATAGTTTTGGGTACCTAGGGTACGATTATCAATTACGATTAATAGCACAAATTCTAACAGATAGAAATTTTGCCAACTCAATAATTGATATTGTAGACCCAAATTATTTTGAGGACCCTTATCTAAGAGTTGTTGCCGCTACAATAAAAGATGCTAAAGTTAAAGATGATATCATCCCAGATGTTGGAAGTCTAGAATTTAGATTATTAGAAGATGTAACTGATGACATACAAAGAAAGTATGCCATCAGTCAGCTTCGTAAAATACAAGAAGCTGACTTGAACGATACAGATAAAGTTCAAGATATAGCTATGAGATTTTGTAAGCAACAAGAATTACGAAAATCAGTTAACGAGATTACAAAGATTATCAATAAAGGAAACATCGATGATTATGAGCAATGTGAATCTATTCTTAGAAAAGCATTGGAACATGGTGATAATAAAGATGATGGTATGAATGTTTTTGATAATATCGAAGCTGTGTTAGATGAAGACTTCAGAAAACCTATTAGAACTGGAATAAAAGGGTTAGATGATGTAATGGATGGTGGACTATCCAAAACAGAGTTGGCTACAATATTAGCACCCTTTGGTGTTGGTAAGACAACTATGATGACAAAGATAGCCAACACAGCAATGAGTGATGGTTATAAAGTTTTACAAGTATTTTTCGAAGATAACCCCAAAGTTATTCAGAGAAAACATTTATCATGTTGGTCGGGATATGATTTGAATAGTTTATCTTTACATAAAGATGATTTGATTAAAATGTCGAAAGAAATGGAAGCTGGTAAAGGTCAATTAAGACTTAAAAAGTTTTCAAGTGATGGAACTACAATTCCAATTATTAGACAATATATAAGAAAGTTGATAGCTCAAGGTTGGAGACCAGATATATTAATATTAGATTATATTGACTGTGTTGAACCATCTAGGAAATTTGATGATGTAAATGCTGGTGAAGGTAGTGTGATGAGACAATTTGAAACTATGTTATCTGAATTAGATATTGCTGGTTGGACTGCAATTCAAGGAAATAGAAGTTCAATTAAAGCTGATGTTGTTGAGGCTGACCAAATGGGTGGTTCAATAAAGAAAGCACAAATTGCTCACTTTGTTGTATCAATTGCAAAAACACTTGACCAAAAAGAGGCTGGAACAGCAACAATGGCTATACTTAAATCTCGTTTTGGTAAATCTGGTCTTATCTTCGAAGATATAAAATTTGACAACGCTACAATTCAAATTGATATGGGTCAAAGTACTGGTGCAAGAACCCATAGTGAACATAAACAAGTCAAAGGTGTCAACGAACAACAAAGAGTAAATTCAGTGTTAGATGCGGCTAAACAAAGAAATGCTGTATTGAATGCATTGACAACGCCAAATATGGAAGAATAATAATTAAAAACAAAAGAAAATAAAAGTATGTATTTAAAAGACAAGACATTAAAAAAAAGGTATTCTATTTTCCCAATAATTCATAATGATTTATGGGAGATGTATAAAAAAGCTGAAGCACAAACATGGGTTGCTGAAGAACCAGATTTATCAAAAGATAGATTTGATGAATTAAAAGAAGAAGAAAAGATATATCTAAAAAATATCTTGGCTTTTTTCGCAATTTCTGATGGGTTAGTAATTGATAATTTGGCTACCAATTTTTTAAATGAAGTTGAGATTTTAGAAGCACAATATTTTTATGGTCACCAAGCATTTATTGAACAAGTTCACGCTAACGGATATTCTTTATTGATTGAAACATACATAAAGAATTTAACTGAAAGAGAAGAACTATTCAATTCAATGGAAACAAACCCAGCAGTTGCTAAAAAAGCAGCATGGGCTGAAAATTGGATTGGACATACTTCATTTGCTCATAGACTTGTTGCTTTTGCTTGTGTAGAAGGAATATCTTTTGCTAGTGTTTTCTCTGGTGTATTTTGGTATAGAAGTAGAAATAAAATGCCAGGATTAGGTGCTATGAATGAATTAATTTTACGTGATGAAACTTTCCATTATGAATTTGCTCTAAACTTGTATAAAAACTATTTAAGAGATGAATATAAGTTATCAAAAGATGAACTTAGACATATAATTTTAAGTTGTTACGAAGCTGAAAAAACATTTGTTGATGAAAGTATGCCAGATGGATTACAAGGACTTACAAAACAAGACATGGTTAAATATGTTCAATATGTAACTGATATTGTTTTGAATGATTTTGGTTGTCAAACTGAGTTCAAAGTAAGAAACCCATTAGAATATATGTCTAGAATTGGTTTATCATCTAAAAATAACTTTTTTGAAAAAAGAGAAGGTGAATATACTAGAGTTGAGATACCAACAACTATAGATGGAATGTTTAACGAAGATTTTTAAAATAAAATTACCATGAGAATATTAAAAAGAGATAAAACAACGCAAGCGTTTACACCGAATAAAATTTTAGCTAGAATCAAAACACAATCAAAAGGTTTGAAAGTTGATTCTGATATTTTATTCCAAGAGGTAATTCCTTTGATAAATGATAATATCACAACAACTGAGATTGATGAGATTATAGCTTTCAAAGCTGCCGATAAAATTATACAACATTCTGACTACTCTTTATTGGGTGGTCGAATTTTGTTATCTAGACAATCTAAATTAATTGGTAAAGAATTACAACCAGTTGATTTAACTTATGACTTTTTTGCTGCAACAACTTTTCTTTCAAAGTATTCATTGAAAGATGAAAAGAAAACACCAACTGAATTACCATCTTGTATGTATAAACGTGTTGCTGGTTATTTACATAATGACAATGAAGAAGACTATGTAGAATTAATGGATGAAATTACTACTAAAAAAGGAAACTTTGCCACACCAACTTACACAAATGCTGGTGTACCAGAAAGAAATGGTATGATTTCATGCAACTTAACACATTTGGAAGATGATTCATTTGAAGGTATCGAAAATACACTCACTAAGATAGCTTCTGCATCAAAAGAAGGTTCTGGTATCGGATTATTAATTGACCCTCTTAGAAGCAAAGATAGTATCGTTGAATCGTTTAAAGGTAATGCTGGTGGTGTTGTAAGATTAGCTGATATGGTTCAAGCTAAAATGAGATTTTATAAACAAGGTTCTCGTTCTGGAAGTTGTGCATTGTATTTATCAGTATGGCACAGAGATATCTTTGATTTCTTAGATTTAACATTACCTATTGGTGATGAGCAATTAAGAACTAGAGATTTATTCACTGCTGTAGTTATCAATGATTTATTCATGGAAAAATTACAAAATGATGAGGATTGGTATCTATTCTGTCCAAATGATATTAAAAAAGCTGGTTTAACACCACTTTATGAATTACATGGAGAAGCGTTTGAAGCTGAATATTATAAAGCTGTTGAATTAGGTTTGGGTAAAAAAGTTAATCCTAAAGATATCTTTGATTCACTTATCAAATCACAAGTTGAAAGTGGTAAACCTTATGTTATGTTCAAAGATAATGCAAACAAACGCAATATGCAAAGAAACATTGGTATTATCAAACAATCTAATTTATGTATTGAGATATTTCAAGCTTCAAGACCAAAATATACACCACAATGTACGTTAGCATCAATTAACTTAGCTGAACAAACTTCATTGGAATCAATTTCTAAAACAACTAGAATTTTGGTTAAAGCATTGAACAAAGTTATTGATAAAAACAAATGGTCTGATGATTGGAGTGAAGCTGCTGGTCAAGACCAAAGAGCGTTGGCTATTGGTGTTGCTGGTATGGCTGATTTCTTTGCTAAAAGAAAAATTTCTTATGAAAGTGAAGAAGCTAAACAATGGAACAAAGACATTACTGAAACAATGTATAAATCATTTGTTGTTGAGTCAATGAGATTAGCTATTGAAAAAGGTGAAAATTATCCATCATGGGAAGATAGTCCATATTCAAAAGGTGAAACGTATATTGAAGGTTGGTCACCGTTGCCAGAAGGTGTTCCAATTCCAATGCTTAACAGTTTAGGTTTAGGTTTTATGCCAACAGCATCTTCTGCAATCTTATTGAGTGTATTTGAATCATTTGAACCAGCTACATCAAATCTATTTACTAGACGTGTAGGACAAGGTGAATTTTTAGTAATTAACAAATATTTGGTAAACGAATTAATTGATGAAAAATTATGGGATTCAAATATGGTTGATAAAATTATCAAAAATAAAGGAAGTGTTCAAAATATAGTTGAAATACCAGAAGATATTAGATACAGATATAAAGATGTTTGGGAAATTTCTCAAAGAGTATTGTTGGATTTAGCTATTATCAGAAACAAATTTGTTGACCAATCACAATCTTTGAACTTGTATCATTCTGATGCTAAGTATGGTAAGATTGCAAGTGCTCTTATGTATGCGTGGAAAGGTGGTTTAAAAACTGGTGTTTATTACACTAGGACTAAATCAAAATTAGAGGCAAATTCAAAATTAGCTTCTAGTCAAATTACACAAAATGTTGAGAAACCAAAAGATAGTCAATTCGAGTGTTTTGGTTGTTCAGCTTAAAATAAATTAAAATTTAATAAAAGAGGGTCCTATATGGTCCCTTTTTTTATTTCCCATATTTACTTATAAAAATCTTTTAGTATTATATTTATCTAATAAAGAAATATTGAATAAAAATAAAGAGTATAAAGATTTTATATTCAAAACTAAAATAGAAAACAATGGCTAATGGTCGCTATATAAATATAAACTACCCCTTTAAAGATAGTAAAAAAGGTTTTTTCTTAGATTTAACAGAAAATGATAGTCAAGCTATAAAAGCTGACCTTTTACATTTAATCTTAACTAGAAGGGGTCAAAGATTATATAACCCAGATTTTGGTACAGATTTAATGCGTTTTATTTTTGAACCAAACGATGCATTGACTGAAGAGGGTATAAAAGATGAGATTAGAACTGTAGTTAAAAAATTTCTACCTAATTTAAAATTAAATGAAATAATAATTGCTGCATCACAAGAAAGTGAGTATGCAGCTGTTGTAACTATTAGTTACACAATAACCGATGATGTTTTTTCAACATCAGATATAGTAGTAGTAAAATTATAAAATATGGCAAATGTAAATTATACATCAAGAGATTTCGCAAACATAAGAACTGATTTAATTAATTATGTTAAACAATATTATCCAGATATTTTTGTTGACTATAATGATGCATCTGTAGGTCAGATGCTTATGGAGTTAAATGCGGCTGTTGGGGATATGTTATCACACAATACTGATAGAATGTTTGCTGAGACTCAAATTGATTATGCACAAGAAAGAAAATCAATACTTTCTATAGCTAGAACTTTTGGTTTAAAAATTCCAGGAAGAAGAGCAAGTGCAACCATTGTAGATTTGAGTGTGACTCTTCCAGTTTTCGGAGATACATTTGATATATCATATGCTCCAGTTGTTAGAGCTGGTTCACAAGTGTCTGGTGCTGGTAAAATATTTGAATTAACAAGTGATGTTGATTTTTCTAGTCCATTTACAGTTAGTGGTATTCCAAATCGTTTAATTATACCTAATTTTAGTGCCAACGGTACTTTGATTAATTATACTATCACAAAAAGGGAGATTGTAACAAATGGGTTTAGTAAAATTTTAAAAAGAGTTATAAATACTAGTGATTCTAGACCATTTTTAGAGGTTATATTACCAGATGATAATGTATTAAGTATTGAATCAATAATCACACTTCCAGGTACAAATTATGCAACAGCACCAACATTTAGTGATTTTTTAAATTTAAATAATAGATGGTTTGAAGTTGATGCATTGGCTGAAGATAAAGTTTTTATTGAAGATAATACACGTGTTAGTGATAATTCTGGTATAAGACCAGGAAAATGGATAAGTATTTCTAGAAGATTTATAAGAGAATACACTGATTTAGGGTTTACAAAAATAACTTTTGGTGCTGGAACACAAGACATTAATAGTCTTTGTGATTTTGACAGTAATCCAGCATTGGTTAAACAAATTGGTAATTTTATAAATAACTTATCATTAGGTATCGTACCAACTCCTAATACAACTATGTATATAAAGTATAGAGTAGGTGGTGGTGCTGATTCAAATTTAGGTCCAAATATTCTAAAGGGTGTAGGTATTATAGATATGAGTGTTAATGGTTCAGATGCAACAATTAATCAAAATGTTAAGAAATCTTTAAAAGTTAATAATTTATTTCCAGCTATAGGTGGTAAAAACATACCTAGTATTGAAGAAATTAGAAATATGGTTAGATATAACTTTGCATCACAAAATAGAGCTGTAACATTAAAAGATTATCAAACAAAAGTTGCTCAGATTCCTGGTAAATTTGGTGCACCATTTAGAAATGGTGTTTTTGAAGAACAAAACAAAATAAAATTTTATGTTTTAAGTTTAGATGCCAATGGTAAATTGACCAATCAATCAACAACAACTTTAAAAGAAAATATGGCTAATTATTTGTCTGATTATAGAATGTTAAATGATTATGTTCAAATTGCCGATGGTAGGATAATTAACCTATCATTAGAAATAGATTTATTTATTGATAAAAAAGTTTCACAAGGACAAGTAATAACCGAAGTTATCAACGAAGTTAAAAAATACTTTGATGTAAATAAATTTGATATGGGTGAAAATATTTATATATCACCACTTATTGAAAGTATAAACAATATCGGTGGTGTTTTAAATATTATAGATATTAGATTTTATAATAAAGTTGGTGGTGGCGGTTTATATAGTTTAAACGAAATTTCTCAAGCTTATATTGACCGTGCAACTAGACAAATAGATGTTTCTGATATGACTTTATTTGGTGAACCAACAACAATGTTTGAGATTAAAATCCCAACAAAAGATATTCTTGTTAGAGCAAGACAATAACGTTTATTTATTCATAAATAAACATTATATTTGTTAAAATAACAAATGTATATAAAAAAAAGAGATGAGTTGTAATTGTAAAACAAAAAGTGGTTTTGAAGTACCAGAAAAAAATGAATTTTTTAAATTAACAAATAAAGAAAAAGCAAAAGTATTTTTACATTATACTTTTAAAGTGTTAGGTTTTTTAGTTGGTATTTTATTATTACCATTAATAAATATAGTGATTATATGGTTCATGTTTAATACTATAGTATTAACAAAAGACGTTAATATTGTTAATCTAATAAGTAAATTTGTAGGTAAGAAAAATGATGACGATGATGACGACTATGATGACGATGATGATGACGATGATGATTTTGATGATTTAACTGAAGATGATGTTGTTATGGTAGACGTTGAGGATATAACAGATAAATATTAAAAATAAATATGTCAGAAACAATAAGAATAAGAACAACGCCAAATGGTTCAGATAATTATCTTAAAGTTAAAATAGACCAAGAGTTTGATTTCATTGAAGTTCTTTCAATGAAAATAACACAAGAAGAAGCTTATAGAAATTTTTGTTCAGATTATGGTGTAATAGTAGGAAGGGTTATAATAAATAGTGGGTTTGGGTTACCAAATGCCAGAGTTAGTGTTTTTTTACCTATTGACGATGAAGATAGCAAAGATTCTGTAATTAGAGGTTTGTACCCTTATAGTATTATTACTGACAAAGATAGTGATGGTATTAGATATAATCTTTTACCTAAATCTAGTGAAACAAATAATGAATGTTTTACACCAATTGGTACTTTCCCAAACAAACGAGAAATATTAGATAATGAAGAATTGCTTCATGTTTATTGTAAATATTTTAAATTCACAACCACAACAAATAGTGCTGGTGATTATATGATATTTGGTGTACCACTAGGTACTTATAATATTCATATTGATGCTGATATTTCAGATATAGGTATTGTATCACAAAGACCTTACGATTTAATCAGTCAAGGTATATCTGATAAAAATTTTGATAGTCCTACCAAATTTAAAGGTGGTACTAATTTAGATAAATTATATCAAGTTAAATCAACTAATTATTCTGTTAACGTACAACCTTTCTGGGGTGAAGTAGAAACATGTGAAATAGGTATTAGTAGAGCTGATATTGACATGAATTACAATGTCACACCTTCTGCTATGTTTTTGGGTAGTATATTTGGTGACCAAGATAAAAATAGTATTAACAAAACATGTAGACCAAGAAAAGAATTAGGTGAATTATGTTCACAAGTTGCTGGTGAAGGTACCGTTGAAATGATTAGAGAAACAATAGATGGTGGTGTTGAGTCATTTGATGTTAATGGTGGTCAATTGGTTGATGTTGATGGAACTTGGGCTTATCAAGTGCCAATGAACTTGGATTATGTTGTGACTGATGAGAACGGTAATTTGATACCTTCTGATAACCCAAACAAAGGTATACCAACAAGAGCTAGCGTTAGATTTAAAATTGGTATGGAAAATACTGGTGGTGAAGGTAGACTTAGAACCAGAGCAAAATATCTAGTTCCAAATAACCCAAGTAATTCAAATGAGATAGATTATAAATTTGATGAAACTACAAAAAAAACTAGTTTTAGAAGTTTATATTGGAATAAGATATATACTATTAGTAATTTCATACCACGTTTTCAAACCAACTTAGTACCAGCAACTAAAAGAGCTGCAACTGGAGTTAAAAATGTAGATAATTGTCCAGGTGATAAAAACCCATTTCCATTTAATAAAGTAAATACTGAAATTTCAGCTATATTTTTTATTATGTGTATAATGATAAAAATTATGGGTTTTTTAATATACATTATGAACGCAATTATAATACCAATAATAAATGTTCTTATTAAAATTGTTAATGTTGTAATTGGTGCTATTAGGGGTTTGTTCGAAACTCTTTGTACTTTATCTACATGGGAAGTATTAGGTTTTAAACCTTTTGGTTCTTTTGGTGGTGCATGTGCTACTGCGGCATCATTACAAGATGTTGAATATATTAAGTGTTTATATACAGAATGTCCTAACGATAGCGGAACATATTTTGCACCTGGATGTAAAAAAGATTCAGAAGGTTGGAAAGCATTAGATGCTGCAAATAACGCACCAGCTTATTATCCTGGTGATAATTTTGGTCACCCAGAAAAATTTGGTGATTTAGCTGGGTTGGATAATTGTTTAGCTTTTGAAATGGCTAAAAACATGAATTTATTCCAATTTGATTTTTATAATGATTGGGTAACTGGTACTTTATTTGGTTTCTTATTAAAATATAAAAAGAAAAAAAGAGGTAGAGAAAGATTTTGTGAGTACGATTGTAACTCAGAATTTTTTAGTCAAGGTGGTGTTGATGGTAATAAAAATGGTGTTGGTGATAATGACTGCCATACCAATTATTTGGTTGATTTGTGTTATCCAGGAGGTCCAGATTCACAAAAAACACATCGTGAAGTTTCATTAAGAGAAGGTCTTATTAAAAAAATTGATACTTATGTAGATGGTAAAAAAGTAGGTGAAGAATTTTATTATGCTGCAACAAAACATGATGTATCATTTAAATTATTTGCTACTGATGTAATTTGTTTAGGTTCGGTCTTTGATTGTGATTGGCAAGGTATTCCAAAGATACAATCTTTATTGATACCTTCATCATATAAATTACCACCAGATATACAAGAATTAACTGATGCTGGAACTACTGAAACTACTGGACAATGTGGATTAGATGGAAATATAAAAGGTTTATTTTTTGAAGTAGACTGTGTTGGTATACATTCAGATTCTAGACAAGTATTAAATATTAGACACTTATGTGAAATGGGTGTTGATTTAGATGAATTAGATTATAATTCAGCTGGTACACCAATACTACCAGATGGTATTTTAGGTAAAAATGATATAGATGAAAATAATGGTAAATGGTTCAGAGACGTTATATATGATTTGAATAAAGATTTACCTAATAGTGTTACGTCATTTAATCATGGTGGTACATTTACTACTGACTTCAACATAAAAAATCAAGCAACATATCCTTTTGCTAGTGTAGGTTCAAACCAAAACGGTAATGATTATATTAAATTTAGAGGTTTTCAATCTGGAAGTGATAATAATTACGGTCAACCTAAACAATCATATTTCTTTTATTTTGGTATAATGCCAGGAAAAAGTAGTTTAGATAAATTAAACAAAAGATTTTTTACTAAATGTATTCCAGTAGCTGAAAAAGAATTTAATGTAGTTGCTAGTTCAATACCTTCATCAAGTACAAATAATGGTTCTATAACATTTACTGTTATTTCTGGAACAGCACCATTTACCTACACTATAAGTGGACCTAATGGTGTTTCTACTGGTACTTTAGTAATGGACCCATCGACTGGACAACCAATACCAAAAACAATTAGTGGACCACAAGGTCAATACAGTATTGAAGTTGTGGATGCCAACGGTAACAACGTAACTCAAACAGTTAATGTTGATGGACCACCACCTTTTTATGGTAGTGCTAGTGTAACAAAAATGTGTACCTCTGCATCAGCAGTTGATGGTGAAATAACAATTTCTAGTATTGGAGGTGGTTCTGGTGTTTGGACATATAAATTATATAAAAGTGATGGAACTGTTGTTATAAACACAACAAACATCACATCGATACCGACAGTTATAGGTAGTTTACCAGCAGATATTGGTTCAAATGGTGCTACGACTCCAGCATATGGATATAAATTGGTAATGAGTGATGGTGTTACATCTGTTAGTGTTCAAGATTTAAAAATTGATGGACCAACACCAGTTGTTGTTACACTAGATTCATCAACTCCAACAACATGTTGGAGTAGTTCAGATGGTAAATATACATTAAAAATTGTTGGTGGTAAACCACCATATATAACTACTGTTACTGGACCAGCTAGTTATAGTAATGGAAACTTAATTAGTACTGGTTTATTAAGAGGTGATTATTCAGTTACTGTTGTTGATGCTTACGGAACATCAGCTTCGTTCAACTTTACAATTGGTAGTAAAAATCAACAGATGATTGCCACTTTAGCTTCTGCTTCTGATTTAGCTAAACAATGTAGTTCTACTAGTTATAGTATACCATTCTTGGTACAAACTGGTGCACCAATTCCAGCTGGTTCTACTGCACCATTGAAAATAAATGTTAGATATAGAGTTAATGATGCAACAGATACTTCTGGTACACCAATATATACTAGTCTGTTATCAACAACAAATTATATTAACGGTTCAACATACGTATACGCTACTATCCCTAATACTTTACAAGCTAATAAAAATTTAAAATTAAGTTTTATATCTGTTGATGGTTTATGTTTTAGTAATGAATTAGTTATGAGTGAACCAGCTATTAGATTACCAAATACAGCATTAAGTATAAACTTTACTGGAATTAACAATGCGAAACAATGTAACCCTAATGTTGTTACGTTTAAATTTAATGTTTCTCATTGGCAAATTGCACCAACGTATTCTGAACGTGCACCGTATACTTTCAAATATAGTGTTAATGGTGGACCACAACAAACAGTAATAATAACTGCTAATCAACAAGTTATTAACGCTGTTAAACCACCTTCTAGTTCAGCTGTTATAACATATACTATAACTGACAATAAAGGTTGTACTTCAACTGGTACGTTACCAACAATAATAACGCCTACTTCAGCATTGGCTGGACAAGTTGTTAGAACAAATACATTGGTACCATTACCTTTAACTTGTCAATATAAATTTACATCAACTGGTGGTATTGGTGTTAAAACTTCTACACGACCTTTAAATGTAATTAATACTTCTTATGTTGCACCTATAGCTAGTGCTATTATAGCAAATGGTGCGAGACCTACTTTCTGTTCGGTTAAACCTAGTCCAGCTTTAGTAGCAACAATAACAGATAGTGTAGGATGTACTGTAATTAAATCGACATAAAAATGAATACTGAAAGAACTAAACAAATATTAAACAAAGAGTTGTCAGCTAAGAATGTTAACAACGATACTTATTTAAAAATCAATATTGAGAATAGTCAAAGATTATTACCAACAAATGATATTAATAAGATTGTTAACGTTGCTGAACGATTCAATGTTGAAAGACAAAGATGTAAATCTTATCGTATTATTGGTACGGTAAATTCAACTATGTCTAATCCATTATTTAATTTAGCTGAACCAATCAAGTCTAACAAATATACATGGAGTTGGTTAAATTCACTTGAATTTTTAGACACATCATACCCTAAAGATGGACTTAATGATGAAACAGATTTGAATTTTTCTACTTCTATTAAAACTAATCTAAAAGAAAAAGATGGTTGGTTTGGAGTTTATGACCCAGACATAACAAAATCTGGTTTATGTAATTATATGGATATGGAACCTAAAAGAGAACGTTTTAGTTTACTTCCAGACCCTAAACCATATGGAACAACAACAACACCAGTTAAAAATTGGGAGATAACTATTACTTATCCAGCTAGCGTTGATAGTGGACACACTATGGTCAACGGTGGTGTGATGATAACAAATAGAGTACCAGCAGATGTTTCAACAAGAAGTATGACAGCGATTGGTCTTTCATGTAGACATAATCTAAATGTAGGTGACGTAGTTAGACTTTCTGGAACAACTGGATACGATGGTGACCATATTGTTGTTAGAACTGGGTTGGATAATGGTGATTTAAAAGAATATTATTTTGTAATTGATAAACCATCAACTGGTGTGTTGTCACCTAATTCTAGATTTAAAAAAGTTGTTAATGATATTGAATGTAAATATTATTTTAGAAAGTTTAGAAAAATTAAAACAAAATTAGCACCAATTATTGAAAACGATGATTATGAAGCTTATAGAGTTGGGTTTAGTGAAAATTTCTTTAATGATTCTATTATTCAGTTTGTTTTTAATGAAGATGTTGATGTAAGTGATTTGGTTGATAACTTAGGTAGACCATTGAGTCAATTATATTTAACAATGATAAAAACTGATAGTGATAAATTATTTTCAAAAGTATCATCTGGTATTGAAACACCTTATGATTCTAGATTGATTAACAGTAACACTATTACTTATTTAAGAAATATCCCATCAATACATAGAATACACAACGGTACTGGTACACCATTTATAACACATACACCATTGGAAGATGATGTAAAAATAAATAATGTAAGTAATAATAATGAATTTTACGGTGATTTAGTAGAATATGATATAAATTCATTAAATGAAACAGTATTGGCTGACGTTGTTCACAGATTCAACACTGTTAGTAGAGAAAACGCAAACACTACATTGGCATATGTTTCTGAAGTAGGTAAACCAACAGCACCATTGACACCACCTAAAACTAAAACAATAAATTTAGGTCCAAGACATGAAGGTTATGTTTATCAACCACATAATTTAATAAAAATAAGACAATATTCATCATATATAGAAGTTGGTGACCAATTTACTGAAGGAATACCTAGTTACGCAACAGATTTAGGTGATACTAGAATAGTTTGGAGAGATTTATTGGATATAGGGTTTAATGAGAGCGACATTAAAGTATTGGATTATCCTTTTTTAAACAATGCTCATTATATGTACGATAACTATTGTTTTACAGTTAGAAGACAAGACCCATTTGGGGTATGGGGTTTGTATTACGGTACTTTTCCAGCAGACCCAACTGGAGACAGAATAACAGATAAATTTACAATTAATTCAGAAGACGATGTTTGTTAATAAATATAAAATAAACTTATCAACAATTGGTACTGGTGTTACTGCAACAACTATTACCGTTCCAATTGTTATGACATCTCAAAATGTTGATAATGCAGAATTGATTCAAAGAGTTTTTGTTGATACTGAAGTTGAATATGCAATAAATCCAATTTTAGATTATGAAAAAGTTAGATTTTTACCGTTGGATTTATTAGGTAACCATATCGATAAAATAACTTATGACATTTATCTTTTGGATTCAACTGGTAACTATAAAGGTTTTTATGGTAATATTGGGTTTGTTGATGATGATATAAAATATAGAAAAGAATCATTTAAACAAACATTTTTAAATTTGAATTTTTATGATACTGATAACCCTTTAACTCAAAGGTTGGTTACATTTACTACTTTGTATTCTGAATTAAATACTTCAGATTTATTACAACCACCTTTACCACCTAATACAATACCTGGGACACCAAAACCAGCTGTTCAAATACCAGTTAATTTTGTTGTTGAAAACCCATTGTTAAATCCTAGAGGTTTTGCTGAAGGATACCATTTATATGATTATAAAAGTAATTTAAAAATTGGTTCTTCAAAGTATTTATATATGAAGGCCTTATTTAAAAATTCAAAAACGGGTAAAATTGTTAATTTAATGGTTAAAAACGCAGCACAACCAATCGATAAATTGGTACATGAATTATATACTAGATTTAAACTAGTGAGAAATTCAACTGGTTTTTATTATGAAATTGACAATACATACCAAGGAAATGGTGGTTCTGGAGTTAATAATGTAGTTTACAATTCAAATACTTGTAAAGTTACATTGTATGAAATAAAAGCAACGTAATGGAAGTAATAAAAAGAAAAATATTATTAGAAAATAGTATAGATAGAACTAGTAATAACCCAATAAAATGGGGTACATTGACTGCAACAACATTTTATATTAATATTTTAATAACCCAAAATATTGATGATATGGGTATGTTTACTGACATGGAATATATTGTTAAAGATAAAACTATCACTCAACCAGATTATACTATTTTAGAAGATAAATTGATAGATTTAGGTTTAAAATTCCCTTTTATGACTGGTGCCACAAACCCTAGTTTTACCACGGTTAATACACCACAAAATCTTTGGAATGTTTTAAGATATCCATCAAACACAGAAAATAACTATTACAATTTTGTTGATATAGTTATTACTGCAACTACAGATAGTAGACTTGAAGATGTTAGGTCATATTCTGCAATAAATCCATTTAGGACTAATTTCGATGTCAACGCTGAAACTTATGAAAATTATGAAGGGTTAATAGTTAACGGTGTTGATAGAATACAATCAATGGGTGAACCTAAGATATATGTTTTAGACACACCTAACGATTTTAATTTGGGTACAAACAATCAAATCAGTGGTCTTCAATTTAAAGAATATAGTGGTAAAACCAAAACAACACTTAGATATATTGGTGAGGGATTCAATAAAACAAACATATCTTTATCAGCAATAACTAAAGAAGAATATTTATTTGGTATAATTTCTCCACCAGAAGTTGAAAACGATGTATTTATAGATAGAGGTATCACTACAGTTATGGATATGCATTTAAGGTTATCAGAAATAAAAAATCTTAAAGGTCTTGAAAGCTACGGAAACGGGTATTATAAGTTAAATAAACAATAAATTGAAAGAATGTAATAACAAGTGATTACTTATTAAACATTTGTTATTATCTTTATAAGAGATAAAAAAAGAAATAAATAAATTAAAATATGGCAACGGGAACATACGGTATTGTTAGACCAGCAGATATATCACCAGATGACGTAGAAATTTTCTACCATTATACACCTTCTAGAGATAAAGTAGGTAATGCTAGTTTGATTAAATTAGATTCAAATTCTATTTTACAGAAAATAGATAATCCTAACAAAGGACAATCAAATGTAACTGGTTTTGAAGTTTTTGGTGGTATGTATACATTAAAATTACCAGTTGCAACTTTTAGTGCAAAAGGGTTTTATACTATTATTATTAAACCAGTAGAAATTAGAACTAGAATAGTTGATGTTGGTGTATTATCTGCTCTTTCTGATATAAAAGGTTTAATATTTGATATTTCAAATTTACCAGCAAACTTTACTGGTAAATTTGAAAATGATGGGTTGGTTGGTTATAGAATAGAATACTTAAATACTACTTCATCAACCACTGATGCCAAGATTAATAATTTCTTTAGAGTTATTACGTCAAACAACAGAGCAGAACCAGTTAACCAAAATTTAACGAATTCAAATCAAAAAGCAATTAGATATCGATTTAATGATAGTTCTAGTTTAAGTTTTTGTACTGTATCACCAGCTTCTGCTTCAAATGTTAAACCAAATGCGTTGCCATTTATAGGTCAACCAGGACAACAAGTTATCATAACAAATACATTTTTTAATCCTATCATGATAGAGGTTGAAATGGTACAACACGATGTTGAAACATTGGCGTTTGCGTTGTTTGGAAATCAAACAAAAAGTCTTGAAGATGGTATTTACACAATTTACAACTTCAATAATGATATTTACAAACAATTCAACTTATATGAAATCAAAGACCAATTTACTGGTACTCCATTATTTGAAATTAGAGAACAAAGAAATATAATTGATTTTAGTAAAACATTTAATAATATAACAACAATCTAATATATAAGATGGCAAATAAAATAAAAGTAGCTGGGTATTCAAAAAAAACTACATATGATGGTAATATTGAATATAGAAATTTTAGTCCAGATTTAGTAGGTGTACAATTAGCCAGTCATGGTGGTACACCATTATTTACTATGGGTAATTTTGCGATTACCACTAACATGGACCCAAAAGTTGATAAAAACTATACTACTGGTAAATTTTCTAATTTTGTTACTCTAGATAATTTAGAATTAACTGTTTTAGAATCAGAAATATTATTAAAAAATAACATAAATACTGTTTTAAATTTAGATTCAACTAAATTAAAAAATTATGCTTTATTTGGTTCAATGACTGAATATATAAGGATAACGTTAGAAGAAATAATAACTAAATGGCCAGCATCTTTATATGCAACACCATTTATTAACTTTAACGGTAATGATTTAATTGGTTATACATATGAAGATTACACTTACAACTACATAATTAATGAGAGTACTTTTAAAGTAAATACAAATTTTTTGGTTAATCAATATCAAATAAATTATTTAACAAATGGTACTATTATCGATACATTTAATGAAACAAATGATTTAAGAAACATAACAATGAATTATGCTTCTTATGCGATTTTTAATAATAATATAGAATATGATGTGTTGAATTTTACTGGGTCAACATATGAATCAAATGATTATATTTATTTCAGAGTAAAAGGAAATCCATTTACTGGTGGAACTAGTGCGGCAAATACTTACTACCATATAAAACCTAAAAAAGTTATTGAAAATACATTTTTTAATGGTTTAACTGGTCTAGGTAAGAATCTACTTAACAGACAATCAATACCTCTTTATGTTGCAACATTTAATTATCCAACTAGAAGTGATGAAGGTATTATAATGTATACTGAAAAGTCTTTAACATGGCCATCAACTGATAATTATAATATTGATTTTGATACAGATAAATATACTAAATACGCAACAGATTTATTAGATATTGCAACAAACTATGATTTGAATGAAACAAATTTAATGAATAGATTTTTGGTGTCTGAATCAATTTCAGCGTTTGATACTGTTCCAGTATATTTAGCACCAGAACACCAAGATACAACAACTGGTCAAAAAGTTAATAAACTACTTAATATATATGGTAGGTCATTTGACGATATAAATCAATTCATTGAAGGTATATCTTTTGCACACACAGTATCATATGATAAACAAGACAATGTACCAGATAAATATTTAAAAGATTTAGCTAAAATATTGGGTTGGGAATTAGCAGCAACATTAGTTGGTGATAATTTGTTACATAACTTTGTAACAAATTCAGAATCAACATATTCTGGTCAATCAGTTGGTTTAACACCAATTGAAGCAGATATTGAATTATGGAGAAGACTTATTTTAAATTCACCATGGATTTGGAAATCAAAAGGTGCTAGAAAATCTATAGAATTTTTGATTAATTTTATGAACATTCCTAAAGGATTGATAACATTTAATGAATATATTTATAGAGCTAATGCTCCATTAGATATTGATTTATTTATAGAAATATTAGACCAAAATGGTTTAGATACAGATTTAACTCTATATCCGATAGATTCAGATGGGTTTCCTAAAACATTAGCTGACACACCAGATATGTACTTCCAAAACAATGGTTTATGGTACAGAGAAACTGGTGGTAGTGGTTCAACAATAGATATTCTTACTGGAAATAACCCACACGTTGGTCGTTATGATGGTGGTTATAAATACATTAACCAATTTAGAAAACTTATACCTAATTTCTCAGCTGTAACTATAAGTATTGGCGAAGATTTAACTAGTACTGAAAATATATTTTCAAATTACGCTCAAGGTGTTATTACCAATTACGAAGGTAACACATATGTTGATGTAGTTGGAATTGATAATACTGATATTGGTGATTGCGTTGTTTATAAATCTGAAATTATAAAAGACCCAATGCCTCAACAAACACTGACACCTTGTAATTGTCCATGTGAAGGTGAAGATGATATTTTGAGTGTATGTATTGAGAAGGGAAAACCTAAACCAACACCATGCTCAAATTTAGGTGGGGGTACTAGATACATAGATGGTAGTACTGGCTTCCATGTTGTTAGTATGAATACTTATAATCAACAAAATGAAATAATTGGTCTTAAACAAACATCGTTTTTAGATAAAGAATGTTGTAAATCATTGGGAGGTAAATCCGTATATATGGATTCAGAACGTGATGGGGCTGTATCAAATAATAAGGCTATTAGAACTAGTGGTTATGTTTGTTGTACAACAAAAAAATGCGGTTGTAATATAGCTTGTAAATGGAGTCTAACTAAATTAGTTCAAAACCCAGATGGTACTAGTTATCAACAAGATTTAGAACCAATACAAATTCCAGAAAACTCTGGTAATTACTTTTTACAATTTAAAATGTTCTATGGCACTGGGGAAAGTGCTGTTGTAACACCAGATGGTTCAAACTGTATACCTAATTATACAATACCAGTAAATAGTGTTAAAGACCCTTTTACTGGTGAAATAGGTTTTGGTTGTAAATTAACCGCTTTAGGTATGAGTGATGTGTTTAAAGGTGAAAGTAGTACTTTACGTAAAATTTTTGCTTCTAGACAAAAAGGTTCTTTGGGTTGTTGTGTAGCACCTAAACAAATTAAAAGTTTATACGAATAAAAAAAATTAAAGATAATTATAAATAAAACATATGGCATATTTTTTCGATTTAGATAATTTTGGTGATACTTGTAAAAAATTAGGTGACCAAGTATTAAAATCTATATTTACTGATTACAAAGTTAGCTACAATAACTACTACCAACAATACGGTTCAATAGATGGTTATACACCAACACAATCATCTCTAGTATTAAATAATGATGGTACAATAAGTTTTTTTGGTTTTGATGGAAGAAATAAATACCCAGTAGAAATGGGTGCTTATTGTTGTAAAGTTAGAACACCATTTGTTATTCAATCAGCAAACTCTAAATTAAATTTATTTTCTGGTGTTGACACAGCAGCAATTTATTGGGATAATGATAGTCAAAAATGTAGATGGAAACAACAAGCAGAAACATGTGTGTTGGATTCATTTAAAGTTGTATTGAACGCTGTTAACGATGATGGTGCCATGTTTAATGTTGGTAATGGAGATAAAGAATGTAGTTTAGAAGTAGATTTTGATTATTTATTTAAAATGGATTGTCAAAATTTGGCTGATATACTAAATCCAACTATAACAACAAATGGTAACCCTAACTTAGCAACTGAAATTTTAAGACTTGAAAACACTATTGCAAAAGCTAAAGTAGATTGTTCTCAAATAAGCTCTAAAATAGATATAAAATCTAAAGAATTTATTAGTACCAGTTATTCAATTGTAGCGTGTCCTACTACGGTACCTTTTGCTTATGGGTCAAAAGCCGCTGCTACTAAACCAAATGTAAATTATTGTATAAATGAAGAGAATGGTGGTTTAATCCAATGGCAAAATATTTTAGGTCCAGCTAGGTATAAAAGATTTTTAGATGGTGATGTAAATTCATACACATGTGAAGATGTTACTGCGTTATTAACAATAAATAATCAATTAAATAGTAATAATAGTCCATTAATTCTTACTGAATGTACAATACCTTTTGGTTATAAAAGTAAATTAAAACTTGAGATAGATATATTGGTTGAAAACCAAAAAGAATGTCAAGCTAATATTGCTGTCTTAGAAGCTGAATTAAATACTTTGAATTCACAAGAAAATGTACCTACATCGTGTTCAACACCAACAGCAGCATTAGAAACTTTAGATGTTTCCGTTATGTTAGAGGTTATAAATTCAGATGGTACTTTAACAACAATATATGACTCTGAATTATTCGCAGCTATTGGTACCGATAATTTATATGATTATTTAAGACAACATCCATATGACAGTGGTTTTTATATTTGTGGTAGCGATAGTCTTACTGGGTGTACAGCACTTAATTATGGTAATGAATTAACTGGACCAACAGTACCGTTTAGTTTTGATTTAGAAGATTATGCAACAACTTATACAAATGTTGAACCATGTAAAATAGTTAAAGATTCATTTTTAACTGAATTAAAAAAACAATCTGGTTTAACTGATACTGCTACTGATTTAGAAACATTTAAGTCTAGTTTATCTAATAGTATTTTTGCTTCAAATTGGTTAAATTACAAATTAACAATTGATGACGTAAATATTATAGCTCAAATAGCGAATAAAAAGATAAAATTATCTTTAAAAATAAATAATACGTGTTCTAATGTTTGTATCTATATAGATAACATTAAATTAAATAAAACGTGTATTGATGGAAATGGTCAATCTGTATTTATTAATGAATCACCAGGTTTTCATTTAGAAAAAATTATTGATAACAAAAAATCATGGCTTAAAAACATAACACGTGTAAACAGAGATTTTGATATTTCAAATAATGTTGGTCAAAACATGATTAGGAAAACTAATTATGACGTTAATGATGAAAGATTGGTTATAAACACCAAAGAAATTGATTTGGATATCAACATAGCAAGTGCTATAGAAAATGATGTACAATGCTATATAAATGATAATTTAGGTCTTTTAGATTCAGTTCCTTCAATTGATTGTGAATGTTTATTAGAATCTTATGAAGATGTTTTTGAGATAATTAGTTATGAAGATGCACTTACTAGTGGTCTTATACCATCACCTCTAGACCCAGAAGATTTATTAACAAATTCTAGAGCAGTAAGAGATGCATGGTTAAAGTCTTGGAATGAATTTATGTTAGCTACTGCACCATATTTGGATTTGAAAGATGCTATTTATCACCCAAATCCATCTGATGACGCTATGATGATTTATAGAGATACTAGAGCTGCATGGATAAAAGCTTTGGATGAATTTAATCTGGCTTCTGGTGGTGGTTTTATTGAGGGGTTAACAATTGATGAGGAGTTAATATCTGGTGATGAAATAGACGAATATGTTAGTAAAACTTTTTCTTTACATGAGAAATTAGCACCGATGATGTTTAACACAAAAAGTGGTAGGATTTTAAAAGTAATAGCTGAAGGTGGATATATGTATTTTGTTGAATCACCAACAAAAGAACTTAAAGTTTATTGGGCTAATTCAGATTATGCTCCACGAAATAAAACATGGATTGATATTACTAGTTTCGTACAAGAAGATGATGCGATATACGGTGGTCTTGTTCCACCGTATACACCAGAAAAAGCATCATTTTTCTGTAAAATATTGATGCCAACTAATTATACTACATGGATTCAAATGATGTCTTTTCATTACCAAACAAATAATAATACAGCACACAATGAATGGGTTAACCCAGTTGAAGATAGTTTTTATATAGAATGGGATTCAATAAAGGGTAAATGTATGACAAATATGTTTAAAGAAGTTGTTCCAGAACAATTTAGTATGCATTATCCTATTACATCATTGAATTTCTGGACAAATTATGGAGGTAACCCTATAGGTGAAACACCACAATGTGTTGTGGATGTTTATTTAAGAAACAGTGGTACAACTGCTTGTAGTGGTTTTGATTTTACTTGGCCAAATATTAGTGTTGATATATCACAATTAAATAGAGTTCATAGTGATACTAACAAAAAATTAGCAAATGAAACAAAATTATTAGAAAGAACACCAGAATATTTTATTTATATAATAGACCCAGCTACCAATTTGACTCCAGATGAAACTAGTGGTTATATTCCGATTAAAGTAACAACAACTGTAAGAAAAGGTAGTCAAAATGGTGATATTGTTTTCAAAGAAGAATATGTTCTTAATGACCCAACATCAACATGTCCTTTTAGAAGCACGACTGGTGTAGGTTTAGCTAGGGTTAAAGTATATGTTGGTATAACAGACCCTAATAGTGCTTATTGGGATATAAATGCATCACAATGGGATTATACAAATCAATGTAGCAGTAGTGAGTTTGGTACTTATATTTCTGGTAGTACTAGCACATTACCATTAGCTGGTGCCAGTGATAACGGTATTGATAGAAATTGGGAATTTGATGAAAATTATTATGTTCATTTTGATGTTGTTAATGATAACACTAACGAAGTTTACCATGTAACGAATAACGATTTTAATTTAAAAGATAGAACATTACCGATTGTTTGTCCAACGTCAGCGTCAACACAAACATTTAACATAACAACAGCATTAAATAGTATTAATACATTTAAAACAACTATTCTAGGTCAAATACAAGAAGATTTAGATTACGCTTTAAATAATTGTACTAATTGTTAATAATATAAAAATAATAATAAAATAAATATATGTATTTTTTCGACCCATATGATTTTGCCTTTCCAAAAGGTTCAGCAACATCAAACTTACAAATATTCACTAGAGATACTTGGTATAGTCATTACTATATGAAAGATTTTGTGTTTGTTAACAACCCAGATGGTAAATTGGGTGTTTATTATGACTCAAATTATTTTACTGGGTCAACAGATACAATACAAAATTTTACATCACAAGTTACTGAAGAATTTTGTAGTCTATTAAGTAATAAATTTGACGAAACTAGAAATGAATTAATATCAGCATTTTATTATAGCGAAAATCAAACACCAGAATGTGCTGACCCATCCAGTTATTCTATTTATATATGTGCTTCTGAAAGATTTGCAACTTATTTTCAAACTTATACATACAGAAACATACCTAATTGTTATTGGGATAGAAGAAGAAACACATGTGTTACGAAAATACACCCAATGGGTGGTGAAAACGAAGATGGTACTTATTCATCATTATGTTGTGGTGATAATTTCAAAGTTAATTTCAATGATTTGATGACTGAATCGTTATCATCGATGACCACAAATGAACAATTTGATAATTATTTAACAACTGAACTTATTGATGTTAAAGATAGAAAAACTTTATCTGGTTACCCAACAATTAGAGCATTGTATGATAGATATGTTAATTCATCTATTTACACTGGGGTTCAAAGTTCTGCTTATGATTATAGAAAAATGGATGGTCTTGCAAATATGGTTGGAACATATTGGGTTGATATGATTGAACAAGTAATTCCAGCAACAACAATTTGGGGAAGTACTAAAATATATAGCAACACAATGTTTCATCAGCAAAAATTCATGTATAAAAAAGGTACTTTATTTACGTGTTTTAAAAATGAAGAAAATATAGGTGTCCAATCAGATATTGAAGTTTTATCAACTACAATCTATCCAACCGATGGTATTGTTAAACCAAAAACAACAAAATGTATTGGTGTTTATATGAAACAAATGGATAATGGTTCTGAATTTAGAGGTAAAGTAAATATTTCTAACTTAAAAACTGTAAATAAAAATACTGTACCTAATAGTGATAATACTATATTGGTGTATTAAATTTAAATAAAATAAAAATTAAACAAATTAAATTATATTTATAGATATGCCACAGTTATTAAAAAAAGTACAAGGGGAAATATTAACAAACGTAATCGGTGACGTTAGATTTGTTAGTAATGTTTATGGTCAAATACAACAAGAAGATTACATAAATCTTAATGGTTTTGTTGCGTATCTACAAAATTTCTCTAGAATTGAAAAAACTACTGAATTAATTAAACCAATGGAATTTGGGTTGGTAAATACAAATAACATTGAAATAAAAACATTGGAAATCAGTTACTAATGAGATACCAAGAAAGAATATACATACAGAATCAGAATTCGGCAGTTAGGAATAGAAATTTTAATAATTTCAATATGAGTTCTGATATGTGCGTTTTTAATAGCCCTTTATATAATATAAGCGGTGCTACAAAAATAAATTGTACTGGTAGTACTGTAACTGGTGCTACATATATTATTAGTGCGAATACTCAAACTATTCCTTTGACGTTTGATTTTACAGCCAACACTCAAACTTTTATTGATACCGAAGCCAACTTTAGATATCAAATTTATAAATACGATAGTATCTTAGATGTATTTAATGGTATTCCAGTTTATAAATCAGAAACGTTACAATATTCAGCATTTAGTGCAACAAATACAACAACACAATATATTCCATCTAGTGGTATAACAATAGATGGTGATTATATGATAAAAGGTTTTTACCAATTTAGTGCTTGTACAGATTTCTTGAAAAGATTAGGAAAAGGTGTTGATACTATCAATTATATTTATGGTGACCAATATGGTATTTATGATAAAAATTTAGATTATTATTTTGTTGCTATAAAACAAGCTGAAATACCTAATTTTATAAATAATGGTACGAATGATTCATCAGCAAATGCATTGACTCAAAGTGTAATTTTACCAGTTTCTGGTAGTCAATATATCCCAAAACCACCAAATATTGGTAATTTTGTGTTGACACTTAATGGATTGGTGTTGGCAAATAATTTAGATTATTCATATAGTGGTGATGTTGTAACACTTAATGGTTTAACAGTTGATGATGATATAATTACATTTATTTACACATCTTCTGGTGGTCCTAATTTAATATCTGATAATATCGATATTGTAACGTCAATAGTTAGTGGTACATCAAATAATCAAGGTTCTAATTTAGCATATTTCAACACAACTAGTGGTAAATATGAAATTTATACTTCTGTAATACCATCGCAAATAAATGATTTAATTGTAATGCTTAATGGCGTTACACTTTCAAATAATGTGGATTTTTATCAATCAACAACCAATTCTAAAAGAATTATTTTAGAAGGTGATATATTTGTTGGTGATATTATTACGATAGTTTATTTTCCAGCAAATAGTACTGTAAACGGATTAAATACCAATACACCAATTGTTTCTTGGTCAATAACTGAATTACCACAAAAAAATAACGGATATTTCTCATTGGAAGTTAGTACTGCAAATACTTTTACTAATTTTTATTACTCTGGATATTCAATTTATAATACATCATCTGTTTTTTATTCTGATTCATTTATAGCAACTGGTACTATTGGTACAACGCTGTATTATAGAGTAAAGAACCAAAAAAATTACGAAACTTTGTGTGGTGACATTGTAACTACTATTGCATATAGCGATATAATTCCAGTTGTCATACAATCAAATGCAATAAATTCATACTAATAATATTTACTATTGTATATTTATAACTAAAATAAGATAAAAACATATTTATAACATATGAGTTACATAATTAAAAACACTAGTCCATTTGTAAGTATCAAATTGACTCAAACTGGTAGAGAAATGTTGTCACAAGGAAAATTAACATTTTCTTATTTTGCTATTGGCGATTCAGAAATAAATTACGAAAGAGAAGCGATAGTTGATGCTAACCCTACAAACGTTACGTTATCAGCAACTAGTGTTGTAATGAGACCTTTTGATAGACAACCTAAATTAAAATCATTTATTTATCCATCTTTGACTGGTGATTATTACAAACCAGTAGATGGTTCTGTTATGAGTGTTGTTAAAGTAGTTGTAAATAATGAAGCAACTGAAAGAGGATTCTTTGAATTATCTGGTTCAAGTTATACAACTAAAACCGATACTGAATATATTATTTATCAACAGTTTAATTCAAACCCTAGCACTATTATTTTCACTGGTGGAACTCAATTTAGTATTAGTTATTCAGCTGTTACAGTTGGTGATTTTGTATTGGTTAAACATGGTGCTGAAAATGGTGATTATTTAATACCAAATACCAACGACAAACCGTTACAAAATTTATGGTATAAAGTAGAAGCGATAACAGTTAATGGACCAACTGATGCAACACTTACAGTTGATAGAAATTTACCAGATTTAAATAGTTGGACTGGGTACTCTCAAATTTTTATTTATAAAGGTGGTGAAGTGGCTGATTCTTTTGGAGCTAACAACACAACTGCGTATTGGGATTCTGGTACGTTATCATTCGATTCAGCGAACAATATCACATGTAGTGATGTTCCAGTATGGAATATGAATAATGTGTGGTGTGAGACGTTGGCTGGTGTTACTGGTTTAACAACAACAAATTTATATGAAGACTTTACCAAATATGGTTCTTATCCTTATTTAGGTACAAAAAACCCATATTTAGGGTATTTGTGTAAAACAACAGCAACAACTGAAACTGCATTGGCGTTTAATTGTGCTGGACCTGGACAAAGTTATTTAGATGATGTGTCAAAATCAATTTCAATATTGCATTATACAAACAATACGATTTCAAACTTATATGGTGAATTCTTCTATACAGATGCTATAAACAACAAAAATTTAAGTATTAATTTACCAGATTTAATGTATCATAGAAGAAATGGTGGTACAGCTAGTGGTACAACTATGGGTATGAAATTTATTGCTACTGGTAGTACATATCTTACAACTCAAGATATTGAATATATTGAATTAATCGAAGACCCAACATTTTTAAATACTAGTGCAACACCAAATGTTGTTGGTAGAGTTTATCCACAATTAAAAACTGTTGTTATTCATAATGACGATATAGTTGCTGCAATGTCTTACAAATCAAATAGAAACTGGACATTACCAGAATTATCTGCTACATTATCATCACCTTCTGGTGGTACATCTACTGGTGTGTTGAATACAAACGAAACAATGTATTTAACTTACTCATTGGATAACATTGGTCAAACTGGATTTACTTCAGCGTTGCCTTGTCAATCATATATTAAAATCACAAACAATACATCGTCACCAAAAGACGTTTCATTTAAAATAAATGAAACTGATATGTTACCATACATGAGAAAGAAAGAAACATCTACTGATGGTTATGGTTTCTATGCTTATAATTTTAAATTATTGTATCAAATTGTTTCTGACTCAATGGATAGACCAGAAGCTGGTGCTTGGAAAGAGTATGATTTTACTACTACAGCTATTACTGGTGTTGCTGGTGAAACAATTGACCCTAAATTATTGGAGAATCAATCGCCATTGGCTACTGGGTTTATATTAGATGTTTTAAAAGGAAACGCATCAACAATATTTAATTTAATAGATTTATTGAACTTACCACCAAATGTATCACCAGAAAAATTACAATTTGGTGATGAAAGATTTTTCTACGGAAACCTTTCAACTTATATTGGTGCTACGATATACAAAACAATCTTCGACATAAAAGTTAATAGCAGTGAGTACGTTGCAACAACTAACTCTACTAGAAGTACAGATACAACAACAAACCCACCTAATATTAAAATTAGTGAGGTTGGTATCTATGATACAGACAAAAACTTAGTATGTATTGGAAAACTAAGTACTCCAGTTGCTTTAACCAACGGGAATACAATTATGCTAGAATTATCAATGGATTTTTAATATGGGATTTAATAACACTGCTTCGACAATTACACTAACAGCTAAATTAACTCCGATAGGGAGAGAAAAGCTTGTGTCTACAAATAACGCATTAATCCAAACTTTTAGTTTAGGTGATTCAGATGCTAATTATGAAATGGATTTAACTTTGGAATCTGGTCAAGTACCAGGTATCAACGGTAACATTGGTTTTGGTAACAGTGTTAGTAATAGTACTGCTAGAAATATAAATCTCTCTACATACCTTATTGCTAATCCTTCTGGTTCAATCCGTAAAGAAGTTTCTTCTCAATCAACAACTATCATCACTGAAAATGGTGTATTGGGTTCAGTTGTACTTACTGGTTCAAATGTAACAGTAAATTATGTTGATAGAGCTAATTTTTTAACTGATTCATTGGTTAATTTGTTTTTCTCATTTGGTTTGTCTGTAAATTCTAGTAACGATACAAACTTTACTGGAACAACATATATAAATGGTGGTTTTTCCGATACTGCTTTGAGTGGTTTAGGTACATCTAAAATAATTGTTATTGGTGTTGATAATTCACAATATGGTGAATTGATTGATGGTAAAACAGTAAAAGTTGAATTACCAACTAGTGCTGGTACATATACTCTTTATAGTACGTATTTAGGTGGTTTAACGCCTATACATGAATTAGATGCATTATTTGCTGATACAGCCGCTGCAACTGGTCAATTTGGTTACAACGTTGCTCCAATGTTCTGTGATGCAATCATGACACCTAATGGTGGTAATGCTTCATTGAGTTGGGCTACTGGTTACGGTTTAGGAAAACCTTTTAGTGTAAACAACAAACAAACATATAATTTACAAACAAACACTAATTTAAGTCTTACAGCTGACACTGCTGTTGGTATGTCTTATTTAGATAAAGGATTCATAGTAATAACGGACCCAACAATTGTAGGTAATTATACTGCTTCTGCTGCAACTGCTACTACAGTAACTTTAGATAGTGTATCAACAAGTGTGACTCAAATGATTACATGTATTGCTGATAGAGGTGAATTTGGTGGAACAACTAACTTGACATTTGGTGATGGTGACGTTCCTAGAATTAGTGAAGTGGGTTTATATGATGAATTAGGAAATTTGATTGCTTATGGTAAAACGGACCGTCAAATTTCTAAAAATGTTAATCAATTTTTAGCTCTTTCTGTAAATATTACAATTTAAGCCTTTATTTTTGAATAAAGTATCTTAAATTAATAATAAAAATTTTATGATAAAAGAACCAGAATTCTTACTAAGTTTAGATGTATCAACTTCAACAATTGGTATTGCGATATTTGAAGATATGGGTAACCATGGTGAATTAAAATTATTACATCATGTGTCACCTAAAGTGAAACCTAAACCAGAAAATAAAATGGAAGAGTTGTTCAGAAAAGTTGAAATTTTTGAACAAGAATTTCTAACGCATTATAGCGATTTTGGGATTACTAAAGTAGTTATTGAAGAACCTCTTTTACAATCTAATAATGTTTATACTATTGCAACATTGTTACGTTTCAATGGTATGATATCAAAATCAGTGTATGATACTATAGGTGTTGTTCCAGAATTCATTTCATCATATGATGCTCGTAAATATGCTTTTCCAGAACTTATGGCTGTTAGAAAATTCAAAAAAGATGGTGTTGCATTGGCTGAAAAAGTAATTGCAAAAAATACACCCGTTTTATTTGGTGAATATCCGTTTGATGTAGATAAAAAATATATACTTTGGGAAAAAGTTGCTGAATTGGAACCACAAGTAACTTGGTTTTATGATAAAAACAACAAATTGAAAAAAGAAACATTTGATACATCAGATGCCTACGTATGTGGTATAGGTTATATGAATAAGGTTGGTATTTGGCCTAGATAAATAAAATATATATATTTTTTTGGTGGTTACAAAAGAATTTAGTACATTTGTATTATGGATTTCTTAGTAGTTGATATTTTAAAGAGTTTTTTGGGTGAACCTAGAAAGCATAATGAAGATACTGGACAAGTGGCATTTGATTGTCCAGCTTGTTCTGACGAAAAGAATTTGGCTGAAGGTGATGGTAAAGGAAACTTAGAAATCAATTACAATCGAGGTATGTTTAAATGTTGGTCTTGTGGTGAAACACATCACATGCATGGACCAGTTATCAAATTACTTAAAAAATACGCAACACCAAAAAACATTAGAGATTATCTATTGGTTAAACCAGATACTGATTTAATAACCAATAAAGATAAACCTAAAATAATACTAACATTACCAGAAGGATATAAAAAATTATCAGAATGTACTGAAAAAGATTTTAAATATCCACAAGCAATGGCTTATTTGCGTGAAAGAGGTATTACTGATGAAATCATAGAAAATTACGAAATAGGTTATACATTCAAAGGTAAATTCTTTAATAGGGTTATTATTCCATCTTATGATGCTGAAGGTGAATTGAATTATTTTATTGCTAGATGGTTTTCTAAAGAACCTACAAAACTGAAATATCTAAACCCAGATGCTGAAAAACAAGAAATAATATTCAATGAAGGCAAGGTAAATTGGGATGCAACAATATATTTGGTTGAAGGTGCCACTGACCATATAGTAACACCTAACTCAATTCCTTTATTGGGTAAATTCTTATCAGCACAATTATTAGAGTTGCTGCAAGATAAGGCTCAAGGCTTCGTTGTTATCGTCTTGGATGATGATGCGTTAGTAGATGCAAAAAGATTGTATAGAGAGCTTAATTTTGGTAACCTAAGAGATAGAATACGTTTGGTTAAACCACCAGAAGGTTATGACCCATCAAAACTATTTGAAAAGTTCAGTAACAAGGGTATTGTTGCTTTACTTAGAACTGCATATAAATTGGAAGAATCTGATATATATTAACGCATCATTTCAAAATCACTAGTTTTATGGAAACCTACTGATTGATAAAAATCTTCTAATCCTTTTTCAGAAGTTGTTTTATCTCTAGGAACAACAGACAAAACAACTCTAATTTTTAATTCATCTATAATATTTAAAAATTGGGTTATTGCGGTTCTAGCACTACCTTTACCTTTATATTGGTCTGGTGTTTTGATTAAATCTAATTCTATTGTATTTTTTTTACCAGTTTGTTTGAAAAATATTTCAGTATTACCAAATTTGAAAGTATACATATTTATTTTATTTGGTGTTTTAAAAGCTTTTAATTTTTGTATTAAAAGTTTAAAACTATCTTCTTTTTTAGGTTTTTTAGGTTTTTCATTACTAAAATCTACAAACTCTGAATCAAAATCATCATCATAGTATTCTTTAACAAGTACTTCATTAAGTTTACGTTTTATAAAATCTTTCATAATAAGTTTTACAATAAATACTTGCATATAGAAGAAAAATATAGTATATTTGTATTAAAAATAAATTATGAGTAAAGCAAAATTATGGGAGGGTCCAGTTTTCTTGGAACCAATTGAACATAAGTATCATCATAGAGTAACTGGAAAGATTTACAAATCTGTAACTACAACACTTTCTTCTATTGAACCGCATTTCGATTCAGAAGCAGTATCTTTGGCTATTACTAGACAACCAGACAACGCAAAGCAAGAGCGTTACATTGGTTTGAACCAACAACAAATTTTAGATTTTTGGCAACAACTTAATGATGAGGCTAACATTTATGGTACAAAGGTTCATGATATTGTTGAACGTTATTTATTGGCTAACAAATGGTATTTTCCAACTGAAGATGAAGAAGGTGAATTTGAACAAAAAGTAATTGAAGGATATGAAAATCTAAAGATAGATGAAGGTATTGCAGTATGGCCAGAAAGAATTCTATTTTCTGAAGAATATGAGTTGGCTGGTATGTCGGATTTAATTATTGATATTGATGATGTTTTCTTTGATGTTTGGGATTGGAAAACCAATAGAGAGTTTAACTTCTTTGACCAATTTGGTTACAAAACACTTTTTAAACCATTTGACCATATGCAGTCTTGTCAATGGTCAGTTTATACACTTCAGTTATCAGTATATACTTACATGTATGAAATGGAATTTCCTGGTCGTAAATGTAGACAAATATGTATTGGGTATTGGGATAAAGAAACTAAATCATTCGAAAAGATTCAAATCATGTATATGAAACATGAAGCGAAAAAACTTATTGAAATGCATCACTATAATTTAATGAAAAACGCATAATATGATAGAAAAAGAAAACAAACCAATAAAAGGTGAGGAAAAAGAATTTAAACTAACTGACACTAGAGGTGTTAGATACGACCCATTCACGTTACCAACAGACTATAAGATGATGAATCCAGTTGCATGGGAGTTAAGTAATGAATGGGAAGATGGTTTTTATTTAAAAGATGATTTGTTTAAAGGTATGGGTGAACAAACGTTAATTAGAGTTGAGAATAACGAAATAATTGAAGCGTTCAGACTTCAACCACTTGAAAAAGATAAAGATATTTTATAATATGGTCAAAGCCGTTATCCATTTAGCTGATATACATATCAGAACTCTTAGATTACATGACGAGTATAAAGATGTTTTTAAAACTATGTTGAAAGACGTAAAAGAACTTGTTTCAGATTACACTAGAGAAGAAGTTAGAATAGTAGTTGCTGGTGACTTGGTTCACCAGAAGATTGTTATTTCAAATGAGCAGTTGATTCTATGTACATGGTTCTTGAGAAAACTAGAAGAAATAGCACCAGTTATACTTATTGCTGGAAATCATGACTTATTGGAAAACAATATAGGTAGAATGGATAGTGTGTCACCTATGGTACAATTCTTGGGTGATAAAGATATTAACTATTTCAAAGAATCAAAGTGTTATTTAGATGACAATATTGTTTGGTGTACTTATTCTATCTTTGAAGAAAACGCTAGACCAGACATTGAGTCAGCAAGAGGTGAATTTGGTGATGATAAAACATATATTGGGTTGTTTCACGCACCTTTGATTAATGCTAAAACAGATATTGGTTATGAAATTGACCATGGTGCTGAGTTGGATATCTTTGAAGGTTGTGATATGGTCATGTTGGGTGATATTCACAAAAGACAAACATTTAACCATAAAGGTATTATCATTGCTTATCCATCATCACTTATTCAACAAAACTTTGGTGAGAATGTAAGTAAACATGGTTTCTTGTTTTGGGATGTTGAAACAAAAACATTTACAGAACATGATGTAGAAAATAAATCTCCTTATTACCAATTCAAGATTAAATCATTAGAAGATATTGAGAATGGTGAAGAAAAAATTACAAACTTATGAAGACAATAGCTGTTATCTCTTCATGTGTTGATGATTTTTTATCATGGAGAGAAAATAATCTATATACAACTGAAATTGGTACAAAAACCAGCATAAGAGTTGATGAAACACTTTATGTATTGGTTATGAAACCAGAACATGTTTGTTCCAAATCTTTCGATGAAGTTATTGAAACTGAAAATGCTTATACTAGTTCTGAGTATGATAAAATAAAAGAAACAATAAAAGGTAATATAAAAAGTAATTAATATGATGCTATCAGAATTAAAAGAGTTTATAAACAAACTCCCAGAACACATGGATAACTTTACCGTAGTAAATGGTGAGTTCGGTTATTTAGACCCAGAGGATGACAACAGTTTAATCTATCGAGTTGACAAACCAGTATTAATGATAAATGTTGATGAAAAAGACAATGAAGTTGTTCTATTGAATCAAACAAGAGAAGACTTAGGAAAATTTGAAGATGGAGATATCTAAAGACTTAAAAGATGAAATTTGGGATTATTGTAGGATAAACAATATCACGAATATTGATGAGTTCACAATTAAAATACTTAAACAAGGTTTTACTGTTGAAAAGTTTGGGGCAACACCTCAAGTAATAGAAAAGAAAATTGAAGTAGAAAAAATCGTTGAAAAAATCGTAGAGAAAATTGTAGAAGTTAAAGTTGAAGTTCCTACTGAAAAAGAAGTGTATATCACTGATGATAAACAAGTGAAAAAATTATCTGAAAAGATAACAAAATTGGAAGATGAACGAAATACTTACAAAAAAGATGCTGAACACTTCCAAAAAGAATGGAATGATACTTTACAGAAATTAGAAATTGAACAAAAGAAAAATAAAAGAGATATTTATGGAGAATAATGAACAAGTAGAAGTTATGGATATTAAAGCAATATCACCGTATGCAAAGATTAAAGTTTATTGGGATGACCGTCCAGAGAACTATAGCAAAGAAGCTAAAAATAGAGTAAGAAACTATTTTGCTAACAAGTATGGTGTAAACAAGAGCAATATCAATGTTGTTTATAGACCAGTAAGAACAACTGCCAATGGTGATGTAATTGAAATCACTGGTGCTGGTATTGAGAACATCATGGACGTGAACTATCAAAGAGCTCTTATGAAGGAGTTAATTGATAGAGATGGTAAAACGATTGACTTTAATCGTATCATTGCTTTAGATGACAAAGTAAACGGTGAATTAAACGTTGACTTGAATGAAACACAACATAGAAGTTGGAATCTTAAATGGCTTATGGTAAATAATTTTTTATCTTTTGGTGAAGATAATTATTTACCTTTGAGTAAATTGAGAGGTTTGACTGTTGTAAATTCTATTCCAGCTAATCAAGGTGGTAAAACAACACTTACAATTGATGCTGTTAAATTCTTGTTGCATGGTAGTACAACAAAAACTGATACAAACGAGCAGATATTCAACACATATAGTGATAAGAATGAATTGACTGTACGTGGTATGATTGATATTGAGAATGAAGAAACAATCATTGAACGTAAAATGAAACGTACCGCTAAAAAAGGTGGTGGTTGGACTGTAACAAATAGAGTAAACTATTACAAGTTATTACCAGATGGTGAAGAAGAGCAATTAAATGAAGAAGATGCTACTAGAACGACTAAAAGATTAAAAGAAACTATTGGTAGCGAAAAAGATTTTGAGATGCTTGTATTAGCTACAGAGAAGAACTTGGATGATTTAATAGGATTGACTACTAGTGAATCTGGAAAAGTTTTGACAAGACTTATTGGGTTGGAGATACTAGAATTGAAAGAAGCTGCTGCTAGAACAATGTACAATGAATTTGCTAGAAAGAAAAAATCTAACGATTATGATGTTATTACATTGACTGAAGAAATTGATGACCATAAAGAAAAAGGTATCTTAGCTGTTGAATTAGAAACTAGTCTTAATGATAAATTAGAAAAAGCTAAATTAGAAATTACTAGTTTGAATGAAGAGAATGATAAATTGATAAATAACAAAGAAAAAATCGATGTAACTATCTCTGAATTAAACCCTTCTAATTTAGAAATTGATATTTCAAATTTGATTGAAAAAGGTGTTGGTTTTAAAACTAGTGTTGATGAGTTGGTTTTAAAAATAAATAAAATTGGTGTTGTATCATTTGATGAAGACCGTCATCATGCATTGACAAAAGATTTATCAACACAAACATCGGCAAAAGCTGTAAAGAATGCTGAAGTAGAAAGATTGGAATTGGTTGTTGAAGGTTTGGTTGCTGGAGGTATCTGTCAATCATGCAACAGAAAATTAGATGATGTTGATAATACTGAACACATTGCTAAACATGAGTTAGATATTGAAAAATTAAAAAAAGAGTCTACCAAATTATCTAATGCAATTAAAACCATAAATACTGAATTGGATGTTCTTAATGAAACTAAAGTGCTTATTGATGATAAAAATAAACATGAGTTAAACAGAGATAGATTAGAAGTTCAAATTGGTTCATTGAAAAACGATATAGTTTCAAAACGTAATGATTTAAAGAAATACAAACTTAATTTAGACGCTATTGAGTTAAATAAAAAGATTGATATTGAAGTATCCAGAGTTAAAACTGACATTTCAGTATTGGAATATTCTAAAGATGATGCAATAGCAAAGATAGAACGTGTTCAAACTGATATCAAAAACCATAAAACAAGTATTGAGGTAAAAACCAAATTAATCGAAACAATAAAAAAAGAAGAAGAGATTGATAAAATTTTCAAAATATATATTGAATTGGTCGGAAAGAAAGGTGTTAGTAAATTGGTACTGCGTTCTGTGTTGCCAATTATAAATTCTGAAGTACAAAGATTGTTAGATGATGTTGTAGATTTCGATGTCGAGATATTTATTAATGATAAGAATGATGTTCAGTTTCTATTGGTTAAAGATGAAGTATCTAAATTGTTAAAATCTGGTTCTGGTTTAGAGAAAACAGCGGCTAGTTTAGCGTTGAGAGCTGTGTTGGGTAAATTATCTACGCTGCCAATGCCTAATTTTATCACTTTTGATGAAGTATTAGGTAAGGTAGCACCAGAAAATTTAGAGAAATTGAAAGTTCTTTTTGATAAAATAAAAGATATGTATGAGATAGTTTTCTTCATCACACACAATGACTTAGTTCGTGATTGGGGTGATAATGTTGTTACTGTTATTAAAGGAAGTAACAACCTCTCAAAAATTTCTATGAAATAAAATTGTATTATTATAAAAATAAACGTACATTTGTTAAAAAGTGATATATGAAATTTAGAAATTATTGTGTTGTTATAATGGGGGACACCAAGGGTGTTACCATTGAAATCGAAAAAGTTAGCGATGATAAACCAAATATTTTAGATGCTAGAGGTATTGTTATTGCTACTTTTTCCTCTGCTCTAGAACCTAAAGAGCTTACGGATTGGTTCAAATTAAACCAAAGAAGTTTTTTTGTGTTTGATTTAGACCCAGAAAATTCTGGTTATAATATAACCAAAGAAGAAATTCATAAGGGGTTATTTGGTTTTTTAGATGAAATGAATAAAGATATCTTGAAAAAAAGGGCATCAAATTTGATGGATGCTATTGAAGATGCTAAGATTATTCAAGAAAATAGTAGAACTTTTAAAGAAAAAGGTATTCATATTAAAAGAGATGTAAGACCCAGAAGATTTACTGAATCAGAAATTGAAGATATGACACCCAAAGAAAGAGAAACTATTATGAATAAAATTATCGATAATGGCATTGAAAATATGTCAGATTATGATAAAAAAATAATGCCACTTTTAGTAAAATAAATGACAAAAACCCTTGACTTTTAGGGTTTTTTGTCGTATATTTACATAAGTAAAATAACGAAAAGAGAGAGTAAAAATGAAACGTTTTGGTAAATAAAAGATATGTTAATTTTGAGACTGAAGACAGTATTTCAAAATATTTTAAAGATGTAAGAAAATCAGTGATTTTAACATCTACACAAGAGGTAGAATTAGCAAAAAGAATAAAAAATGGTGATGGTAAAGCAATAGAAGAATTGGTAAACGCCAATCTTAAATTTGTCATATCCATAGCTAAAGAATATCAAGGTCAAGGATTACAATTGTCAGATTTGATAAGTGAAGGTAATTATGGGTTGGTAAAAGCTGCAACTAGGTTTGATTATAAAAGAGGGTTTAGATTTATTTCATATGCTGTATGGTGGGTTAAACAATCAATAATTCAAAGTCTTAATGACAATGCCAGAATTGTAAGATTACCAGCAAATGTTATTAGTAAAATCTCAAAATTAAATAAAGAGATTGCTAAGTTTGAATACGCAAACGAAAGAGAACCAATATTTGGTGAAATTATGGATGGTGATACAGAACTGTCAATGACTAGATATCCTAAATGTGCATCACTTAATGAATTTATAAATGAAGAAGGTGATGAATTGATTGATTTAATTCCTGGTGAGATTCCAGAAGAAAATCAATTAGAAATTGATGATAGAATAAAAAAACAATTAAATGAAACACTTTCTGTTTTAGATGATAGAGAGAGAAGTATTATTGAATGTTATTTTGGTATTGATACTGAATGTGAGGCTATGACACTTGAAGCAATTGGTGATAAATACCGTTTAACAAAAGAAAGAATTAGACAGATAAAAGAAAAAGCGATTCGTAAATTAAGACATAACGCTCATGACTTATATGATTTAATCAATGAATAATAAAAAGGGGAATATGTTCCCTTTTTTGTTTTTTGAATATTTATTTTAAAAGTAAAAAGGATGAAGATAAGATTTAGTTACATAATGTTAATATTAGCACTTTCAGTTGCTGGTTGTGCTGCATACTTTTCAGTATGGGGTTTAAGTCAATTATTTGCTGGTGCGAGCACTGCTGTTATAATAATGGCTAGTGTGTTAGAAGTTGGTAAGATTGTCACTACAACAGCATTGCACACATATTGGCATAAATTAGCCAGAGGGTTAAAAATTTATTTAACTATAAGTGTTGGTGTTCTTATGATTATCACATCTGCTGGTATCTATGGTTTCCTATCAAATGCTTACCAATCAACTGCAAACAAATTAGAGTTACATGAGGGTGAATTGGGTGTGTTGGAAGCTAAAAAGCAAATATTTGAAAAAACAATAGCTGATAACGCTAAAATTATTGAAACAAAAACTAAACGTGCTGAACAATTAAATAACCTTAGAGGTAATCAAGAATCACGTTTGGATAATTCAACCAACAATAGAAATCAAAGAAACGCTAGAAAAGACATTGAAGGTTCAGATAAACAGATTCAACTTTTAAATACTGAAATAGATGGACTTAATGCTAAAAACATTGTGTTGTCAGATTCAGTAAATGTTTATAACGTAAAAGCAATTGAATTAAAAGCTGGCAGCGAAGTAGCTGGTGAAGTTGGTCCTCTTAAATATGTTTCTGAATTGACTGGAACACCTATGGCTAACGTTGTTAACTATATGATACTTCTTCTTATATTTGTTTTTGACCCATTGGCAATCGCACTAATATTAGCAACCAACAGAGTATTTGAATTGGAAGGAAAACAAACACCTCTGGAACCAAAAACTATTTTTGTTCCATCTGCTGAAACTCCAACAACTATTGTTGAAGTTATCAAAGCTAAGAGTGAGGGTGTAAATGAGGGTGTAAATGAGGGTGTAAATGATGAAATAGAAATTCGGAACGATTTCGGAACGATTTCGGAAGAAACTGGTGAAATAAATTTGTTTTATGATGCACAAATAAATGATGAAGATTATATTTTAATGTCAAAATCTGAAGAACCAATACTAGAAGATGAACAACATGATGATGCTGAAATTGATGCTGTAAGTGATGTTGTAAATGATGTTGTAAATGATGCTGTAAATGATGAATCAACAACTGTTAGTGATAAAAGTGTTGAAGTTCCAGTATACAAAAAACAACCAGTAGTTACAACTGGTAAAGTTAATTTGGAAGATATCAAAGAAATTAAAGAAGGTAGAGGTTTTTCAGTAGAAATTCCTAATCCTAAAACAAATAATACAATAGAAAGGATTGGTTCAAATAAAATCGTTAAAAACGGTGACAATAACAAAGTATATTTTAAACGTGGATAATGGTAATTGATGATAAAACGTATCAACTAGAAGAAAAAAACTATATACCGATTGAATGTATTAAAAAACAAATAGTAATCGGTCACACCAACAACAATGAAATGAAACATGTTGTGGGTTGGAAAAAAAGACATAATGGAAAATATAATAAAACAGCTGCATTTACAATAGATGCGGCTGGTGTTGTTTATAAACACTTCGACCCAAAGTATCAGTCAAAATATTTTGGGAAACTAGAACTAGATACCAAATCAATCATTATTTTATTGGAAAATGATGGGTGGTTAACAAGAAAAAATGCTAATTCTGCGTTTTATAACTGGAAAGGTGATATTTATAATGGTAAAGTTATTGGTAAGTTATGGAGAGGTTTTAATATGTGGTCTCACTATTCTGATAAACAATTTGAAGCAAGTGCTGAACTAGTTACCATGTTATGTGATGAATTTTTTATTCCAAATGTGGCTATGTCTCACAATACTAAAATAGATGATTTAAGTGACTACCATGGTGTTGTTTATAAAAGTAATATTGAAAAATATTATACTGATTTATCACCAGCTTGGAATTGTGAAGAATTTAAAAATAAAATTGAACAAATATAAAGAATATGAAAGAAAACATCAATGAACACGACATGACTAAAAGAATGATGGATATCATTAGAAATAGTCAAAAACCATTAATCAAAGAAGCTGATGAAGTTCCAGCACCAATGGCAGCACCAGTGGCTGAACCGCAAAATGCTATGGTACCTGGTGATGATTTACCAGAGGAAGAACCAGAAATGGCTGAATCACCAGAAAATAATTCAGCCGAACCATTGGAAGGTTTTGTTATTGATGATACTTATATCGAATTGGATAAAGATGACCAAAGATATAAAGATTTATCTGATGAATTAATGAATGTGACTAATTCAACTGTAACTAGTATATATATTTCATCTGGTGAAAATGGTAAAGAAAAAGACTTGGTAATCACTGGTTTACAAAATGGTTTAACTTTTACTATGTCATTAAACGTAACTGACGTTAAATTAAATGGTACATCTACAGCAAATGATAATGAATCAAAAAAATTACAAGGGTTTAGAGATAACTTAAATTCAAATATGAAAGATACTAAACAATATTTGTATGATGATAATTTAGATGATAAAAAAGGAATTTAATTATGATAAGAAATAAAATTATAATAGGATTGTTTATTGTTGTATTATTGTTATTCACATCATTGGGTTTAGTATTTAAACTATACCAAAATGAGAAAAGTGAAAGAAAAAGATTCAATGACAACTATGTTGCTGTGATGACTGATAAATCAAGACAACAAGAGTTAACAGCAAAAGAATTGGAGAAACTATATCCAAAATATGATAGTTTGGCTAATGAATTAAATATTAAAACAAAATTTATCACCAACATAATTGAAACTAGATACAATTTTAGAGATTCAGTTATTACAAGTAGTATACTAAGAAAAGATAGTGTATCTGAAAAGAGTTATTTTTCACTTAAAGAAAAATGTTATAATTTATCTGGTTACATAAAAAAAGACTCAATAGCATTTACAAATAAAGAGTTCAACGATAAATTAACAACATTCTTATATAAAGATTACGAGCACAAATACTTCTGGGGTTTATTAAAATTTAAACCTTATTATACAGCTAAAGTATATAGTGATTGTATGAAAGACACTGTAAGTATCTTAAATAACATTAAAATAAAAAAATAAAGTTTTATGACACAAAATGTTCCAACACCTCCAACACCACCAAAACCAGAGGTAACACCAAAAAAGAAAAATTACAAACCTAGAGTTAGAAAATCAGCACCAGCTGCTAAACCGTTGCCAAAAGTTTATATTGAAGAAAAGAAAAGGGAAATTCCTCTATATGACCCATTTACTGGTGAAGCTAATCCTTATTATGAACAATTAACTGGAAAGAAAAATCCGTTGAATCAAGGTAAAAACGTATTGGGAGGAGGCATTAACCTTAAAGAAGAACAATTAAAAAATCTAGTACCAGTAAATGTTGAATATGGTAGGAAAAATAGATTTTTAATTAATTTACCAAAAGATATGGGAATACCAGCTTTTTTAATAAATAAAATTAGTGGACCTAAATCAAAATATGACAACGTTAAAATTTTGGGACTTAAATCACCAATAAAAAAATATATATTTGAAGATATTGAAATAAATTTTAAAATTCAAATGTTCAGCAACGTACTTAAAACGTTGCATGTTTTTTCAAGCGAAGGTAAAGCATTTAATTTTTCAGTTGAAATTTTAGATTCAGCAGCTGTACCTTATCAAACATGGATGTATTCTGATTGTTTAATAAAAGAAATAAACGTTGAAGATTTAAGCTATAATAGTGGTGATTTTATGAATTGCACTTTAAAGTTAGAAGTTGGTAATTACAAAATAAAATAAAATTTAATAAATAATAAATAAAAGCCCTAGTTAGGGCTTTTTTTGTTAAATTATTATATTTATTAATATAAAACAAGTTACCCAAATGAAAAAGAAAATAAACGAGGATTTAACTAAAACTGAAGTCAATAAACAAATCAGTGTCTATATGGACAGTCGTGAGTTTAAAAACAAAATTGAGAAGATTGTTAAAGATAGAATAAAAAACGAAAAAGAGTTGGAAGATAAAATTGTTGATATAACTAAAAACGTGTTGACACAATTATATAAAACTCTTTGGGTTAAGAGAGCAACTTGGGTAAATAATATCACTAATAAAAATAACTAACATACTATGAAAAAAATAAAAATCACCAAAGAACAATTTGACAAAATTACAAATCTTTTAAAGGAAGGTTTTCCAAAACTTAAAAAAAATATAGTAGATAATACTTTTAAAAAAGGATTTGCTGGTAAAGAAATTAAAAATTTGGGTGAGGTCTCTACTGATTTTAATATTAAAAAAAATGTAACAGTTAAAGGGGTGCCTACGTCTAAACTAAGTAAATTCGGTAAAACACTAGTACCTAAACCTCCAATTCATGAATCTACTAGTAATGGTGATTTAAAACAAGAAACATTAGAGCTAATAAAAAATCTTTATAGTTATTCAGAATTTTGGTCTGAAAATGGTTTAAGTTATGATGAAATTTATGGTGAATTGGAATCAAAAGGACTTATCATTAAAAAAGATGGTAAATATAGTATATCTAGAGATTTAGGTTCAGCTGAAGAAGCTAAACAAACAATCGAAAATGAATTATCACAAATGATTAGTGGTGGTGAACAAGATAGTGAAGTTACTGGTGAATTAGATGAAGAAGAAGGACAACAACAATTAAGTTTTGCTGTTGTTGTATTTAATGAAGAAATTGCTATTTTAGAAGGTTCTGATGGTGAATACTATTCTTTTTATTATCATCCGTTCATAGATGATATTTTTAATAAAGAAATAACTGGTGGTGAATTACAACAAGAACCAGTTGGTGATGAAACTGATAATGATATTGACTATGAATATGGTGATTACGAAAGAACAAACGAAGCTATTAAAAATTATGTTAATAAAAATATAGGTGAATTAAGTGTAGGTGAAGGTATCAAAGGTTGGCATGATGGAATGAACATCAATAAATTTGATGAAGATTTAAAAAATTGGGTTTTAAGTATTAAATATGACCCTAATCAAGAAGAAAATATAGATTTTCTTGCATTTTTACGAAAAATGAAGTTTAATGAAGAACCATTGAATGAAATGCATGGTGAAGATGAAGAAGCATTCATTCAAAGAAAAATGGGTCAAGGTTTATCACAAACAACTGCTAAAGCTTTATACGACACACAAAAAACCTCACGTGACCAAGATACTGCTAGATTTGATGCACGTGATTTGGCAAATGATGTCGCAACTCAAAAAGCAGACCAATCAACAGACCAATCAACAATAGATAGATTAAAATCAAAAATAGTTCCAATAAAAGAACCAGTTAAAGAACCAGTTGGACAATACAGATTGTTCGATAAGGGTATTGATGAAATGTCACTTGGTGGTGGTGCTACGAATACTGGTGGACGTGGATTTGATTATACTACTAAATTAAGTGCTAAACCAATTAAAAAAGAAATGCCGATAGTTACAAATGTACCAGTAGTTTTTGAGGGATTAGCTAAAAAACCAAATGCTTTCAAAGAAACACAATTAAACAATGGTGGATTCGTTAAATTTAACGACTGTGTTGATTTAAACAATAAACCAGCTGGTTCTGGTTGTAGTTCTGGTGCTATTGATGGTGTAGTTAGTGTTGAGAAAACAAAAGGAAATGTAAGTGCACCTTCTTTAGATGAAAACAAAATTTACAAAACAATTGCTAAAAAGACTGGTTTATCAATGGATGCAGTTAAAAGAATAATTGAATCAAAAAATAATAAGTAGTAAACTTTACTAAAAACTAAGATATTTATAATAAAATCAATTAAAGATGGACAAAAACATAATTAAAAAACACTTAACACAATTTGTTAACGAAGCCAAAAATGAAACATCAAAAACACCTGGAATAGATGGGACTAAAGCTGTTATTAAAAAATCTGGTGAAGAGAACAAAAAAGGTGTTAACGATATGAATAAAGATTTAGCTAGTTATGAAAAATCTTTGAACACAAATATAGACAACACTGAAATTGTTAAGAACAAATTCAATTATAGTGATGAAAAAGAAAAAGAATTCCATGAACAAATGGAAATCATGAACGGTCAAGAAATGATTCAATATGATAGAGACCCAATTACTGAATTTCAAGAAAGAGCTTTAGAAGCAATTGAAGGTTCAACTAGAATGGGTAACAATCCAGAATGGGCTAATGTAGTACCAGAACAAATAGGTTTTACTGGACCAGATTTTGGTAAAAATTTAGTTAAAAACGCTAGAGCATCATTTGATAAAAGAGTAGCTGCTTCAACTGGTATTATGAGTTTTGGTGATGATATTGAAACAATACCTAAAGGAGCACAACCAATGCAAATTTTCTCAGCATTAGGTGAAAATAATAACAAAAATAATAATAAACCACAAATAAAAGAAGGAATGAAAAGACTTAACTTTAAAAAAGAATTTAACGGTGTTGGAAACGCACTTAAAATGATACCAGAATCATACAGAGTAGATAATAAAACATTCGAAATGACTGATGGTGTTGAAAACTATAAAATCCGTTGGGAAGGTACTTTGACTGAAGGTAGAGCTATTGTTCTTATGGCATCTGACAAAACTATGGTTAACGAAGATATGGCTCACATGAAACATCTTATGGGTTACAAATCAAACGAAACTCTTGGTCTTGTAAAAGGTAAAGCTAGATTAGATGAAAATGCTGCATTTACAGATATTTGGGCTAAAACTAAAGATTTGATGGAAGGTGCTGATATCGAAAGTGTAAAAGTTAAAACTGGTAACTTAGAAGATATCAAGAAAAAAGCTCCAGAAGCAACTAAACATGTTGAAGGTTCTGTATCTAAAGATAAAGGAACTCAAGCACCAGCTGCTAAAGAAGGTGATTTAGATGATGCTGTATCACATGCACCAGAAGCTAAAAAACACGTTGAAGGTTCTGTATCAACTGAAAAAGGTACAAAAGCACCAGCACCTAAAAATGGTAACTGGGAAGATGTTAAGAAAAAATCTGCTGACGCAACTAAACATGTAACTCTTAAAGAATCTGAAGCAAAAGATGATGAAGAAGAAGACGATGATGATGAAGAAGATACTAGAATTGATTACAGTATGGGTAAAAAAGATAAAAACCAAATGCCAAAACCACCAAAAAAATTAAACATTGATATAACTGAAACTGAAGAAATCGAAAGTGTAAAAGTTGGTGAAAAAAATTGGGATAAAATTACAGTTCCTCACGCTGCTGATGCAAAAAAAGATATTCACATGTTTAAAGGTAGTGTAGATGAAGGTGTTAAAATTGGTGAAAACTTTTTCGCACCACTTTCTGAAGAAATGGACGATTATGTTACTGAATCTGAAGAAGAAGAGGAAGAACAAGAAGAAGATGAAAATACAGAAATGTAATTTTAAATAAAATATAATATAAAAAAAGGTACTCATAAAGGGTACCTTTTTTTATTATATGATATTTATAAACAGATAACATTTTTAAACAATAAATTATGAGTTTAATAAAATTACAAGAAAAGATTGGGGTTAAAAATGATGGTTCTTTTGGACCAGCAACACTTAAAGCAGCAATGGTTTATTTTAAAATGACACCAGAAAGAGCAGCACACTTCTTTGGTCAAACAGCCCACGAGACTGGTGGTTACGTAGCGTTTAGTGAAAACTTAAATTACGGTGCCAAAGGATTGTTAGGTACATTCGGAAAGTACTTCAACACTACAACAGCTGAAGCTTACGCTAGACAACCAATCAAGATTGCTTCTAGAGTTTATGCTAATAGAATGGATAATGGTAATGAAGCATCACAAGAAGGTTGGAAATTTCGTGGTAGAGGTGCTTTGCAAACCACTGGAAAGGGAAACTATAAGTCTTTCTCAGAGCATTTAGGTAAACCAGAGATATTAACTAACCCAGATTTGGTCGCAACTGATTATTCATTTGAATCAGCGTTATTTTATTTTGAAAAAAATAATTTATGGAAAATTGCTGATAAAGGTATTAATGATAATACTATATTACTTATGACAAAAGCAATTAATGGAGGTACAAATGGTCTTGATGATAGAAGTTCGTTAACCAAAAGGTATTACTCATGGTTAACAAAATAAACATGACAAATTTTAGAAGATTTTTATTAACAATAATAGTTATAATTACCTTTTGTGTAATCACATTGGGTATTTTGCTTTCAATCCATACCAATACAGAAGTAGCTGGTGAATGGAAAGAATTGTTATTATTATTGTTGGGTGCTTTTATAGGGTCATACGGTAAAATAATTGATTATTGGTTCGATACAACCAAAAAAGATAATAAAGAAGAATAAAAACAATTTTATGTATACAAGAGAACAAATTCAAGCAGCATTAACTGCAAAGGGTTACGTCTATTTCGAAGACGCAGCAAATAAGACTTATGACGTTAATATCGTAGGTGTTAGAAACTCAGCAACTGGAAACAAAGTAACAAACTTATTTGATGATATGATTACAGTATCGTATAAAGATGAAACTGGTAATTGGGTTTATAAAGAATGGATGAACACAACCGAACCAGGGAAAAAAGGTGTTATGCAATATCATAATGTAAATGGCGTTGCTAGGCTCGTTGAAGGACAATATAGAGGTTCACATGCGTTAGGTCTTCACCAAGGCAAGTACGAGGCTTTAAGACAAGCAAAATCAGTAAAAGTTTATCGTGATAAAAACAAAGATTTAACCTTTGACGAAACAAAGATTGATGAAGGTATCTTTGGTATCAATATTCACAAAGCTGGACAAGATTCTACATGGGTTGAGAACTGGAGTGAAGGATGTCAAGTATTCAAAAGAGTTAAAGATTTTGATGAATTTATGAAGATTGTAAAAAAATCAGCAAAAATTCATGGTAATTCATTCACTTACACACTAATAGAGTCAAACGACATCAAATAACCTTTATTTTTAATGAATATGTATTACATTCAATAAAAAAGAAAATGGATAATAAATACGATAAACTTAGTTTCTTGGCATATATACATAACCCGATAAGTAAGGAAAGCATAGCTGTAATTTATGCTTCCAATAATATAAAGTACGAAAAATGTGAGCTATATAGTGATTTTGTTCAATCACTGTTGATGCTTGCATTTGATACTTATATGGGTGATGATGTAATGGGTGTTGAGGACCAGAAAAAACATTTTAAATGGTGTTGGGATAAAGTGATTGAGAATTTCAAAGAAGAAGGGATATCAATTAAAAGCGATAAACTATATGATTATTTCTTAGAGTTTATGCTTGAAGTGTTTTATACATATGATGGTAAAAAACCATATGATTTCACTGATGAAGGTGTGTTAAAAATATGGAGTGATGTTTTTACTTATGACAAGTCAAAAACACAAGCAGATATGGATACACTGGTTGAAATATATAAAATTTTTGAGAAATCATTGATTAATCAATAAAAAAATACGTTTTACTATTTATTTTTATAAATAATACATTAGTTTTATATCATGAATACAGAAAGACTATTTAACATTGTAATTGGTGAACTATCAATTGATAAATTGAAATTGGAAACCGAATTAGAAACCGCTATCAATTCAACTGAAGATGTTGACACTAAAATTATGAAAATCAAAAGTATTTTAGCTAGAACATCAACAGTTGAAAACAGTATTGCTAAATTTAGCAACTTAATAAATAACAATAACAATATCCAAAAAGAAAACTAAAATGGAAAAATTTGAAGAATTAAAAACGTTAATCACTTCTATCGAAGATGATGCAAGTAAATTTTATGAAAAAGGTAATAAAGCTGCTGGTGTAAGACTTAGAAAAGGGTTGCAAGAAATCAGAACTTTATCACAAACTTTGAGACAAGACGTTTCAGCAAAAAATAAGACAGTTAAGACTGCTTAATTAAAAATAAAATTATGTTAATAGTTATACTCAATAAAATATTTTTAATCATATTCTTTATGTCATGTTTAAATCTAATTAGACATTCATACTACTTTTTACAAGCAGCTTTACTTTCAAGTGAAGAGGAACCTAGAAAATACAAAATTTCAGACATATCATTATATTTGTTGAGTATATCTATTGCATATATTTTATCGGTAATATTTACTGGTATAACAATTTAAAAGAATTAATATGTCAAATATACAAAAAACACTAGATTCTTTACAACCATATGTTATTGGAATACGTTATTTAGAAGGTACTCCATTGGTAGATGCTGTTTTTAAAGAAGGCTGGACAGTTCCAGAAGACCCAAAAGTTAAAAAAGTTAAAGGTAACGATGAAATGAATTATTTCATGTTATTTAGCGAAGTTGAGGGTGTTGGGTTAGATGAATTGTTAGCTTACGTAAAGAAAACTATTGATATCAACGTTGAACGTGAGAAAAAACATGATTTACTTCGAGAAAAAGTCAACGAACTTAAAGAAGTATTTAAAAAAAATAGCTTAGATAAATTAAAAAGACTTAAATTTAGTTTTTTAGAAGAAGATTTGGTACCAAAATTAGATGATTTTGATATTGATGAAAGTTACGATGAAACTTATGAAGAAGAAGTTGTTGAAGAAATTACGCCAAATCTATATCCAGAAAACGTAGATGAATATGCTACCTCTGGTGAAAAAGAATTTGAAGAAACTATCGATACACAACAACACACTTTTTTAGATGAGAATGGTAACCCTATAGAATTATCTGAAGAGGAACTTGAAATTATCGAGGAAGAAGAAAGAGCTAGAAAAAATATTGAATATTTAAAAGGTAAAAAACAAACTGATAAATTTAAAAATGTTTCAAACAAAGTAGAATTACCACCTAGATAATTCTAATTAATTAACAATAAAAAAGCCCTATTAAATAGGGCTTTTTTTGTTGGTGGTAATTAATTTTCTTTATTGAAAGCTCTTTCAAAAGCTTCTTGAGCTGTGTGTATTAACCAAACACCAGCTGTTGCTAATAATCCGTTTAAGAAAACGATTAAGTAAGGATTATCAACACCTAAACTACCCATAGGGGTTAATTTACCGTATCCAAAGTGCAACATGATTGCGGATACTGCAAAACCCATCCAAGTACCTAAACACATAAAGCATGTGAATAATTTGTGGATACTGTAACCTCCAGTACCCATTTTTGCTAGAAGATTTCTCCAACCTTCAAATACAGAACCGTAAATCAAGTTGTTACACGCTCCATAGCAAATAAGAATAAAAATTAATGTAATCATAGTTTTTTATTTCAAATATAATGATTATACTTGAAATAGTCAATATTTATATTAAAATAGTTTATAATGAAAACTTTTATAAAAAATAGATTAAGCGTTTTACTTAATGAAAGTAAAAAAGATGAGTACCAATATCAAATGAGAGATATCGGTGGTTCTAATGTTTATTATAGAAAAAATAAAAAAGATAAATATTGGGAGATTATCGATGAAAAAGATTTTGAAATAACTTGCAAAAAATGTGATTGGCACTGGATGGCATCTGACTCAAATAAATCTGATTTATTCATTTGTCATAAATGCGACCATGACAATGAATCTTCTTATGTTAAATAATTTACAATGTAAAAAATAATACTTATATTTACTGAAAAAGTTATGAACGATAAAATGTTAGATAGAGAAATGAATCAAGCTGGAAACGCTATTTTAAATGACAAATATAAAACTGCATTAAAAAAAGCACAGCTTATAAACGAGATTAAATCTGGTTTAGGTGAACAAATAAAAAAGAATCCTAATAAAGCAAAACTAATTAAAAAATCTTGGTTTCAACGATTTATATTTAATATAAAAAAGATATTTACAAAATTTTAAAATGGATTACAATAAATTAATAAAAACAGTTTCTGAAATTTTTGAAAACGAAAACATTGAAAAAAATGGTTTGAGTTTGACATATGAATTAAACCCTAGAAACCATAAAGCAATGACTGAACAATTGTTTTATAAATCAAACCCACCATCAGCTAAATGTGACTATACAGATGAATTCGAAGTTGAATTTGATGGTATATTGGTTAGATTTATTAAAAAAATAGAAGAATAATTAGGTTCATTAAATATTATTTCGTACATTTGTAAAAAAAACACATGACGATAAGTGATATGATAGGTTCTGCTGGAGTAGTTTTAATGCTATTCGCTTTCCTTTTAAATATTCTAGATAGACTAGACAACGACCATCCATTATATATTGTTTTAAATATAATTGGAGGTATTCTTTCATGCACAGCATCTTGTATTATTCAATACGAACCTTTTATAATATTAGAAGGTACTTGGACACTAATTTCTATGTGGGCTTTATTTGATTACTTTAAAAAAAGAAAAGATGGTAAAAGAGAAGAAAATTCTTGAAGACTTTGGTGACTACGAATTGGTTGCTGGTTTAGATGAAGTTGGTAGAGGTTGCGGTGCTGGGCCAGTTGTGACAGCAGCAGTAATAATGCCGAAAGGTTTCAAATCTCCACTTATAAGAGATTCCAAAAAACTATCCCCAAAACAAAGAAACGAAGCATATCAACTAATAATGGATAATGCTATTGCTATTTCATGTCAAGCTGGTTCTGTAAACGAAATAAACGAAATAGGTATAAATCCTTCAACGTTTAATACTATGTATAAGTGTTTAGATGAATTATCAATTAACCCAGAACACATACTTGTTGATGGAACAGTATGGGATGAACGTGAACAAGACCCAGAAGTAACACTAGTACCCAAAGGTGATGATACATATACGTGCATTGCAGCAGCAGCTATTGTTGCCAAGGTAAGACGTGATGAATATATGTGTAAACTACATTTACAATACCCACAATATAATTGGTGTGGAAACAAGGGGTATTTAACGCCAGACCATATTGAAGCATTGAAAGAACATGGTGCTAACAAGTATCATAGAAAAAAATATGTGAGAAACTTTGTTTAAAATTTGTTTTATTGAAAAATAATACTTACATTTGTTATATTAATATAAAGGTAATAGTATGAAAAAAGAGATAATATATGTAATAAAAAGTGTTGGGTTGTTTTTATTTTTAAGTTTGTTCGCATCTTGCAACAAAGAACCGATAACACCTGGAAATTATAAAGCTGGTACTTTACCAGTTGACGATACAACAACATGGGAATGGCAATATACCAACGGTGGAACATTACCCAATAATACTGGTAATCAATTATATGATTTAGTTGGGACAAAATGGTTATTGACAAAAGTGGTAACAGCTTTTTCAACGTCATATCCAAATGATACTTTAAAGTTCATCAATAATAACAATTACATATTGAATAGCAACGCAGTTAGACCTTATCAAATATCTGCTGGTGTAGCATCAACAAATAAAACACTTACATTGTATTACTTTTATCCATTTGGTGGTAGTCATTATAGTGGTGAAGTTGGACAATTTTTTGTTACTGATGGTGTAATTAATAACTGTGAATTTATGAACATACAGAACACCACATCAACAGTAAAAGCTTGGTTTGTAAAAATTTAAAAATAGAATATATGAAAAACAAGAGTAAATTTTTAATTATCGTATCATTGTTTGCGTTAGTTAGTTGTGCTGATACGGAATCAGAGACAACCCCAGTATTAAAGGAGAAAGCAGTAGTCGTAACACTATTATTTTCACCTTCGGAACATAATACCGAAGTGACTAGAACAATGTATGACCATGGTGGTTATACTGGTACAGATTACGATGGTAATTCTGGTGTAAAGATTGGTAACGATTATCAAGTAACAACAACTACAGTTCCAGAACGTTTTGGTGTTGCTTTCCAATGTGAACATGGAACGTTTACCGTTGAAGGTGAAGAAACAAAACATAGAGTGCTATATAATAAGTTAGCAGCATCTGTTGGTGATACTGTAACAATACTTTACCAAGAACATTATACTAGAACATACGAAAAGGTTAACGGTGTTAGGAAACTAGTAAATCGTGAATTATATGATATGGATTTCTTAGATGCACGAAAATAAAAGACTGAGAATCAGTTAAGTAAAAAATAAATTAAAAAAACTTATAAAAAAAGTTGGCAAACCGAAAAATTGTTCGTACATTTGCAATATCAAAATTAAAAATCTTAAAATTTAAAATCATGAGTACATTATTAAAAGCTATGCAAACAAAAAATTCGTTAACTGAAAACGGAATGGTAACTAACTCTTCATCTTTAAACCTTTGTGTTGACTTGTTCTTCCAAATTGGTGCGATGAGAGGTCAAGATAAGACTCGTCTTATCAATGCGTTTACAAAAGCTTATTCTGAGAATCCTTTAAATGCTATGCGTTTATTATTCTGGGCTCGTGACGTAAGAGGTGGTGCTGGTGAGAGACAAATCTTTAGAGATATCGTTACTTACTTGTCTGAGAATCGTACTGAATCTCTTGCGAAAAACTTAGGTTTATTTGCTGAGTACGGTAGATGGGATGACCTTTTGGTTTTGGTTGGTACACCATTAGAAAACGCAGCGTTGGGTTACATCGCTAAAGGGTTGGAAGATAAAAACGGTCTTTGTGCTAAATGGATGCCACGTCCAAACGTTGGTAACCGTGACAAGAAAAGACAAGCTTCTGCTCTTAGAAAATACTTAGGGTTAACACCAAAAGATTACCGTAAGTTATTGGTTGAAAACTCTAACACTGTTGAGCAATTAATGTGTTCAAAAGAGTGGACTAAAATTGAATACTCTAAATTGCCATCAAAAGCAATGAGTGATTTGATGAAAGCATTCTCTAAAAATGATTTAGAGCGTTTCCAAGCTTACTTGACAAGTGTTGAGAAAGGTGAGGCTAAAATAAATGCTGGTGCAGTATATCCATACGACATCGTTAAAAACATGAAAACTGGTAACACCAAAGGTGCTAACGTACAATGGGATGCGTTGCCTAACTACATGGAAGGTAACAACGAGAGACTTTTACCAATGGTGGATGTTTCTGGGTCAATGGGTACTCCAGCTGGGAACAACGCTAACGTAACTTGTATGGATGTAGCAATCTCTTTGGGGTTATACATTTCAGAAAGAAACGAAGGTCCTTTCAAAGATGCATTCATTACGTTTACATCTAACCCAACATTACAATACCTTAAAGGTAGTTTGTCTGAGAGATACAGACAAATTCAAGGGCCAGTTGGATATGATACTAATGTTGAAAAAGCGTTTAGAATGCTTTTAAACAAAGCTGTTGAGTCAAATGTTGCACCAGAAGAAATGCCAACAATGATTCTTATGTTGTCAGACATGGAATTCAATTGTGGTAGTGTTCGTGGGTGGACTGCTCAAGATATGGTTGAGTCTCTTTATACTCAAGCTGGGTACACAATGCCTAAGTTAGTATATTGGAACATCCAATCAAGAGGAGATAATAACAAACCAGTACAATTTGATAAAGAAGGTACTGCGTTGGTATCTGGTTTCTCTCCAGCATTGCTTACTAATTTATTAGCTGGTAAAGACATGACTCCAATATCTATGATGTTGAGTGTTATTGACTCTGAGCGTTACGCACCAGTAACTATTTAAAATATTAAGAGGGATGTATGGTTAAATGACCCATCCCTCTTTTTTATGACTTGTTTTTTAAAAGATGCATTCTGCAACCAAAAAACTTAAAAAAAACAATTATATACATGGAAAGTGAATCGAAAGATTCCACGTAGGTTCCCAAAACCTCTATTTTTATAAAATTGGAAAACTTCTTAACTGGGTTTGAAGTAAATGCCCCCGTATCTTGTAACAAGTCATTAAAAAGCCTCACAATTGTGGGGTTTTTTTGTTTTTAGTGTTTACACTATGAAAAAAAATCGATACTATTGTTTATTATTTAATACATAACATTATATTTAAAGAAAGACGAATGAAAAGAATTGTTGTAAAAGAAATTGACAAATTAAAAAGCACCATGGATGGTGAAAAAGTTATCACAGAATATCTAATTTATTTGATATTGAACCAAGGTGGTGGTGACGTTAAACTAAACGGTTTTACCGAATACGGTGAAAAAAATAAAGAATCCAGAATAAATGAGCTTATTGTTGAACATTTTGTGAGCAATGAATCGCTAGTTAAAATAAATAAAAAAGATATAATCCAAGAAGTTAAATTCGAGGAATACTTAAACAATTAAAAAAATGAAAGAAAATGAAACAAATTATCCGATGGTGCTTGTCTTTTACTTAGATGCAGAAATGATGAAAGTTAAAGAAATTATCCAACCATTTGCTGAATCAATAAACACTATGTTGATACATAAAAATGCAAACGCAATGGCATTCTTTATTCCAACAAAAGGTGAAGAAAGAGTTGAGTGCATCAATCCATCAATCGTTGCTGAAGCTGATATGTCTAAAATAAATGAAATGGTTCAAGACATCAAGAAAAGTTTTGCTATTGCTGAAGATATCAACGTTTTAGATGAAGAAATTGATATGACTGACGAAGAAATTGTTGAAGAAATTGCTAAAATGGCAGAAATTCTAAATGAAAAACCATGTGATTGTGGTAATAACCCAAATGGTAAATGTAAATGTAATGACTAGAGAAGATAAAGGTAAACTATATGATGAATACCTAAGAGAGAGCGATAAACTACAAAGAGAGAACTCAAAATTGAAATCAGAATATGTTGTGAACATACCAGAACATGTTGAAACAAGAATTTTAACCAACAATGTTAAAATAACAGAATTGGTTAAAAAATTGGAAAATTTATTTGTTGATTGATTATGGAAAGTAAATGGCAAGAAAAATGGAACTATTACGGTTGGAAAGAATATTTAGATATAATGCCAGAACGTGATACTATGCAAAAAGATTGGAATAGTACATTTGTTACTAAAATAAAACTTTTAGTCGTTCAAATTAAAGGGTTGGATGAAAAAGCTGAAATAGGTGTATCTGTACACCCAAACCTATATGAAACATTAATCAAGCACATTCCTTTTAATAAACAAGAAGGTGATGTAACTTATGTTTCGATGCGTTACCCAGTTAATTTAGATGCAAGATTACCAGAAGATAAAGTATATGTTTATCAAAAAGGTGTTGACGAAAATATTGGTGAAATACTAATTGATTTCGTTACAGAAACACGTGTTTAAGGTCTAGCACTAGTTCTTCTAATTTTGGTGTATGGCCAGCCAGTTTCTTCATGTATGATATCATAAATTCGTCCTACACTAGCTGGTGTGGCTGTCCCCATAAACATAAGACTTTTTATCTTTTGTTTTTTAACTATCTTTGCTAGGGTGTGATGCAGTCTTTGTGCATCTACTAGATTTTTACATAAAACCATGTCAAATTGGTCCTCATTATAAATAATTAGTTTATTATGAACGACAATAATTTGTTTGACCATTTTTTTGGCGTGAGCACCATACATCAACCTTTTAACTATTTCTCTAATTGTAGGTCTTTCTTCTCCTTCATATCCATAGATAGAAAATGTTTCTTCAACATCATAATCTTCAGAAGTCAAGATAGTCCAATCACCCAGAGGTTTTTCAGTATATAATTTACCATAATCATCCCTAAGAATTCTGAAAGTATCAGTTTCTTCTGTGGGTTTAGTTACACAAATTTGATATTTAACTTTTTTAATTACATTGGTAATTAAAAATCTTTTAGGATATAAAATATTATTCTCATCTATCAATTTATGAAAATTGTTAAAAACGGTTTCTTTGGTTTTACATCTATGTAAAGTCTTCTTGTATTTCCCGTTTGATGTTAATATTACCCTATAAATCATAAAAAGTTGTTTTTTATTATAATATTAAGTACATTTGTAAAAAAATAAATATTTAGCATGAGCAAAAAAGATTATTATGAAGTCTTAGGACTTAAAAAAGGTGCTACATCTGATGAAATTAAAAAATCTTATAGAAAGCTAGCAAAAGAGCATCATCCAGATAAAGGTGGGTCTGAAGATAAATTTAAAGAGATATCTGAAGCTTATGATACATTGTCAGATTCAGATAAGAAAAATAAATACGATAGATTTGGTCATTCAAATGGTAATCAACAAGGTTCACCATTTGGTGGTAGAAACCATTTCCGTGGTGGTTTTCATACCCAACCTCAAACTATCGTTGGTGCCGATATGTCACTTCTAGTTAAATTAACACTTGAAGAAATATTTACTGGTACTAAAAAAACATACAAATATAATAGAAAAGCAAAATGTGGAACTTGTAAAGGTCATGGTGGTGAAGATATTGTTGATTGTTCTATGTGTGGTGGTAGTGGACATGTTGTAAATATATACAACACACCAATGGGTCAAATTCAACAAGTAACTACATGTACTGCATGTAATGGTATAGGTAATTCTTATACCAAAGAATGTAAAACATGTAGTGGTTATGGTTTGGTTGATACAGTTGAAAATGTTGAAGTTGATATACCAGCTGGGGTTATAGAAGGAATGACATTTGTTATGTCTGGTAAAGGTCATGGGGTAAAGGGTGGTAATGAAGGTGATTTACATATAAAAATTCATGAAGCACCACATAAAACATACACTAGGTCTGGTTCTGATTTAAAAATGAACTTAAAGTTATCTTATCCTCAATTAGTATTGGGTGATAAAATCGAAATAGAGACGATAGAGGGTTCTAAAATAAGAATTAGTATTCCAGAGTATAGTGATGTTGGAAACAACCTTAGAATCCCTTATAAAGGTATAAAAACATACGGTAAAGATGGTAGAGGTGACTTATTGATTACATTGGGCGTTTATATGCCAAAAAGTGTTGATGATGAAGTTAAATCGATAATTATCGATTTAAAAGAAAAATTAACAAAAAATGTTGCAACACATCAAACTAATTAGTATATTTGTATAAATAATTTAATATAAACTAAAAAAAAAAGAGTATGGCAAAATTTGAAGAACCATTTGAAGACACACAAGACTTATATAATGAAGTCATCAAAACAGCTGGGTTAGACCAACACGTAAACATTACGATTTTGGTAAATAACAAAGCAAAAGAACTTTTCAAAATTAACAAAGCGAATGAGTTGTTAAAGTATAGAACTGGTGATGATATCATTATCGTTTTGAATGAAAAGATTTTTGAAGGATTAACTGAGGACCAACGTAGAATTGTTGTTGAAGAATCTTTGGCTAGTATCCATTATGATATGGAAAATGATAAATTAATTATCACTAAACCAGATGTGGTAACATTCAGTGGTGTGTTAGCTAAACATACATTTGATAAGTGGGAAGCATTGCGTGAGTCCATCAAAACTCTTTATGCTGCTGAAAAACAAGTTGAAGATGAAGCCGCTAACGCAACATCTAAAGGTAAAAAACAATTCTCATAATGACTAGAGACGAAGTAGAAGAATTATTAGCTGATTCAAACCCAGAAGCATTATTTATGGATGGGTTTGATGATGCAATAATAGGTATAGCCGAGAGACCTAATTTAGGTCCGATAGTAGCTTATGATGAAGAAAAAATAATCGATATTCTTATCGCTCAAATGGAACCAGATTTAGATGATTTAGACGGAAGAGATGAGTTTGATGTAAAGGTAGAGATGGCATTTGATTATTATGGTTACAATATCAAATCAACATGGATGGGTGAAAACACACCAATAATTATAACAACAAATTTTGATTAAAATATGGATTTAAATAACGAATTTAGAGACTATGCTATTAAGCATATGGGAGTTTCCTCAATGGAATATTACCAATGGGAACAAATGCAAGAAAAACTTTATGGGTCGCAAGCTTCACTTATGGTTCCTTCTTCATCATTAACACCATATATTCTTGAAGAAAGAGAATTACGTGTAACACAGATGGATATCTTCTCACGTTTGATGATGGATAGAATTATCTGGTTAGCTGGTCCAGTTAACGACAGAATGAGTACAGTTGTACAAGCACAGCTAATGTTCTTGGATAACTTAGAAGTAAAAGACATCACACTGCATGTCGATAGTCCAGGAGGAAGCGTTAAAAGCGGTCTATCAATCGTTGACGTTATGAACTACATCTCATCTGATTTAGTTACAATCAACACTGGTATGGCAGCAAGTATGGGAAGTATCTTATTGGGTGCTGGTACAAAAGGGAAACGTTATAGTCTTGCTCATAGTAGAGTAATGTTACATCAAGTATCAACTGGTGCACAAGGTAACTTACAAGATATTCGTGTTTCTATTGCTGAAGGTGAAAAATACAATACTGAGTTGTTCAGATTATTAGGTGAATATACTGATAAAGACCCAGCACAAGTATTGGAAGACACAAATCGTGATATGTGGTTGAATGCTGATGAAGCTAAAGCTTATGGTATTATCGATGGTATTATAACAAATAAAATTGTTAAAGCTAAAAAATAATTACAAAAAAACTTGCATAATCAAAATAATGTTCGTACATTTGTAATAAGAAATTAAATAAGTGGGTTTTTTAACCGAAACCCACGTATTTATTAAACACGTTCTTTAATTTTATGGGGTATTAATGGTATTGACTGAATATAGTCGTAGGTAGTAAGCATGTAGTGCTAGATTGGAAGCACTTAAATCTGTCTATTAAAATTTGAATTGACAACGATTTTATCGTATCAGAAAATTTCCTAGATGAAGCGACATTCGTTTCTAACGGAGAGCTTGCAGTAGCCTAATATTGCAAATGGTGGTAAAGTCCACCGATAGTGGTAATCCACCAAGAACCAACATTTCTTAGTTGTAAAAATTAGCAACGATGGTCGCTGCACCTCCATCGGTATAAATAACGTAGCACAACTTTGCTAGGATTAGAAACTAGATAAACATGTAGAAAGCATTGAAGAATATTCAACACTGGGGTTCGACTCCCCAATACTCCACCAAACAATCTTGTACCTTTCACGTAGTGGTGGTTGCACGTCAGAAATGATGACTAAGAGATTAACAAAAATTGTTTAAAAACTACTGCCTTGCCAAGGACAACAGTAATAATATGCCTAATATAGTCGCTTATATTAGGCATTTTCGTTTTAAAAAATTTCTTTCATATATTTATTATAAAAATAGATATGAAAGAAATAATTGACAACATCTTAAAAAGCTTTAACACGAAAAGAGAAGGTTATAGCTCTAGAAAACTAACAGCGTTTGTTATTGTATTGTTGGTTATTATAATACATGTCAAATGGTTAATGTTGGGTAATCTTACACAATTAGAAATGGTTTTGAGTATTGATTATGCATTTATTGCAGCATTATTTGGAATGACAACTTATCATTCTTTGAAAAGCAATGGTGGTAAAGGTGATAAAAAAGAAGAACCAGAAAATACAGACGAAAATATAGGATAAAAAAAAAAGGATTCAAATCTGAACCCTTTTTAATGTTTACACAACCTTACTCGCTTGGAGGTGGTGGTGGTGGTGGTGTTGTATTCGTTTTTGGTTTTCCACATCCGCATCCCATGACTTTAAATTTTAATTTACTTGTTATTTTATAATAAATATTGACTAATATGAAAATTAATCATATATTTGCTTATGTTCAAGACAAAATATATAACAACACTACTAGATAGTAAATGGTCCGTAATAAAAAATGGTGTAATTTTTAAAGTTATCCCAAGAAAAGACGAATACATTTATATTAATGATATGTATTACCAAGTATTAAACGTGGTACATAATCTCACTATAAAACATCAGATACTAATTATTGTTGAAGAGTTCTCTCAAAAAAACGTATTAGAAGCAACTAAGAATCAATCAGTTATAAAATAAATTAAAAATAATTGATGTTTTAGTTGACAAAACAATAAAGTGTTCGTACATTTGTATATATTTATTTCAAAACGTTCTTTAATTTATTAAAAATATTATCAAGAAAGATGGGTTCTGCAACCAAAAAATACAAACTATGATAGAATCTAAATGGTATGTGAGAGAATGTGAAAACATTGTCAAACAACGGATATAGATAACATGGTAAGACTTCCAATGAAAACAAAAGTCAACGTCAGACCACCCCAAAAGGTGCAAGTAGGATGTAGTCGAACAACAGTAGACTCTCGCCAAAGCAAAGCCGAAGACGTAAAATGGGTTAATCCGCTGGGATGAAAAAAGCAAACAATCATCTTGTGATAACAATATTGGCAAAAAAATCTTTTCAGCAATTAAAACTATCTATACTTAAAAGAAAAAAAAAACAGATTTTGGCCAACAATGTCCTAGAAGTTTAGACTTTATCAGATGGGTATCGAAAGGTATCTATGGGATAATTGGTTCGTAGCCAGTCTAGGGCACATATTGCGTTATGGTGTAAGTGGTTGCACATGAGGCTCATAACCTTGAAGGGTGGTTCGACTCCACGCTACGCTACAAAGAAAGGATAGTTTCAGCAAAACTAAGGTTAAATTAAAATTTGCATAAATTTAGATGAAAGGGTTCAATTCCCAAAACTATTCTGACATTATTAAAAGCTCATCATATGATGGGCTTTTTTTTTTATGTAAAAATTTGTATAATCGAAAAACTTTTAGTACATTTGTAATATGGAAAAATTAACTAGTGAAAATGTTGAGGAATTTGTTTATGATTACCCAACTAAATATGTACAAGGATTCATGGGTAGTGAGATAATGGCTATCTTAGAAAAATATGATATTGACAATGAAAAGTTTTTCACAGCTTTAGGTGTTAACACAGTTATGAATATTGAAGGTAACTTTATTACTTATCACTGCGACATATTGAAAGGGTTACTTTGTGTAATCGAAAATAGAGAACAGACATTTGAAGAATGGGATTAATTTAAAACTAAAATAAAATGGGAGGAATAGGACAAAACATGTTAAGGGAACACCTTGAAGATTTAGAGTTATCTAAAAAGAAAAAACCAAAGTTATTGATTATCGGTAACATGCGACATGGAAAAGATACTTTAGCTGAAATGTTTAATGAGGAATTTGGGTATACATTCGAGTCTTCATCTCAATCAGCAGCAAATATTTTTTTGTATGACGAGTTAAAGGGTAAGTATGGTTACAAAACACCAGAAGAATGTTTTGAGGACCGAGTGAATCACAGAGAAGAATGGTATTTAGCTATTTGCGACTATAACAAAGATGATAGAGCAAGATTAGCCAAAGGCATACTAGAACGTTCTGATTGTTATGTAGGAATGCGTGACAGAGATGAAATCGAAGAATGTTTAAGACAAGGTATTTTTGATTTGGTTATTTGGGTAGATGCTTCAGATAGATTACCAAACGAAGATGCAAGTTCATTCAACATTGATAAATCATGTGCTGATGTTATAATTGAAAACAACGGTACATTTGAAGAATTCAAAGCAAAAGTATTAAGATTAGGTAAAACTTTATTAAAATAAAAACTATGGGAAGAAAAGTTAAAATTTATCAAACAGAGTCGTATACAACATATATTGTACGAGAACCAATCACAATTGATTTGGATGAATATCCAGAATTAGAAAAGTTGACCAACGATGAAATAATTGATTATCTAGAAGGTAATTCATCTGAAATGAAACCTCAAAATGAACAGTATTATGACTCATTATCAGATGAATTAGTTGAGAAAGATATTATTAGAGATAAAATAAATAATGAAGAATATTCATATAGAGTTGAAGATTCTGAAGAATAAAGTTGACAAATTAAAAAATCTTTAGTATATTTGCACTATAGATTTGGTCTTATGATGTAACGGCAGCGTAACGGTCTCTAAAACCGATAGTGAGGGTTCGATTCCCTCTAAGACCACAAAAGGTTTACCTTTTTAAAAAAAGTGATATATTTATATAAAAAAGAAAATGAAAAATTAGATTTCAAAATTAAGAGTTGTCACAAGACGTGACTTATCATTACCAACACAAGCAGTGCAATCAGCACATGCTGCCATTGATTTTCAGCACGCTCATCCTAAAGAAGCGTCAGAATGGCAAACAAAATCAAATTATTTGGCATTATTAACAGTAGCAAATGAGGAAGAGTTATATAAACTCTCAGAGAAAGCTGCAATCAGAGGAATTAAATATACTATATTCCGAGAGCCAGACATCAATAACGAAATTACCGCAATAGCTTTTGAACCATCTGATGCTAGTAAAAAAATTACTAGTTCGTGTCCTCTATTGGGTAAAAATAACAATAACTAAAACTATAGATTATGAATTAGATTAAAGCACCTCCTTAAATTTATTTTAACTAGGACATTTACTAGGACATCGTGTCCAAGTACTACGAAAATTATAAAATAAATTTAAAAACATAGACATTATGAAAACTATAGAAGAAAAACAATTAGAAGTTAAAAATTATTTAACTAAATCAGAATTACACTTATTCAAAAATAAAAAAAGTGAATTATTCAAAATAATACCATTTGACGTTGATGGTGAATTATACGTTACTAAAATAACTATAAAAAGTGATAACACTACTGAATCAACAGTACGTAAAGTGTTTAGATATGGTAGTGATGACTTAAAAAGAACATGGAAAGACTATTTCTTTTTTAAAAGTATATACCATAATGATGAAGCTGTTTCAATCAAACATTTCAAAGCTATCAATATATTCTTTAGTCATTTACGTGGTAATTTAACAACAGATGCTGTGAAAAATGTTGAATATATGAATAAAATCATTGAACTTAAAAAAATATCTGTAAATTATGTTGACAAACCAGAAATTTAATCGTATATTTGCTAAAATAATTTTAACTTAAATAAAAAATATGACAGTAACAGAAAACAGTAATGTTAAAGTACATTACACTGGAAGATTAGAAGACAACACAGTTTTTGACACATCAGAAGGTAGAGACCCATTAGCGGTTGAATTAGGGAAAGGTTTATTAATCCCTGGATTTGAAAAAGGATTACAAGGTTTAAAAGCTGGTGAGAAAAGAACAATCACTATTCCATCTGATGAAGCTTATGGTCCAATCAGAGAAGAAATGACTCAAGAAGTGGAAAAACAATTTGTACCAGAAGGTGTTGAAGTTGGACATCAATTAACAGCTGAAGGACCACAAGGTCAAATGATGGTTGTAGTTGCAGAGATAAAAGAAAACACTGTTGTTTTGGATGCTAATCACCCATTGGCTGGTAAAGACTTAATCTTCGATTTAGAAGTAGTTGAAGTAGCCTAATCTTATTAAAAAATAATTAAACCCAGATTTTTGTCTGGGTTTTTTTGTTTTATTAAAATAAAATGATTACATTTGTATTATGGAAAGAATAAAATTTGAACTAGAAGTACCAAACGATATTAAAATTATACACCGTATCTTTAGTGATAACGGTTTTAAATTATTTATCGTTGGTGGCAGCATACGTGATGCATTGTTAGGAAAAGTCCCAAAAGATTGGGATTTAGCTACTGATGCTATTCCAGATAAGGTTGAATCGATGATGGAAGAAGCTGGTCTTAGAACACTTGCTACTGGGAAAGCTTTCGGTGTTATCAACGTATTTACAGATACAGATGAATTCGAAATTGCAACTTTTCGTGAGGATATTGGTTCAGATGGTCGTAGACCAGACAGCGTTAAATTTACAACAATAGAAGGTGACGTATTGAGACGAGATTTAACGATTAATGCATTATTTTTTGATTTAGATACATCTGAAATAGTTGATATGGTTGGTGGTGTTGAAGACCTTAAAAAGGGTATAATACGAACTGTTGGTGATGCTGCTGAAAGATTTGAAGAAGATAGGTTACGTATTCTTAGAGCGATAAGATTTGTAAGTAGATTTGATGGTGTTTTATCCAAAGATATAATACTTACACTTATTCTAGATAGCAGCTTGGAAGGTATATCAGCTGAAAGAATCAGAGATGAGTTCATCAAAGGTTTGAAATCAGCTAAATCTGTAATCAAGTTTATGGAGTTGTTGGATACGTTTAATTTGTTTGATTGGATATTCCCAAACATGGTTATTAACAAAAACTTTATTGATGAAAAAGACCCAATACTTGTGTTGGCTACATTGTTAAAAGATAATGATTTATCTTTTATAACAACAAAGTTGAATAAATTGACTCATCCAACATCAGATATAAATAAAATAAGTTTTTTATTAACGCTGCACACTATTGAACAAATAGATACTGCTGTTACGTTGAAAAAATCGTTGATTAAAAGTGACATATCTAGTGAACAGTTATTTAACTTTGGAATTCGTAATATGATTTCTGGAAATTTGTTAAATGCGTTGGAAGACTTTGAACTTACAGTTAGTGGTGAAGAAGTAATGAAAGAGTTCAATTTGAAACCAAGCAAAGAATTGGGTGACAAAATTGTTGAGTTAGAAATAGAGAACTTTAAAAAACTTTTATAAAGATATTTATTTTTATTAAAACAACATTATATTATGTTTTTATTATTTAAACTATGGCAAAATTTTTAGCAATTTTTAATGACACAATCGATGAGATTGAAGTGAACGGATTTATCGTAATGACAGAAAGAGAAGTCGAAGAATACGAAGAATTAGCGTTGAGCATCACATGGCCATTTACACACAATATGGGTGAAGATGAGTTGGAGTTTTCTAGTGGTGAAGATTTATTATCTAAGATTGATTTTAATGAAATCACAAATGATGAAGCAAAAACATTTAAAAAACTATTCAATGATGAATTTGGAGTTTTTATAGGGTTTGATACATTGGAAAATGTCGTTGGTGAGGAAGATGATGACTTTGATGAGGAAGAAGACGATGAAGATGATTCACCTTATTATGACGAAGACTTCAATGACAACTATTAAACATTTCTATCAACCTACTGGGAATACATGTGGACCAACATGTATTTATATGGTGTGGTTTTATTTGGTGAACAAAGACAATATAATTTACAGAACGTGTAAAGATTCTGATGGTTTTATAGAAATGAAGTACGATATAAGAGATATCGCACATTTTTGTGGTACTGATTGGATTGTAGGTACACCACCAGATAGAATGGAAAAAGGTATGGAAAAATTAAATTTTAATTATATTGAATACATATCATCGCCACACCCATATGATTTACTAAGAACAATCATAGATAGTGGAAATGTATCAATGCTTAGAACAATAACAAAAGGTGTTCCTCACTGGATAATTGTTAATGGGTATGATGAAAATGTTTTTAATGTTTTAGACCCATGGTTGGGTGAGATAAAATATTCAATACAACAATTAGATTCAATTTGGAAAGTAAGAGATTATCAATTTTTTGAAATTACTGGTTATGAACATTAGATACGGAATTCCACAAGAAATGAGATTAGAAGCCATGCAATGGTCTTTTCAATATTTTAAACATGTTATCTACAAAAAATATTTTTTTACAATTATAGAAGAGGAAACCAATTGGGATATATCAGCAATCATATTGGATGACGAAGATAAAATAAAAGGGTTGTATCTTTTGGGTAATAATCAATTATATTCATTCTGGTCAAACGAAAAATATGATGGGTTAAAAGGTATTGAAGGTGTGTTGTTGGTTGTTGATAAAGAAATCAGAGGGCAAGGTTGGGGAAACAAATTAAAAGAGTACCCAAAGACACTTCAAGTTGATTATATTTGGGGTATACAATTAAAAACACTTAACAATATAGGGGACTGGTTAAAGCGAAGAGAAATACTTTTTGAAACTACAACTACTTATATAACAGCAGAGATTTTTTAATAATTTTTACATATTTATAATAAAAATATTATAATGAGAAGAATTGATAAAACAAAAAACTTAAAAAAAGCTAATTTGTTAGCTGAACAAAGGTATTTACAATCGAAAGGTTTTATAACAGAAAATATGATTGATGAATCAGATTTATATGAATCCGATAGAACGTCAATGTCTGAATTTTTTGGTGATGTAACAGATAATGTTGATACATTACTTAAAATGTTTTCTAAATACAAACCAAATAATAGTTGGTTCATGACAGTTGGTTATGTTAATAATGTTAGTTCATCTTCATTACCAGTTAATATTAATCCAGAAAATTTAGCTGAATTTGAAGGGATTGCAGCCAAATTAGATAACCCAAAACTAAAAAGGTATTTAGATAGTATGGTTGGTTCTGAAGAATGGAGTGCAGTTAAAAACAAATACGCAGTAGACCAAGAAAGAGCAGCTAGAGGATTAAAATCAAAAAGCCCTGGAAAAGCAACTTACACCAATCCATATGCTGGTAGAAAATATAAAGATAGTGAAACTAAGGAAGACATCACAATACCATCTAAAGTTTATTCTACTAAAAGTTTTACTATACAATGGAATAACGTAAAAACTAAAGCGGATAGAGATGCTGAAATTACAGCATTAAGGGATAAACATGGTATCAGTGGTGAAGAAGGTTCTATAGCTACAGATGACATGAGAGGACTTGGATATGAAAGAATTCCTATGACTCCATTTAAACAACACCAAGGGACTAAAAACACTATGATTGATTTCTACGCCAAGGGTGGTGTTAAGTCACATAAATCTAAATTTTTTATAAATTTTGAAGGTGATATCGCAGAATTAACACCAGAAGAAGCTAACTTTATTTTTGCTAACTCTAAATCTAAAGAAAGTGGAATGCCTAAAAGATTAGCTGATATGGCAAATCAAGAAGCGGCTAGAGAGATTTGGAATATGGAAAGTCTGTATGAATTTAAAAACTTTAATTTAGATAATATTTTTTACATAAATTGTACTATGAATATTGATGGTGATAATAAAAAGTTTTCATACATAAACAAAAACGCTGTACCTAGTGGCTTAAATCAAGGTGAATTTTCAGAGTTTATAGAAGCATCATTACCAAAAAGTAATGCTGTAAATGAAGGTCCTATTATGGGTATTTATGAAAATGTTGATGATAAAAGTTTAATTGATGCTATTGAAGGGTTAGAAGATGCTGATATAGGTTGGTCTAATGACCCTAATAAAGGTTTGTCAATCGCTTTTGATTGGGATAACGTTGATGAAGACTTATTACTAACGCAAATTTTAAATCTTATAAAAAAAGTTAACCCTAATGCTGATTTAGGGAAAAAGAAGCAATCATTACTAGATACTAAAAGTAACATATTAGCTAATTTTAATTCTAAATTATATTCAGCTTCACAAAGAAGTTTCTCTGCATTTAGAGGGTTAAAAGATTATTTTATAGATAATTTAGAGACGTTTAAATAAAATAAATAAAACAAACATATATGAAAAAGAAAGAATTTTTAACAGAAGCAAAAAGAAAAGCAATTATTTCCGAAAAAGAAAAGGCGATAATTGAGTCATTTGCAAAAACATTCAATAAAATCAAACGTATTGATGAAAATGAAATAAACGAATTTGAAGAAGAAAACCCATTGTATTCTAGACAACAAGAATTTGGTATCAATCCAGAAATTGAACCAGAAGATTTAAGTAGTTTAAATAAGTTCAAAGTTGAAGTTATTGGTAAAGAAGCTGAAAAAGATGGTGGTTATAAACATAGTTGGGTTTATGAAATTGAAGCTAATAGCCCAGAAGAAGCTGAAGCAAAGGCTGCTGATGATTTTAATGAAGAAATGCGTTTAAGTGATATTTATTTATTCTCAGCAAAAGTTATATCAAACCCTACCGATAATGATGTTGTTCAAGGTAGAGGTGTTAAATTTTAAAAAATAAATAAAAATAATTACAAAAAAACTTGACAAATCAAAATAAAGTTCGTACATTTGTAGTATAAATTAAAACTTTTAGAAAAAACAATATATTTAATATAAAAACGATGAGAACAATTAACATACATATGATTTCGATTTCGAATTGGAGACGCAATAGTCACCATAACGGTCAAGGTATGCTTAATGACATCATAGAGTGGTAAAACACTCCAGATAATATTAACAAAGAAGCCTTGACTACAATCAAGGCTTTTTTTTATGCCTATAAGTTATGGAAGAAGAATTGGTTAGAACACTCGGAACGGTAAAAGCGGATAAGTTCACAAAAGACTTTGATGCAGTAGTTGATAAGTTTAAACAAAAAGCAAAAGACTTGGGTTACAACGGTGACCTAAGATTTAAAAAAGAAAAAGGTAACATTATTATAATGGTTACAATAAATGGTGTCTGTAGCTCAGAGGAAGAGTGCTAGATTGTGATTCTAGAGGTCGGGATTTCGAAATTCCTCAGTCACCCCAAAAGAAAAGTTCTTTGACGTATTGGTTATTAATAAATACACGACTATGGTGCAATGGTAGCATACGGGACTCCAAATCCCTTGATGTGGGTTCGAATCCTACTAGTCGTGCTAACTGGAGGGGTGTCCGAGTGGTTTATGGTGCTGGTCTTGAAAACCAGTGGACCCGAAAGGGTTCCGAGAGTTCGAATCTCTCCCTCTCCGCAAGATTATTAGGTCTAGACCTAATAATGATACAATATAAGGTTATAACCTAATAATTTAAAACTATGAAAAAGAAATTTGATATGTTGTAAGGTCTGCTATTCACAGACTCACAACATTATGAGCATTAACATTAACAGAGCAAAACTGAACAAAGCACAAAATAGTAGACAATACCGAATCATGTTAATCAATGATTTTTACCCAATATATTGGGATGAAGGTATTAGTTTCTATGGAAACAAAATGAGTTATCAAGTTAGAATGTATAAAACTTGGAAACACTACAGAAAAACAAGATGGAAGTAATTCCATCATCTTGGGGTATATCGAGGCACGCTGATAACGTGTATATTCGTAACTGGTTATTGCAAATGTGGGTTCAAATCCCATTACCCCAACAAATAACTTGACTTTTTTCGAACTCTTAGTATATTTATGAAAAAACATGATATGGATATGGCTACGAGTTTAAAAGAAAATATATTATCGTTGAGAAACGAAGGTAAAACTTATAATGAAATTATTAAAGTGTTGGGTTGTACCAAAAGTACTATTTCGTTTCATTGTAATAATAATAATTTAGGTGGAAATCTAATTAGTGAACAAAGGGTTAAATTAACTGAACTTGAAATATATGAGTTAAATGAATTCTATAAAAATAATACAATTGAGGATTGTATGGTTAAATTTAGCATAGGTAAATCAACAGTAACTAAACATACAAATAATAAGTACGTTAAATTAAGTGATGAAGAGTTAAAAATTAGAAACTATCAAAAAGTTAAAAACTTCCGTCAAAAGTTAAAAGAAAAAGCTATTGAATATAAAGGTGGTTGTTGTGGAAAATGTGGATATGATAGATGTGATTCAGCATTAGAATTCCATCATTTAGACCCAAAAGAAAAAGATTTTGCTATAGGTTCATATTCTGTATTATCGTGGGAAAAGGTTAAAGTAGAATTAGATAAATGTATTATGGTATGTGCAAATTGTCATAGAGAAATACATCACAAAATTAACAACAAATAAGCTCTCATAACTCAGAGGTCAGAGTGTCGCACTCATAATGCGGAAGTCGGGATATCGTAATTCTCTGGGAGCACAAAAAATAAGGATTGGTAGCTCAGTTGGTTAGAGCTCCGCACTGTTAATGCGAAAGTCGTGGGTTCGAGTCCCACCTAGTCCTCCAACAAATATTCTTCGGTAGCTCAGAGGCAGAGCACTCCGCTGTTAACGGATAGGTCGGGATTTCGAAATTCCCTCGAAGAGCAAAACTACGGGTCTGTAGTATTAATTGGATAAAACTTCTGGCTGTTAACCAGGATGATGTCAGTTCGAGTCTGACTGGACCCGCAAATTTCAAATGGCGATATGGTGAAACTGGTTATCACGCTGCTCTCATAAGGCAGAATTACAAATTCGAGTTTTGTTATCGCTACAACACGCACTTATCGTCCAATTGGATAGGACAAACGCCTACGAAGCGTTAAATCGGAGTTCGAATCTCTGTAGGTGTACAAATCGAATTAATATTATATTTATAATAAACGATTGAAATATGTGTAAATTAATTAGATGTAAAAAATGTGAAGATATTGTAAGATTAGTTCACACCAAATGGAGAAAATGTGAATGTGGTGAATCTGGTGGTCAATATAATGATGATATGATATCAGCAACTGTTGGTGGTGATTGTGAAGTTATTGGTATAAGAAATGATTACTTTGAAGCAAAACAATTTTCAAAAGAAAGAAGTGATGATGGTGATTTAAACAACATTATTCAAGGTGAATATGACGGTGATGTTCAAATACATAGAATTAAATCTGGTGATGGTCCAAAATTAAAAATGGAAATTGAACCAATAAACAAGACCAACAATAAAATCACATTTACTGATGATAGGAAATACACAATAAATTTAAAAGGTGATAAATCACCTAAAACAATAGAAGTTCCTATAAATAAAAATGGTCCTAGTTTCAAAGGGGTTAAGAAACAAAAGGATTCAATTAAAGAACATTTACAAAGATTAAAATAATCTGGCCCTATCGTCCAACTGGATAGGACACGCCCCTTCTAAGGGTGGAATCGGAGTTCGAATCTCTGTAGGGTCACAATGGAAGATGAACTCATCGGGGTGTGAGCGTTGATTGCTAATCAATTGGTACGGGAAACCGTATTGGGTTCGAGACCTACTTCTTCCGCTATTGATAACCAATATTTTTTTTAGTATATTTGTATAAACAAAATATTATGAGTAAAGAAAATAAAAGAGAATTGTTTGTGTATAACAAAAAGGTTAATGTTATCAACATGATTGACCAAAACCATTTAAATAATGGTGGTCATGATGAATTTATTATAATTAAAATCAAAGGTTATAAATCAAAACAAACTAAATATTGCGTTATTGAATATGACATATATGGTAAAGAAAAATCATATTTTTTAACTAAAGATAAATTAGTTGAAGAATTTGGTGATGATGTATTAAAAAAAATTGATTAATTATTTATTGCTATTCAATATTTTTTGTGTATATTTATAATAAACAATATGTTATGAAAAAGTTAAATATATTATTAAGTCTAGTTATATTAGTTTTATCGAGTAATTTCTCCTTATCTCAATATTGCAATACTGCAAATACAAATGTTGCAATAACACCAACTACTACTATACAATATAGTACAACCTATAGTTCTGGTAGGAGAGCATTTAATTTTGCCGCCACTGCTGGTAGTGAATACACATTTTCAACAGTAGGTGAAACAACTGTTGATACCTACCTTAGATTATATTCAACTGGTACTGGTGGTACTTTATTAGCAGAGAGTGATGATTATAATAACACACAATCTGAAATAACTTGGTATTGTTCAACTTCTGGAACTTATTCGGTGTTACTTACTAGATGGACATCTAGTAATACGTGTGCTACTCTTAATGGAATAAATGCACGTATCAAATACCAAAAAGGTAATTCTAGTGGAGGTACTATTGTAAGTATTGGTGGTGGAGAAGTTAGTGATTATAATGTTCCATCAAATCATTATTATAAACATGGTTGGACTGATATGATTTATCTCCAGTCAGAAATTAACACTGTTGGTAATATTACAAAAATCCGTTTTCAAGTTGACCCAGCAACATCAATTCCTTATACGGCAACAAACCAAAAGATTTATATGGGTCATACCACATTATCATCATTTCCGTCTTCTACTGTAAAAGAGAATGCTCAAACAAATTACGTATCTTCAAATTATACATTAGTGTATGATGGGACTGTAAATTGGACTGTTGGGTGGGTTGAAATTGTGTTGCAAACTCCTTTCCCTTGGAACAATATAAATAATTTACTTATTAAGTGGGAAAATCGTAATAATAGTTGGTCAAGTGATGAACCGTGGTTTTATTATACACCAAAAACAAATGCAGTTGCTTATAAAGTTTTAGATGCTTCATATCCAACTGCTGATGGAGTTAGAGGTGGTTTAAGAGCTAACATTAAAATTGGATTAGCCGACCCAGTTGCGTTACCAATTGAATTATTATATTTTGAAGCAGAGGTTAATGAAAGATACAACCATTTAACTTGGTCAACAGCTAGTGAAATCAACAATGATTATTTCAATATCGAAAAGACACAAGATGGTGTTATCTTCTATAATATAGCAACAATAAATGGTGCTGGTAATTCTAACACACAAAATTATTATGAGTATGATGATTACGATTTAAACGATAACGTTACTTATTATAGATTAAAACAAACTGATTATGATGGTAAATTTAAAAATCATGATATAATTTCTGTCGATAACTCTAAAAAAATACGTATTGTTGTTCGTATCGTTAACTTATATGGTACTGATGTTGATTTGAACACCAAAGGGGTGTTGATTTTGATATATGAAGATGGTTCAGTTAAAAAAATCTTTAACGAATAAAACAATATTTATTAGTATGGAATTAAATATAATTAAAAATACAGAACCAGCACCTAAATTGGGTTCTAGGTTTGGTCAAGATGTTGAACCAAAAGGTACATATGTTAGGCAAAATACTAATTTTGTACCAGACGGTTGGATTGAAGGTAAAGCTATAATAAATAACCCTTTATATATAGATATCACTGATGATACTCAAATAGAATATAAAAGAGATTTAGCTAAGCAATATAAAGCTAAAGGTGAAAAACTAACTAACATACTAATGAGCAAGGGATATGATGCTATTATAACAAAATATCCAGATGGTAAGTTTGGTGAAATAGTACTATTCCCTAATTCAAAATTTATGATGGGAGAAAACGAAACAAAAAAAATAATTAAGAAGATGCTTAAAGAATCTTTATTAGGTGAAGACAAATACAAAAATTTAAATTTAATAGCATACCACGGTAGTCCTAATGATTTTTCTGGTTTTAGCGATGAGTTTGTAGGTGGTAAAGAAGCAACTGACCAAAATGGTCCTGGTGTTTATTTTACATCATCAGAACAAGAAGCATACGGATATGCTGGAGAAAAAGGTAGAGTTTTTAATGTTGAGTTAACTCCTAGGATAATGTATGGTGATAAAGTTGGTAAATTAACCATTACACCAGCAATTGTAAAAAAGTTGGTTATGATGGCTGAGGATTGGAAAGATGATGTAGTTAATTATGATTACCCATACCCTAAAGGGTTAGTTAAATTTTTACAATCTGCTTTTCAATATAATGATAATGACAAAGATGTTTTATTGCAAGTTTGGATTGATTTTTATAGGTATGATGGTGTTGGATTTGTTAGGAATTGCGTTAAGTTAGGTATTGATGGTATTATGGTTGGTGATGAATATAGAGACACAACACACTATGTAATATATAACCCTAGTATTATTAAAATAATTAAATAAGTTTGTTTTATAAGAATTAAATTCGTACTTTTGTGGTATGAAAAAGAATATATTAAATATCGATGTAACTAGACCAACACAAGAATTGTTTGTGATGCGTGGTATTCCAGGTGCTGGAAAGTCTACAATGGCTAAGTCTATTGTGCTGGACGGTATTATCCATTCAACTGATGACCTTATAACAGCGACTGGTGATTACAGAGGTTTCTTTGCTAAGATAAAAACTTCTGGCGATTCTAAAGCATTCAATAGAATGCACTCTAAGAACTTATCTAACGCAATCAAATCTATTAAAGATGGTATTACGCCAGTTGTTATAGATAACACCAACATAAAGGCTAATGGTGCTAAAGCATACGTTGTTGCAGCATTGGAAATGGGGTTAGATGATAACAACATACAAATATTTGATGTGGGTACTAGAGGTTTGTCTGCTGAACAATTAGCTGAATCAAATACACATGGTGTTCCATTGGTTGAAATACAAAAAATGATACAATCACATAAATCTGTTGGTCCATTAACCATAAAGAAAATACTTGCATCTAAAGATATGTACAAAAAATCTGATGTGTTGTACTCTTGTGTATTGTTGGATGGACAATCCAAAGGTACGTTGATGGATAAGTTGGGTATATGGATACCACAAGATTGGAAAGTATTTGCACATCATATGACAATAAATTTGGGTGAGTTGAAAGATAAATCTGAATTGGGTAAAGAAGTGGTACTTACTGTGACCAAATTAGGGTTATCTGATATGGCTTTGGCAGTACAAGTTGAAGGGTTTAATTCCAAAAATGAAATACCACACATAACCATTGCGATAAACCCAGAAGGTGGTAAGCCAGTAATGAGCAATGAAATAACAAAGTGGCAAGACATTAAATCATTTATGATAAAAGGTGTTGTTACTGAGATTACAAATACTAATAAATAATGAAACAAGAAGTAAAATTACAATTAAAACACTATGGTCTTTGTCAAAGTGAAATACTTTGGGTTGAAGGTCCATTGTATAAGATAAGATTCTTTTATTATACTGGCGAAGCATTTCCATTGGAAGGTGTTGAAGTATTTCACGCAAAAGAAATATTGAATCTAAGTGAAGTTTTTATTGATGGAAATCTAAATATAAGTAAATATGATAGTGAATAAATTAACTACGTGTATATGTCATATGGTTAGAAAAACGGATGATTGTCTATTAAGTGATATAGTCCTAAAGGTATTTAACCATTATATTCACCTTATGTAATAAAAATTAAAAGAGATTAAGACATGGGGAAAAAAATGCTTATTGTGGATGATGAAGAAGATATATTAATATTTTTATCATATTACTTTAATAAAAATGGTTTTATTGTAACTACAGCTTCTGATGGTGTTATGGGTTTATTAGAATTTGGACGAGAAACATTCGATATTGTTATAACAGATATACGTATGCCAAATATGGATGGTATAGAAATGTGTCATGAAATTAAAAAACAAAACACAATAACACCAATCGTATTCTTAACGGCAGTTACTGATGATTATAAAATATTACATGCAATGCGAACTGGTGCGAGTCAATTTGTTGATAAACCAATTAAGTTAGATGTACTAACTGACATTATTAACGGATTAATTGAAAATTAAAAAAAAAAATAAGTAAATATGATAGTGAATAAATCAGCACAAGTGATATTGATAAACCCAGAAGGGTATGTTCTGGGTGTGTCAAGAAAAGATGACCATAATGATTTTGGTTTACCTGGAGGTAAGATGGACCCAGAAGATAATGATGACCCAAAAATAACGGCTATCAGAGAAACAAAAGAAGAAACTGGATTGGATATCACAGATTTAAGGTTAATCTTTGCGATACATAAAGATGGTTTTATGGGTTATACTTATTTGGCAGAATATTCTGGTACCATAGAACACAATGAACCACATGTGGTTAAATGGCAACCAATGGAAGTATTGGTAAATGGTAGATTTGGTAAATATAACAAATTGGTATCTGAATCATTGAATGATATGAAAATTGCTTACAAATACAATGTAGATGTTATGGCAATCAAAGAAGATGTTTCTAAAGTTATTGATGAACATTTCAAAGGTGAACTTAAAGTTGAGTTTGTTAGAAAATCTTGGGGTGATAATTCATATGTTGTTTATTTTGTTGATGAAAGTGGTGAGTTGGAAGAAACTTTTGGTTCTGACAAGAAGTTAGATGCTAGATTTGATGCATTGTCAAGAAAATATGGTGTTACTATCAGAATTGATACAAGTTATTATTGCAAGTAAGAAAAAGTTTAAGTAAATTTGTTAAAAAATTGTTTTATGGAAAATATTAATAGACACTTAGATTTAAGTGCAAAATTTATGCAGATGGGTCAATCACTCATTTTAGAAGGAGAACAGAAAAATGATATTTCGATATCACAAATAGGTACAATACTTATTTTTATGAGTGGGTTACTATTGGGTGAAAATGACGATATCAACAAATTCTCTGATTTATGCTCAATGTTCTCAGCTAGAAGTATTTTAGATGGGTTAGAAGCTGAAGGTGGTTTGTTTACTGAAATGATAAAGAAAGCTAGTGAAGAAACATCATATGACGAATACATCAAAAGAATCAACGATTTAAAGAAAGATGATGACGATAACAAAATAAATTAAGTTTTATTTTGTTATTTCATTTTTATTTTGTACTTTTGTCTAACATTAAAAAATTATATTATGTTAGCGATACAAAATTACTTAATAAAACACGGATTAGAAAAAACAATCAAAGCTTTTAGTTTAAAAACTAGAGAGTATGATGGTAAAATACTTTTTAAGTATGACCAATTGGTGTCACCAACACTTATGGCCTTGCCAGAAATGCAAGATTGTCGTGGAATTATCCTTGAAAAAAATACTTGGAACGTAATGTCGTTGGCATTCCGTAAATTCTTCAATTCTGAAGAAGGAAACGCTGCAAAGATAGATTGGAATACTGCACATGTACTTGAAAAATTGGATGGTACTATGATACAAGTCTATTGGGATTGGTATGAAGAAAAATGGTTTGCAGCTACTACTGGTACTGCTGAAGGTGAAGGTGAAGTGAACAACAAAAACGGAACAACATTTAATGACTTGTTTTGGGAAACTGTAAATAACAAATACACATTCAATGAATGTTTACTGAACAAAGACCTTATATACGTATTTGAGTTGACTACACCATACAACATAGTGGTAAAACCACATGGTGAATCATCAGCAACACTATTGACTGTGAGAGACAGAGAAACACTAGTTGAGTTTTCTGGAAAAGACTTAGAAATGGCTGCTGTGTCAATAGGTATACCATTGGTAAAGTCTTTTGATATCAACGCATCAAATGTTGGTCACTTGTTGAAAACATTTGAAAACATGCCATGGTCTGAAGAAGGATATGTAGTACGTGATGGTAACGACAATCGTGTGAAGGTGAAAAACCCAGCTTATGTTGCAGTTCACCACTTAAAAGGTAAAACTGCTGAACACAACATATTAACAATCGTAAAAACCAACGAGATAGAAGAGTTTGCTGCTACTTTCCCAGAAAGAACAGAAGAACTATATCGTCTTAAAGAAGGATACGATGAGTTGGTTGGTAAGTTGAACGTTATTTGGGTTGAGTTACAATTGCTTAGACCAAAAAACATCACAAAAGAAGAACAAAAAAAGTATGCAGCTGCTGTATTTGAAGTATGTGATAAATATGAAGTAAAACAATTCACTGGATTGTATTTCGGATTGGCTCAATACAAAATAAATAGCGTTGAAGACTTTATGTTTGAATACGATGATAAATTATTATATAAAATGTTGTAAGATGGTATTAATAGACGGTGGACCAGAAGGGTACCAAATATTTCATGTAGAAAAAGAAAAAAAGATGGATAATAGTGAAATAACAGCGGATTGGGCTAGAAAAACTGCTGAGAATATTCTTGGGGAGAAAATAGAGAAAGAGATAAACATGTGTTTAGACAGTATTAAAAGTGCTGTTAAATTGAATAACTTTAGCACAACTGTTACTGCTTATATTAATGATTTAACCAAACAAGAATTAGAAAAACGTGGTTTTAAAGTTACCAAATATACTGGTGACCAACGTGATGGTTCTTACTCCTCAATAACTTGGTAAAATGAGAAAGATACTTTGGGATAAAATCAATAAAAGAGAAGTTACAAAACAATACTTCTTTGACCAATATGGTGACTGTTATATTAATCAAGACTCATTTGGTGTTGATATGAGTGGTAAGATAACAATAAGACAAATATCAGAGGACCATCCTCAATATGAAGTTAAAGAAATACCTACGAAAGATGAATAAAGAAGAATTTGAAGAGTATCTAGTATCCATTGACGGTGTTTATGATTGGAAAAGTCTTACCTCTACCAATCCATATATGTTTGGTGTTGGTGAAGGTTGGTTTGAGTTGCTAAAGAACCTTATAGACGAACTTATATCGTTGGGTTGGGATAGACACATGATTCAATCGAAAGAGAAGTTTGGTGGTCTTTGTTTTTTTATTAAAAATACAACACAAGAGATGAGAGAAGTAATATTGACATATGAACAAATGTCATATTCTATTTGTGAGGAATGTGGTGAAGAAGGTGAACGAAGAAAAGGTGGTTGGATGAAAACACTGTGTGATAAGCATGCAGAAGAAAGAGAAAATAAAATAAAAACAAAAGAGTTATGATGTATACAGAGAAAGATTACAAAGAAGCAAGAATGGTTGCTGTTAAGTTACACGCATCACAATCATATGATGAAATTTACCCATATGAGAAACACTTGGATGATGTTGTTGAAGTATTGAAAAGATTTGGTTTTAGTGGCAAATTCATAATTGCTGGATACCTACATGATAGTATAGAGGATGGAGCAATATCTTTCAACAAGATTAAAAGACATTTTGGTGTAGAAATAGCTGAGATGGTTTATTGTGTTACTGACGAGTTGGGTAGAAATAGAGCAGAGAAGAAAACCAAAACTCTTCCTAAGACTGCTAGTAACCCAGATGCTATCATTTTGAAATTAGGTGATAGAATTGCTAATATTGAACATGGTGGTAAAATTGATATGTACGCTGCTGAATACCAAGAGTTTAAAGATACGTTGTATTTGAATACACCAGACTCTGCAAAAAAAATGTGGGGTTATTTGGAAAGTTTATTGAAATTAGCTTTGGTAGATTCAATTTAATTTTGTACATTTGTAATATCAAAATAAAAAAATATGAAAATTAAAGAAATTTTTGACGAAATTGCTACCACTGGTGGTAACAATGCTAAGATGGATGTTCTTAGAAAGTATGTAGACAACGAACTGTTAGAGGTTGTATTGTATATGGCTAACTCTAAACGAATTAAGTTTTTTATAAAACGTATTCCAGAGTATACTAGAAATACAGAGCAAACCAATGATTTAGTATATGCTGTTGAACAATTACGTTCAATTGCCAACAGAGTAGTAACTGGTGCTGATGCATCAAATCTATTACGTGATGTATTGGCTAGTTTAGAACCAGATGATGCATATATCGTTGAACGTATTATCGATAAAGATTGCAAGATTGGTATGGGTACAACTTTTATGAACAAAGTGTTCAAAGGGTTGATTGAAGAAACTCCATACATGGGTGCAGTATCTTTTGATGAAAAGAAAGCACGTAAATTGTTTGACAAAGGTGCTAAATGTATTTCACAAGTAAAAATGGATGGTCGTTACTGCAACGCTGTTATTATAGGTGGTGAAGTTGAGTTAGAGTCTAGACAAGGTGAGCCTACTATCGTTACTGGTGCTAAATTCGTAGAAGAACTTGCACAACTTGAGGATTGTGTGTTGAATGGGGAGTTAACTATGGACGGTATCACTCGTTATGAGTCAAATGGTATCATTGCATCTATAATTGACATCTCTAAGAACAAATCTGAACGTACAGATAAAGAAAATGAGAAGAAATTAGCAGCGTTTGAAGAAAAACATGGTAACTTTTATGAAGCGTTAGCTAAAATTCGCTATACTGTATGGGATAGAATCACTACTTATGAGTATTTTGATGCAAAATCTATTATACCATATAGTGCTCGTGCTATTGAGTTGAATAAATCACTTAAAAGTATCGAAACATCACACGTTTCTATCGTTGAAGGTAAAATTGTTAGTAATTATGAGGAAGCAATTTCACATTTCCAAGATATTTTGGCTCGTGGTGATGAAGGAACTATCTTAAAAGCATATAATGGTGAGTGGAAAGATGGTAAACCGACATGGCAAATCAAAATGAAACTAGAATTAACACTAGATTTAGTGATTACTGGATTCAATTACGGTACAAAAGGTACTAAAAATGAAAATGTTGTTAGTTCATTGAAGGTTGAGACATCATGTGGTAAGTTAAAAACAAGACCACAAGGGTTAAAAGAAGATTTGATGGTTGAAATAACAGAAAATCAAGAAAAATTACTAGGTACTATTATCGAAGTTAAGTGTTCTGGGTTATCTTTTGATAGTACTGGTGCTTATTCATTGTTATATCCAGCATTCAAACACTTCAGAGATGATAAATTAGAGGCTAACTCACTTGACGAGTGTATTGAAATACAAAATGCGGCAATAGGTTTAACAGTTTAAAGTAAAAAAGAAATGAAAAAAGTATTAGTATTAGTAATGTGTATGTGGGCTATCGGCACTTTCGCACAAGATTCAACAAAATGTAGTGTAAATAAGTATGTTTCATGGGGATTATCCTTATCAAACAACACAGACTTCAACACTGGTTCATATAGTTCGTTAGAATTTGGTTTGGTTAAACATGATGTTGCGGTAGCAATCGTATTGGGTCGTGGTAGTTTGGATGGTATATTCAGAAATGATGATGTATTGAGTAACTATTTCTATGAGTTCAAAGTATCTCCATCTTTTCCAATTGGTAAAGTATATGGAAATATCATATTAGGTTATGGTGGTTACTTTAACGCTAATCATAATTTTATTGAATATGGTGTTGGTGTTTCTTATACACATAAGAAACTAGGATATGGTGTTTCATTTAGTAACTGGGATGGTGTTGATTATGTTACTCCTAGTATAACTTTTAATTTTTAAGGATATGAAAAAAATGATTAAATTTCCGTCTATTGAACAATTTAGAACAGTTGTATCTAATGTCAATAGACATTTCAATTTTGTTGGTTTGGATGAGAATGGTGATGCAATTTATGACCCAACTTTACCAAAACCAGTTATCACGTTCAAAGGTACAGTAAAGTTACATGGTACAAACGCTGGTGTATCTTTTGATTATGGTTATGATGAAAATTCTAGCGAATTTTGGGCTCAATCACGTGAGAACATTATTACAGTAGAGAAAGACAACGCTGGATTTGCATTTTTTGTTGAATCAAAGAAACATGCATTTAGAAAATTTGCAAATCAAATCGATTCATTAAATTTATTTGATGTAAGACATAATACTGTTACTATTTATGGTGAATGGTGTGGTGGAAACATTCAAAAAGGTGTTGGTATTACCAATTTACCTAAATCTTTCTTTATCTTCGGTGTTAAGGTAACACCACATACATCTAGTGAGGAAGAATTGAAAGCTAAACCAGCATATTGGATTCCTTCTCATTACTTGTCTAGTCCAGAGGATAATATTTACAACATCGAAGACTACCCAACGTATTCAATCGATATTGATTTCAATATGCCACAATTGGTACAAAATGACTTATCTAATTTGACTATCAAAGTTGAAGAAGAATGTCCAGTTGCTAAAGCATTTGGTTTTTCTGGAATTGGTGAAGGTATTGTTTGGACTGCTGATTTCAAAGGTAACACACATAGGTTCAAGGTGAAAGGTGAAAAACATTCTAGTTCTAAAGTTAAAACACTTGCGAATGTTAATGTTGAAAAATTAAATGGTATTCAAAAGTTTGTTGATTACGCTGTAACAGAAAGTCGTTTTAATCAAGCATTGGAAAACGTTTTTCCTAACCAAGAACCAATCGATGTTAAAAAGATGGGTGATGTTATTAGATGGGTTGTAAATGACGTTATCAAAGAAGAAATGGATACTATGGTTGAGAACCAAGTAGAACCAAAAGAAGTAAATAAATACATCTCTACAAAAGTAAGAGAGATGTTCTTTAAATTGACTATAGTATGTTAAAAAATGGAGTTTATAAGCTGTTAAAAGCTGCTGAAGTTGGCAAAGATATGTCATTACCAGCTGGTCAAGAAATTGAGATACTAAATGGTGTTGTATACGTGAATGGTTTCATGGTAGATACACGTTTACAAACAGTTTTCTTTAATTTTGTGTTGAATAACCCAAATCTATTCAAAGATGATACTAGAGCGTGGTAAAAAGAAATGTGACTGTGGTAAAATGGCTGTATGGGTATACATGCCAGGTTATGCCAACGGTGATAGTCCTTATATCTGTGATGATTGTATTTCATCACCAGAAGATGTAGGATGTTCATGCAATTGGAACTATGGGTTACCTCAAGAAGGATTACCTACTGATGAACCAGAGGGTGTGGAAGGTAAAGATTGGAGATGGGTTGAGAAAGAAGCTGATGATTATGAAGGTGCTATTACCAAGGAAGAAGGTTATTGGCAGTATTTAGATGAACGTGGTAGACCATATCCATGTGCTGAATACGAATATGATGAAGAAGGTTTCGCAAACTATACTTGGTTAGGTAGAAAAGTAGCTAACATAGCATGGAGTTGGTATATTTTCAGAATTAAAATGAAAAGAAAGCTAAAAACTTGGTGGAAAAAACATGTAGTCGCTGATGCACCAGAAAATTTAGACGATTTATTCTAAAAAATTTGTTTTATTAAAAAAATAATGCTACATTTGTATTATTAAAATGGTTTTATTATGATAACAAAGGAAAATGGTTTAAGATATGCCAAACTTATCCACGTATCAGTGGATAATGGCAGTACTGGAAACAGTAACAAGGTTTATATTATGGAGGAATTGACAGATGGACGTATCAAATGTGAATATGGACGTGTTGGTAAGTCTTTGGTTGAAGAATATAAACCTAGCAGCAAGTGGGATAGTGTGTTGAAACAGAAATTATCCAAAACAAAAGGTTATACTGATGTTACTGATTTACTAGCTGAACCAGTTATTGATGAATCAAAACCATTGGATAACAAGGTTGAGAACATAAAAGATGATATTGTTAAGAAATTGATTGATGATTTAATGTCATTTGCTAACAAATCAATCCAAAGAAACTATAAGGTAACTCAAGAAGCTGTATCTGAACAACAAGTAAGAGCTGCACAAGAGGTTATTACCAATATTAGTGGGTTGATACAAATAGGTGTTGATATCAAACATATCAATGATATGTTATTGAAATTATATACTATTATCCCAAGAAGAATGGATAATGTTAAAGACTACTTGTTTAGTGGTATTGAGGATGATGGTAGTTTGACTAGTGCTCAAAGGTTGATTGATAATGAACAATCAGCATTGGATACGATGGCTGGACAAGTTGAGTTGATTAAACAACAAAGAGATGCTGCTAAAAAAGCTGCTGAAGCTGAAGCCAAAGGTGAAGAAGAAGTTGTTGAAGATGTAACTATCCTTGACCAAATGGGATTAACAGTTGAAGTTGAAAACGATACTGAAATGTTAGCACTTATTAAAAAATTGATGGGTTCAAATGTTAATCAAATCAAAAAAGTGTTCAAAGTTAGAAATAACAAAACACAAGTTAAATTTGATAAAAACTTGGAGAAAGCTGACGTTAAAAAGAAAAGACTTTACTGGCATGGTTCCAGAAATGAGAACTGGTTTAACATTATGCAAAGTGGATTGCTTATCAGACCTTCTGGTGCAGTACATACTGGTTCAATGTTTGGTGATGGTATCTATTTTGCTGATAAAGCACAGAAATCAATTGGTTACTCATCATTGAGAGGTTCTTATTGGGCTAATGGTGGTGACAATAAAGCTTATTTGGCATTGTATGATGTTCATTTAGGGAAAGAAAAAGAAATACTGCATCACGATTCTAGCTGTTATAAATTATCACAAAAAGTAATGGACAATGAAGGTTATAACAGTGTGTTTGCTAAAGGTGGTGCTGATTTAAGAAATAACGAATATATTATATATAGAGCAGAACAATGTACTATATCACACTTAATTGAAATAGGAAACTAATGGAAAAAATACTTAAAACTGGATATGATTGGTGTTTAGATGCCAACATGAGAATAATCGATATGTCATCATGGGAAACTGATTGGGCGTTTTATACTGACTCTTATTATGAAGAGAAAATTGATGTACAAGAATTCTACAGACGTATTGAGTTATGTCGTGTAAAAACTAATTCAATGCCACGTAAAACTGAAATGTATTTGGAATATAGAATGTATGGTCTTGTACCTTACAATATGTCTCCAATTCAACAAGGTATCCAATTTGGACATGCTGTTGTTGATTATGGTAGAACTGTTGAAGATATTAATCCACATAACGCAATCTATAAAAAATGGGCTGACAAAGATAAAACTTTTATCATTCTTAATGGTGGTACTACCAACAACAACCCAGAAAGATTAGGCACATTGAATACTCATATGAATACGATGCATGAAGTTGGTGTATATCTGCAAGGGTTCCATGAACCAGATTTGGGTGACCAATTGACAGCTTTTGTGTTCTTGGTTGATGAAAGGGTATTCAATAGAACGTTGTATCCAGACTTTGTTCCAGAAACAATACCATATAGTAGACATAAACCATCTGAGAAAGCTTTGTCTCAATTGGAAGAAAAGAATGCTTCTAACTATAAACATTGGGAAGAAAAGATTGGTGGTCCAGTCAACGCATTTCTTAGAGATTATTTAAGACCACTTAGATTAGCTTAAACCTTGATTTTTTCAAAATTTTCCTTATATTTATGTATGGAAAATTTTGAAAGACAAGAAGAAATCGTAAAATATTTAGATAGATATTACTTTGTAAAAGAAGGTATTTTCTTTAATAAACAGCATGAGCAAGAATGGGGTGTTAACTTACTAGAATATTTAGTTAAGATATTTTGTCATGATGTAGATTTTACTCATGATACTTTAAAAGATTGGTATTATTCAAAGGGTTATGATGAAAACGCATATAATCTTTCATTAGGTTCTAGAAAATTACTAGCTACATGGTCATTTGATAAAATCACTGATTTACAAAGGTATGGTGTAATGGATGCTGAAGCTGAACTTATTAAAATATTAAGTGATGAGATAGCCAAAGAAATTGATGCACAAATTTTAAAAGATTTAAAAGGACAAATTAAACATAAAGAAGATTTTTTTGAAATACTAGAATGTGTTGGTGTTACAACAACACCAACTATTTATAATCCAATGAATTTTTCACCACAAAAAGGATTCATAACCTCAACATATGAACAAAGAGAAAATGCAAGAAAGAATAACGTTATATGGAACTATTGGATTCGAACCAGAGGACTACACACGTAAACACAAGGACCAAGCATCTTGGAAGAAGGTTGCTATGGTGTTTATTGATGGTGATATATGTGAATACTATGCTTGGTTTTTACAACGTAGATATAGTATCACACTAAACAAACCACTAAGGGGTGCTCACATATCATTTATCAACGATAGTATGAGAGATTTAACACAAAACGGAACTATATCTGAAGAAGCTGCGTTAAAATCTTGGGAAGAATGCAAGAAAAAATGGGATGGTAAACAAATAGAGATAGTATTGGACCTAAACCCTAGAACAGATGACCGTTCATGGTGGTTAAACATACCAAATGATGAAAGAGAGGTGCTGCATGAGATAAGAGCAGAGATAAATTTGGGTAGACCACACTTTGGATTGCATATGTCAATGGGATATGCCAATGAAAAGAACATATTCCACTCAACATACATACATGATTGTATTAAAAAAGGTTTTATTACAAATTAATTTGGTAGATTGAATTATTTTACATACCTTTGTTAAAAATAAAAAGAAATGAAAATTACAATAGAATGGGAAGAAGGTGATTTTGATTCACTACATGACACAGTATTTGATTTGACAGATGTATCGTTGAATCATGAGCAACTATTGAAAGTATTCGAGATGTTACCTCAACACATAAAAGATGATGCGATTAGATGGGGTGTTGATGATAGTGTTGTTAGAGATAACATATATGAACAATTAGAAAAAGAATTGAAAGAATTTTTAGGGTAATATGGCTATAATAACAATTGATACAGATATTTGTTTTGAATGTGGTGAACCTTATGGTGAAATGCACCATGTAATACCTAGAGTTCGAGGTGGTACTAAAACAATACCATTATGTGTTGAATGTCACTGTAAGGTTCATGGATTAAAAAATAGACCAGACCATAAACGGTTAACAATTGAGGGATTACAAAAAGCTAAAGCTCGTGGTGTGAAGTTAGGTAAACCAGAAAACTTGACTCAAGAAGCTAAAGATAAGGGTAATAGAGCTATTAAACAAAAAGCTTTAGACAATGAAAATAATAAAAAAGCTATGGTTGTTGTTGTTGATGGTAGAAATAAAGGTTATTCTTACGATAAGATAGCTGACATTTTAAACAAAAATGGTTATAAAACAGTAAAAGGTAAATTATTTAATAGTTCTGGTACTTGTAGATTATATAAAAGATATTTGAATAATTTAGGATAATTGGAATATTATACTTACCTTTGTTAAAAATAAAGAGAAATGGAATTATTTATACCAATAACAATAAACTATTACAACAATAAAAACGGTAGTACTACAGTTTATGATGAATGTTTTAAAACGCTGGATGAATGTAAATCATTCTTTGATGAAGGCGATAGAGGTAGCTATATAAAAAGACGAGAGTGGGAATTGCATGAACTAACTGGTGAATTTTTTAAACTATATGACCATGATGGTGCATTAGTTAGATATATTTGTAAAAAAGTAATATTAAAATAAATGGAAAAGATTACACACGAATACTTAGAACAAAACGGGCTTATCCTATTTGAATGTATCATTGGGTCACAAGCATATGGAACACAAACTCCAACATCTGATGTTGATAAGAAGTTTGTATATATCTTACCACAAGATTACATCTTAGGGACTGGTTACGTTGAACAATTAAACGTAAACAAGGATTATACTGGTTGGGAACTTAAAAGGTTCTTAGAACTAATGGGAAGCTCAAATCCGACAGTATTGGAGTTATTAAACACACCAGAAGATTGTATCATTACAAAACATCCATTGTTTCAATATGTATTGGACCACAAGGCTGATTTTATCACCAAAGGGTGTAAGAACTCATTTGGTGGGTATGCTGTACAACAAATATCTAAAGCTAGAGGTCTTAACAAGAAACAAAACATAGAACAAGGTTCAGTTACTCGTAAAGATGTGTTGGATTTCTGTTATGTTATTCAAGGTGAACAATCAGTTCCATGGAAAAAATGGTGTGAAGGTCTGGGTTATGAAGAAAAATTCTTAGGTATTACCAATGTTCCACACGCAAAAGATTTATATGCTGTTTTTTACGATAATATTGCGGCTGCTTGTTTTGGTGAGTTTTTTAGTGAAGAACAAAGAGAATTTATGAAGAATGAGTTAAAATCACAAGGTAAAGCGATGGGATTTGGTTATAAGGCTCTTGCTAAGGTTGGCGGTTCTGATAATGCTGCTGAATCCAATCAATTACGTTTATCAAGTATTCCAAAGGGTGAAACACCTATCTGTAACATCATGTTCAACAAAGATGGGTATACAGCTCACTGCAAGGACTATAAAGAATATATGGAATGGGTTGAGAATAGAAACACTGCAAGATACGTTGATACGGTTAAACATGGACAACAAATTGATGGTAAGAATATGATGCATTGTATGAGACTTATTAGAATGTCACAAGAAATTGGACGTGGTGAAGGAATCATTGTAAGACGACCAGATAGAGAATATCTATTGTCTATTCGTAGAGGCGAAATTGATTTAGATTCACTTATTGATACAGCAGAAGCTGAAATCAAAGAGATGGATAGGATTTTTGATGAATCTGATTTACCTAAAGGTATTGACCCAGAATTGGTTAACAAGTTGTTGATTAAGATTAGAAGAGAATTCTATCACTTATAAAAATGATTGTTTTTTAAAAGGAAGTTGATATTTTCATCAGCTTCCTCACAATCTTTAATGAATGAAATAACTTGTTCATCAGTAAGAGTTCTCCATTCATTTTCAGCTTCAGTTTTTATCATATATTTTCTATGTAAAAAACGTTCTACTTTTAAGTAGTTTTCTGATTTATAAGATTTAAGGTAAGTCAATTTGCGTGAATTACCAGTTTGCAATTGTTTCACTCGTTTGATTGGCTCATTTTTAGTAATACCAATCTTATAAGCTTCATTACCTTCTTTATCAACCTCTAAAAATAAATAAACATATCCCATATTCAATTATAGATAATATTTACCATATAGTCAATAAAAAATAAAAATAAATACGAAAAGACTTGACAAATTGAAATAAATGTCGTACATTTGTGTAACTTTTAGAAATAGGGGTATATTTAATAGAAACAAAAAGAAAAATTATGAAAACAATTAACACATTACACGTCCTTTTATTATGTTTACTTGCAGTAGACGGGGTGGGCTATGTTTGTTAGTGTTTGACTTAAATAACAAAAACAATATGAAGCCCATCTAACAATTTAGATGGGCTTTTTTTATGCACCTATGCTCAAGTGGTTAAGGGGGCGGTTTGCAAAACCGTTATGCGTTGGTTCGAATCCAACTAGGTGTTCTAAAACAAATAAAATATGAAAACAGAAAGAAACGAAGAAGGAAAAAAAGTGATGTCGGGGAATATCAAAGGGTCTAGAGAAATCATGAGACCAAATGTAGTAAAATTGGATAATTCATTCAATTGGGGAAAAATAATAAAAAAGTTGTTAAAGACTAAAAGAAAGTAAAAAAAAATGTTATGACAAATGTTAGAAAGAATTTCCTAGTTAACAGAGATGAAACTGGAAGAGAAGTGATTACGTATATTCAAACTGGTAAGCAGTATTTTGTTGAATTTATTGAACCTAGAAACTTTAGAAGTTCTTGGGGTGATATAGACCCAGCAACCAAAACAGTTTCTGGAAGTTATGGTGATAAATTCAGAGGTTCTATCAAAGCTGAAGAATCTGTTATAACCAAAGAAAACGGTTTCAATGAAATAGTTGAAGGTAAAGGTGGAAGTCCTTACCATACAATACATTTAATGCACGAAAAATATAAAAAAGAAAATGGATACAGTTAACGAAACAGTGGTAGTACCACAAACGATTACAGAAATAGTAAAAGGAACGACAGCAGAGTTCGCATACTACAAAGAAGGTAACTTATATTACACAGTTCAAACTGATAAGTATAAATATGAGTTCCCAATTGATACAACCAATACTGAAGATATTGGTGAGTCAAGCTTTGAAAGAACATATAAAGCAATTACGCTAATGAGATATATTCGAAAAGCAATTGCAAATAACACAATAAGATGGGGTAATTAAACCCCATCACCTTGGACTGTAACTCAGAGGCAAGAGTGCTGCTTTTACATGGCAGAAGTCGGGATTTCGAAATTCCCCAGGCCAACAAAAATTAAGAATATGGAAAACTTAGGTCACTCAATATCAGACAATATTGAACGTATGAAAAACAGACGTGAAGAAATGATTCAGAAATGGATTGATAGTGGTTTGTTAGATGGATTAACAACATATCCAGGTGATAAAAGAAAAAACATAGCAGAACTATATGAGTGTTGTGCAACAAATATGATTAAAGATAAAGAAAAATAGGGGTATAGCTCAGCGGTAGCAGCAATTGCCTTACATGCAATAGGTCGGGGGTTCGAATCCCTCTACCCCTACTAAAAATGAAGAATATGAAAACTAGAAAAGGAACTCGATTTAGGTGAAGCACATGCTTAACACTTAAATTATGAGAAAAAAAGACGAGAAAAAACACACGAACAACAGCAGAGTGTATAAAATGACTGTTAGAGAAGAAATATTGGGGTGTCCAATTTGTGCACCACACAGAGGTTGTAACAGAAATAGAAATTCTGACCATAAGAGTTGGAAGAACTACAGAGACAACCAATGGAAACAGCAGACACACATGCCTCTCGAAGAAGCACAAATTGTGTTGATGAATGATTGATTGACGAATGCATGAACTAGTCAATTATTTGTCACGGTGACGGGATAGACCACACGGTCATATGTCTATCCAAATGCCGAGGTGGTGGAATGGTAGACACGAGGGACTTAAAATCCCTTGCCCGTAGGGCGTGAGGGTTCGACTCCCTCTCTCGGTACAAAGGTTGAATGATGAAATTGATAGACATGCCTCAATAACCTGGGGTGGTAGCATTAGAGGTCTAACAAAGGCTGCTGTGTAGGTTTGAGTCCTACTTCAATCTTAAATGCAGATATGGGGGAATTGGTAGACCCGAACGCCTTAGAAGCGTTTGCCGAAAGGCGTGAGAGTTCGAGTCTCTCTATCTGTACAAATAAAAATTCATAAATAATTAGGATAATTAAAATATTATCATTACATTTGATAAACATTAAATATTTATATTATGATAGCGATTTGGTTTATATCTTTGGTTTTAGTAGTTAGATACATTGAGTTTACAATCTTTATGAAGAAAGTAAGTAAAGTATGTAATGATTACGATTGGAAATACATCAATAAACACCCAATGTGTTTGCTTGATAAAATGAAAAATGAAAATGGTTACTATTTAACTAGTGAATGGTCGGCTTACAACTTTTTATTCTTAAAAGGTCCAAGTCCAAAAGATATGTTTTTATCTTTTAAATCATTGACTATTGAAAACCAATATGATAAAGAAGCAATAGAAAGATTAAAAGAATATGAAATTATCTGAATTATTTAATGAAGCATTGAAAGAAAACAATGTGTGGACAAAATTAGAATCAATACTAAAAGATGGTAATCAATTAAATGAGGTTATGAATTCTAAATTGTCACAATATTTACATGAATCAAAAACTGTAATATTTGATAAATTTGGTATAAAACCAAACTCTGAAAGAGGTGTATATTTTATTGCTGGTTCTGCTAGATTATACTTATATCCAGAGTTGGTTTATGAAATGAATCAATTAGACCCAGAATTTCCTACTAGTGTCGGTGATTTAGATATAGTAATACCAAACACTGAAATATGGGAAAATGCTGGTATGGGTGAGTTTTTAAAAGATGGTATATATAGACCTTATAACTTAAATCCACCATTAACAACTATGAATATTGAAGCGTTTACTGTTTGGGACCCCAAAAGAGCTGGTGGTGCTTATGCTAATGTTGAAATTAGAAATGAAGCTGAAATAATATCAGATTTAGAATTTGAAGATGGATTTTGGTTTATGGGATTGAGAGATGTTTTGGATTACAAGCATCAAATGGTGAGAAAAAAAGAAATTGTTATTGCTAACATGATTAATAGTTATGAAAATGGTGGTGCTGGGTTAACACCAGAACAAAGAAGGGAATTTATAAAAAAAGTGGCAATGGCAATAACTGGAAAATATGGTGATAAATAAAAAAGATGAAAAATTTTATAAAACAAATATTAAGAGAATCGATTGAACCAAAAGTTGAATATAAGATAGAACATTTAGATTCTTATGATGGTCAACATAATTATGAGTTGGGTTTATATATCAATGGCGATGTAATGGGTATTGTTCAATATGTTTTATATGATGGTGAGTTAACTGTAAGTCATATAGAAGTTAGAGAAGGATTTAGAAGAAAAGGTTATGGTTCTGCAATGATGCAATATCTAAAACAAAAGTACCAAGGTGAATATGAATATGTACCTTCTATGAAAACAACAGATGGTGCTGAATTCAAACATAAAGAGGTAAAAGACTTAAATTCTTTATAAAAAATAAAATAATTGTAAAAAAACTTGACAAATTGGAATAAATGTCGTACATTTGTATAACTTTTGGAAACAACGGTATATTTAATTAAAACAACGGGTTAAAACCCATAAAAAGAAAAACTATGAAAACATTAACTAACATATTTGATTTTGCATTTAACTTTGCAGCCGAGGCCGATGAAAGCTTGGGGAGGTCATCTATTATCATAAGTTAACGTAATCGTTTAACATAATTGATAAAAGCTCTGACCTAAAAATCAGAGCTTTTTTTGTTTATAGAAAAAAAATAAAAAAAAAAGTACAAATAAATTAGGATAATTGAAAAAGAGTTTGTACATTTGTAAAACAATAACGGTGATGTAGCTCAGTTGGTAGAGCATCGCATTGAAGATGCGAGTGTCGGGGGTTCGAATCCCTCCATCACCACAAAATGCTGCCATCGTCTAACGGTTAGGACCTATGGTTTTCATCCATAAAATCGGAGTTCGATTCTCCGTGGCAGTACAAACGCTTGCAATGAAAGTTACGTTTCATTGGAGAGTATGAGTATGGCAATCTGGAAAGACAGATAACACGCTCCTATCGTCTAACGGTTAGGACCCCAGGTTTTCAATCTGGTAATGAGAGTTCGATTCTCTCTGGGAGTACTATTGACTTTTTTGTACCTAAACGAAGGTTGGATTAAAGGTCGAAAATAAAGATTAACAGAAAGGCCAATCAATGCCGCTGACTGAAAATAAAAGAAAATTGATAACTGGTCCATTAGTATAAAAGTAGAATCTCGCACTGTCACTGCGAAGACGAGGGAGCGTTACCCTCATGGACCGCCAATTGTAAATACCCAGTGGTTTGGTGGGTATGGATATAAAGCTATTAAAAGGTTCGAAACTTGCGAATAGTTACCAAACTATATGGGGATGTAGCTCAATTGGCTGAGCGTTACCTTTGCAAGGTAAAGGATGTGGGTTCGAGTCCCATCATCTCCACAAAAACTATTTAAAAATGAAAATATATTGGTTATATTTAAGTGTTTCACTACCGATAATTAAAGAATCTGAAATTAATAACGTTAATACTTATTTTGATACTAATAAAATAAAAGAAGGTAAGTATAATTTATTTTTAACTGTTCTAGGTGATAGTGATGTTAATGATTTTTCACATTCTTTAATTCCAGTAGGTGAAATAAATTCAATTGGGTTGATAAAACATGGAAAAATAGTTTGTGAGAAAGAAATTAAAAATGTATTCAATTTCCAATTAAATGAAAAAACATATAATGAACAAAGAGAATATATAAAATTATGGTTCTACAAAATATTAGATAAAAACAAAAATGGATAAATTTAGTTTTGAAGAAGGAATCGATTATTACCTAGAAAAAGGAAAGATAGTTTATACTGAACGCTATCTTAAAAAAAGAGGTACATGCTGCGGAAATATTTGTAGGCATTGTCCGTTTGACCCAACAAATTCAAAAGGGAACAAAAATCTTAAAGAAAATATTAATAAAAATTTGGATTAATCAAAAAATTGTTGTACATTTGTAATATGAAAAGAAAGATACTACAAAAAGCAATGCAGATGATGGCTAACTATATAATTTATATGTTAGAGAATGCAATTAGTGACGACATGTTCGGTTACTATTTTGAATTGGGTGCTAAGCTGGATGCTTACGCTGTAATTCAACACGACATCTATTTAGATTAAAAAAAAAATAAAAAACATTTGCATATATCAAATATTGTTTGTACATTTGCAGTGTTAAAATTAAGTTCATTGAAGTATTAAAAATAAAGTAACCGAAAAAGACGTAGGATAGGAAGCGTGGAGAGACGTGTCGGAGGGTGTCGCACTAAGGATAAGTAGAAATACTCGGCTCTCTAATGGTGTGTGAAGCTCATAAATGTTTATGACGATAGTATAAAGACTATAAGAGATGTTTATGGTTGCAGCAAGATTCCATAAATCTATCTTCGGTTATTATGGTGAGATAGCTCAGTTGGTAGAGCAATGGGCTGAAAACTCATGTGTCGGTGGTTCAAATCCACCTCTCACCACTTAAAGTTAAATTCGGAAGGTGGCCAAATTGGTAAAGGCGGCAGTATGTAAAAAAAAGTTAATCTGTTTAAAGATTATGTTCAGCATAAAACTACTATTAGGGACTGCTATTTGGAGGTTCGATTCCTTCCCTTCCGACAATGAGTAAGGGGTACTCATAAGTTATGATGACGATACTTAAACAACGTCTTGGCAGATAGTCCTACGGCCAGAGTGGGGACTCGTTGGAATCGGGAAGAAGACCATCTTACCCCCATCGTAATGGTTGACTTATTTTTATGTGGTAAGACACTAATGTAAAGGCTCAATCAAAGAGTAGTGTTAAAAACTATAGGCGTAATTGAGAGATAGTTTTGTTCAAGATGAAAAAAACCGTTAAAATCTAGTCCTCGTAATCTCAGAGGGTAATTTGGAGAGATAGCTTGATTGGTAAAGTAAGGGTGGTGTTATTGAAAGATATAACTTAATATCCGTCCAAAGTGTGGTTCGAATCCACATCTCTCCACAAAAAAAAAAATAAAAATAATTGTAAAAAAGTTTGAATTATTCAAAAAGAGTTCGTACATTTGTAGTATAGAAAAAGTTCATTGAAAAGTATTGGTAATCAAATAGTTAAATACTAAAATTTTTTAAAAATAATTACAAAAACACTTGACATTTAAAGAAAATGTTCGTATATTTGTAGTATAGAAAAAGGATATAATAATCATAATATAATAAAAAAAAAAGTAAAAAAAGAAAAAAAAGTATGGCAACACCAAAAAGTACACCAGCAAGAAAAGCTTCTGCAAACACAGAAGTAGTTTTAGGACAAGCAGCAGCACAAATCGCTAAAGCTGTAAACGAATTAAAAGCAGCAACTGCAACAGTTTCTACTTTATCGGACCAATCAGAGCAATTAACTATGTTAGTAGCTAATAAAGAAGAAGCAATTTCTGCATTAGAAGTTGAGTACGCTGAAAAACGTAGACAAGCTGACGTTGAGTTAGACTTATCATTCAGAGCTAACCAAGAAAGAGTTGTAACTCAGTGGTTAACATCTAACGGTTACACGTCTATCGCAACATCTGAATTAACAACTTTACGTTCTGATTTAGACACTGCAAGAACTAACACTGAAGCTACAGTGAAAAAAGAAGTAGCAACTATCGTTGCAACTTTGAAAACTCAGTATGAGAATGAGATTAAATTAATCCACTCTGAGAACAAAGCTGTCGCTGCTGAAAATGCTGCAAAAATTGGTACATTAGCTACTCAAAACAAGTTCTTAGAAGAACAAGTAACTAAATTGTACTTACAGTTAGATGCTGAAAGAGCTGCTGGTATCGAAAGAGCTAAAGCTGGTTCAGTTGGGTCAATTAACGTGACACCATCTAACAAGTAATTGTTAAACAATACTCTACGTGGGGAACTGCGTAGAATATTGCAAGGGTAAAAAGATTATTTCAGCAACCAAAAATTCAAGCCTTGTTAATGCCGTGGTCGTGGGTTCGAATCCCACCTGGTCTCGCAGAGGTCGGTAGCTCAGTGGTAGAGCACGTATGAAAAAAAGTTAATCTTGTCCCCACATTGAAGGTTCCTCTGACCTAAACAGAGCATACAAAAGATTGTTTCAGCAAATAAACCAAAATTGTCTGTAAAACAAAGGGTCTGGGTTCGAATCCCAGCATGTCCTAACAGAGGTGTGGGCGTGTGGTGTAACTGGCTAGCACAAAAAAGTCAATCTTGATGCTCAAATATTGTGTTGTTCCATTGAGAAAGGAACGTAGAAATGTTAAACATTTCTTTTATAACAACACAGAGGTCTTCTCAGCCTCAAATATGGAATTGACCGAGTGGCTTAAGGTTGAGCATACATAAAGTCTGGGAATGTGGTATGTATGATACCTATACACGGGGACTCAAAGGTTCGAATCCTTTATTCTGTACATAAAGAGAAGTAGTTAAGCTGTAATTGAAAGGTAGAGTGTATTAATTACCGAAAAAGGGTTTATAGTAGGTAGAGCTTACTCATTGCATTCAATCAGAAACCCCGAAAGACCCAAAGCTTCTCTTTTACTTATTTTCTTTGTTTAGTAAAACAAAGTGGTGGAAGTCTGGAGGTAAATCTCTCGGCCCTTATAAACTTCACCCGATGAAGATGAATTGGTTGCCTTTTGGTATAAAAGAATGTTTGGTTTTCAAGCCTAGTAGTGTACAATACGAAGCTGATGGTTTAACAAACGTAGAAAGGAATACATCGCTGGTGGCTTTACCAGAGAATGAAGGTTCGAGTCCTTCCATCGGAACAAAATTGCGATAATGGTGTAGGGTCGTTTTCATGAGACGAATTGGTAGATATACCCCCGTGAGGTTCAATTCCTCAAATCGCAACAAAATTGGGGAGTACAAATGATACTGGACGGCAATCTAGTTGATATCGTATAATCCGTCTATCAAATGGAGCTTTGCCGAGCAAAAGGAGATAGTTGATTCATTAGTGGAGTGGCACCACGGAGGGCGATAAGCCATCAGACACTGGTTCGAGCCCAGTATGAATTTCAAAAAAATTTAAAAATATTTACGAATATATTTGTTTTATCGAAATAAGTTTTGTACCTTTGTTAAAAGTTTATTATTAACAATTAAATTAAAAGAAAAATGAGTTTTAAATCATGGTTTGTAACAGATACTGAAGAAAGTGCAGTAGTACCAACAGTTGAGCAAACACCAAGTAACACGACTAAGTTTCCAACAGCGGAAACAAGTCAACCAAGTTCGTTTAGTTTTCCAACTACACCAACTCCAAGTCCAACACCAACATACGCACCAGTAGGTGTATCTCAAGAACATTTGAACAATGCTCTAGAAGTTTATGAAAAAGGATTTGATTCGCTGAATCAATCTGGATATGATTTCTATGAGTTTTTCCAAGCAGTAATGAATGCTGGTGCTGACAACCCACAGATTTACCAAATGGCATTTATGATGGGTTCTGGTATGGACAAAACTATTACCAAAGATAAGTTGGTAGAACAATCAAACTTTTATATTGCTGAAATTGGAAAGGTATACGATGAGTATGTCGCTAAAGGTAATGCAAAGAAACAAGAAACGATTGATTTAAAAACCAACGAGAATCAATCATTGGTAGGTGAATTGGATTTGATGAGACAACAAATGGAGGCTCTTAAAACACAAATCCAAGACCGTGAAACAAAACTTCAAGCAATTGATGGTAAATATGGACCTAAATTGCAAGAAATCGAAGGCAAACTTGCTGCTAACGATATGGCTAAAAATAAAGTAATCCAATCCATCGAGCAAGTTAAGAATGGAATAGTAATTAATCTTAAATAAAAAAAGTATGCAAACAGAAAGTAAAACATTGAACGCAAACCTAATGGAGTTGCCAATGATGAAGCATTTCAGTCAGAATGAAATCGCTACAAAAGTAGATACCTTCAGAAAAGGTGAGAAGAACTTATTTTGGTTCTTAAAATTAGCAGTATTTGGTGCAATCGCATGGGCGGCTTGGACATATGTGTTACCTCCAGTGTTCCTAGCAATTGGACAAATGTTAGCGGTTGCTGCAACTGGAGTGATGATTATAGGTTTGGTGATATTAGCACCAGTAATCGTAAAAGGGATTCGTCTTTTTGCAAGAAGTTTACACAAATCTCTTATAAAGTATGACCCATTTGCTCAGTTGGAAGTTGAAAGAGGTAAAATGCTTCAAAATCAACAAAGTTTTAGAATGGCTAAAGGAAACATTGCTTCTTTGAAACAAGAAATGGAAGTTGAAGCTAAAAAATCTGAAACAGATGCCAACACTGGTCAAACACGTATCATTGCGTTGCAAGGAAAAGCTGAGAACATAAAAGTATCTATGGACGGAATGGTTAAGAAAATGGGTATCGAGGCTAAGATGGAAGATGAGTACGTACAATATGCTTCTGAGTTACAAAAAGTATTGGCTGAAGCACAACGTGTTGCTAACAAGTTAACTCAATCTAAAGACTTCGTTCAAAAGTATGGTTCTCGTGCTAGTATCATGAAGAAAATGGGTCAAAAGTTGACAATGGTTGAAACAGTTATGGATATAAAGATTCAAGACTTTGATGCGACTATCGACATGTTGAAGAAAGACTACGAGTTTGGTCAAAAATCTAACGCTGCAACTACAGCTGCTAAATCAGCAATGGGTTTCACAAAAGGATGGGAAATGGATTATGCTTTGGAAGTTGTAACATCAACTATTGCTGCTGATATCGCAATTACATCTGGTAACTTGAGAGATATTGAGTCATTAACTAGTAACTATTCATTAGATTCTGATGAATTATATGCTAACTTGAATCAAATCGCTGATAAAATCAAGATTGGTAACGATATTGTTCCAAATGCGAAACAATATTCTAACCCAGAATATAAATTGACAAGTGATGACCAGATTAAATCTGGTGGTTTCGCTGAAATGTTCTAATACACTAAAAAACTGTTCGAGTAGCACCCAAGTCTTATCAACGGGGTTTGAAGGAGTGGACAAGATATTATGGGTATGTGGTTCCCGATATGAGTATTACCAAAGTAAGATGAGTTTTAGACCGATAAGGGTAGTTTCTTAGACTTGCGAAATAAAAAAGTAACAATATAAAAATAAAATAAAATGGAAAATTTAACAACAGAGCCAACATTATTTGATGAAGCTGTAACAGAGATGACTGGGATTAACGTTTATGTAACAAACGACTATTCAAAGTTTAAAAGTATTGATGGTAATAGACCACCAAACCCTAAACATATCAATAGACTATATAATAGTATTCTTGATAATGGTTTATTATGTAATCCAATCATAGTAAATAGAAGTTATGAGATAATTGATGGACAACACAGATTTTTTGCGGCTAAAAAAGCAAATATCAGTTTCTATTACATTATGTTAGATGGGTATACGTTAACTGACGTTCACACACTTAATTTAAACCAAAAAAACTGGACCAAAAAAGATTTTATGGAAGGTTATGCTGACATGGGTGAAATTTCTTACATTAAATTAAGAACATTTATTGAAAACAATGCAGATTTTAGTTTTACTGATTCAATTTCTTTGTGTTCAAACAAATCAACTTCTAGTGGCAGTTTTGCTAACCAAAAAAATAGAGGTGTTAATGGTGACTCAGTAATGAAAATGTCTCAAGTTTTTGAAGAAGGAACTTGGAAAGGTAGAGATTTTGATATCGCACAAGAATGGGCTGACAAAATCAGAGATTTTAAACAATTTTTCACTGGATACAATAAAAGTGTTTTTGTTGGTACTATGATTCAAATTTTACAAAATGAAAATTATAACCACAAAGAATTTTTGGGTAAATTAAAAACTCAAACAAATGCATTGTATGATTGTGCTAATAGAGAACAATGTAAATTAATGATTGAAAACATCTATAATTTTAGACGTAGAGAGAAAGTTAGTTTAAGATACTAAAAAAAAAAAATAAAAATAATTACAAAAATGTTTGGAGAATTGAAATATTCTCCTTACATTTGTATTATAAGTTTAAAAAATAACAATTAAAAAAGAAAAAAAATGGAAAATGTAAATGGAACACAAAGTGGTTTAACAGCAAAATGGGCTCGTTTAACTAAATTAAGTAAAGCCCTTATTATGGGTTTAGGGTTAGCAATCGTTTTAGGTATTGTCTATGTGGCTGCCCCTGGATTGAGAGTAGCAGTGTCTAAAGAGTTATCTAGTTTAGATATCGATACAGACGAGTTAAACAACGTTACTAAAGGTGATTTACTACCTTTGCCGACAACAACAGCATCTAGTGTAGTATCTGGAAACGGATTAATTAGAATCGCTGAGTATGCATGGAATGGTAACTCTGGTATGATTGTAGCAAATGGTGGTCCTCGTACAACTAGTGGGTCTCTAATGGAAGCTGCTGGTGTAAACTTAGAAATCGTTCGTCAAGACATGGTTGGTGGTTTACGTGATATGCAAGTTAAGTTTGTAGAAGAATTTTCAAAAGGTGTTGACTATCCTAAATCTGATAAATCAGCATTTGCTGTATCTATCATGGGTGATGGTGTTCCTTTCTACATAACAACTACACAACAATCGTTGGATAGCAAGTTTGGTAAAGGTAAATACCACGTACAAAACATCGGTGCTATCGGATTATCATGTGGAGAAGATAAATTAATCGGACCAAAAATTTGGAAAGATAACCCACAAACTCTTAGAGGTGCTGTAATATCATCAGTAATTGGCGATGGTGACTGGGTAGTTGCTGTAAACTATGCATCTGCTAACAAGATTCCAGTAAATCCAGACCCAACAACTTATGATGCTAACGCAATCAACTTTGTACCTTCTCAAGATGATGACTATATCAACTCTGTAAAAGAACTTATCAAATCTCAAAACATGGGATATACTGTACCTTTGAAAGAAGTAATTGATGGTAAATTGACTGGTAAAACTGTTGACCACAAAATTGATGGTGCTACAACGTGGACACCTGGAGATAAGATGGCTTTCGATGCTTTGACTGGCTTTACTGATGTTGTATCTACAAAAGACTTTGTTAACCAAATGGCAACATCAATCATCGTAGTAAAAGAATGGGCTTTGTTACATGAGAAAGAAGTTAAAGCAATCTTGAAACAAACATACGTTGCTTGTAACCAAATCAAGTTATATGACAAATGGGCTCGTAAGGCTGCTGAATGTGTTGCTACAACTTATGACTTTGAAAACGCTGACTACTGGTACAACATGTTCAAAGGACAAAAAGGTACAAAAGCTGGATTGGATTACAACGTAGGTGGTACACGAGTATTTAACTATGCTGATGCTGAACAATACTTTGGTTTGGGTGGTGATAACAAAAATCGTTACAAAGCAGTATACAATCAAATCTCTGCATACTTGACTGACTTGAACCCATGTGGTTTCAATGAATCTTGTCCTAGTGGTGTTGTTGCTTACGAAGATGCAGTTAACTTATACTTCTTATCTTCTATCAAAGATGGTTTATATGCTGGTAAAACTGAGGCGATTAGCTATGCAGCAACAAAAACAACAGTTATGGCTTCTGGTCATTGGAATATCAACTTCGCTACTGGTAGTGCAACGATTGAAGGTTCTGAAAGAGACTTGGAAACAATCTATAACTTACTTGTTCAAGCTGAAGATGCTAAATTAAACATAATCGGTTATACTGACAACGTAGGTAATCATAGTTCTAACGTATCACTTTCACAAGGACGTGCTCAATCTGTAGCTAATTACTTAACTAGTCGAGGTATTTCTTCACAACGTTTCCAAATCGTAACTGGTAAAGGTGATGCTAACCCAATAGGTAGCAACGCAACAGCAAGTGGTAAAGCGGCAAACAGACGTGTTGATATCACATTGTTAAAATAACAACCGATATATATAATTCAAAACCCTAATAGAAATATTAGGGTTTTTTTATTAAAATTAGGTTTATTAAAAAAGAATTTGTACATTTGTATTATAAATTTAAAATAAAAGAAATATGAAAAAATTATTTACACCATTTGAAACAATAACTGGAATTAAAAAAGGTTTCATTCAAAGTGGTTGGTTAATCGCAATTATCCTTTTTTGGGTTGCATGTAGTGTTGGAACAACACATTTATTCCCAACTCCAGCACAAGTGTTGCACGGTATGGGTTCATTATGGTCAGAAGGACTTATGGTGCATTTAGGAAGCTCTATAGGGCTTTGTGCACAAGCAGTGTTATATTCAGTTATAATCTCTTTGTTCTTTGCTTATTTGACAGCTATTCCAGTCTTTAAATCATTGGGTACGTTTATATCTAAACTTAGATATTTGCCACTTACTGGTATTGCATTCTACATTACTATTCTAGTAAACGATGCAAGAACTATTCAAGTATGGGTGTTGGTAATGTTTATGACAACATTCCTTATAACGAGTCTTATGCAAATGATTAAAGACATTCCAGAAGAAGAATTCGACCATGCTAGAACACTAGGCTGCAATAGATGGGAAATCCTTTGGGAAGTGGTAATCAAAGGTCGTTTTGATTACGTATTTGAATTGGTTAGACAAAACTTAGCGATTGTATGGATGATGCTTGTAAGTATTGAGAGTATCCTTATTGCTGCTGGTGGGTTAGGCGTTTTAATCAAAAATGGTGATAAGATTGGTGATAACGGAAAAGTAGTTGCTGTTCAAATCGTAATCATCATAGTAGGGTTGTCGTTAGATTTCATTCTAACAAAATTAAGAAAGTTAATATTCAGATATTCAAACTATTAATCATGGAAAATAAATTAGTATTCCCTTTGATTACTGCGGTAATGATATCAATCGCCTATTGTGTTGCTTTCCATAAAGAAAGAGATAAGAATGTGGTTCTAGAAAAAAAGATTGTTAAATTAGAAAAAACTGTTAATCATGATTAACTATGTAAAAGGTATATTAAGAGGTATAATTTTAGGTATTTGTATAATATCTTTAAAAAACGATTATTGGGTGTTTCCATTATTTATTGGCACACTCAATTTGATAGGTACGATTATTGAAATTAAAATATTAAAAAATGAGTTATAGAGCAGAAGAAACGATACTTTACGTTGATAAATTATCAGTAGGGTATAAAGACAAAAACGGAAAGGATAAACAAATCCTTAAAGACGTTACAATCGTAGAGAAAGACATCATTAGAGATGGACATGAGTCTACTGGTCAAACAATAGCATTCATTGGTCGTTCTGGTCGTGGAAAGTCTACGCTATTCAAAGCATTGACTGGGTTATTGTTACCAACAAGTGGTCAAGTACTTATCACTGACTTCAAAACAGAAGACAAATCAGATGCTAAGCAAGTAGCTGAAGGTGATATTGGTTTTGTTGACCAAAAGTACACAATCTTTAGACATAAGACTGTCTATCAAATTTGCCAATACGCATTGCGTAAAAGCACACTTACAAAACCAGAGAAAGAAGCTCTTATCAAAGAGTACTTAACAGATTGGGGTTTGATGGAACACAAAGATAAATACTCTGGTGAATTATCTGGTGGTCAACGACAAAGAACTGCAATCATTGAACAAATGCTTACTTCTAAGCATTTCATGATTTTGGATGAACCATTCTCTGGATTGGATGTTGGAAATATTGAGAAAGTAAAAGAATCATTTGGTCGTATATTGTCAGCAGATGAATACAACACAATCATATTCTCAACACACGATATTCGTTTGGCAGTGGAATTGGCTGATAGTATCTATATCGTTGGATTTCCAGAAGGTGAAACTGTTAGTACTATTGTTAAGCATTATGACTTGAAAGCAATGGGATTGGCTTGGGAACCTTATGGCAACGGTCATAGACAAGTTGTAACAGAAATCAAAGAATTATTATTGAAATCATAAACTTTCATCATATTTATATATATAAATTGTAAATATGAAAGATATGATTAAGAAAAAATTAGCATTATTAACTGAAAATAAAGATAGTGCTATTTATGGTCCAGAAGAAATTGCTGCTAAAATTAGAGAATTGAATTCTTTGAAACATGAGCATAGTACTGCACTAAAATTACTTGATACACAACGTAATATTCTTAAAAAAAAGATAAATGATGTTGATGGTGAAATAAAAAAATGGGAACTACTTTCTCCAAACCAATATAAAATGTTTCCTATATGATAGTAGTAAGCGATAGAGCGTTAAGATTTTTCGGATTGTTCTTTGGTAACAGTGGTGGTATAAGGGGTCTAGCATTCTGGCCCTTTATATTCATTGCATCTGATACAATAATTGATGCTGAATTGATAAATCATGAGAGAATTCATTTGAGGCAGCAAATAGAGATGTTGATTATACCTTTTTATATATGGTATCTGATTGAATTGTATACCAAAGGGTATATGAATATTTCATTTGAAAAAGAAGCATATGGTAATGACCATGATTTGACATATTTGAAAAAGAGACGTTTATTTAGTTTTAGGAAATATTTATGAAATTATTAATTTTATTTTTGTTTATTAGTGTTAACTTATTTTCACAAGATTCATTATCAGTAGACACTGCTTTCTTTACAAATTCAGAAATATTAAATGGATACAACTTTGATAATTCGTTGACTGGAGTATTAGCACAATCCAATATAGATAATGTAAACATAACATATATTGGAAATAACGGCATCAACTTTAAAAATTTAGATTTGAATTCAATACTAAATTATACTATTGGTTTTTCACCAAGTATAAATCAAAATGAATTTTCTCATAAATTAAATATAAGTCATGAACATAAAAATGTGTTTTCATTTGTTAATAATCAATACAATTATTCATTGTTGAGAAGTATGCAGAATGATAATTGGTTTGGGTTGGGAATTGGTTATAAGAAAAAGTTCAAGAATTCAAAATTATCGTTGTCTTATGGTATTATATATCAAAATACAGAATATTTTAATAATAGTGTCAAAGAAAATGTAAGACATTCAGTTAGAGTTAAATTTAACTATCAAAAAAACATATTTGGTTTTTACACTGAGTATTATTACCAACCTAGTATGGTAACAAATAATGTCATTATAACTGGAAACACAAAGGTGACGTTGAAGTCTAGTAAACATTTATCATTTATGATTCAAGATGTTATTAATTATGCTAGCACCAGTAAAGTTGTTATGATTCATAACTTAACTGTAGGACTAGGATATTTATTAAATAAAGAAAAATAAGAATCATAAAATTAATATAATGTGATTGTAACTAAAAAAAACAAGATGGATAGTGATGATAGTGGTGAACAGAAAAGCACTGGGGACAGTTTGTCTGGTGATAGCGACTTTTCTAAACCCATTTGGGTTCGACATTTTAGTGTTCAAACTGACACAATTAACAAACGATTATTGGGTTACAATGTACATTCTTTATGGATTGGCATTTGTATCATTCTTATTTTCACATTTATTCTTTAAATTAAAGAAAATTAACTGGGGAAATATATTTATTGCAATTGCTTTATTTTTAAATCCATTGGGTTATGATATAGTTGTTTATACAATAACGTTACTTACAAAGAGTTATTGGTTAACAATATCAATAATGTATATGTTAGCATTTGCTTTTTTCATATTATTTATGTACTTTTACAATATAAATCCAATCAAGGCTTTTAAATACCATGCAGTGAATACACACAGAAAATTAACTAAAAAAAAATAATATGGAAACATTTGATGAACTTTTTGATGCTTTTTTTAATAACAACGATAAAAAGTCTAAAAAAAGAGGGAGACCTAGAAAAGAGAAAAATTATGACAGTTATGAAGAAAAAGCTAAAAAGATTATAGATAGTCTACAAAACTTTTCAGAAATAACTGATGTTGATAAACAACATCAAATAGACAATGAATTAGGTGAACCACATGAAATACATTTATTTCATTCAGATGGTTTATATTTCAAAAGGTCTATATGGAACACAGAAGATGGTGATTTGGTGAAATTAGAAGTTTCTGAAGTACCATTTGAAGAAAATAAATCACTTGAAGAACTTTTGGCGATAGCTTTGGAAGAAGAAGAATACGAAAAAGCTGCTGAAATAAGGGATGAAATGAATAAAATTGAAAAAAAACAAAAAAAAGTTACGAAAAAACTTGACAAATCAAAATAAAGTTCGTACATTTGTATAACTTTTAGAAAGAAGGTTATATTTATTAAAACAACGGGCTAAAAACCCATTTAAAAAAAAGAGAAATTATGAAAACAACATTTATCACATATCAACCGAAACAAACGCAAGGCGGAAAGCCGAGTGTATCGGGTGTGTTATATCTGTTGAGTAATGAAGAATAAAGTTTCTTAATTACAAGATATTCCAAACCCGATTTCAGAAATGACTTCGGGTTTTTTTATTTGGTACCTACACCATTTTACAAGTTAGGAAAGTTATTTGACATATTGGTTTATTTTGGGTTGTACATATACAAGAGTAGGAATGTAAATTATCTAGATATGGGAAAGTTGGTATTCCGCTGCGTTTGGGACGCAGAGACCGCTGGTTCGAGTCCAGCTATTTAGACACTTGACTTTTTTGTACCTTGCAGTATATTTATATAAAAAGAATATATGGCAAGGAAAGAAAAGCACATACATTACTTATATAAGACTACTTGTTTGGTGACAAATAGATATTATATAGGTATGCACTCAACATGTAACATGTATGATGGTTATATGGGTAGTGGAAAGAGATTAAGATATAGTATAAGGAAACATGGTAAAAAAAACCATGTTAAAGAGATATTAGAGTTCTTTGATAATAGAGAATTATTGATTGAAGCTGAAATAAAAGCGATTACCGCAGATATGATTAATGATAATAATTGTATGAATTTAAAAGAGGGTGGTTCTGGTGGTGGTCGTATTTGGTCTGAAAGTCATAAAAAAGTTTTCACTGAAGCTGGTATTAACAATTTCAATAACACTAAAGAACAAAGAATGTTAAATATAGCTAAAGCAAAAGAAACACCAGAGTATAAAGATAAAATGAGTAAGTCTCAAAAAAAGTATTTTGAGACTAATGAAGGTAACTTTAAAAATAAGAAACATTCTGAGGAAACAAAAAAGTTACTTAAAAGTGTAATGAAAGGTAAAGGAAGTGGTGAAAATAATTCACAATTTGGTACATGTTGGATAACCAAAGATGGTACCAACAAAAAAATTAAAAAAGAAGAAATAGATACCTATCTTAATAAAGGATGGTTAAAAGGTAGGAAATAATTTTGAGGTCAGTTGTACGTACACTCATAGGAACGTACTTTAACGAGTAGTATAGGAGCGGTTTATCTAGCGGCATTTGGAATGCCGAGCACGCTGGTTCGAATCCAGCTTATTCGACTGTCAGATTGTTACTAATTCATAGACCGTGTGCAACGGAGCGTAGAATTAGATTATTGTCCGATAGACAAACTGGCAAAGTCACTCCCCTTTGAAGGGAGAATCTGGGGGTTCGAAGCCCTCTCGGACATCTAAAGAATGGTTGCAGCAAATTAAAAAGCTTCAATTTGGATTTGAAAATCAACATGCCATTCTGTTATTTGGGGATACGCCAGAGTTGGAGAGCTGGGGCAGACTGTAAATCTGTTGCGTAAGCTGAGTAGGTTCGATTCCTACTAGCCTCACTTAGTTAAGGTAGAATTTAGATTTTTAACCATGTACTTGACATAGTTCAAGGGGATAATAAAAATCAATTTGCCTCTGGAGCACGATTGGCTGTGCAACTGATTTGTAATCAGTAGGTTATGGGTTCGAGTCCCATCTGAGGCTCAAGTGTTAATTTGGGTCGAGCCACATTTTGCCAAAACTTTAACATTAGAAGAATTTCCAGCGGTGGCCGTGACTGTCTTTCTTCGAAATTTGCAGAATAGGTGTTACGAAAGCACATGGGCCTTCCAAGTCCGAGGCGAGGGTTTGACTCCCTCATTCTGCACAAAAAGAGGGATAACTAGTGTGGGTGCCTCAAGGTTCAGCTGACCTACCACACTCAATGCTGAAATAGCTCAATTGGTAGAGCACTTCACTAGTAATGAAGAGGTTATCAGTTCGATTCTGATTTTTAGCTCAATGCGAGAATAGCTCAGTGGTAGAGCATCTGGTTACCAACCAGAGGGTCGTGGGTTCGAATCCCATTTCTCGCTCAATAAGTAGGATACACGTGCAGCAATGTATGGATTACGCCAAATAACGGATAATTACCGTTTGATGAAGGGATAGAAATGAGTGGTTCCCTTTAAGTCCTACTGACGTTATTATAAAAAAATTAAAAACTATTAAATTATGAAAACACTTATCAACATCAAGCGAAAGAAAAAGGAATAAGGCACTCGGCCATAATGGTTACGAGTGTTATTGGAAAAATAATATCTCCTCGTAACTCAGTTGGCTAGAGTATCGCACTTTTAATGCGAGAGTCATTGGTTCGAGCCCAATCGGGGAGACTATATGTACTCGTAGCTTAGTTGGTAGAGCACTCCGCTTTTAACGGAGGGGTCAAGAGTTCGAATCTCTTCGGGTACACTAGTGTTCATTATATTGCCATGTTCAGACATTTGAACTTTTATAATTTTGTACATATTTATAGTAAAAGTTATTATGAAAAAATGTACAAAATGTGGTGAAGATAAAGATTCTTGTGAATTTAGAATGAGAGGAAATGGTTTATTTTCTTGGTGTAAAAAATGCGAATCAATATCTAATAATGCTAGGTATACACCTAAAGAAAGAAAACCAAAAATAGTTAAAAGTGTTGAAGAAGTAAAACTTGAAGCAAAGAAAAGAATGCTGAAATATCGATATGGTATTACTTTAGAAGAATATGAAGGTATGTATTATAATCAAAATGGTAAATGTGCTATTTGTAAAAAAGATTATCAATTAGGTGGTTCAAAAGGATTATTTGTTGACCATGACCATGAAACCATGGAAGTTAGAGGGTTACTTTGTCGAAATTGTAATTCAGCTATTGGTCAATTACGAGAATGTAAACATATACTAACAGAAGCTATTAAATATTTACGTGTTCAGTGAAACGAAGACTTCAGTGACACTGAACAGACGATTTGACTGAACAAACGATTTTACTGAACACGATATGCATCCGAAGGTGCACAACGAAATGATGTACATAAAACATTTTTGTTAATCCATTAATAAAAAAAGGAGCCATTGAGCTCCTTTTTTATTTTAACCTTGTCCTACGCTTTTTTTCTGATAATGTTTAGCGTTTTTAGAAACTGAAGTCTTACACTTAGAGTGAACTCCTGGTCTTTTCTTTTTTCCTTTGCTAATCTTCGATGACGAAGAAGTAGCCCCTTTTGCTGCTTTTGCCATAATAATTAATTTTATTATAAATATTTGTTGTTTTAGTTTTTTATTCGTATATTTGTAAAAAAAATATTAATATGAAAAATACAATTTACATTGATGTTGACACTGAAAGAGAGCAACAAATTCTTATTGGTAAAGGTCCAGAGAATGAACCACCAGTAAATAAAGAAGAAGCAGCAAAAATGATTGTGAATGACATTGCATGTGTATGTGAAGCATTATGCACACTTATACATGTTGCTGAACAAAATGATTACGCAAAAAAAGATGAGTTGATTACTGAATCAATCAAACAATTAACAAAAATGTTGATTGAAGAACCAAAGAAAAAATAATCTTAATTATGACAGAAATTTTAATAACTGATGACCAAAGAAAACGAGGTCAAGAATTATATGAATTCAATGTGTTGAAAGGTTCGGTAACTGAAGGTAAAGGGAATGAAGTAGGTGCATTGGGTGAAATTATAGTTTGGGATAAATATAAAAGTAAAACAAAGTATGTTGGTTCTTACGATTATGATATGATTATCAAAGACAAGAAGATTGACGTAAAGACGAAACTACAGAATATGGCTCCAGAACCACACCATAGAGCAAACATATTTGCATTCAATACAAAACAAAAATGTGATTATTATTGTTTTGTTGCAATATTAACAGATTTATCCAAAGGTTGGATAATTGGTTGGAAAGGTAAAGAAGAATTTTTTGAAGAGGCTGAGTTTAAGAAAAAAGGTGAGGTTGATACTAAAGGTTCAGACCCAACTTGGACATTCAAAGGTGATTGCTATTGTTTAGATAATAGTCAACTTGACAATAAAGTAAAATAAATTAGTTATTTATTAAATTTATTTGTACCTTTGTAAATATGATACTTTTTAAAGATATTTATTATTAAAAGGTATAATGGAATTAGTGACAACTTATTTATGTAAAACTAGTGATATTGGTGTTCATTCTAATATGTTTGGTGGTAATTTGGTAGCGTTGATTGACCAAAGTAGTGCAGCATATGCATCACAAATTTGTGATACACCTAGAATGGTTACTTTATCAATTAGCGAAATGTTTTTCAAGAAACCAATCAAGGTTGGTAATATTATCAAAGTATATGCAAATGTATCAACATTTGGTAACACATCAGTTACATTGTATATTGAGATAAGAAAACATAACGTATATACTGGTGAACAAGAAGTTGCTATGAGTACATCTATTAGATTTGTTAGAATAGATGATGAGGGTAATTCTCTTCCGATATCAGATAGAGTTAAAGAAAGGTATTATAAACGTGTCAAAAGATTTGGAAAAGGATTGTTAGACATGGAAGAGAAAAAACTTGAGAATGATGAAGAAACCAAACCCAATAATAAAGTTTAATGGTGGTGAACCAGTAGCTTTATGTAATAGATGTCGTGCAACTATGTGCTATGTTAGTTGTAGAGAAGAAGATGGTAAATTTTGTAAAGTAAAAGAAATTAGAAAATTAAACAATATTGATTATATTAAAACACCAATAGGTCAAACACCACCACCATATTGTAAACAATGTGAAATGTTGTTGGATTATTCATTAAATTAATAAAACATGGAAAAAGAAAAAACACCAGAACAAATTGCTGCTGAAGATAAAGCAATGGCAATTATTGAGTCATGCACAATGTGTGACCACTTTGATAATGCTGAGAAATATTTAGAGTTATTCAACAATCAATTCAATGATGAGTATACATATCATGTATTATCTCTATCGTTGAAATATAAAAAAGATTCGTTAAACTGTAAATAATTATGACTGAAAATATGGAAATAATGGCATACTGTGCCTCAATAATAGTTTTGATATCTTTTATAGTAAAAGACGTAATAATGTTAAGACTATTGAATACGGTAGGTTGTATTTTGTTTTTGATATATTCAATATATCATGAAAGAATGCCATTGGTTTTTTTAAACTTTATGGTTATAGTAGTTAATTTAATTTACATTTATAATCCAATAGTTTTATTATGGAAGGAACATTTAAAAAGAAGATAGTAGGTAATGAATTATATCTATTTAACGCAAAAGGAGATTTAATCTTCAAAAGATGGATAAATCATGGTTACTCCATGGTATTCACACCATTTGCTTACTCAAGCAAAGATAGTTTAGTTTCAATCACCGAGAAAGACGGTAAAATCATAAGAGAAAAGAAATGATTAGCATTATAGTTGCTGCTTCTACCAATATGGTTATTGGTAGAAACAATGCCTTGCCATGGCATATACCAAGTGATTTAAAACGTTTTAAAGAACTAACTACTGGTAAACGAGTTATCATGGGTCGTAAGTGTTGGGAATCAATTCCAGAGAAGTTTAGACCACTTCCTAAAAGAGATAACATTATTATCAGTAGAGACAATACTTATGTTGCTGATGGTGGTTTTGTTTTATCAGATTTGAATCAATTTATAATAGAATATAGTTTATCATCTATCAACTATGGACCAAAAGAAAATTTTGTTATTGGGGGTGCTGAAATATATAAACAGTTCTTCCCAATAGCTAAAAAATTATATTTGACTGAAGTATGGGGTGATATTGATGGTGATACGTATTTAGAAGGTTTTAACGTTGAAGAATGGACTCTAATAAACATATCTGAAATATTGGAAGAAAATGGTTTCAAATTTATTTTCAAAGAATACGTAAAAAAAGTTTCATAATATTTGTAAAATCAAAAATAATATTGTACCTTTGTATTATAATTAAAAGTTATGAGTGAAGAACGCAAAAAAGCTACACTAAAACCAGTTGCAAAAGTTGAACCTAAGAAAAGAGTTGACACAAAAGCAATGGTAGCTGTTAAACCAGATGTTGAAACAGAGGTTAAAAAAGTTGTTGAAACAAAGATAGAGTTAAACACTAACGACACAACTGAAATTAAGGTAAAAAGAGCTGAAAACAAATATATTAAAATAGCGTTGGATGCTAAACCAGAAGAAAGAAGTGAGTTCTCGGCAAAAGTTAAAAGTGGTGAGATAAAATATGCGTATTACGCAACAGATAGTGATAAAGGATATCATTATTATATAGTTTTAAAAAAATAGGAAATGAATTTAAAAGAACAAATCAATGTAGATTTCATGATAGCTTTCAAAGCTAAAGAAATGGAAAAGAAAAACTTTTTGGGGGTAGTAAAAGGTGAAGTTCAAAATGAAGCTGGTCGTTCTGGGAAAGAAGATGATGAAACAGTTTTGGGTATCTTAAAGAAAATTGAAAAGTCTTTGAAACAAACCAACACTGCTGAATCATTAAATGAGTTAGAGTATATCAAACCATACTTACCAACACTTATGGGTGATGATGAGATTGAAACTATTATCAGAGGTTATTACAATGACAATGGGTTAACAACAATGCCTTTATTGATGAAAGAATTCAATTCTAATTATAAGGGTAAAGCTGATAATCAAGCAGTTTCAGCTATTATTAACAAAATAATTTCTGGAAGATGATTTGGTCTGTTTTATTTATATTGATTGTACATTGGTTTGCTGATTTCGTATTACAAACACATCATATGAGTATAAGAAAAAGTAGTAGCAATTACTATCTAAGTCTACATGTTTTAGTTTATGCATTTACAACAATTGTTATGTGGTCTTTTGTGTTTCCTTTTACGTCTATTCATATTTCTAGTTTAGGTATTTGGTTATCATTTATTGTTATCTTTGTTACTCACTGGATAACAGATTATTTTACTAGTAGGTTGACTAGTAAACTATACAAAGAAGAAAGATATCACGATTTCTTTGTTGTGATAGGTTTAGACCAAGTTTTACATTATATGCAATTATTAATAACTTTTAATTATTTATTACAATTATGACAGTAGAAGAAATCCACTCAAGCTTAGATAAAATGCTTGAAAACCCAAAAGCTAAAAATTTCCTTAATCATTTGGTTCGCAGTTACATGCCAGTATCAAACATTGAGAAGGTTAATGAAAAACCAGAAGCTGACTTCAAATGTGCTTTATCAAATGATGATTTGATATCAGTAAATGAAATTCTAGAAGGAATTCAAACTGAGCAGTTCAAAACTGATTTGATGAAATCAATGAAGACAATGTTTGATGATAACGCTGATAAGACAACAGCAATGGCCAAACTAATTGGTGAGAAGAAATTAGGTGTTACTGGAAAAGGTACAACAACTTTTATGTCAGTACCAGTTGCACAAGAGTTTTTCAATTGGGTAGTCACAAAATCACTAAAAGGTGATAAACACATCAATTGGTTGTTGGGTAATATCAGACGTGAATCGTTATTGGGTAGAGCCAAAAATATTACTGACGACAAGGTTCAGTCAGCAGTTAAGAAAATAGAAAAGAAAGCAGATAGAACCGCTACTTTCACTTTGGGTGACACCAACGGAGTGTTGGCACAATTAAAAGCTAAATTAGAAAACAAATGAGAATAAAATTAGACCATCAAAATGTTTGGTTTACATCTGATTATCATTTTTGCCATGCAAATGTGATAAAATATGATGGTAGACCATTCAAAGATGTGGAAGAAATGAATGAGTCCTTGATAGAAAACTGGAACCATTATATTGCTGCTAACGATGTTGTCTTTTATTTGGGTGATTTATCATTCGATAGAAGTGGAAAACAAACACAAGAAATCGTTAAACGTTTAAATGGTAAGATACATTATATATTGGGAAATCATGATGATGAAAAAGATATTAGAAAACTAAATCGTTTTGAAACGATAAGTGACTATATCAATCTTTCAGTACCAGACGAAGATAGTCCTAGAAAACGTCAAGGGATTATGATGATGCATTACCCAATACTTTCATGGGACAAAGCACATCATGGGGATTGGCATTTACATGGTCATTGTCATCAGAGTTTAGTTAAACAAAACCCAGAATACTACAAACGTAAAGTTTTGGATATGGGTTGTAATGGTTGGGATTATTGTCCAATACATTATACTGATGTTAAACAAAATATGATGTCAAAAGAAGTTGAACAAGTAGACCATAATTAATTAAAAATAAAAAAAAAAGATATGAGCGAAAAACACAGATTACCGAAAAAATTTGAAAGAGAACTTTTGAAACTTTCAAGTATTAAAATACAAATTGATGATTTGGAATCATCAAGTCATGATGATGTTGTCAATGAAGATTTTGGTGTAAAATCAGATAAAGATGAATATGGTTATGATGATGAAGATGATGATGATGATTATCCTACAAATTCATATTGTGAAGAAGTAAGTTTCATAGAATTCGCAATTTTTAATGCTTATTTATATGAGTGTTTTAAAGGTAAACAAAACCAAATCAAAGTTTCATCTTATGGGATAACAGATAGTATTGGTAGAATAACATTTGGTGGTAGTTTTGAAATTACTGGTTCATTTTGGTTCAACAGCAAATTTGAAGGTGATGATAACGATTACGTATTTCAAACTAAAATGTTTATTGACGGAAGAAATGAGTTGGTTAATCAAATCAATATTACTTGTAAAAAAGGTATTGAATACACCAAAATTGTTGAATTGTTTAAAAAAATAAAGATTTTAGCTTTCAATAACTCAGAATACAGAGGAAAATGTATCAAAGTTAAATTGAGAGAAGGTAGATTCAAAGGTATTGAAATAATTGACATTGTTGAATCTAGCAATGAATTAGTGTTGAATGATGTTCAAACAAAATTTATTGAACACTTTATTAGTCGTGTTGGTAGAGGTGGAAATGCCAGATACCTATTCAACGGAGAACCAGGAACTGGTAAAACAGAATCCATTCGTGAGATTGCACGTAAATTGATTCCTAATGTTACATTCATTATACCAGATTTTGGTAATAGTGATGATTTGACATCAATCATGGAAGCATGTGAGATTTTTGAAAATGCCGTTATCATTATGGATGATATCGATTTATACTTAGGTTCACGTGATAACGGAAGTTACACAAGATTATTGGGTCAATTCTTATCATTCTTTGATGGGGTTAAGAAACGTAAAATCAGTTTGTTGGCATCTACAAACGATAAAGGTTTGGTTGATAAAGCTGCGGAAAGACCTGGACGTTTTAACTTCACATTGGATTATTCATTCTTGGATGAGAAACAAATTGAAAGAGTTTGTAATATCCATTTACCAGAAAGATGGCAAGTTAAAGAAGTTTATGATGCATTGACTGGAACCATCAATGGCAAGAAAGTTAAAATAACTGGTGCATTTATTGCAAACTTGGCTGACAATATCAAAGAAATGTCAGAAGATGATGAAAATTGGTCAATTGACGACACTGTTTCATTGGTTAATGAATCATACAAAGGGTTCTATTCTAGTCAAGTGGAGAAAGAGAAATCCACAATGGGTTTTCAAACAAAATAAATCAAAAAAGATTCCCAATAATTTGTTTTATTGGGAATTTTTTTATACATTTGTATTATAAATAAAAAAAGATAAATATGGAAGTTAAATCAAATATCAATCCAACTGATTACGAAATCGGTGTTATTGTAGCAAGATTCCAAGTGCATAAATTGCATGAAGGGCAAATCAGTCTTATTGATAAGGTTATTGAAAATCATAAAAAAGTAGTTATTTTCTTGGGTGTACCAGTTATTGGAAACACAAAATCAAATCCATTGGATTATGCATCTAGAGAAGCGATGATTAAACAATCTTATCCAAATGTGATTGTATTACCATTGAAAGACCAAAGGTCTAACGAAAAATGGTCAAGAGAGTTAGACAACCAAATCCAAGTACCTTTTGGTGAACGCAGCTCTTTGAGTGCAGTATTATATGGTAGTCGTGATTCATTTATTCCTTACTATTCTGGAAAATATGCTGTTGTTGAATTGATAACTGATATATTGTATTCTGGTACTGAAGTTCGTAAACAAGTATCAAAAGAAATCTTGGCTTCTGAGGACTTTAGAGCTGGTGTAATCCACGCAACATATGCTGCTAGACCAGTTACATATCCAACAGTAGATATTACAGTATACAACGATAAAGGACAAATCCTTTTGGCTAAAAAACCAAATGAAGACTTCTACCGTTTTATCGGTGGTTTCGTTGATAGAACTGATTTGACTTGGGAAGAAGCAGCAAAACGTGAGTTTAAAGAAGAAACTGGTGGTAACGCTGAAATCGATGATATTAAATATGTTTGCAGTGGTGCTGTTACTGATTGGAGATATGGTAAAACAGAATCTGGTATCATGACAACATTGTTTATTGGTAAGTTCTTATGGGGACGTATTGAACCATCTGATGATATCGCTTCATTGCATTGGGTTGAACCTAAGAATATCAACGTTGATAAAGACATCATGGTTGAACATAGAGACTTGTATGCTAACTTGTGTGTTTATTTGTCTAAAAATAACATATTGGAAAATGCTAAAATACCAACAGCTATTGAAAACGCTAAAGTTAAATATGGAGAAAGTATCTCATGAAAGTAGCAGTAATTGGTAGCAGAGGTTTTGATGACTATGAATTGGTTAAAACCACATTATCACCATTTCAAATAAAATTATTGGTTAGTGGTGGTGCGAATGGTGCTGACTCATTGGGTGAAAGATATGCCAAAGAGAATAATATCGAAACACTTATATTTAAACCAGATTGGAAAAAACATGGTGCAGCAGCTGGAGTATTGAGAAATACCTATATCGTTAACAACGCTGATACTATCATAGCATTTTGGGATGGTGAAAGTAAAGGGACTAAAGATAGCATAACAAAAGCTGAAAAATTAGGGAAACCCACAATAATAATAAATACAAAATAGTATGGAATCAGAAAATAAAAATTTAAAAAGTTTAGCACTTAAAGAAGTGATTAAAACTAGATTGGCAGAGGCAATCAAAAATAAAGATTGGTCTTCAATCGAAACATTGGAAGGTCTTATCTCAAAAGCAATGGATAAACCTAACAATCTTGTACTTATGGGTGATGCTTATAAGTACTCGCACCACAAATTCTATGAAGAAAACACAACAACTGTTTATTCATACATGGAATCACGTGGTGGTCGTTTCAGTGAAACAGTATGGTATGGTCTTGAAATGTTCATCAAAGAATATTTAGAGGGTGTTGCCTTCACACAAGAAGAATTAGATGAAGCATATGAGTACTTGGGTACTGAACTTGGTGTGTTTGGTCGTGATGATGTCTTTGACAAATCTAAATTCCAATACATTATCGATGTTCATGGTGGTAAATTACCAGTACGTATCAAAGCAGTACCAGAGGGTACAGTTGTAGGTGTTAAAAACGTTCTTATGACTATTGAGAACACTGACCCTAATTGTTATTGGTTAACAAACTTCTTAGAAACTATCATGATGCAATTGTGGTATCCAATCACTGTGGCAACATTGTCACGTGAAGTTAAGAAAATCGTTACTGAATATTACGACAAAACAGTTTCGTTGCCTGGAGATATCATGAGAGTAGCTGTTGAGTTCGTATTGAATGATTTCGGTTTCAGAGGTGTATCTTCTGTTCAATCAGCTGGTATTGGTGGTTCAGCACACTTGATTAACTTTATGGGTTCTGATACAACTGTTGCATCTAAACGCATATGTGAATACTACAATACCAACACAGTATTTGGTAAATCAGTTCCAGCAACTGAACACTCTATCATGACTATGAAAGGTGAAGAAGGTGAAGTTGAAATGATGAAACGTGTGTTGGAACAATATCCTACTGGTATTGTAGCGTGTGTATCTGACTCTTACCATATCTTGCGTGCATGTTCTGAGAAATGGGGAACTGAGTTACGTGATTTGATTTTATCTCGTCCAGCAACTCCAGGTAATCAACTAGTTATCCGTCCAGATTCTGGTCACGTTATCAACACATTAAAAGAAGTGTTTGCAATCTTGTTTGACAAATTTGGTTACACCGTAAACGATAAAGGTTTCAAAGTTTTACCTCCACAAGTACGTGTAATTCAAGGTGATGGTGTAAACATCAATTCAATTATTGAAATTTACGAAGAGTTGACTTCTTTGGGTATTTCTGCTGAAAACATTGTGTTTGGTATGGGTGGTAAATTGTTACAAGCTGATATCAACAGAGATACACAAAACTTTGCAACAAAAGCATGTTTCGCAGTAGTAAATGGTGAACACCGTGATTTGGTTAAATCACCAACAGAGGTTGATGAGAATGGAGATTTGAAACCATCATTCAAAAAATCTAAACAAGGTCGTTTGAAATTGGTTAAACACTATACAACTGGTAAATACTACACTGTGACATCATTGGAAGATACGTATGTTGAATCACGTGATGAATTAAGAACAGTTTTTGAAAATGGTAAACTATTAACTGAAACACCATTTGAAGATATACGTTATAGAGCAAGAATAATAACATTAAATAAACAATTAGTATAATGATTAGATATGTAGAAGGCGATTTAGTGAAAATGGCCAAAGAAGGGAAATTCGATGTAATAGCACATGGTTGTAACTGTTTCTGTGCTATGGGTGCTGGTATCGCACCACAAATTAAAAATGCGTTTCCAGAAGCATTTGAAGCTGACTGTGAGACAGTTGCTGGTGATGAATCAAAGATGGGGACTATTTCTCATACTGTTTACAGTAAACCAACAATTGTAAACATTTATTCACAATACGATACCAAAGGTAGACGTAGTGGTAATATGGATTTAGACTATGATGCTTTGCGTTCTGGTTTGAAAGAAATGAAAGAAAAGTTCTCTGGTAAAACATTTGGATTGCCAATGATTGGTGCTGGTTTGGCTGGTGGTGATTGGGATATCATTGAGAAAATCATTGAGGATGAAATGATTGGTGAGTATGTAACGATTGTTCAATACGTACCATGAAAGTAATCTTTGTTGATAAAGTATTACAAAACGAAAACACTGTTGAACCACAATTAATTGATGGTAGAGTAGTTTATTGGTGTGTGACTAGTGAGTGTATGAAATCAGAGGAAACTTTTAGGGAATGGTTGATTAGAAAGGAAGAAAGAATCAACACACATCCTAATTATAGTTCTGTTGAAGGTCTTTTAATTTATGATATGCAACCCCTTGTTTCTATACCTTATGAAGGGGTAACACATGGTGGTATGATTATTAGATATGCTTTTTTAAAGAAAAAAGAAGAAAACATTTGATTTTTAGATTATTTTTAGTACCTTTGTAATATGAAATATATATTTTTAGATATTGATGGCGTTTTAGCAACAAATTCAACATATGGTGTTGGAACAAAAAACAAATGGGGTTCATATATGTTTGATGTTAAGTGTGTTGCAGCATTTAATTTTATACTCCAAGAAACTGGAGCTGAGATTATATTGTCATCTGATTGGAGAAATACTTACACATTACAAGAGATGCGTGAAATCTTCGCACATAACTGTGTGTTGAAAGGACCAATTGGGTTTACACCATCAATGAAAACATACACTGGTACGAACCTTGAAGGTGGTCGGGCAGATGAGATTAAAGCTTGGTTAGAATTGCATGCATGGAAGAATGATGTAAAGTGGGTTGCAGTTGACGATTTGAATATGGATGAGTGGTTACACCCAAACTTTGTACTCTGCCCTAATCATCAAGATGGAATAAAACGTAAAGGAATACGTGAAACAATAATTGAAAAGTTAAATGGAAAAATGGGATAAAAAGTTTATCAAATTGTCTAAGCACATATCAGTTTGGAGTAAAGATAAAAACAAAAAAGTAGGTGCAGTAATTGTTGATAGCGATAATATAGTGTTGTCTATGGGGTATAACGGTATACCTAGAGGTTGTGATGATACAGATGAATCTAGATATGAAAGACCAACAAAGTATTTTTTTACAGAACATGCTGAAAGAAACGCAATATATCATTCAGCAAGACACGGTGTATCATTGAAAGGTTGTAAAATGTATGTAACTTTATTTCCATGTGCTGATTGTGCGAGAGCAATGATTCAATCTGGAATAACAAAACTAATAGCACCAGAACCAAATTTGAGCCACGAAGTATGGGGTGAACACTTCAAAGCTGCGATTCAAATGATGAAGGAAGCTAATATCGAAATACTTTTATTTTAATGGATACAGATGTAAATGTTGGTTTTGCCAATGAGGGTTCTAAAATATTAAAGATTGATGATGTTTCTAAATGGACACCAACAAATTTAACATATATGGGTGATACAGTTTTTTTTAAAAATGAAGATGCGTATTTTTCAATGAAAAGGGAAGATTTCAAAAAAATTTTTAATTTATAAAATATGAGTATAGTAAGGTCAATAGAAATTAATCATTATGAACACATGTTCAATAGAAATTGGGATAAAACATATTGGGTGTTTGACATCCATGGTACAATTCTAAAACCCAATTACGAGTATGGTAATATTCCAAAAGAGTTCTACCCATTTGCTAAAGAAACACTTCAGATGATTAGCGAGATGGAAGATGTTGTAATGATTCTTTACACATGTTCACATCCACACGAGATTGAACAATACATTGAGTATTTCAAAGAGAATAACATTCATTTTGATTACATCAATGAGAATCCAGAGATAGCAACCAACCTTGAAGGTTATGGTAACTACGATAAAAAACCTTACATGAATGTATTGTTTGAAGACAAAGCTGGCTTCAATGGCGATACTGATTGGATATTGGTTAATGAATATTTAACAATTAAAAAAGAACAATGAGAAAAAAAAGAACAGTAGGATTGATTATAATTGCAATAGTTGTTGCAATTTTCACACTAACAAGTTGTGCTGATGTATCACATGTACAAGCATGTTTACCATCAACAGAACACACATATGGTTTCTGGGGGGGGACATGGCATGGAATAATTATGGTTCCATCGTTTATAGGTAGTCTTATATGGAATGATGTTGCTGTATATGCGGTGAATAACAATGGTGGTTGGTATAATTTTGGTTATGTAGGTGGATTTTTCTTCATGATTAAAATTATTGGTTACACAATAAGAGGAATAAAGGCTAAACAAAGATTATCATGAAAAAGAAAATAGTAATATTCAGCGGTGCTGGATTAGATAGAGAGTCTGGAGTCCTAACGTTTCGTGATTGTATAGATGGGTTGTGGAATAATCATAAGATTGATGATGTAGCAACACCAAATGGTTGGAGACAATCACGTGAAACAGTTTTAAATTTCTACAATGAACGTAGAAGACAAATGCCAGAGGTTGAACCCAATGGTGCTCACTTGGCTTTGAGTAAGTTAGAAGAAGACTATGAAGTGATTCATTTAACTCAAAATGTATCTGACTTGTTAGAAAGAGCAAATTGTCACAATGTTGTTCATTTGCATGGTGCTTTGAACATGGCATGTGATAGTATGACCAAAAAAAATAAATATCATGTTGGTTACAACGATATTGAATTGGGTACAAAGTGTCCAGAAAATGGTTCTCAATTAAGACCAGACATAGTTTGGTTTGGAGAAATGCCACATAGAGTTGATGAAGCTTATGATGCAGTTTACAACGCAGATATTCTTATAGTTGTTGGAACTAGTTTACAAATTGGTTATACATTGGACGTACTTACAAACGTTAGACAAAAAGTATCTGACAAAAATGATGCGTGTAGAATCATCTACGTTGACCCAGAGCCAATGAACTATTTGTCTAACTACGGACTTAAAGTAGAGTACATTAGAAAAAATGCTGTTGAAGGCATAACAGAAATAGTAAATGAATTAATAACAAAATAAAAAAAAAAGAATATGGATTATCACAAGTTTAATGGGACTATCAAATTGGTATTTGACACCCAAGAGTTTAAGAACAATTTCAAAAAGAGAGAATTTGTCGTGGTTTCAGATGATGAATACCCACAAGACATCAAATTTGAATTTGCTGATGAAAATGGCATCAACGCACTAGACAATTTTATTGAAGGTGAAGCTGTAACTATCATCTTTAAGTTGATGGGTAATGAATACCAAGGAAAGTATTACACTAGCAACAGAGCGATTGCGATTGCTGGTATTGTAAGTGAAACAGTCAACGGTAAAACGGAGACAAAAACGAAAACTAAGTCAGCTGTTTTCAATAACGCTCCAAGCGATGATGATTTACCGTTTTAACTATGAGTGTATTAAAGTTTGAATTAAAAGAAGAACATATAAAATTGTTAAAACATTTGCGTTGGAGCAAAGACAAAAACAATCTTATTGTTGGGATAGATGATGAAGAAGAGTCTTTACCTTTCGGTGAAAATAACATCTATGAAGCTATCGATTTAATTCTTAATGGTAGACCAGAAGATGTTAACCCATTTGAAACTGAGGATTATGCTGAATATAGTGATGAACAAAAAGAGGAATGGGACAAACTATATGGTGAGTTGCCAGTTGCTTTGGATGTCATATTACATAACCAAAGTTTTCAATTAGGTGGTTACAAAACAAAATATCACGATAGAAACTGGAAAAAGGTGAAATAACTCACCTTTTTCTTGTTTATTCAAAATATTATTTATACCTTTGTATTAATTAAAAAAATATAAAATATGAAAATTGTAAAAAGTTTTTGTATTATCAAGAAGATAGTACAAGCAAATGGTAAAACATTAAACGTTGTTTTATTGGATTCTAGCCATGAGGTGTTAGAATTTGAGGATAACACAGAAGCTCAAAACTGGGCCAATATATTGACTGAGAACTCTGATTCTGGTTGGGAATACATTGTTAAAGAAATATAAAATGATACAATTTTTAATATATTTCTTAGGATATTTCCTAATATTCAAATCGATAGATATGGGTAGAGTTGAAAGTGAAAGATATAGCTTATTTACCCAAATAGGTTTCATTCAATTTCTTATGATAATGGCTGCTACTATGTTGATAAGCATGGCTGACAGAATATAAAAATCTTTAAAATTAAAAATATGTATAATTCATTATTATTCTCATTAAATGTTGGAGATGAACTAACAAACGCTATTTTAGAAGAAACAAATATTCTTATGCGTGACGAAGAATTAGGGTTGGGTAAATTAAGAACTCAAAAATTCTCTGATGGAGAGTTATGTGTTGATTTTACTGATTCGGTTAGAGGTAAACGTGTTTATATTTTATCAAGTCCAAATAACTCTGATGAAATAATGAAATTGAATTTAGCAATAGATGCAGCTAAACGTGGTGCGGCTAAAGAAATCATACCGATTTTACCATATTTTCCTTATGCTCGTCAAGATAAGAAAGACCAAAGTAGAGGACCAATCGGTGCTAAAATTATAGCTGAAATGCTAGAACATCGTGGTTCAACATCTGTAATTACATTTGATTTACATGCTGACCAAATACAAGGATTCTTCAACATACCACTAACACACATCGAAGGTAAAAACGTGTTTGATAAACACATAGCTGAAATGACTAAATTTTTTGATGGTGAAACAATTTTATGTGGACCAGATGCTGGTTCTGGTAAACGTGTAAAACGTATGAAAGACCAATTGATGAAAAGACACAATATCAATCTTAATTATGTTATGTTAGACAAAACTCGTAGCAAAGCCAATGTAATTGATGAAATGGTTATAATCGGTGATGTTAAAGATAAACACGTTATCATCTTGGATGACATGGTTGATACAGCTGGAACATTGTGTAAAGCTGCTGAAGTGTTGAAAGATGCTGGTGCTAAATCAGTTAGAGCAATAATCAGTCATGGTGTATTGTCTGGTCCAGCGATGGAACGAATTGGTGAAAGCAAATTAGAATCGCTTATTATTAGTGATTCATTAGCATTGAAGACTGCTAATGAGTTATGTAATAAAGAATTTAATGAAACAAAATGTTATAACATTATCAAAGGTTGTGAAAAAACAATTGTTATTAGTGTTGCAGAACAAATTGGTTTGGCAATTGCCGCTATCAATAATAATTTGAGTTACGAAGTATTAAAAGGTAAAAAATTAGAAACAGTATGATGTCATCAATGAGATTACTACAATTGGCCATGATAGGTGGTATTGTATATCTAGCCTCTAACGGAACAGAAGGTTGGGGTTGGTTAGTATTTATTTTATTTATAACTATTGATAGTGAGCGATAAAAAAGAAAAGGTCTATGAAGACCGTACATTTACTCTAACAGCAGAGCAAATGAAAAAATTCGATACATGGCGTATTGAAAAGAACAAGGCAAAGGGTGAAGTTAATGTTGGTGCTATTGGTGGTGCATACACATTCTGTTTCACACCTACTGGTTTAGGTGTGATAGAAGTGGTTAAATGTGCTGATGGTACTAAATTGGATTTGACTGATGTTGGTAGTTGGTAACTAAAAACAAAATAATGGAACTGGATAAAATTGTTCAAGGTTGCAAAGATAACAACTCTAGAGCTCAATATATGTTACATAAACTCTTTTATCAAAAGATGTTAAGTGTTGCTTACAAATATTCTAACGGTGGTAGCGATGTGCAAGACCTAGTACAAGAATCATTTATTAGTATATATGAAAACATATATAGATTTAATGGTAACACTACAGCTAGTCTAGAGGCTTGGATGCGAGTAATCGTTAAAAATAGAACTATAGACTTATATAGAAAGAAAAAGAATATAAACATGGTTGAAATACATGATGGTTTGTTTAATTATTATGAACAAGAATCGTTTTATGATATATTCATAAACGACATATCCACTTTGATTGATAGTTTATCACCTCAATATAAGAAAGTTGTTACTTTGTATTACTTGGAAGAGAAATCCCATCAAGAAATAGCTAAAATTTTGGGTATTAGTGTTAGTTCATCTAAGACAAACCTACTTAGAAGTAAAATAAAGATGAAAAAAACACTTTCAAAGTTGTATCCTTCAATATAAAATTGTATATTTACATAAATTTAAAAATATGAAGTTTAAAAAGTTAACAGAATTGCAAATAGATTACATTACTGCTGTTTATAATGACAAAGGTAATACATCTTGGGATAAAAGGGCTGATAATTTAGCTGTTGAGTTCGGTGTAACACAAAGAACCATTAGAAAATGGGTTTCAGAGAAGCTAAAACTTAAAGAAAGAGATGAAGTTGTACCAGAACAATATACTTTAGCTCAAAATAAGGAGTTTGATACCAATAAAAAGCGTTTTATCGTTACATGGGCTCAAAACAACACACCAGTTAACTCTGGATTACTTAAAAACATAGAGGCATACGCTGAATATATCAATGCATCTGTACATGTTATCGCTGGTAGATACAAAAACCCTACTAGTACATGGACTACAGAGCAAGAAGACAATGAATTTTGGGACCAAAGTATCTTAAAATACTTGGATGCGAACAGACATGACATACACAAATACGTTAGTATCATGAGTGATATCAAGGTACAACCTACTGCGGTTAATCCAATGACTGGTATGAATGCTTTAAGTGGTATGAATTCATGTATTTTCGGTGCACCTAAAGTACAAATGGAAATGATTCCAGTACTAGATGGTAACGTACCTAAAATAATGCTTACCACTGGTTCGATTACAGAAAAGAATTATACTGATTCAAAGTCTGGAAAGGTAGGTGATTTTCACCACACATTCGGATTTTGTATCGTTGAGATTAAAGATGATGAAGTTTTCTTTATCAGACAAGTAACAGCTGATGACAAAACTGGTGAGTTTACTGATTTGTATCATAATGTATCCAAAGGTAACGTTTCTAGAGTAAAAACAATTGCAGCAGTTGTGTTGGGTGATTTACACTTAGGTCATCATGATGATGAAGTTATTGATGTAACTCTTAATGTGTTGTTAAAGAACTTAAAACCAGCAAACGTTGTATTGCATGATGTATTTGATGGTCATTCTATTAGTCACCACGAATCAAAAGATGCGTTCCAATTATATCGTAGAGAACAAGATGGTACAAACTCTGTAAAACGTGAGGTTGAAAACATGTTGGAGTGGTTGAAGAAAGTTGAGAAATACAACGTAACTATCGTTAGAAGTAACCACGATGACTTTATCGATAGATGGCTTATTAACAATGATTGGAAGAAGAACATCAAAAATGCGTTGGAGTATATTGAATATTCACATGCTATTTTGAAAGGTGATGCACCTAAAGGTATAATTCCTTATTTGATTGAGAAGAATTTCCCTAAGATGACAACGTTGGATAGAAGTACTTCATTCAAAGTTAAAGATTGGGAGTTGGGACAACATGGTGATGTTGGTGCTAACGGAAGTCGTGGGTCATTGTTACAGTTTAGAAAACTAAATACTAAATGTGTAGTAGGACATTATCACTCACCTGGAAGAAAAGATGGTGGATTAGCAGTAGGTACATCTACAAAACTACGTGTAGGTTACAATATAGGACCAAGTTCATGGTTACAATCACATGTTATAATACATGAAGATGGTAGAGCCCAACATATAAATTTTCAAAATGGTGAGTACACTACGTTCAAATAAAAAAAAAATCCGATAATTTATCGGATTTTTTTTGGTTTATTAAAAAATAATATATACCTTTGTATTATAAATAAAAAATTATGAATAAAAGAACGTTAATATTAAGGGATTATCAAGAACCAGCATCTAATTATGTGTTGGGGTCTAAAAAATGTGTTTTAGCAATTGCTCCAGGTGGTGGTAAAACAGAAATAACAATAGATGTTGTTGAAAAGTATTTAAAACTTTTTACAAAAGCTAAAGTTTTAATCTTAACCCATTCAACGAATGTGTTGTTGGATAACTTTGTTGATAGGTTAAAAGAGATTAAAGTATCATTTACTTACTCAACAAATTTAGATGAAAACGTACAAGTGCATTTATGTTTACCTAATATCGAACATAAAATAAAAGGTCATTATGATTTTGTTGTAATTGATGAAGCACATGAGAATTATTTAGCACCACGTGTTCAAAGAATTATCGATAAAGTAAAACCATCAAAACAGTTATTACTTACTGGAACACCATCTAAATTTATTCTTAAAAATAAAGAACATGTAGCTAAAAACAAAAGAGAGAATAAACCAAATATTGAACCGTTATTTGATATATATGTAATTGCATCAAACGAAATTAGTTCTGAATGGTTTGCAAAATTAAATGTTGAATTGGTTGCATCTGATTATAAATGGAGTGGTTTCTACGATTCTAATAATGAGGTGACTAAAAAGTTTAGATTCACCTACGATGATACCAAATCAACTTTAGAAGTTGTTATGGAAAAATTAATGGCTAGGATTAAATACGGGTTAAAAGCCGAACAATTTAATCATCCTTCATTTTTAACAAAAATAAAAACTTGGGCTTTTACTTATAAAACTATAGGTAAAACAATGATTGTTTGTAAACGACAAGAACAAGCTGAAATGGTTAACAAAATCCTTTTAGAAATGGGTGTTAATTCTGCTGTATCACATTCTGAATGTGATGTAAATGGGGATATAATAACTGAATTTAAAAACAACATGTATGATGTATTGGTTGTTGTTAACAGAGGTAAATTAGGTTACAATGATGTTAATTTGATGAATATTATAGATATGTCTGGAACACATAACCCAGATGTTATCTATCAAATGTTTAGTCGAGTACTTAGAGGTGGACCAGAAACTCAAAAATTCTATTTGAAACTTACACCAAAAGAATTACACAACATGTCTTTGACACATTTATCTATGTGTGGTGCTCTAATGTTAACTGACAAAAATTATTTGTTATTATTTGATGGTAAAAACTTTAATAATTTAGAGATTCCAGTTATCAAAGGTAAAAGAACCAGTACTGGAAGTGGTGGTACTTCTAGTGGTAGTAGCAATAAAAAAAATCAGAATATATTACCAGAATTTACTTTTGACGTTATTGATTTGTTCAAAGATATATTACATAATTTAAGTAATCCAGTTAGTATCTATAAGATGACAACAATCAATGACGTTAAAAAAATGTTAGGTCATGGTAGAGTTTTAACATGGACTGATGATAAAATTTTTGCATCAGCAATGGGAGTTAGTTTAGAAGAATATTTAACAATAAGAGATGGACAGCAAGTATAAATCGATAGCAGAATGGTGTAAAAGTAATCCTAGTGCTTATCAATCAGCTAAAAAATCTGGTATTATACCAGATATTTGTGAAATTTTTGGTTGGGATTTACCAAAAGAAAAAACTAAATTACACCGAAATGGCTACTGGCAAATTAAAGAAAACGTATTATGTGATGCGTTGAAATATAAAACACCTACTGAATGGACTAAAAATAATGCAACAGCTTATGCTGCTGCTCGTAAATATGGTTGGTTTGAGGAAGCAACAGCTCATATGAGCTTTTTAATTAAACCAAATGGTTACTGGAATGCTGAAACAATTTTTGAAGAATCAAAAAAATATAAAACACCTACTGAATGGAAAAAGGGTTCATCAACTTCATATTCTATGTCTTTTAAAATTGAAGGATTATATGATAAATGTACAGATGAAATGGGTTATATTAAGGCTAAACCAGCTGGTTATTGGAACGCTGAAACAATTTTTGAAGAATCAAAAAAATATAATAACCCTAAAGAATGGAAAAATAATTCATCCACTTCATATTCTACGGCCTTTAAAATTGAAGGGTTATACGCTAAATGTTTGGCAGAGATGGGTGTTGAAAACTATAAAAAACTTGGTTATTGGCAAATTAAAGAAAACGTATTGGCTGAAGCATTTAAATATAAAACAAGAAGTGAATGGGGTACTGGACCAAATTCTCATGGTGCTTCATATAATTCAGCCAAAAAAAATGGTTGGTTTGAAGAGGCTACAGCTCATATGATTGAAATTAATAAACCAGTTGGGTATTGGACCAAAGAAGTATTACTTGAAACTGCTAAAAAATACAAATATTATAGTGATTGGCTTAAAGATGAACAAGGAGCTTATCAAGCAGCGAAAAAGCAAAATTTAATAGACAAATGTACAAGTCATATGATTTTTTCAACTGCTAGGAATGGTCATTGGAAAATAAAAGAAAATGTGTTGACTGAAGCTTTGAAATATAAAACAAGAAGTGATTTTAGTAAAAACTCGTCTGGTGCATATCATTCAGCTAACCAAAATGGTTGGTATGATGAATGTATAGCTCATATGGAATATGCTGAAGGACACACCCCAGCTGGTTTTTGGACCAAAGAAAAAGTGTTATCCATTGCTAAAAAATATGATAATAGATTAGATTGGGTTAAAGCTGATGAAAAATCAGTATGGGCTGCAAGAACAAATGGGTGGTTAGATGAATGTTTAGAACATATGGAATTATTAAAAAAACCACCAATGTATTGGAATGATAAAGAAAAATGTTTAGAAGATGCTTTAAAATATAAAAGCAAAACTGAATGGCAGAAAAAAAGTTCTGCGGCTAAAAAATCAGCAATTAGAAATGGTTGGTATGATGAATGTACAGCACACATGGATGAAAACCAAAAACCTATGGGGTATTGGCAAATAAAAGAAAATGTGTTGGTTGAAGCGTTGAAATATAATAACATAAAAGATTGGCGTTTGAATGGAGGTGCTTCATTAGAAGTTTCACGTAGAAATGGTTGGCATGATGAATGTACAGCACATATGGAATTATCAACCAAAAAAGGTTATTGGGATTCAAAAGAAACTGTTTTGATTGAAGCTTTGAAATATAAAACAAGAAGTGAATGGTCTAAAAATAGTTCAAGTTCATATAAATCAGCTAAGAAAAACGGTTGGCATGATGAATGTACAGCACATATGGTCTATTTAGTTAGACCTAATGGTACTTGGACCAGAGAACTATTAATTGCAGAAGCTAGAAAATGGAACACACCTAAAGAATGGAGAGAATTGGGTGAAGGGTTCTCCAGAGCTAAACCTTTAGGTTGTTATGATGAGTGTATTGCACATATGAAACAAGATAGAAAACCTATGGGTTATTGGAAAGTTAAAGAACATGTCTTAGCTGAAGCTTTAAAATATAAAAATAAAGTTGAATGGCAAGAAAAAAGTAATGGTTCTATGAAAGAAGCTAGAAAAAATGGGTGGTTAGATGAATGCAGTGCACATATGAAAAAGACAACAACAAAAATGTCTTATAATGTATAAAAGTAAATATAATTCATTAACTGAATGGGGTAAAAATGACCCTAAAGCTTATGACCGTGCTGTAAGATTAAAACTTACAAAAGAAATTTGTGATATGTTTGGTTGGAAATTTAAAATTCCCCCAACCAATAGAAAACCAAAAGGGTATTGGTCCAAAGAAAAATGTATAGAAGAAGCACTTAAATATAATTCAATTAAAGAATGGCGAGAATTTAATCAAATGTCGTATAAAATAGCTTATTATAACGATTGGGTTATTGAGTGCACAGCACATATTGATAAAGGTCGCAAACCTAGAGGGTATTGGGATAAAGAAAAATGTATAGAAGAAGCACTGAAATATAAAACGAGAACTCAATTTTTAAGAAATAACAAACCATGTTATAATTCTGCATTAAAAAACGGATGGATTGATGAATGTGCTGCTCATATGGTTGAAAACCAAAAACCTATGGGTTACTGGAACAAAGAAAATTGTATTGAACATGCAAAACAATTTTCTACTGTGACCGAATGGTTAAAAAATAATTCAACATCATGTGCAAATGCTAGAAAAAATGGTTGGTTTGAAGAAGCAACTACTCATATGGTGCAGTTAGTAAAACCACGTGGATATTGGACTAAAGAACGTAGCCTTGAAATTGCATTAAAATGTAATTCATACAATGACTGGGTTAAAATTAGTAAATCATCATATAATTCTGCATTAAGAAACGGATGGCTTGAAGAATGTAGCAAACATATGGTAAAAGGAAAAAATAAATTAAAATAAAGTATGTTTGATATTGTTTTAATAAAAAAATAATTGTACATTTGTAATATGGAAAAGATAACATTTAATATTGATTTTGACGGTACTTGTACCACACATGACTTTCCTAGAGTTGGAAAAGATATTGGTGCTGCAAGAGTATTAAATAGATTGGTACAAAACGGACACCAACTTATCTTGTTTACTATGAGAAATGATTCTGATGATGTACTCAATGAACATTTTGAAATAGTAACCAAGGGTGTTACTTATTTGACTGAAGCTGTTAACTGGTTTAAAGAAAATGATATACCGTTATATGGGATTCAATCGAACCCAACACAACATTTATGGACATCATCACCAAAAAGTTATGCTCAATTTATGATAGATGATACAGCGTTGGGTTGTCCATTGATTTTTAATCCAGTGTATAGTAACCGACCATTTGTTGATTGGGCGAAGATAGAAGGAATATTAAAAGAAATGAAATTAATAAACGAAGATGTATAAAGTATCGATAGAACACCTAAAAGCATTCAAAGATGCTTTGGTTAAGTCAAATCAATTATTAAAAATGATTGGTGCGGAAGGAGAAACAGATGAGTTTGATGTTGTTATAGATGAGAATGAAAAACAAATAGAAATAATAACAAACAAATTTTATGTAAAATGAGTAAAATAACGGCAGCTGGAGTGTTTTTAATTAACAAATCAAACAAATTATTGATTTGTCACCCAACACAACACCCATCAAATGTTTGGAGTATTCCAAAAGGTAAGGTGGAAGCATTAGAAACGTTTGCTAATGCTTGTATTCGTGAAACATTTGAAGAAACTAACATAGACATATCTGATTATAAAGATAAAATGATTATGTTGGATTCAGTTAACTATTCTCATAGAAAGAAAATGCTTATTCCTTTCGTATTGTTTGAGACTGAATGTGAGTACTTGGATTTATCGTTGATTACCATTCAATGTAATTCAAATGTACCAGAGGAAAGAGGTGGCTTTCCAGAAATGGATGAATACAAATGGGTGACAGTAGATGACGCTAGATTATTGTTACATGAAACACAAGTAGCTTGTTTAGATAAAGTAAAACAATTATTTTCAAGATAAAATTTAAAAAATAAGATTATGAAACTAGATTTACATGGAATTAAGCATGAGAATGTTTCAAATGAAGTCGATAGATTCATTTGGGAGGCCATGCTGAGAAAAATACCGCAAATAGAAATTGTTACTGGGAACTCAGAACAAATGAAGAATATTGTACGTGATTGCGTAAATGATTATGGGTTTGTTTGTTCCGAAGGTTTCGTGAATTGGGGGTCAATTATAATAACTTTGGTTTAATGTGGTATGTATATATAGTAGAGTGTTCTGATGGAACTTTATATACTGGTATAACAACAGACGTAAATAAGCGTATAGAAACACACAATAAAGGCAAAGGGGCAAAGTATTCGAAGACTCGTCTTCCAGTTGTTCTACGAGCTTCTTTTGATGGTTTTGATAAGAGCACAGCTGCTAAAGAAGAATATAGAATTAAAAAACTAACAAGAAAAGAAAAAATAAATTTGATTAATGGCAATTGAAATACAAGCACCTAACGAAATACCCAACGTTAAGACCAACACTAAAATATTTTTAGGTGGTTCAATAGAAATGGGTAAAGCCATAGATTGGCAAAAAGATTTAATCGAAAGATTAAAAGATGAAATGATTACATTTTTAAATCCTAGACGTAGTGATTGGGATTCTTCATGGACTCAAGAAATAACAAACCCACAGTTTAGAGAACAAGTAGAATGGGAACTCAACGGATTGGAAGTAGCTGATATAATTGTTATGGTATTTGACCCTAACACAAAATCACCAATCTCTTTATTGGAATTGGGTTTGCATGCGAGTAGTGAAAAGATGGTAGTTATTTGTCCAGAAGGTTTTTGGAGAAAAGGAAACGTGGATATTGTTTGTGAGAAATACAATATAAAACAAGTTAATGATATTTATGAATTAGTTGAATACATTTATGAAAAAATTTAATAACAAAAGAGAACACTTTATAAACGAAGAAATTAGAGAATACTCTGTTAGACTACCAGAAGGTATCGTTAAAACAACTGAAGCGTTGAAAATGGCCCAAGCCGATGAAATGGATTTGGTTTGTGTGAATACTACAACAACACCACCTATTTGTAAAATAGTAAACTATGAAAAGTTTCTCTATGAACAAAAGAAGAAATTAAAGAACAAAGTGAAATCAGCTGAATTAAAAGAGATTAAGTTGGGACCAAATACTTCTGATAATGATGTTGAGTATCGTATTAAACACATCATTGAGTTTTTAGATAAAGGACACAAAGTTAAAATAAGTATGCAGTTCAAAGGTCGTCAAATGAATCATGTTGACAAGGGACAAGAATTGTTGTTGAAACTAATTTTGGAAGTTGAGGAACATGGAACAGCAGAGTCTTTACCTAAATTAGAGGGTAAGAAAATGTCTGTAACTTTAAAACCAAAACCTAAAAAGTGAGAGAGATTGTCTTTCACTTTTTGAATAGGCATTATAATACTAGGTTAGAAAATAACGTTGATGTTATCTACGATTATTCAAATCAATGTTTTCAATTTTATGATGATTTGGTTGATGATTTAAAAACCATTTTTGGTGTTGGTGAGGATTTAATTAACCAATACATACATGAATGGGCTATCTTTGATATTTCAACATATGTTGAAATGAAAAGAATAAGACCCAGTGGAAACTATTCCGTTGCAATGGGTTATAATTCGATAGCAACTGGTAATTATACAATAGCAATTGGTGGTGGAGTTTAGTGTTTACTAAACCAAAAAAAATATCTATTGTTGTGCATGGAAAAACTTGTACAACAATATTTGTTTGAATACTATTACATTGACACTAGCGAAATTGGTAACGATGGAATATATTACAAACTAAATCAAAACAAATGGAAATCACCACATAACTATAGTCTACTATTAAAGGAGATAAACACAGTTTTTGGTATAGAAGAAGTGCTAATCAAATTAATTATAAATGATTGGGCTGTTTCAGAAAAACCAAATGTTGATTTAGAATTCTATTGGACTACATTAGAAAACCTTATTGGATTTCCGATAGCCCTAGCAGTAGCAGCACGAACTATGGGTACGGATATAGTTTCAGTAACACCATTGAGTGCACCTAGAGGTGAGTTGTTATATACGGATTATGTTTATGGTGATTTCATTCCAGAAACAACTACACCACAAATAGAAATAAAAAAAGAAGATTAATATTTGGTTAATTAAAAAACTTTACGTACATTTGCAAATATAATATGGAAATACAAATTTTTAAAACAAGAAAAAATAAACTTAGAAAAGACCTAGAGTTTATATTACAAAGAATAGAACCGACTGAAACTGAATTGGATTTCTTGATGATAGCTTTTGATGAATATCAAAAAGCTAATTTAGATACGATAGGGAAACTAAAAAGAGAAAGACATCTAGAAACTAAACGGATTAGTGGTGCATTGAAACAAACTCTCAACGCACATGGTCCAATAACTAAACAATTCATTGGAAGTGCAACCAAAAGAATACATGGTGCACTTTTGAGTAACATGAAACAAGAAAACTTAATAACAAGATTATTTAAAAAATTATGGAGAAAATAACAAAACTAGCGATTTGGGACTTTGACGGAACACTTGTCGATACACCACTACCAGAATTTGGTAAACAAGAATACAAAAATAAAACTGGCAAAGAATGGCCACATACTGGTTGGTGGAGTAAACCATTGAGTTTGGATATGGAAATATTTGATATGCCAACAGTACCCATGGTAATGACTGCATACGAAAAAGAGAAACTTAAACCAGAAACTGGAATGATTATGTTGACTGGTCGAATGTCAAGACTAGGAGAATTAGTTAAAAACATTTTGGATGACAAAGCATTAACATTCCATGAATACCACTACAATAGAGGTGGTACAACTGATGAAGCAAAAATAAAAACACTTGATAGTTTGATGGAGAAATACACAAACGTTACAAGTGTAGAGATGTGGGATGATAGAGAGGAACATTTGCCGATTTTCCAAGCTTGGGGTGATACCAAAGTAAAAGAAGGAAGGTTAGAATCTTTTAAAATTAACCACGTACCACAAGATAGACATTAATAATAAACCCACTAATATTAGTGGGTTTTTGTTTACTTAGCTGATTATTTCTTTATCTTCATTTAATGTTAAATGAAGAATTAAAAGAAAAAATTAGAGAAAATTTATCTGGATATAATGTGGAATCATTAATTTCTTATATGGAAGAAATTAATGTACCTTTTTATAGAGCAGATTTAATGGGTCCATTAGCGATGGCAACTTTTGAAGGTGTGTATTTAGATTTTAGTAGGGTATTGAACCCACAACTAATGTTTTTTATTATACTACATGAAACAGCCCATATCAAAAGAATGAAGAAACTTGGCAAACAAGAAATATTAAGAAACCTATCTTTGGATAGTTTTGATGAATTTTTTGAACATGTTCTTCATGAAGAACAAATTGCTGATAGATATGGTTGTTATATTTATCAAAAATTAAACAAAGATATTTATCCTAGTGTGATGACTCAACAATTACATTTAGAATATAACAAAATAAAGTATAGACAAACAGCCAGAGGGTTTTTTGGTAGAATACAAAACAGTGAAAAAAAATACAAAGAATTGTTTGAACAATTCATAATTAAAAAATATTAAAATGATTAAAATAGGAGACATATTAGAAGGTAAAATAAGTATGAACGCAAGTGGTTCAGCATATTTGGTTAGCGTAGACTTACCAAAAGATATTTATTTACATAAGTCTAAAACGAACAAAGCGTTACATTTAGACACAGTTAGAATTGAGGTAATTGCTGGACAAGGAAGGTCAATCGAAGGTAAAGTTATTGAGATAATCGAACGATTCAGAACAGAATTTGTTGGTACAATTGAGATTAGCGAGAAGTTTGCATTCTTTATCCCAGACTCAAACAAATTAGCAATCGATTTCTTTATTCCTTTGAATAAATTAAATGGTGCAACTCATGGACAAAAGGTTGTTGCACAATTGGCTGATTGGAAAGATAACGCAAAGAACCCTAACGGTAAAATAGTTAGAATCATAGGTGATGCTGGTGAACACGAAACAGAGATACATAGTATCCTTGAAGAATATGGATTACCATATGATTTCCCAGAAGATGTAATCGCAGAAGCTGATGCAATCTCAACTGAAATAACTCAAGAAGAAATAGAAAAACGTAGAGATATGCGTAATGTGCTTACATTTACTATTGACCCACATGATGCAAAAGACTTCGATGATGCTCTGAGTGTTGAATGGGTAAACGGTGAGTTGTTTGTTGGTGTTCACATTGCTGATGTATCACATTATTTGCGTCCAGAAACAGAATTGGATAGAGAAGCTTATGGTAGAGGAACTAGTGTTTATCTTGTAGATAGATGTGTACCTATGCTTCCAGAGAACTTATCTAACGGACTTTGTTCACTAAGACCTAACGAAGATAAACTTTGCTTCTCAGTGGTGTTTAAAATTGACCACAATGGTCATGTGTTGGATGAGTGGTTCGGTAGAACTGTTATCAATTCTGATATGAGATTTACATATGAAGAAGCACAGAACATAATAGAACATGGAAATGTGTTAGGTATACCATATCTAGCAACATCAACACATGAAGAGGTTGCATATGCATATCCTTTTCATCAACCAATCAAAACACTTGATAAGATTGCTAAGAAAATGCGTAAGGTACGTTTACAAAAAGGTTCTTTATCATTCGACAAACATGAAATCAAGTTCAAATTGGATAAAAATAACAAACCAGTTGATATTATATTCAAGGTTGGTAAAGATTCTAACAAACTTATTGAGGAATACATGCTGCTAGCAAACAAACATGTTGCACAATATGTTAATAGTCGTCAGTTTCCAATGGTAAACAGAGCACACGAGAAACCTAACGAAGAAAAGTTAGAACAACTTAAAGACTTTATAATACAATTTGGTTATGATATCAAGATAAGTACACCAGAAGAAACAACAAGTACGTTGAATAAACTACTAATGGATGTTAGAGGTACCGCTGAAGAGGATATGATTAGCAACTTGGTTGTACGTACAATGCAAAAAGCTAACTACATGACCAAAAATATTGGTCACTATGGGTTAGGGTTCAAGAACTATGCTCACTTTACTAGTCCAATCAGACGTTATCCAGATGTAATCGTACATAGATTGTTAGGTATGTACTTAGATGGTACATCTAAATCTTTGCCTAACATAGCAAAACTAGATGCTAAGTGTGGTCACTTGTCTGAAAGAGAGAAGAAAGCACAAAAAGCTGAGAGAGATAGTATCAAATACATGCAATGTATCTATATGTCTGATAAGGTGGGTAAAATATTCAAGGGTATGGTTACTAGTGTAACTGATTACGGTTTGTTTATTACTATGGAAGATAATGGTTGTGATGGTCTTGTAAGGTTGAGTGAAATCATTGGTGATACATATGTTGCTGATGCTGAAAACTACAGAGTAAAAGGTCATAACACTGGGAATATCATACGTTTAGGTGACGTGGTACATGTAGTTATTTCGTCAGTTGATATAGAGAAAAAGAACATAAATTTGAGTTTAATTAGTTTGTAAACTTTATTTTTTATAAAATAAGTTGTATATTTATTAAAAAACAATATGACAGATGAAAAACTGATACTAAATTTTTTAGATAAAAACTATGATGTGAAGACTGATAGACAATCCTTTATCTTTTTTGATAAGAGTGATGAGAAGACGTTTGCACCTAGAGATTTTAATTTACACTTTCTAAAAATATTTGGTGACTTCAACATAGATAATGATAATTCATCCACTACTATATTACAGATTTGGTTCTCTTCTAAAAAAAGAATATTAACAAAAGTTTTATATGATGTGTTTGATAATTTAGATAATGCTGAACGTAGTCAAAAGAATTTGACGGAAGTATTAAAAACTTGTAAGGAAAAATACGAGAATCAATATCATGAAGATTTTATAACATCTTTCTTTTTAGATTATTATAAAGATAAAATTATAACACCTAAATTAGATAACCATATTAAATTATTTAAAGCTGAATTAGGTAGTAAAAGATTGGTTGATGATTTCCAAGATGAGTTTATTTTGGAACATCAACAATTAATTACATTTGCAAAAGAATACTTAAACAACTGGTATTCAGAAACAGTTATAGGTGGTAAAATAAAAGATATGCTATCTCAACTAGTAATAACGTTAGGTCCAAGAAATTGGGTCGTTACATGGATTGGTCATGGACCATTAAGTAAAGCAACATTGTTGAAGAACTTTATAACTGAAAGTGAGTTTCACCACCAGTTTATATTAAACATGTACGACAAATGGTATGAAGAAGCAGTAATGGAAGCTTCTGATAGGGTTATTAGAAATCCAACACCGAACTGGAGACTAACGAACCAATAAATCAAAAATATGATTAAAAAATTATTAGTAATTTTAATTACTTGTTCTAGCTTTGTTAGTGATGAAATAAAAAAAACACACAATTGTACTGCAACATGGTATGATACAACACCACACCCTATTGTTCATAGAGAACATTCAACAGCGGCTATTAGTAAAAACTTAATACAACACTTAGGTATAAAAATAGCAAATAAAAACCAAAAAGGTACATTATTAATAGTAGCTAACTTATCGAACAATAAGGTTGATACTGTTGAAGCAACTGATAAATGTTTGGCTGGACCTAATCATATTGATTTAAGTAAGAAAGCATTTGGAAAGATAGCTAATCATAAGCAAGGTAAAATAAAAGTAACAATCAAAAAGTTAATATGAATAATATTTTAACTTTTGGTGATTAAAATTTGTTTAATAGAAATATTGTTAGTACATTTGTATAAAATAAATATATTATGAAAAAATACACAGTTTCCATACAAGGATATGGACATGAGATTACAATTGGTTCAGTAACCGATGAACAAAAAGAAATTCTTAATAACGAAGAAAAAGAATTGGTTGATATTGCCAATGAAGATTTAGACGATTATGGCGGTTATCATGAAATTGATAATCAATACCATAGATGGGGAGCGACTGACAGTTATACTATTACTATTGAAGATGAGGATGGTAATGTAGTTTTTGAAGTTACTGAAAAAGGTTTGTATGACCACGATACAGAAGAATTTGAATTAGTTGAGTCTATAGATATATACGAACAAATCAACCAAGATTTAGATTTATTTGTTAGTCTTGCACAAGAAAAAGGTAGTTTCTTCATGGGTGATTTTGAGGCTGAAGAATTTGATTTAACTAAATTAAAAATAACTATTGATACAGATATTGTGGCTTGTGACTACTCTTTTACTGATACAGTATCTGGTGTCTTCTATGACGGAGAAGAAGTGGATAACTATGGTGGTGACACTAGTGGTAAATCATTTGAGGTTTTTAAAAACTTTTAAACAATGATAACATTTAATAAAAAGGTAGCATCTAATGAGGATGCTACTATTAAATTTATATTTGATGTAGATGGACAAATGGTGGAGTTCTCATACATTGACAATGGTACTGATAAAGATATCATATGTGTTCCATGCCAGACTATGTGCAACATGAAGTGCACCTTCTGCCACTTGACTGACCATATTGGTAAGATACCAACAAAAGATATGGACTACAAGGACATAGTGGAGGGTATAGAATACATCATATGTGATTTAAGGTTGGGTTATAGAACTATTCTTATATCATATATGGGTTGTGGTGAAGCTTTGGCTAACATAAACAACGTTATTGATAGTATGGTTATGTTAAAAGAACCTAATATTAGGTTTGGGTTAGCAACTATGCTACCTAAAAAGCACTATGCTGCGTTTTTCACATTGATTGAACGAGTTAAGTCTATGAATTTACCAGTGAAAGTACATTTATCAATGCATTTTGTTGATGATGAGCAAAGAAAAGAGTGGATGCCGTCTGCTTTGGACTTAGAATCATCAATGAACATGTTAAAATTGTATCGTTCATTGACTGGAAACCCAATTGAAGTGCATTATACCATTATGAAAGACGTAAATGATAGTGATTATCATATAGATTCCTTAAATGAATGGATTGATGGACATACTACAATTAAATTTATGATGTTTTCTGAGAAAGAATCATTGGATGCAGTAAAAGCTGATGAAGAAGAATTGGAAAAATATATGAAATGGTTAAGAAGTGAAGGAAAAATTGTAGAATATTATAAACCACCAGGGAACGACATAGGTTCCAGCTGCGGACAGTTCTTATTTGAACTAGAAAAACCAAAAAAAGATGAATTTAACATTTCTAAGTGACACACATAATAAGCATAATCTAATTCCTACCGATTATTTACAAGGTGGTGATGTAATTATACACTCTGGTGATGTTTCATCTAGAGGTATGGAGTATGAAATCGATGCTTTCTTGAATTGGTATAGTAAATTACCATATACACATAAAATTCTTATAGCTGGAAATCATGATTTCTTCTTTGAGACTTCATCAAAACACATAGTTGCTGCTAAGATGGCAATGTATCCAGAGATTACATACCTAAATGATAGTGGGGTAGAGATAGAGGGTATAAAGATATGGGGTAGTCCAGTACAACCATACTTCCATAATTGGGCTTTTAATCGAATAGGTGAAACTATCAATGAGCATTGGGATAAGATACCTTTAGATACAAATATTCTAATAACACATGGTCCTATATTCGGTTATTTGGATATGACAGTAGAAGGTGATAGAACTGGTTGTGAGTTTTTGAGAGCCAAACTACCAGAGTTCACAGATTTAAAGATTCATTCATGTGGACATATCCACGAGGCATATGGTAGTCATGAGTTTGCTGATGGTCAATTATTTTTGAATGCTAGTGTGTTGAATAGACGATATGAGATGCAAAATAAACCAATTACTATGGAATATGAAAATATTTCTTCGTTAGAACTTGGATATATAACAAAAAAGTAGTACATTTGTGATATGAAAAAATATTTTGTTATCGGTATATCAACATTTATTATTGAAATAGCCAGCACTTTTTACATAACATCAGTAGCAGATAAAAATTATTCTGGAATGTTATTTTTTGCTTTTATTGGACCATTTTTAGGTTTACCTTTTGTTGGGTATATGGTTGAAAGTAAAACTTGGAATGAAAGATTTAAAATGGCGTTAATATCTGGATTAGGATATTTATTGGGGGCTATCGTGGTGATAACATTTTTAGAACTAAAAAAATAAAAATATGAAAATTAAAGAATTAAAAAAATTACCTACTCTTGTGTTGTTGAACTCAGAAGGTAACATATTAACAGCATATAAAAATGTTGACGAGTTTTATATGGTAGATGAATTTAAAAAAACCATTGATGTTTTGGTTGAATCTGAAATTGTTGACTTTGTAAACGGTTATAGTAAGCTAACCAATTCAGAAGGTGAAGTATTTGACTATCCAACGTATAGTGAAGGTATGAGACCTAGCATTGAAATGATAGAAGAGTTTATTTACGGTAAAAAACAATAATGAGAGGACAATATCAATATCAATTACCTAAAAAACTATACTACGTTGATAGAGGTGAACAATTTTTAGGTCCATACATAAAAAAACCAACTTTGATATTAAAAAATGGCGGTACTCTAATTGAGTATGTGTTGGATTCAAATGAAAACTATATAAAACAATAATTATGACAAGTAGAGATTTTGCATTTTGGCTGCAAGGCTTCTTTGAAGTAGCAGACCCAATTGAAATTACCATTGCACAAACAGAAATGATAAAGAGTCATTTAGCTTTGGTGTTCAAACATGAGATTGACCCATCTATGGGTGATGATAAACATCAACAAATATTAAATGAAATACATAAACCTAAACCTAGTTTCCCAAGTTCATATTTGGATACAGATAAAGATGGTATTATGCGTTGTTAAAAAATAGATAAAAATATGAGTAATTTTATCTTAGTGATGTGTTTCTTAGTATTAGCAACATGTACCCCTCACATAGTGGGTCCTAATTATAATCAAGGTAGAACACATAATGAATCTAGAGACCTTAGAATGAAGATTGTTCATAAAGAAGATGCTAGAATGAAGAAAGCCATGATTAAAACTAGAAAAGCTGCGAGTCCAAAGAATAGAAAAAGGAAAAGTAAAAATAAAAACTATAAAAGAATAATAAGATGAGTAAAGACAGAAGAAAAGCAATTGATGCAAAATTAATTGGTGAGAGCAAGACATCACCTGGGTATTTTAAATATCAATTCACTATCCTAGAGTTAGATGGTACAACAAACGTAATGCCAGCGTATGGTAAAGATATGGAAGATGCGTTGGAACGTCTTGTGTGGGTAGAGAGAACAGAAAAGAAACCTTTCAATGTTGTTGTTATTACAGCATTATTGACTATCATTGTAGTACCATCAATAATTGCTGCAATCACTAATAGTCCAATCTGGTTGTTGGGTTCGTTGGCGTTGGCTATTACATACGGTTTTGTAATGGTAAGAGTTGATAAATATTTTAATAAAAAATAATAATTATGGAAGATAGATTTAAAGTAAATAAGAGAAAAGAGAATTTAATCTACTTAGGTGGGTTTATATTCAGTGGAGTTATTAATATTGCATTTTGGACTTCATTGCCAAGTATAATCCAAGATTCTGTTGAAGGAGATGGAATATTTATATTTTTAGGTGCTTTTGCAGCTGCTGGTAGTTTTATCGCATTATTGGTGCATTATTTAATGTTCAGAAACGTAACTAAAGAATAATGGGTGAAGGAATAGGAACAGCACTGATTTTGGGGTTGGTATCATTTGGTTTATTGCTTATGGTAGGATTGTATAATCTTATTGATTATGTATTTATCGATGATACATTCGAAGTATCCGAACCCATAAAACCACAAATAAAGTTGGTAACAGACGGAAAGACCGTTGATACCGTTTATGTATATAAATTTGATTAAGATGAAAAATAAAATTTCAATTTGGGTATATTTCTTAGGAAGTCTTTCTTGTTTTTTTAACGCATACTTTGCATATAGTGATGGTCATGGTGATGTAGGGTTTGTTTGGTTGATAGCGGCTGGATTATCGGCTGGTGCATTGGGAGCTCATTTAGAAATAAAAGAGTTAAAAGAGAAAGAAGATAAATAAAAGTAATACATAAAATTTATAATTATGGGAGTTTGGAGTTTAATTGGAATTATTGGTGGATTGCTAGTGTCAATATGGGCTTTTCTAAAGTATATTATATCGCAAAGTATGAGATTGGATGATAACTTGAGCAAGAGTTTGATTCCAGCTATAATTAATGCGAAGTATAAGTTTGAGATTAATAATGAAATAAGTGTGAATAAAAAGTATCCATCAACTTACTCTTCATTTGCTATGCTTAATGGTACTATAGTTTATTTTACTAGAAGTGAAAGATTACTTACCGCTGGTTGGCAATCAAAAGAAACTATATCTGAGTTGTATTATTTCAGATGGCATCGTGAAAGAATAAAGTCTTTCATTGGTAATATAGTAAATGCCAAAGAATATGTAAACGTAATGGCATTGGCACCATGGGGTTCTGATAAGCTAGGACAACTTTCTACTAGTGAAAAACCCAAGGTATATATAAACAAGGACCAATATGAGCATATAGAAGAAGATATAGTAAACATATTGGGTACTGGCAAAGGTAAAACAAGTGCACTGCTATATGGAAAACCAGGTACTGGTAAGACTAGGCTAGTAAAATACTTCTCTTTGAAGTATAATCTACCTATATACTCTATATTCTTGAACCCAGAGTATAATAACTTGGACATACTAGTGATGTTTAATGATATTCCAGAGAAATGTATTGTATTGTTTGAGGATTTCGATAACTATTTCAATAAAAGAGAGTGTATAATGAAGAACAATGAGGTTAAATTCACGTTTGATTCATTATTGAGTGTGTTGGATGGTGTTTATAATGAGTATAACCAAGTAGTTTTCTTCATGACATGCAATGATATTGATAAAATCGATGCTTCTATTAAAGATAGACCATCAAGAATGAAGTTTGTTACTGAAATAACTGGTCCTAACTATGAAAATAGATTAGATATACTAGATGGTGACATAGAATTGGCTGAAATGACTGAGAATATGACAACAGATAGAGTGTTTTTTGTTAAATCATTGACAGCTAAACATAGTAATGACGAGATTTTTAATATATTAAATAAAGAAAATGAAATTATTGAAGGTTGAAGAACATAATTACAGCATCATTTATATAAATGATAAGGAAAACTATAACGTATATAGAAGAATCAATGCAATTACATGGGAAATATTTCGTAGAAACGAATGGAAACCAGTAACTGATTGTATTGAACTGGAAAAAACGTTTAATGAGAGGGATATAACAAAGACTTATACTAAATAATATGAAAATAATAGCACTAGGTGATACACATGGTCGTACAATATGGAAAGATATTGTATCAAAAGAAACAGATGCTGATAAAATAGTGTTTAATGGTGACTATTTTGATAGTCGTGAACGTATTTCACCAGAAGACCAAGTATCAAACTTCAAAGAGATACTAGAATTCAAACGTAGTAACCCAGATAAGGTAGTTCTTATTATAGGTAATCATGATTTCCACTATATGAATGGTGTAAATGAGACGTATTCTAATTTCCAATACCATAATGTAAAAGAAATAAACGAAATATTGGAAGATGCTCTATCTGATAAGTCTTTGCAGATGTGTTTTGTACACGATAAGTATGTATTTACGCATGCTGGTGTTACAAATACATGGTGTCTTACATATAACGTAAACAGATTACCAAACAAGCTGCAAGATTCAATCAATGATTTATTTTATAGTAATAAAATGCCTTTCTATTTCCAGATGGGTCATAACTATAGTCAAAGTGGTGATGATATCACCCAATCTCCGTTATGGGTTAGACTACCTTCATTGTTTCAAGATGGTTTGGATGACTATACATTTGTGGTTGGTCATAGTACACTCAAAGAACTAACGATTACTGATAGAATGATTGGGATTGATACGTTGGGTGTTACTGGTGAATACTTGATTATTGAAAATAATATCGCAAAATCATCAAAATAAATTAGGTTTATTAATTTATTATGTTTACATTTGTATTATGGCAGAGGGAGAAGATTTAAGATTGGTAAAAGTGCAACTAGCTACATGTTCTAAATGTGGTGGTGCAGTAAAGGTTGCTGTCAGTAAATATATTAACAGAGCAACTAGCCGAGAATTTGCTAAACTTATGGAAGATGGTTGTGAAATACACACCACAAACGTTATCGTTGCCAGAACAGTTAGATGGTGTGATGCACCATGTGAAGGTATGTGGCCAAAATCTAAAAACTAAACTTATGGAAACAAAAGAAGCATTGGAACATCTAATTAATAAAGGTCAAAAGAGTGCTGATGTATTACGTGCATTAAAGATAGTAGCGTTATATCTACAACAATATGAAGCTGCTGCTTATGTGAGAGACAAAGAAAAAGAATTAATTCAAATTAAAAAATGGAACGATGACATCAATAACAAAAAATAAGAAAGCATATTTTGAGTATCAAATACTTGATAAGTATACTGCTGGTATTAAATTGCAAGGTTCTGAAGTTAAATCTATCAGAGCTGGAAAGGTTTCTATTGTTGAAGCTTATTGTTTTATTGTCAATGATGAAATCTTCATAAAAGGTATGCATGTAACTGAACATAAAGAAGGTGGTAAATACAATAACCACAATCCAACTAGGGATAGAAAACTTCTTATGAAGAAGAAAGAAATTATCAAATTAAGAGAAAATATTTCACAAAAAGGGTTGACTATTATACCTTTAGAGGTTATATTAACTAACACTGGCTTCCTAAAATTAGAAATTGGGTTGGCAAAGGGAAAGAATTTGTACGACAAAAGAAATTCTCTTAAAGAAAAAGATTTAAAAAGAGAAATCGAAAGAAATATTTAAAAATATTTGGATAATTGAAATATTATCATTACCTTTGAACTATTAATTATTTAATTAACTAAAAATAAAATTATTATGAAACAAATCGGAATTAATTCTAGTATTACAAGTAGAGAGAGTGAATCATTTAACAAATATCTTAAAGATATCTCTAAAATCACACCTTTCACAGCTGATGAAGAAAGAGAATGTGCTATTAAAGCTAGCAAAGGTGATTTAATAGCTAGAGAAGAATTAGTAACTAGAAATCTTAGATTTGTTGTAACTGTAGCTAAACAATATGTTACAACTAATTCACCATTGTCTGATTTAGTTAACGAGGGTAATTTAGGTTTGATAATGGCTGCTGAAAGATTTAGTCCAGACAACAATGTGAAGTTTATATCATATGGTGTATGGTGGATAAAGAAATTAATCATTGAACATATCACTAAATACAATCGTATGGTACGTTTACCATCGAATAAAGTAAGTTCATTGGCTAAGTTGGAAAGGTTGATTTCTGAACATGAACAAAAGAATGGATATCATGTTGACATCGAAGAATTATCACATGAATTAGAAACTGATGAGTTTGAGTTTTTCGATGTGTTGACAACATATCGTATGGATTCATTGGATAAACAATTTGGCGGTGATGATGGTGATACATCAACTCTATTGGATTTATTGTCTGATGATAACTCATTCAAACCAACAGACCATTTGGTAAGTGACTTGGACAATAAAAAAACATTGATGACTAGTTTAGATTCTTTGAGAGAGAAAGATAAAGATATTATGATTCTATTGTTTGGTTTGGATGGAAGTGAACCAAGAACTTTGCAAGAGGTTAGTGAGATTGTTGATATGAGTCGTGAAATGGTTAGACAAATTAAAAACAAAACACTTATTAAATTAAGCAAGAATGATGCAATCAAAATTGCATATAATCAATTATAATGTTTAATGGTTTGTTAAGTACATTACTACTTAACAAACCATGTACACATTAGTGTACATGTTATTAATAATTTAAGGAATTTTATTGATTTTCCACATATTTATAATAAAAGAAATAAATATGAATAAGGAAAATATAAAACAATTAATTCGAGAAAATTTATTGATACTTGAGGCTAATACCCACAAAGCAAAACGTAAGCAAATAAAAGCTGAATACGCTGAAATTAGAAATGCTCTAAAAGGTGTAGGTGCACCATCGCAAGCTGATATTATGAAGTTAGCTGGGTTAGGTGAAGTGGGTGATAAAACCGCAGAATCTTTATTCAGTAAAAAGTTAAGAAGAAAATCCAACGATGAAGGTGGTCTTTATCAATTCAATGATGAAGAGAGAGCATTGATTATAAAAGCAATCAATACTGCAAAAAAATAATTAATAGCATATAAATACATTAAAGCCCAGCCATCCAGCTGGGTTTTTTGATTTACATACAATAGCGATAGCAACACAATTTTCTATTGTGTTGCTTTCAGTTTAGCAAAGGTAAGAATAACTTTTTTAATAAACAAATTTTTTTTATACTTTTTTATTTGGAAATTAAATATTAATTTTATACCTTTGTAATATAAAATTAAATATTATGGCAATAGAAGTAGCAAAATTAAAAGAAATGGATTACAACACTACAATTACATTGGGTGTAATCGAACAAGATGCTGATTTGAAAGCAATCTTTACAGATGATATTAAACTACCTTTTAATATATTGTATAAACTATCAGAAGAAGGTACGTTGAATGATAGAACAAAAGAACTATTAGCTATTATCTTTGAAAAGTTAATTCTAACCAAAAAAGAATTAATTAATAAATATCTGCAATTTGCTGACACTAAAGGTGTCGAGATAAACCAGACTAAAGAATTGGAGATAGAGGTTGAACAAGAAGAGGAAATCGATAATGAGGAAGATTCTATAGTACCAGTGAAACCAGTTGTTGTTACACCTAAAAAGACAATAGTTAAAAAAGAAAAGACTGGCAAAGAATTACCAAGAAGATATGGTAAAGAGAAAATAATTGAAGATGTGAAAAGACAAGGTGCTGCAACTCCAGTACAACGTGCTATGTTAAAGGTAAACGATTTAAAGAATATCTATGTCAACTTATCAGCAAGAGGTATCAAAGATATGTTAGGTGATGCTGGTTTGTTATCTGATGAAGATTGTAGAAAAATCGTATCTGTCATTACGATTGCTGAAAGACAATTGGAAGATATATTAAAAAGAAAAAAATAATTGCAAATAAATTTGCACAAGTCCAGGAAATTACTTACATTTGTATCATAATCAAAAACAAAAGAATTATGAAAAAATTAAAACAATTTAGTTATTGGAGCCAATTTGGTTCAGATAAAGGAACTCAATACTATATTATGGCATCATCTCAAAAACAAGTCATTGATATGTTTGAGAGCATGGGTAAAACAATATCAGCAAGTTATATTAGAGATTACTTTTATCAAGCATGGGGTGATAATGGTAATGAGATAATGAAAGACATTGAAATCACAGAAGCATGCATCTATGCAGTTAAAAGAAGTGATATGTTTGGTAAATTTTTAGAAACACCAAAAAAAGTTGCATAAAAATTTGCACAAGTCCAGGAAATTACTTACATTTGTATTATAATTAAAAACTAAGAGTTATGAAAAGAATAGTTAATTTAACAGAATTGATTGATAGTGGTTATAAATTAATACCAAATGTAAATGATAAATTTATTTTTAAATTTAGAGTTAAAAATGAATGGGGTGATTTTAGCTTACAAGCAGAAGAAGTCGTATTAAAATCTTTTAAAAAAGAACCACATACTATTGATTATGTTGCTAATTTTGAATTTAAAAATAGAATTTACACATGTGTTAGTTGGAGATTAATGACAGAAGGTATTGTAACAGTTAAATATAATTAAAAATCTAAGAGTTATGAAGACAGCAAAAGAAATGACGAGTGATATTTTATCATCGTTAAGAGACGAAAACAATCCTTTAGGGATATTGATTGAGAGTTACATTGAAAAATGTATCAAAGACCATGTAAGGGCAACTAAAGATGAATTAATGAAAGGTATCTTACCTTTGATTGATGAAGAAAATAATAAAAGCATTATTTATGATGTTAAAACATTGAGTGAATTATTTAAAGACAAATAAAACTAAAACTAAAATTATGAGTTTCAATATTTTTCCAAAAAACGTAATAAAAGGTGAAACGTCTGACGGCAAAAGTTTCACAGCCAACGAATATGATTTTGATACATTTGCAACATTGCAATTGTTTAGTCTAGGTGGTTATTTGATTATTGGTGGGTTATTTTGTGCTATCGCATCACCTATTATACTTGTGATGTTAATGGCACATTTTACTGGTAAGTTCAACTTTATATACTTAGCCATTCCAATATTGAGTGGTTATTTTATATATGATTGTACCAATGGTTGGATAATGAGTTTAATACTTAACTTTTTTATCGAAGCAGATACCTTGGTTTCATTGGTTTGTATGCATATGGCATGCATTTCTGTTATAGTAGTGATGACATTATTTGGTAAATTTATAATAAACGTAATAAATGCTGCTACTGATGATGTTTTTAATAGATATGCTATCTTTTTTTGTGCAATGATTATAATTTTTATCATATCATGGATTGTTGCAAGTGGACATATGAATGTAGAGGGGTTAGGTTTGACTAAAATACACAAAGAATTAGGTCATATTTAATTATTTTTTAAAAAAACCTGGATTTTTATTTGGATAATCAATATATAATACTTACATTTGTATCATAATCAAAAACAAATAATATGAAAACTATAGTACAAGAGTTACCAAAAGGTCAAAAAGACATTATCTTACACGCATTGACGTTGAGAGAGATACAATTACATAAAGATTTAAAGATTTATGATGGATTGGACCTAGAAAACATACATCATGAGTTATTTGATATACTTGTGTTGAAGAAAATGTTAGCATACAAGGTTAATGTGGTATTGAATGAAGCACAACATGAACATTTTACTTCAATAAACAAGGTTGATTATCCAATGTATGAAATAGAACCAAAAATAATTGGTTAAAAGTTTGCGTAAGTAAAAAAAAATCCGTACCTTTATAAAAAAATTAGAAATTATGAAATTAGATACTACTTTATTTGAATTAGATGTTATATATGAATCTATGACACACAGTACTGCTTGGGGTATTACTATTGATTTAAAAGAAATCAAAGAAGATTTAGTTGAATTAAGAAATGAGTATATCAACGATGCAAGTGAATTTGGAGAATTTGTTGATGAAGTATCAGAAATTGATATTCAATTAATTTTTATCAATAAAAACATTAGAACATTCGAGAATGCACTGATGTGTTTTGAAACAAAGATTTTTGAGAAAAGAACAACAATGGGTGATTTAGGTATTTTTTGTTTAAATTAATCAATATGAAAAAAATACTTTATGTAGATATGGATGAGACCGTTGCAAACTTTGAAAAAAGAATGGTTGAGTTATTTCCATTTACAGCACCTATCTTCAACGAAGAAGAATCTTACGAGAATGGTGTAATCATAGAAGATTGTATGATGAAGTCACCTAGAATGTTTCGTGACCTAGAACCAATTGAAGGTGCTATTGATAGTGTAAAGAGATTATCTCAACACTTTGAGATATATTTCCTTTCAACACCTTTTTGGGAAGTGCCAGAGTCTTTTATGGACAAACGACATTGGTTGGAAGAACACTTTGGTGAAATGTGCTACAAACGTCTTATCCTATCACATAGAAAGGATTTAAACTTGGGTGCATATCTAGTTGATGATAGACTTGCCAATGGGTCAGAAAACTTCTTAGGTGAGCATATTCACTTTGATACACCAGAGTTTCCTAATTGGAAAGTTGTTGAAGAATATCTTATGCAAGAAGAAAAAATGCATGGTAAAAGAATTTTTTCATTTGGTTAAATTATTGTTTGTTTTATAATATTTATTATAAAACAAACAATGTATGTTAATAATAAAAACCAAATTAGATAAATCATCAATCCATGGGATTGGTTTATTTACATTAGAAAAAATAGAAAAAGGACAAGTCATTGCTGAATTGAGTGAATTTGATATTAAAATCAAAAAAGATGATGTTCCACAAAAACATATTGAAATGTTTGAGTTTTATTTTGGTGTTGAAAAAGATTGTTATCAAACATATTTTGACAACATGCGTTTTATGAATCATTCAGATTATCCAAATTGTATTGACGCAAAAAATGGTATGTGTATTGCTATTAAAGATATCGAAATAGGTGAAGAACTTACTTGCGATTATTCTTTTTTTTGTAATTTATGGGAAAATATTGATTAAATATTATTTTTTTTTCATTTTTATTAGGAATATCGAAATAAGTTTATTACCTTTGTCTAAACAAAAACTTTTAAAAATGTGTGGTGTTTTTTTTTTTATTTAGATATTTATATATAAAGTAAATATTATGTCAAAAGAGATTCGAGAACAAATAAATAAAGTAAAGAATTGGAAACCAACCTTGAATGAATCATTGGAATCACCAAAGTCATACAAATTAGAGGTGTTGCCAAAATTCTGGGAGGCTATGAATATCAAACGACCTACTTATTCGGGTGGTGATGAGGCTGGTATGAGTCTTCTAAGTAGAGACAATACTATAGAATTAACAGTAGGTGCCGAACCAATTGCTATTTATAGAAGAGATACTCGCATGTACGATGATAAAGGTCAAAAGGCTGGTAGAGATAATGATAGTGAATTCTATAAGATGAAGATATACAAAAGCAATTCCCAACTTCTATCAAAAGCTGAAAATAATATGCTAAAATATTCTCTTGATTCCCAAAACGAAAAAGATGCTAGGTTGGGTGGTAATACGAATTTGAAACCAATAGGTGTAGGAGACTTTGCATCAGACGAAGTTGGTAGTATTGATACTAGAGGATATTTTAAGATAGTTTAAATCGTGTCAACTACATAAATTCATCTAGAATTATTTAATATAAGGTCGGCATCAATTGTCAGATTAGAAAGAAATCTTTTAATATTAAAGAATTAAAACCAAAATATCATTTAGGTTCAATTGTATATTTGATAAACTCAAAAAGAATTAATTCTAAAACACTTAAAATTAGTGTTTTAAAAGTTAATGAATGTTTTATTTTAGAAAAAATTGAAATTTGTTTATTTTAAATTAGGAATATCGAAATAAGTTTATTACCTTTGTCTAAACAAATAAAAACTTTATACCATGTCAAGAAAGAAAAAAACATTTGATGTATTAGCATTTAAAGAATATGTGAACAATCAACTTGCGAGAACAGATGAACACGCAACAGAAGACTTTAAAAGTGGTTTGTCTGTCGCTTTGGGAGAAGTGTTGCATCGCACTGGTAACTACAATGGGTTTAACCATTTGTATTGGAACGAGATTGGTTGGCAACAATGGAGAACTATTGGTAAAGAAACCGAAATTTGGGAAGAAAAGAAATTGTTTATCTACGGAACACCAGATAGCAAATATCGTGGAAGTAGACATGCTGTAAGATATTATTAAAAATAATTGTAAAATTATTTGGTAGATTGGAAAAGATTATATACCTTTGTATTATAAATAAAAATCATAGATATGGAAACGATTATAGAATATTATTCAGAAGAACAATTTGATGAAAAATTTAATTTGGTTGATAATCACCTTGACAACAATGCTGCATTTGATGGTAAAATGTTTGAAACATATGGTGAAGAATTAGCTTTTGTTATTGAAATGTCAAAACAAAACAAAGTAATCACAATCATAGAGGCTGGTGGTGATGAAGTTGATGATGAGGGTTACGTAATACCAAACATGTATTACACTAGTGGTTTACACCATGTAAATAGAATAGGGTATCTTATAACTGAAGAACCTATTGAATTTGAATTTGAATGTTTAATCGATTAAATTTATTATTATGAGCAAAAGTTTTATAAATGTCGTGTTACAGAGAGATTTGAAAGATATTACTAACAACATCACTGGGTTTGAAATATCAAAAGGTGATGTTAGTGGTTATTCAATAGAAATCACAGAAAAATCAACAGACTCACAAAGTAGTTATGTCTATTATGACAAAGATGCTGAAAGAGATAATGACTATGAGTTATTATTAGAATTAATCGAAACTAAAATAGAAGAAAATGAGCAGTAGTGGTAGCACAGAAACACATTCAGTTAGTGTTTCAAACGAAAAGAAAACATATATGGTGTTGGACCATAATGGAACACATGAATACGATTTAACAGTTGTATATAATGATGAAGGTAAAGAAATTTCATTGTACTTATCAAATGGTGAACAATGGAATAGTATTGTTAGAGGTGAGTTGATGATGAGAATGACTGACAATGGAAATGGTGTTAAGTTTGATAGAAAATTAAAGAAATTAGATTATTCAAAATTTCTTTACTTGAGAATCTTATTGAACTTTGAACATAAAACATCTGATATTATGTTGGATAGAGAAAGTTATAGAGTTGTTGAAGTTATTAACGAAATATTGGTTTAATTATGGAAACGAAAAGTGAAAAACGTACAAGATTTATATTGATTATTATTGAATTGATTTTCCAATTGAGTGGCATGTTAATTATATACCACTATTTAGGTTGGGGTGTATGTTGGGGGTTGTTTTTATTGACAACTGGACTCAATATGCAGAATAGCAGAAATGCTGAAAAATTAATGAATCAAAAGTTAAATGAAAAAAAATAAAGATAAGTTTGGTAAAATGAAATAAATTATTTACATTTGTACTATGAATATATTTGTATTAGATAAAGACCCTAAAACTTGTGCTGTTTATCACAATGATAAACACGTTGTAAAGATGATTTTAGAAACAGCACAACTTTTATGTGGTGTTCATTGGGTAGAAGGTGGTGAAGCACCATATAAACTATCACATAAGAACCATCCATCAGCAATTTGGACTCGTGAATGTGTAGAGAACTACATTTGGTTATGTGATTTAGGTTTAGAGTTATGTAATGAGTATACATACCGATATGGTAAACGTCACAAGTCACAAGACATCATCGAATGGTGTTTGTTGAATGTACCAAACATACCAGAGAAAGGTGATATCACACCATTTGCATTGGCTATGCCAGATGAATGCAAGGTAGGTGATGCTGTTGCATCATACAGAGTATACTATATGGTAGAGAAACGTGGGTTTGCAGTGTGGAAAAACAGAGAAACGCCAGAATGGTTTAATTAAAAAAGGAAATTATGAAAAAAGTATTATTATTTGTAGGTTTATCGATTGCCATGGTTTCATGTGTTCAGACACCAATTGAAGGCTCAAATGTAGTTGGTGAGATTGGTAGTTTCTCAATCGTAGTTATTGATGGTTGTGAGTATCTAGAATATAGAAGAGGTAATGGTAATACAGCTGTTTACTCGTTGACACACAAGGGAAATTGTAAAAATCACGAAAAATTTTAAAAATAATTGCAAAAAAATTTGGTAGATTAAAAAAGAATGGTTACATTTGTATTATAAACTTAAAACAATAAATGTTATGGAAACTAAAAACGCAACACCAGTAAAAACATCTAGTAAAAAAAGACCTAACAAAACTTACATTTTGTCTATGGCACAATTTAAAGGTGGTATCTCTGAAAACGAGAGAACTCAGTTAGCGACATTGACTGTAAAGAATGCATTACAAAGAGTAAACAATAGAGCAATGTCTGAAAAAGAAGACACTCAGTTATCAATTGAACAAAATATTGCGTTGCAAATGATGATTGCTAAGTTTGTGAATGATGTTGAACAAATTTTAAAAAAATAATCATAAAGTTCTTGCATAATCAAAAAAGATTATGTACCTTTACATAAGAATATCAAAAACCTCATTTCAAAGGTTTTGATTTAGGTGAGCCACGGCTAGTGGGAGGGATAACTAGCCAAATGGTAATGCAGTGTTTGGAAGCACGAGAAACAGTGACTATGGGTGGCGATAACACCCGTAGTCGAGATTCTAAGAGTAGGTTCGATTCCTACCATTATCACACCAGTTGTTTGACTTCCAATAGTAGAGCAACAATCATTGCGGTAGTGGAATACTGATGAATGGTGGTGCAAGTTAAGAAACTCTTGTAAGGTAAAGTACCAATGTCAAATCTTTACCATTATAGTTAAAAGGCGAGAGGAACACGCCCCGAAACATTGATATAGTGTCTGCTTTAATCAATGTGCTGATGGATATTATCACTGGTTCGAATCCAGTTTTAACTACAAAAATAAATAAAAATAAAAAAGATGAAAAAATTTTTAATTAACGCAGCAATTTGGTATGTATTGCTTTCAATTGGAATGGCAATTGTATGGATTTTAACTGGTCTTAGTGGTTTTATTCCAGTTAGAATTATAATAGCTTTGGTTTTAGCATATGTTAAACCATTTGATAAAATGCCATGGAAACAATCTTAATAATATTAGCAATAGTATTTGGTATTGGACTAATAAGAGTGTTGGTAAATCGTAGACCAACATTCAAAGAAAACATAATGCAATTTTTTTTCGTTGATGTGTTTGTTGAATTATTTTTTAGTGTTATGGATTTTTTTGATATAGACTAATGGAAAAATATAGATTAATATCTAAAAACCCTAGTGATGTTACCAAAATTGAATGGTACATTCAACGCAAAAAGTTCTGGGGTTGGAGGAAAATACATGTAATTGAAAATAATCGTTCAAAAGAACTAACATTTGGTTCTATGGGTGAAGCTGAATACTACATGTATAAACACTATTTCAAAGATGGATGGGTTCACCAACCTACATTGAATGAATATTGGTATGAACGCAAAACTTATGGAGGTTATTATTAATATGAAGACACTTACAATAAACAATAGAAAATTAGAATATAAATTATTCTGGCATTCATCTGAATATGGTGAATCTGAATGGACTGAGTTTTATGAAGGTACTATTACAGAAACCCATAAAAAATATTGGCTTTTCGGTAAAGAAATAACTACAATTAAACCCAAAAAAGTTTTTACTATTTGGAGAAACATTGAAAGTAAAAAACACACAAAAAAAGAAGTGAGAGATTGGATTCAATACGAAGTTGATTTATTGAATAGGGAAGATGAAATTATAAGAGGTGAAATAATTTAAAATAAAATGGCTATAAAATTAAAAATTAAAACACTAAAAAGAAAACAATGGTGCGATGCTGATATTGTTTTGTTACACGCATCATTCCAGATTCTAAAAGATTGTGTTGAAAAGGAAGACCTATTCAATCATTCAGATAGTTACGCACAATCTGGCAGTGGTAAAACAGCAAAAGAATTATACGATTGGTGGGAAATTCGTTCAAAAAAAGAAGATTCTTTGGATGATGAGCAATACGAAAAAGATACAATCCAATTGGTTAAATTAATAACAATAAGAGGTGGATTATGGACTTAAAGAAAGAATACACGAAACTACTGATAACATCAATTTCAGTATCACTTGAAGATTTGACTGATAACGAGAAAACTCTTATTGAAAAATCTTTTGAGTTGTTTGAAGAAAAGAGAGATGACTTGAAAATTGCTAACGATGAAGTTAAAAGATTATCTATTGAATTGGCTAATCATAAAGCAATGAATGAAGATAGTTTTAAAACCAGACACAAAGATGATTACGATGATAACACATATGATTCACACGATTTAGACTACAAATAAAATATGGAAAAAAAAGAAGAAGGATTAAAATTTTCTATTGGAAGTTTTTTTAAGAAAAAAATTACATTGTATAAAGGACAATTAGGAGTATATCAAGACAAATTGGCTTTCTATACTTACAACGAAGCATCCGATATTATAAAACATAACATATTTATAAAGGTAAGGATAATTGAAGTGTACGACCAATTGGTAGAAGTTGAAGTATTGGATATGACAATATCAGATTCAGCCAACGAAGATATCATAAACCTTATCAAAAATAACATGCCTAAATATGTCAATCCAAAGATTGTCAAATGGCAAATTGGTAACGAATAATGATTATGATAAATTGGGAAGATTACAAATTCAATGACGAACACAATATTCAAATTATTGATGAGAATGAAACATTCATATTGAAAATTAAAATGATTGAGTACGAGTGGTCGCTGAATAGAAAACCATATCTAGCCGATTTAAAAGTGATTGAAACAACAAATGAGACAATATATCCATTGGATAGCATTATGCGATTACCAATCAATACTGAAGAAAAAGTCGATTTCTTGTTATTCGCACCAATAGACATGGCTCCAGCCAGAGAGTTTAAACGCAAAGGATTGATTTCTCTAATCAATTAATATGATAACACAAGAAGCAACATTTTACGAAAATTATAACATTAAAACATCTTCACAATATAATGAAGGTGTTTTGGTGTGTTATGAAGAATTTAATGAGCAAGGTAATCGTATTCTTTATGAAAATATTGATGGTGAGATTACTAAATTTGAATATGATAAAAAGAATCGTATAAAACGAACTTATAATCGTGATAAAGTTGGTAATATTAGATGGAAAACATACTCTTATTCAAAAGATAACATGACAATTCTACATAGAAGGGAAGGAAACCCACCACAAATACATAAAATGGTATTTGGACCAGAAGAAAATGGTGCACGAGTTATGATTTTTGATAAATTTCTATAGTTTTATTTGGTAGATTGAATTATTATTTGTACATTTGTAATATGAAAAATATCTTAATAGTATTATCGTTTATCTTTTTATCTTTTGGTTGTTACTCACAATCATTTAAAGAATCTGTTGTAGAAATAATCAACACTAATGTTACTATAATTAAAATTGATTATAGTGAAAAAGAGACTACTGTTGTAGGTACAATAATATATAAGGGTAAAATTATAAAAGTTTATAACAGTGGGTTTTATGGTTATTATCGTGAATATTTTGTTGATAAAAATATGGTGATAAATAGAAAAGTAACAATTATTAAACAAGTTGAAGATAATAAAATCACTATTTTAGGTAGAGCAAATTATAAAGATTTAATGGCAATAGAGGAAAGATAAAAACACATTAATTTAAAATACTATGAAGAAAATAACAATGAAAGTTGGTATGTTAGCAAAAGAGTTAGGATATCGTGATGGTAGCAACAGATGGACATACTATTCAAAAGAATATGGTGCATGGTATAGTACCAATGTTGATGGTGGTATATCCAAAAATGAGAAAACATTCCAACAATGTACTCAATCTGAATTACAAGCATGGTTAAGGAAAAAAGGTATCGATGTATATGCTATTCCAACAACTTATGATGGTGATAAAACATATGCAGCAGTGTTGCATACTGCTGATAAAATGGAGTATGTTAAAACTGGTGTTAAAACATATGAAAAATCAATTGAGTTAGGTTTATTCGAAGGGTTGAAACTATTAAAATGAGTAGGTGTGGTGAATGGAATGGTACGTATGGTCACATAATCAACTACCTAATAGACAAAAAAGGAATAACTTATAATAAATCCATGGTTTTGACCAAGAAGTTTGTCTATGACTATACCAAATCCAAGGAATATACTGGGTCTTTTAGTGATAGAGTTATGTTTATCAGAAAAAACTTTAGTTCTTTTATGAATTTTATTAATAAAAGTTTGGTAGATTGAAAAAGAATACTTACCTTTGTTAAAACAATTAAATATTAAGGTTATGAACAGATTATTAAGTATCGAAGAAAAATTACAAATTATCGATGAAATCGAAACAATATTTGTAACTGGTAAAGGATTACCACAAAGTGCTAACGATGACATCATGAAAAAGTTACAAGCACTTAAAGTTGACCAATCAGAAAGAACATTTACTGAAAAGACTCAATAGTTATGGAAATCGAAATCGTAACAACCAAAAAGAAATTATCGTCAGCATATATAAAACAATTTGCCAGAGTATCAATAAACGAAATAGATGGTGCTGAATGTTTGGGTTATGTTCTGAATATAATCAAAGACACATACAAAGCATATCTAATTAAATTAGCCAATGGTGAATATCGTATGTTGGAATATTCTTGGTATAGATATGGAAATGATAGTCCAAAAATTTATAAAAGAATGAAAAGTGGTGTTGCACAAATTAATTTCGACACCATAGAAGACACACAAAAATATATTGGGTTTTTAAAAGATTGTGAAAAAACATCACAAATTTACATATAAATTTTGTAGATTGAAATATTATACGTATATTTGTAAAAAACTTTAATTATGGAAGAGAAATTAGATGAACATTTAGAAAAAATGAATAGAGAACAATCTATTCAAAATGGCAACGAACCAGCCAACCCATTAGCAAATAGTGCTTATTATAGAGATGGGTTAACCAAACGAGAAACAATAGCAATGCACTTGTGTTCAGCATATATAGCCAAAGGTGATTCATATGCTTCATCAGTAAGAAACGCAGTTAATTGTGCTGATACATTATTAGATGAATTACGTAAAAATAGATTAAAATGAAAACAGAACTAGAATTCCTCAAATACATCAAATCTGAAATACAATCTGCCGAGAATGGTGAGGGTATAGCTTTTAATCTTAAATTTATAACTAAAGATATTGATGAAAGAATAAAAGCCATAGACGAATGGGATGATAGCCACGAACTTAACAATGTTATGAACGAAATGGTTGAATGTGTATTTCCACATTTAATAACCAAAGGACATTGGAAACAAATTGATTGGGACACTGAAGAATATTCTACCGTTTTATATAAAACACAAGAACTTGAACCAATAGATTATGGAAATAGTTTGCATTGTCACCATTCTGACTTTGATGTTGACGGAATAATGTATCGTTTGACGTGGACTATTTGTGGTGGTATTAATGAAAAACCTATTATTGAACGTAAAATTACTTGATATGATATTTCTCACACTTTTTAAACCTTACAAAAAACTTTCAGAAGAAAGATTTGATGAACTAACATTTATATTCAATCGTTGGATTGAATCACGTGAGTGGCAGCATTATATAAAATGGTGTAAACAATTCGATATAGAACGTGTTGAATGTAAAAAATGGATGGTTGAAAAAATGGTTGAATCATTTCCAGACGTTCAAGATATGTTATTAACTATCGTAGCTTATTTGGGTGAATTTAAAGGTCATGGTGATAAATCAGTAAAGAACCATTTCATCAAAAGAATACAAGAGTCAATCGACAATGGAGATAGCAACGAACAAGTAGCATTCAATATGCTTACTATGATTACCGTTGACCAAATTGAAATGATAGGAATAGACTTGGACTACTTTTTAGATACCGATGAACCTAACATAGGTGAAAAATTATGGGATTAAATTTGGTGGATTGAAAAAGATTATGTACCTTTGTTAAAGATAAGTAAATTTAAACAAAATGGGTATTGTAAATAGTTTTAAAGAAAATAATTATATTGGTAGAGTATATGAGGCAAAAGATAATTTTGTTATTGAGACAAGGATAGATGACAATTCTGTTAGTTTATCATCACCAATAGATTTCGTTGACGGAATGTTGAGAGATTACATTGATGAAAAAGTAAAAATAACAATAAGTGTAAAAATAGAAAAATTATAATATGGAAAGATTTTTGAAAATTATGTTTGTTTGTGTGTTACTTGTATCTTGTAACAATAAATCAAATGATGTCGGCAATGTATATCATAAATGTGTGATACATAATATAGAACAACTTGAACAATCATCAATCGATATTGAAAAGAAATTTATTATATATACAGATTGTGGTAAATCAATAACCAAAACAAATCAAGGGTTGAAAGTAGGTGATACAGTAATAATAAGAAAATAGAAATTATGGAAATTGTAATGAAAGAAGGGTTCGAAGTAACCCAAGAAATTAAAGACTTGGCTAGAGGGTATGATGTCTATTATAGATACATCGATAGTTATGGTCAAATGAAGGAAGCAGAAGAAAAAAACTATGTTATCCTAGAAAAATTAAAACCTCTGGGTGTTGAATGTATCTTGCAATCTTAAAAACTATGGAGAAGAAATTATTTTATAGAGTGTGTCACAAAGATACACTACAAGGTTTATGGTATGACTATAAAGGACTTTTCACTGGATATATCCATAATGAATTTGATTTTTGTACACACAACAAGTTGGAAATGGACTTTGATGATGAAATTGTTGGGTGGTTGTCAGCAACAGATAGTCTTGAAACACTTTATCAGTGGTTTCCATTGGTTGATATCATTAGATTGCAAGAACATGGATACTATATCCATACGTTTGAAGCTGCTGATGTGAAATTTTACGAGAGATTCCAACATTTGGTTATCAATCAAGCAACAAGTGTACCAAAACAAATCATTACTCTGAACATTACACATGGTGTTGCAAAAATTCCTAATAAAAAATAGTTTTATATTAGGAATATCGAAAAAGATTATGTACCTTTGTTAAAACAATTATAAATTATGGGAACTATGGGAATAATAATTTTTGCAGTATCGTTGGTAACGATAGTCAATATCTTTACAACTAAAGAACTAACAGAGATGTTAAGTGAAACTATCTTTGATAACACAACATTTTATCGAATATGTCTTATACCACCAATTGGTGCAATAACATTTGGTTTAGTTATTATAGTAGTCATTACAGTGGCTATAATGGAAACCATTAGAAATATCTGGAGATAATATGAAACTACTTAAAGACAATAACGAATACATGCTGATAGATTCATCTAGAAATCTAATAGCAACAACTGATGAATCAATAATAAAAGCATCACCAAAGAAACATAAACTTTGTAGAAATAACTGCAATGAAATATTTGATTTTACAGATATAAATGAATTGGGAAGTGAATATGCATGGCTATACGCACAAGGTAAAGGACTATCAAACCATAAAGTTGCGAAACAATCTTTTATTGATGGTTTTACTGCATGTCATGTAGCTGAAGCATATAAGTTTAAAGTCACTGACATGATTGAATTTGCTACTTGGATGAATAAATTAACTCCAGCTCAAAGAGTCTCTGTATGGTCAAAAAATGGTGAACATCAAGGTTTGTTCACTATGGACGAAGAACAACTATTTGAGAAATGGTTACATATCAAATCAGAAATTGATGTTGAGGTGCTTTATGATAAAGATTGTTATAGCAGTGCTGGTCGATGTGATAAGTTAACAATGGCTCAATGTATCATATGCACTCCAGTTTATCCTTTAAAAGATGACAATGATTGTATTATACTAAATAAATTATAATATGGAAGAATTATTTACAACATATGAACAAGCCTTAGCTCTTAAAGAATTAGGGTTTGATGAAGCTTGTTTTGCTAAATATACATCAAATAGATTATTATTAAGTATTAATTGGAGTAATGTATGGTGCGAAAATATAAATGAATCTGAAATTTATGCACCACTCAAACAGCAAGTCTTTAAGTGGTTTAGAGATAAGTATGATTTATGGTTTAGACCAGATTATTATGATGAAATGAGAGAGTATGACTATCAAGGTAGCATACATCAATTAGGTAGATATAGTTCACTTGCAAGTTTAGATAATTGTAAAACTGTTGAAGAATTAGAAGCAAAATGTATAGATAAACTAATAGAAATAGTTAAAAATAAATAAGATGACAGCAGTAGAGTGGTTAGAAGAATTTATGAATAATGGCAGCCAAAAGTCAGAAGGAATAATAAGTTTAGCATTTGCTAAAGCCAAAGAAATGGAAAAGCAGCAATTAATGAATGCTATTAAGTTTACTATACAAGATGAGTTTACAAAACAAACTTGGAAAAATGGTAAATGCAGTCATGATACAGCTTTAAATTATTACAATAACAAATTTAAAATAAATAAAAATGAAAAAAGAAACACTTGAACGATTGGGTGGTGAATATGATACATCTGATTCAGATAGCGAAATAGATTACTTGGAATCACAAGTAAATAATCTGGAAGAAGAACTATCAGAATATGATGATGTGAAAGATACACTGCATGGAAATATGAAGTTTAAAACTTTTATTGAACTACATGAGAAATATACACCTTGGGAATTTGAACAATTATTATTAAACGGAAAACTATGATAACATTATTTTTTATATGTGTACTATACACATTCTTCGGATTCAGAAGATTTAAAAACCTTTATGGTAACTATAATATCTTTGATGAAGATATGAAACTTTGGACACTCGCATTGGGGATGTCAGCATTTTATGTTTTTATTTCGTGTATTGTTTTTTGTATAACTTTTTTACCATGACTCCAGAAGACTATATACAACTAGAACACCTATTGAATAAGTTAAATAACGAAATAGGTGCTGAGAACAAAATGGTGATTATTCCTAATTATGTCCATGACGGATATTGTATGGGAATATACAATAGCCAAGGTCATCTAACCGATGAATATGTTTGTGCAACACTTGAATCTTGTGTGAGAAAACATAATTCACAAATGATTATGAAATAATTTGTTTTATCAAAATAATATTTGTACATTTACATTATAATAAATTATGAAAGAATTTAGCGAACTATTAGAAAGATTAAACAATCATAAAGCAACTCCATCTGATGAGTTTTTTACATTCTTTTTAATCCTTGGGTTTCCAATTGCATTAATTTGTATTGGTTGGATGATTAAAAATATAGTTGAATATTATAAAGAAAAGAAGTCAAAACTTAAATAATTAAATATTATGAAACCAGAAGAAGAACCTAAACAAGTTATATGTCGTGATAAGATTGATAGAGTTATACAAAATGGTTATTATGTTGACGTTCAAGACAGTGGAATACATAAAGTATATAGAAAAGAAGATGGTCAACTCTATTTTAAACCTTATGGTGAAGAAGAAAGAGTTAGTAGTTATTTTTCTAATGACCTTATATTAATTAGCTATGGTAGTAAACTTATAATGGACCTTAAAAAGGAAATTGCTGATAAAAAACAAGAAGAACATAAACAAGAAACATTAGAAGAATTAGCGATAGATTTTTATCCAGATGAAAAATGGGAATTAATGGAAAGAATTGCTTTTAAACGTGGTTATACAGAATGTAAAGAAAGAATGTGTGATGAGTCAGAACCTAAACCATTAGATAACCTAGAAGAAAGGTTCAAACGTGATATGAGCATGGTTGTAATGCCTTTGGCTAATAAAAACATTCCAGAAGAAGAAGAAGAAGAAGGAAAAATGATTACCAATTGGTTAGACAAACATGGTGACCCTAAAATAGAGAAACAAGTGGAATTACAAGCAGCAGCTGAAATACATTATATAAATTGTATTCCATCAGATAGACATTCATTTATCAAAGGTGCTGAATGGCAACAAGGACAAGACAACAAATTATATAGTGAAGAAGAAGTTAAGTTTATAATTTCAGAAGCATTACAATCAGCATTAGTTAAAGTAGACCTAGAACAATGGTTTAATCAATTCCATAAAAAGAAATAGTATGAAAAAATATAATTTAATGGTATTGACATATACATATGTCCATGAAGTTAGCATATATGCTAAAAATTTCCATACAACAACAAACAATAGCACAAGCAGTGGATTCTATTCTTTCTTTGATGAAAAAACACTCGTGGCTTGCTATCCAATTGATAAAACAATAATTGTAAACATTGAAGATATTGAAGAAGAATAATTAACCTTTAAATAAAACAAGATGAAAAGATTTTTAACATTTATGCTTATATACATAAGCATATTCGCAGTGTGTTTTACAGTTGTATACATACACACAAAACAATATGAAAATTGTAAATATACAATCATTAACTCTAACGGAAATTCTTATAGTGTAATATCATATAAAAAGATAAACGAGAATTGTATTAAAGCATATGATGAAAATAATGATGAAATAATAATGTGTGGTGAATATACAATAACACCCAGATAACCCACATTATACAAACACAACTACATAAACCCCATTCAACGTAAACATAATGATTAAACAAGAAACAATCCTATACGAAGATACATACAATATACACATAACAAAAGATTATGTAGATAATATCCTTATAGAAGAAATTCACTATGATAATAACAATAGAATAATATATAAGAACAATATTGATTGTGAAGTAAAATATTTCTATGATGTAAAAGATAAATATGAACTATACTTATCTTTACATAAACAAGAAAATATCTTACGTAAATTAACACAAGAAGAAATTAACTATTATAAAGCTAAAACATATACAATAGACAACGATACATGTACACAATTGTGTACATACAACAACAACAATGCAATACAATACATAAAGGAATTTATAAAAAAACAAATACTAATAAATTATAATCTTATATGAGCCATAACATAAACAACTATATAAAAAGAAAATTTAAAGTAATGTTTGGAAATATGAAATATCCTACCATGTACGCAGAACTACACAATGGTACATATACCAAAACAAGAATTAATGATAACAATGTAATCATATCCGACTTTATAACAAAAGACGAATACGCAGCAGCACTTGGACATATCCTCCTAAGAGAAAATGGACACAAATACTTCGATAATAAACAAGACAATGACAATACCATACAATAGAGAAACTATAATATAGAATATAACAAATCTAGTAAACACACGCAGTGTGTTACCACAATATACCACCAGATGAACACCAGATAACTAATGAACATTATTGCATAAAACACCCTTTCCGAAATGTACACAATTGTGTACATGGCAGTTACAAACCACTTCCTTTTTGTACCCATATTAGCAAAGTTTTATTATTTTGCGTTTTTGGGCTAAAAAACGGGTTTTGTGGTAAAAAGTGGGATAAAGTGTAAATAATTAGTACCATAAAATGGTAAATAGTAATAATAGGGCGTGATAGGGCATAATTATACAGATATGGTATATAGAAATACCATAGATTTATCCCATAAGAATACATACATATACTTTATGCTTCACGCAAACACACGAGCATTTTTCAGCCCAAATTTTTGGACACAATGTTTCACGTGGAACATTCCATAATTTTATGAACGCAAGTTTGCCCCATACTATAAAAGTACGGGTATAAGTACTTCCCCCACTTCCATAGGAAAGGGCGTAAAAATTTGATATGTCATAAAGGGCATATTACATAGGCATACTATTTAAAGATTAAAAATATTCATATTACAAAGGTAGTGAATTAATTCCGAACTACCAAATTTATTTTCACTTTTTTTGTTATTTATATTCATTCTAAATAAGATTAAAATTAATTAGAATACAAAGGTAGTGAATTAAATCGAGTATACCAAATTTTTTCGTTATTTATATTCATTCTAAATAAGGAGAATTTATCGTAGGTTGGAGTCTACTCTCTCAGATTTTTTTTATCCGACCCGTATCGCTGTTTGCATCTACATAACAAAGATAAGAAACTTATTTCGTTATTCCTAATTTTTTTGCAATTATTTTTATTTATTTTTTTTCTTATATAATAGTTGTATATTAAAATAATATTACTATATTTGCATATCGAATTTAAGCAATGAAAAATAATTTAAAAATAATTGCAAAAAAATTTGGTAGATTAAAACATTATACTTATCTTTGTCAAAACAATTTAAAACAAGCAAATTATGAAAGTAGTATTTAGACACAGAAATGCCCTACACGTGGTTACATTGGGAACAACTTCAAATGATAAAATTGAGGGGAACAAAAAACGTAAAATTGTACAAACGTACACCTATAGTGAAAAACAATACCAATTGGTTTTAGATAGCCTTGAAAGTGGTTTATCAATAGGTATGGCGAACTTTTTTAGTGTTGCTGATACAAATTGTTTGGATTGTCCTTTCAATTCGTTTGGAAAGTGTTATACTCACAAATTTAATCAATATTGTGGTTTTACATCATCATTACGTTCTATAGCAAAAAAGTTTGGTAGTATAGAAAATATACCTAACTTTGATAAATCAATGTTAATTGATTTAATCAAAATGTCAAAAGATACTTATGTACGTTTTGGCTCGTATGGTGAACCTAGTTTACACCCCATAGAAATGATTAAATCAATGGTGAATGTTTGCGACAATTGGACTGGCTACACCCACCAATGGAACAAAGAAAATTTAGGTGAATATTTTATGTCAAGTACTCACACTATAGAAGAAGAAAAAATTGCGAAATTACAAGGTTATCGTAGTTTTGTTGCTACTGATAAAAAATTAGATTTTGTTAGTTGTCCCGCTTCAAAAGAAAGTGGGTACAAAGCAACTTGTTCTAAATGTGGTTTATGTAGTGGTACTTTAGGAACCAAAACAGATAAAAGTATAGAAATTATACTACACTAATATAAAATGTTTCACGTGGAACAATACAAAATGTTTCACGTGAAACATTACTAAAAAAATAAATTAAAAAAACCTGGAGAAAAATTTGGTAGATTAGAATATTATACTTATCTTTGTTAAAGTTAATTAATACAAACAATTTAAAATTTAAAAATTATGGGACGTTATTTTAGTGGTGATATTGAAGGAAAATTTTGGTTTGCACTACAAAGCAGTGATTGTGCTGATAGATTTGGGGTGCAAGGTACTCAACCCGAAACATTGAACTATTACTTTGGTGATGAAGACCTTGAGGGTGTGGAACAAGAAATTGCACGTATTGAGGAAAGTTTAGGTGACAAGGTAAAAATCATCGATGATTTTTTTGAAACTAACAATGGTTACAATGACACAATGTTAGCAGATGCTAATATTACACAAGACGAATTGAGAGAGTATGCCGATTTGGGATTGGGTAAACAAATTAGAGATTGTATCATCGAAAATGGTGAATGCAGTTTTGAAGCAGAATGTTAATAACTTGTTAATAACTTTATTTCCTACCATTAATTTGGTAGGAAATTTTATTTTCTTTTTTTTTTATATAAAAAAAATATAAGGTAGGTTGGAGTCTACTCTCTCACTTTGTCAGCGACCCGTATCACTCTCGTACCTACACTACAAAGATAAGCATTTTATTTCAATGCACCAAATTTTTTAGGTCAAAGTTATTAACAATTGTAAAAATAAAATTGTTAATAACTTGAATGAAAATAAATGATTTTTTTCATTGCAGATTAAAAAAGAATATGTATCTTTGTAGGGAACAAAAAAACATATATATTATGAGTATGCAAAACACAAAGTTACAAGAAATTTTAAAATCTAATGGTTTAGATTTTACAATCGAGAAAGCACCTTTAATGGCTTTAAATTCTAATGGTATCTATGTACCAAGTGAGTATTTTGGTTTGATTAATTCAAGCACAAATGAAGTGATTAATACTGTAAAAGAAGGGTACACAGTTTCCCAAAATGAGGAAGTTGTTGATTTGGTATTGAGAGGTATTGAACCATTTGGAAATGATGTTCAAGTTACCAAAGGTGGTGCATTGAATGGTGGTCGTAGAGTATTTTTACAATTGGCTATCAATGGTGACGGCAAGGTAGGTAATGACACTATCAAAAAGTACATTACAATCATTGATAGCAATGACGGAAGTACGGGATTGTCTGTTGGTATTGGTGATTTGACTATGAGTTGTTCTAATCAATTTTTCAAGTTCTATAAAAGTGGACAATCTAAATTTAGACATACTGCAAGTTTGGAACGTAGAATAAAAGAAATTCCATTTTTGATTGAAACTGCATTGTCAGAAAGTTTAAGACAGATTGAAATTTACAATCAATTTGCAAGTACAAAAATTTCACGTGATTTGGCTCACAAAATGGTTAAACACATTATTGGGTTTGACAAGGTTTATACTAGTGTAAATGATTTAGCAGATAAGTCTACACGTAGCATAAACAAAATGGATGCTTTGTATAACGCAATTGAACGTGAAATGAATAGCAAAGGTGATACTTTGTGGGGTTTACATAGTGGGATTACATATTACACTACACACGAATTGTCAGCACCAAAACGTGACAATGGTAAAATTGAAACTTTGTTACAAGGAACGGGTTACAATATGAACCAAGCAAGTTTAGAATTTGCATTGAATTACTAACAAAGTTACAAGGGGACTTATCAACAGTCCCTTTGTTCATAACTTTATTTGCAAGGGTCGATTTAATTTCGTACCTTTGCAAATTTTTTGCTATATGGTAAAAAAAAATATAAGGTAGGTTGGAGTCTACTCTCTCAAAGATTTCCCTCGACCCGTTTCGGTTACTACCACCAACAAAACAAAGGTAAGAATAATAAATGACATATCCTAATTTTTATGTAAAATAATTTATTATTTATTTTCATTAAAAATTTGGTGGATTGGAATATTATACTTATCTTTGTTAAAACAATTTAAAACAAACATTATGAAAGATTTATTTGAAACGCCAGAGTTGATACCAAGTGAAGTACAAGCAATATTAGAAACCTTTGATGAGGATGCTGATAATAGTTATTATGAGTTAGATAGAATATTGAGTGAGATTGAACCATTGGGTTACATTTTTGATTATTATTTACAAGCAGAACCATTTGGTTTAAGACCTATTAATATGGAATTGGAACAATTGGAAGGTTGGGAACATATCAACGATTAAAAATAATTGAAAAAAGTTGGTTAAAAATTTGGTAGATTAAAACATTATACTTATCTTTGTTAAAACAATTTAAAACAAACATTATGAGAAAGGAATTTAACAATTTGGTAGAATTAATGAATCGTTACGACTTATATCAAAAAGATGATGAAGTTGGGGTTGCATTGAAATCTTTGGATGATAAGATTACAGAAGTTGAAAAACGTATGGAATGTGCTATTCGCAGTAACAATGACAATGAGGTACTTATATTGAAGTTAGCAAATTCATTTCAAGATGAGGGTAAATTAGAAGAATTTATTAATTATGGAGAATTTGAAACATTAGAGAGAAGTGTTCACGATGTTGATATTGCATTGGATTTAAAAGATACTGAATGTATTGATAATAATTGGTATGACTTGTTTGAAGAACCCAAAGAAGAAGAAGAAGAACCACCAACAGATTTATGTAAAACACCACAGACACACGAATTTGTAAAAGATATTATTGCAAAGTTGAAAGTTATTGATGTTGATGGAGAAACGATGCAGTATATATTGGAACAAGTTGGAATGGACGAACAGATGCATAGGCAGTTGGTATTGAAAAAATATTTTCAAGGTTAAAAAATAATTTAAAAATAAACCATATTATATTTGGTAGTATGGTTTATTTTACTTATCTTTGTTATAGACAAATAAATAGAACTTATGAAAAATTACGAATTATGTCTATATGACAAAAATACTATCTACCAAGGAAAGAGTTTTATTGATAGTACACTAATTGAGAATTGCAAAGATAGGGACGAAGCAATGGTGCGAGTAAAAAGATTAATGATGTATCAAGGTTTAACATTATCCAAGTATAAATTTACATTAAAAAAAACAAATAAAGTTAAAATTTATTTGGAGGATTGAAATATTATACTTATCTTTACATAAACAAATAAAAACTAGAAATTATGGGAACAAAAATCGTATCGGTTACAATCGAAAGACATTACTCAAAACAAGCAACTATTGAAGTTGAAGTTGATGAGAACCTTGTTGATGAGGAATTACAAACATTTTTAACAAACGATGATGTAATAAATGATTTGTTGGAGGACGAATTATCCGAGGCTACTTTGTTTGATGATGATACTATCTATGAGTATCAAGACCCCACCAATAATGACGGTGGACATTTGTAAAAAATAATTTAAAAATAAATCAAAAAAGATTTGCATAATCAAAAGATTATGCTTATCTTTGTTAAACAAACAAATTAAATATAAAGATTATGGGAAGTTTTAGTTGGAACAAAGCAGACAAATTAACAAGCACTGAAAATGTTGCTTATGATAGACCTTTTAAATTTTTAATACCAAAAGAATTTGGTGGTGGGTTTATCAAAGATTACTACCAAGATTATGGTTATTTAGGTACAAACGAAAATGGTGAACCTAAATACGATATGCACGAAATTTTAGCATTTTGGAACAAAGCAGATGTAAAATACAATGGTGAATTTCCTCTTATGAAAGAAATTGATGAACATACTGATAGCAATAGAGGTAAAGGAATTGATATTGGTTGTTATGATGAAGACATACTAAAACTTAAATATCCTTTGAAATTGGTATCGGTATCATTCAAAGGTACGTATGAAGATTTAGAAACTTGTAGTTTAGGTGACCCCGACCAAGGTTTTTTTGAAAGGAGAAGAAGAAATTAAAAATAATTTAAAAATAATTCAATTTACATTTGGTAGATTGAATTATTTTGTTTATCTTTGTAATGTAATCAAAAACAAACATTATGACAACAAGAGAATTAGCACAGAAACAATTAGACCTAATGGACGACATTAGAGGAAAATCTAATATCAACATTGTAACGTGTGGAAATTGTGGTACAATTTTATTACACGAAATGAAATCAATTAGTGATATTGAATTTATATCATTTAAAGATGATGATAATAGTATAGAATGTTTTGGTTGTAATACTAAAATGGAATTATGCGATTGTCCAGACTTATGGTATGAGGGTTGTATTGAAAATATGGAGTTTGACGAACCTATATCAAGTAGTGAATTTTTTATACTACCAAGCATTGAGGACGTGGTACAAGTTGCAATTGATTTAAAATTGAATCCAACTATTGCAGAAATCAACGAAGTATTGAAATATTATCCTAATGAGGTAGAGCAAGACCCAACAGCAACGTGGGATTTGATTGTAGAAAACTTGTTATATAATTGTAGTTCACAATCTATAAAATAATTTAAAAATAATCCATATTACATTTGGTAGTATGGATTTTTTTATTTATATTTGTATACACAATTAAAAACAAATACTATGAGAAAGTTAACAAGCAAACAGAAAAAACTAATCAAAGATTACGTTTATAGTCAAATAAACCCACGTGGAACATTTGAACGTGAAATTAGCGTGTTTAAGGAGGGTAAACACTTTTTAGATGCTGACGACTTACCAAGTGATTTATATGCTGAAATAGAAGCAATAAATGAAACGGAAATACACTATCAAAATGTAGAACGCTATATGAATGATTTGTGTAATATTATTGTTTTAATAAATTATTGAAAATAATTGTAAAAAGATTTGCATAATCAAAAGATTATGCTTATCTTTGTTTCACAAACAAATTAAATATAAAGATTATGACAAAGACAGAATTTTTCGCACAATATGGTGGTGGATTGGTAGTAGCAGAAGAAGATAGTGTAGAGTATGGGGATTTCCTATTTTTGCATCCCGAAGAAATTGATAGGGTAAAAGAATTTGATACGGAAGAATATCAAGTTGTATCCGTACACGAAACAGAGGACGGAGAGGAATTTGTTGATATGGGTGAAGTTGATTATGGAAATCAACCGTTTAAGTATGGTTACTTTGTAATTGAAAAATAATTAAAAATAAATACAAAAAGATTTGCATAATCGAAAGATTATGCTTATCTTTGTTTCACACTAAACAATAGAAGTTATGAATGTATATGTACAAATTATTGCTTTTGATAAAAATAGCAACGAGAACATTGGTAGAGGTATAGTTGCTAACACCAAAGAAAGTTTCAAAGAACAAGTTGAGGAATTTGAAAATGAAATACCTTATACAAAGTATTATGTTGAAATGATTGCAGATGATGTTTTAACTGATGAACAATTGGAAATTGTTGGTGATTATGATGTAAATTAATTTTAAAAATATATTCCATATTATTTGGTAGTATGGAATATATTTATTATCTTTGTTAAAACAAACAGAACTTATGACAACAATAGAATTAATGCAGAAAATGGAATTGATTGGTTTAGCAGTACAAAGGAAACCAATATCGTTCAACAAGTTTAAACAATATGCAGATGCTCACCAATATGGTAGCAGAAGCAACAAAATCTATATTGTTTATTGTGGTTTACCAAAAGAAAATCTATTTGGTTTTTATCCACCAAGGACGACAAAAAAAGAAAGTCTTGAAATAGCATATCAATATTATTTGAGTATCTTTGAAGACCAAGACATAAACGAATTTGCCTATGGAAACATAAAATGGGGTGATACGGGATATCCAATATCTTATAGAAAATTAGGATAGGGAGAAAAGGGGAAACCCTTTTTTTTGTTTTATATAAAAAAGTATAGACGTGTTGGAGTCTAGCCTATGCACCTTGCGGTGAACCCGTATCGATATCAATCATCTACATAACAAAGATAAGAAACTTATTTCGATATTCCTAATTTATTTGCAATTATTTTTTTTTTATTTATTTTGCTATTTTATTTGGTAGAACGGAATATTATGCTTATCTTTGTATAGACAAACAAACATAGATATTATGAGAAAGATAAAAGTGAGGTTCAATTTAGGAAGAGGTAATAACTTTATGAAATGGAAAATCGTATATCCCAACGGACACGTTGAATATCATAGACCAAGTGATGTACAATTGATAATGAAAAGTTGTCAGTTGAAAAACCACAAAGGAGTTGCTAAAAAGATATTCAATGGTGGTGAGAAAGTTATATGTGCGTGGGTGCTATGTGAAGACATAACGATTATTAACCATACGTTTACACAATTTGACAAGATTTGCGACAGATTTAAATACAATCCAAGGGTACAACCTAATTGGTTGTTGAATGGTGAGATAGTTGATAATAAGTTTATAACTACTATTGCGAGTGTTGATTTTGGTTTATATAAAATAAACTAAAAATAATTACAAAAAGATTTGCATAATCAAAAGATTATGCTTATCTTTGTTAAACAAACTAAAACTTAGAAATTATGCCAAACTGGGTAGCAAACAAAGTAAGTATTTTCGCTGATGAAACATTGTTAGCAAAAATTAGAGAAGAAGTGAAAGGTACACCATATAGCAATGGTGAAGATAGAGATTTTGATTTTAATCAAATTGCACCTATACCAACAGAGTTACAAGGAACAACAAGTCCTACAAGAATTATTAGTCAAGAAGAATTTGACAAGCAAGAAGAAAGAATTGCTAAAGATGAATTGACAGAGGGTGAAAAAAAGTTTGGGGTAACAAGAGGGTTAACGCAAGAGTTGGCTGATGAATATAGACAAAGATTTGGACATAGCGATTGGTATGGGTGGCAGAATGAAAATTGGGGTACAAAATGGAATGCAAGTGAAGTGTATTGGAGTGATGATAGTGAGTATGTAAGTTTTAATACTGCGTGGAGTACACCATTCAATCTATTCACAAAACTATCTGAAAAATATCCCGAAGCAAAATTTGAAATACAATTTGCTGATGAAGACTTTGGACACAATGTAGGTACATTCACTTTGATAAATGGTGAAGAAATTGAAGAAAATATACCCGAAGGTGGTAGTCGAGAAGCATTGGAGTTGGCAATGGAAATTCATTATGGTGGTGCTGATGAGTATGATTTTGATGATGTATTCAATGATTTGTACGATGATGAAATAAATGAGTTTGTTATCAATATGATTGATATTGCGTATGACAATAAAGTTGAACCATTTGAGGATTGCGATTGGCACAAACTTGTATTGGAGAGATTCAAAGAAAAAGCAATGGCTGATGAGAATTATGAAATGGTTGTTGTAATACAAAAAGAATTAGAGAAAGTAGAAAAATAATTTAAAAATAATGACACTATCATTTGGTAGTGTCATTATTATTTACTATCTTTGATATAACAAATAAAACATAGAACTTATGACAAACGGAGATTTAAACTTTGACCTTGATAAAATCAAATGGAATCAAGAATCAATTGAGAATGATATAACTAAAATGGCTATATCAAAAGAAGAGGATTTTAATTTAGATTTTCCTTATCTTATTGATGTGGAAGATACAAGTTACTCTTATGCTACGGAAGAAGAGCGAAATAATGACTATGAAGAATTGTGTAAAATTTTAACAAAAAATACCACAAAATATTTTTATAATTGAAATATTTTACTTATCTTTGTTATAACAAATAAAACATAGAACTTATGAGCAAACCAAAATTTTTTCAAGCAGTATTAGTTGAGGTGAAAGGAAATGTGTTAGACCACGTGTACCCACACTTTAAAGGTGCGAACCAATTGACAATGACAGAACGTATGGGAAGTCAAGACGCAAAATGTGGTGAGTGTGGTGGTAATCATTGGATGTTGCTGGCAGATGAACAAGTAGCAGTTTCACAAGGTGGTAAACCTTATATGGAATGTTTGGGTTGTGGCGAAATGACACACCTATAAATAAATTAAAAATAATTCAATTTATATTTGGTAGATTGAATTATTTTACTTATCTTTACATAAACAAATAAATACTAGAAATTATGCAAATAGATTTTAAAATTACAGCGTGGGAACGAATTACTATACCACAAGAATTGGAACAAGAAGTAATCAAAGCGATTCAAAACGAAGAAATCACCAATGCTGATGACTTGATTGAAATGTTTGGAGATGATTGTTTTCACGAGGGTATTCTTACTGATGTTAATCAACAAATGAGTATTGAAGAAAATGACCACAATGCAACTATTGAAGTTATCAACGACAAAGGTAATACAATCTTTGACAATGTTAATGGATTAATTTAAAAAAAAATAAAAATAATCCAGTTTATATTTGGTAGATTGGATTATTTTACTTACCTTTGTTAAACAAACTAAAACAGAACGATATGCAAGCAGAAATTAAAATTAGCAGCAACTACGGATTTGACCATAATTGGACACTAGTAGTATCAACACCAAAAACTACTAAAGAGTTTTATCTAGGACAAGATGTAAAGTTTTGCAGTAGAGTGTTGGGAATGGACACGTACCATATTGTAGAACAAATTGGTACAAACGTAATTGACCAAGGAACTATTGGCAACAGAAAGTTAGCGAAGTTTATTTGCAAAGAATTAAATTTGAATGGAAGAAATATCAACAAACTAGAAGCGTGGAGCCTATGTGCTCAATAACCTAAATTCGAAAAGATGACTATAGAACAAACATACGTTAAATTCATTGAGTGTGGAATTAGAGCGATAAAATTAAAAACCAAAACACCTCACGAAGCAAATGTTGGAAAATATTTGAACAAGTTGAAAGATATCAACGATGGATTATATGACGACTTGATGGACAAGTATCAAAACGTTGTAAAAAAATATAAAAATACTAGTGAAAAAATTTGGTAGATTGAAATAAATTACTTACCTTTGTTAAAACAAATACTAAAAGATATGAAAGTAAAAGATTTAATCAAGCAGTTAGAAGCAATCAAAAACCAAGATGCAGAGATTACTTTATTAGGAAACGTAGCAAACCCCGATGACGAAGAAACTGATATCCGTTTTGATATGCTAGAGTTATGGGAAGACGGAGAAGAATCAATAACATTGTTTGTGGGATTATCCCACGAAACTTTGGATAAGATAAGAGAACAAGAAGTTTAAAATAAAATATTATAAAACATTTAAAATACAAATTGTTCGTTTGTTTGTTTGTTTGATTGGAAAGAGGGAGTTGTGTCCCTCTTTTTTTATTTGCAGCGGTTTTTAAAAGTATAGATGTGTTGGAGTCTACCCTATGCACTTTGTTGAAGTGAACCCGTCTTGATTTCTCATTGACATAACAAAGATAAGAAACTTATTTCAATCTACCAAATAAAATAGCATTTATTTTTATTTTATTTTTCAACAAAATAAATTAGGAATATTGGAAAATTGTTATTAACTTTGTAGAACATTAAAACGAAATGATTATGGAAATTAAAGAATTCAAAAATTTTATGGTAGTGTTTTTAACTATGTGTTTTTTCAAGTTTTTATTAACACACGATTTTAGCGTGTCTAATGAAGCTGAACAACCTAAAACAATAAAGACTATTGCTAATAGAATAAAACTCGTTAAAAAAGAAGTATATAGAGTTGTGGCGACTATGTACAATGCAGTAGAGGGACAATGTGATGCAGACCCTTTTGTTACGGCTTGTATGTATAAGATAGACCCACAAAAAGCGAGTGAGCATAAATGGATTGCAGTATCAAGAGATTTACTAAAAATTAATGGTGGTAAATTGGTATATGGACAAAAAGTTAGAATAGTTGGAGCTGGAAAGAAAAGTGGTATATATACTATTGCAGATACTATGAACAAACGATTTAAGAACAAGATTGATATATTAGAAACACAAGGTACACCAATATACAAATATAATAATGTAAAAATATTTGCAGTATAATTTGGTAGATTGAAATATTATACTTATCTTTGGAGAAACAAATAAAAAAAACTATGAAATTTGGAAATGATAATTTTATGTGGAAAGGTGGTAATCCAATACATAAAGCTGGAAAAAAAGTTTATCAATTAACTATTGTTGGTAAAGGTCATCATTTATGTGTTATGAATACATATGGTTATTTACATAGAGTAAATGCTGAAATTAAATTAGGTAGAAAACTATTACCAAACGAAATCGTTACTTTTAAAGATAAAGACACATTAAATTGTGATTTAGATAATTTACTTATATTAAATAGTAAACACGAATTAATGAGTTTAAACAGAACGGTTGATAGAGGGCAAGACCATAGAAGAAACTATGGTGAAAAAAATGATATAATTAAATGTGCTTGTGGTTGTTTTACTGAATTTAATAAATACGATAAAAGTGGTAGACCTAGAAAATTTGTATCGGGACATAATAATAAAAATAGTATTGTAATAAAAATATAAAAATATTTGGTAGATTGAAATATTATACTTATCTTTGGAGAAACAAATAAATAATAGAAATTATGAGTTATCAAATAAAAAGAGAGTGTTGGAATGAGAAAACCTATAATGGGTATGAGGACGCACCATATTGGAGAATTGATTTTAAAGGATTGAGTTTTGGATTGACTGATAAGGGAAATTTATGGTCAATAGGTAATTTACTTATTACTGATTTTAATATCGATGATATTAAAGATATTATAAAAGAATGCAAATTACCAATAAAAAATTTGCATATTTAAAACATTATACTTATCTTTACACAAAGAAATTATAAACCAACAAAAAAACTAGAAATTATGGAAAAAGAAATTTTAACTTTACTTAAAAAAGATTTATTGTCAGTAGAAGATGACTTAATTATTATGAATGCTATTGACAATGGAGATATAGATACTTGTGATTTATTTCACGACTTTGTTACTTATGTTTCAGAGAATGCAAATGTTGATTACGATACGTTAATGAACTACCAAGAAAATTATCAAAATTTACTTTCGCATAAAGAAAATTTATGTATTTTATTAGATGAAGTTAGTCCAATATAAATTAAAAATATCCCAATAAATGTTAGGTTTATTGGGATATTATACTTATCTTTACACAAAGGAAATATAAACCAATTAAAACTATAAATTATGGAAACTTTTTTAATAATTTTTTGCGTGATATTAATTAGTATAACACTAATAATGATGAATATAGCGATATATAAAACAATAATAGACTCAGTGGATAATATTCCTAAATGGTTGAATCGAGTGTTATTGATACCACCATTTTCATTCGTAGGAATATTAATTATATTGATTTTATTTTCTGTAACTGATATTGCAAATGGATTAAAAAAATATTGGTAAAAACTTGCACAATCAAAACATTATACTTATCTTTGTTATAACCAATTAATACTTAGAAATTATGTCAATTGAATTTAAAGTAGTAGATTTAAACACTAACGAGGGAAATCGTAGTGCAGTTATCAAAACGTTATCCCAAAGATTTTTATTGAAAGAAATGGGTATTGGTACTTATGGTACTGAAAAAGTTGTGAGATTATTTGTAATGTTACCCAATGGAGATAGAGCAGTTGTGCAACCAATTTGTTTTACTAGAATGTTGGAAATGGAAAGACCAACTCCAGATTTATTCAAAGCAAGTCTTTTATATGGAGAATACGATTGTTACATTAGAGAAGTAACGTCTTTTGAAAAAGCAATAGAGTATAGTAAACAATTTATAACTATTTTATATGGAAACTAAACAATTATTTACGATTGATGGCTATCGTATATGGGCAAATTCTTATGATGATGCTTATGAGCAATATTTAAGGATAAAAGAATTTTAAAAATATATCCCATATTATTTTGTAGTATGGAATATATTTATTATCTTTGTTATAACCAATTAATACATAGATAAGATGAGCAATTTTAAACCACAAGTAACGTATATGACAAGTGAAAGTCTACACGATTACAGAATGGACAGATACCGAGTATCAAGTCCTAACATTACAAAATCATTCAAAAATTATGCTGAATTAAAAAAAGCATTGAAAGATTATATATTGCATAATCATATTGGTGAAGACGAAGTTTTTGTAACACGCAGTAGACGTGGAGAATGGGGAGAATGGTTTGAGAAATGGGCATTAATCAACGGAAAACCAACTATTACAAAAAAAGGTTGGCAATAATTTGGTAGATTGAAATATTATACTTATCTTTACATAAACAAATAAAAACAAAAACAAATGGAAAATTTAACAAGTTTACAACAAGGTTTAGTTAATAGTTTAATTAAAGAGTTTACAAAGATAAACCCTAAACCTAGCAATGGTGCAACACGTTTTGGTTTTGAAACTATCAACGAGTGTTTGAAAGAGGAAGAAAGGTTTAAAGAAACTATTGCGAAACATAACCTTACAATGATGAAAGTCTTTGTTGGTCAAATAAAGAACGATATCAAAGAGTTTGGTAAAGAGTTTGGTAAAGTTATTGACGTTGAGTTAGGTTTTAGATATCCTAATACTAATGAAGACCACCATACATTGGATAAAATGGTGGAACGAAACAAAGAAAAACCCCTAGAGAACAATTATAGTAATGAAACCGAATTATTTTTTGTTAGCAAAAACAAAAAATATACTGATAGTGATAGTCGCTACGATTATTTTGGTAAAAAATACCACAAAGTCTATGTTGATTTTAAACGTGAGATTGTTAAAGTAATACTTGAAAGTGGTAAAGAAGTTAGAGCATTTAAAATTGTTGGTTTGACTTATAATACCAACGAATGGTTACATAGAGATAGAGAAAGTTGTAAAACATTTATGACATTGGATGAATTGGTACAAAGTCATAAATACACACAACAAAGAATTGTTGAATTGGTTCACTAAAAATAATTACAAAAAGATTTGCATAATCGAAAGATTATGCTTATCTTTGTTGAAACAAACTAAAACAATATATTATGAGAACTTTATTTGTATCAACAGAAACTTTTACTGAAATGTTAATGGACTTAATTATAACGGGAATAACATTTGAGTCGGAAGAAAAAAATGGTGGAATCTTAATAACATTCACTGGTGGTTATTAAAAATAATTATAAAAAGATTTGGATAATTGAAATATTATCCTTATCTTTGTTTCACACTAAAAAATAGAACTTATGGCATTAGAATTAATATTACAAGACATTGAATTATCTGATAACACTATCAACGATAACACGTTTGATATATGGTATAGCAATAGATTACAAAAATTTGTTGCAAATGAGAATGTTGCAAAAGGTAGACGTTTTATATATGAATTAACAGATACCGAAGAAAACATATCTAAAACACATAGACAAGAAATACTTGAATATCGTTTAGGTAAAGTTACACCGAATGATGTAGTAACTATTGGTGATATTTTTATGCACTCAAAATTTATTGAAAAAATATTGTAAATAATTTGGTGGATTGAAATAAATTACTTATCTTTGTTAAAACAAAAACAAATACTATGAAAAGTTTAGCAGAATTAAAACAAGCAGTAGCAGAAAATAAGCAATTGGTTTGGAATGACCCCGACCCAATCAAAGGAAACGATTACACTATCAACTTTATTGAAGACATTGATGAGGAATTTGATAATGACGATTTTAGTATGTATCCAATCCTTATCCAATACAATGATTTTGGAAGTGAGGCACAAGTTTATCTACACGAAATTATTTTGAAAAAAGATTAAAATAAATTTGGTAGATTGAAATAAATTACTTATCTTTGTTAAAACAAATAAAAACAATATATTATGGGACAGTATTACAAAGCAATTTTCTTAACTGAAAAAAACAAACCATTAGCGAGTGTATCTTCATACGACTTTGGAAGTGGGGCAAAATTAATGGAACATTCGTGGATGAAAAATCCAATGGTTCGTTTTGTAGAAAGACAATTAATGGTAGCACCACAAAAAGTTGTATGGGGTGGAGATTACGCAGACCACGAAGACCCAAGCACACTTTCAAAAACTGAAATCAAGATATTGGCTGATGAAGAAAGCGAGTATTGGAATAGCAAAGTGATTGCTGAAAAAGGGGCGAACTTATATAGTTTATCCGAAACTATCGGAAAATTAACACACGATGAAACCACAAAGAATAAGTACGAACACGATTACAAAGGGGTTGCACCATTGAATGCAAAGTATTTGATTAACCACGATAAAAAACAATTTGTGGATAAATCAAAAACACCAAAAGATGCTGATGGTTGGCAAATTCACCCATTACCATTGCTAACTTGCGAGGGCAACGGACGAGGTGGGGGCGACTTTAGAGGTGAAAGTGATTTGATAGGATTGTGGGCGAGAAACCTAATTAGTGTTGCAAGTAAAAAAAGCGACATACCGAAAGGGTTTGAAGAATTGATATTTGATATTAAAGAGTAGTTTGTTTGTTTGTTTGTTTGATTGGAAAGAGGGAGTTGTGTCCCTCTTTTTTTTTTGTTAAAAAATATAGTAAATAATTAGGAATATTGAAATAAAATACTTATCTTTACAGAAACAAATAAATACTTAGAAATTATGGAATTTACAGAATGTACCCTAACAGATTTTAATAGTTTATTAGAAACTAATTTTTCATCAACCGATACATTTGCAGAAGTGTGTGATAAAATAGATGAAGCAGAAGTAAATTATTTTTATATGTCAATGAATAAAAACGATTTAATTGAAGCAATTAATGATGAACGTATTGTTTTTGATTTATTAAAATGTAATTTAATCTTTGTTAAAGAAATTTGTTTATTTATAGCAACTTATTAAAATGGAAAATTTAGATAAAATGGTTGAAACTTTGGGTGGTTATCCAATCAAAGATTTTAGATACAATAAAAGAGATAATCTATTTATTGGTAGAGTACAAGACCCAATTTGTGGGCGACCAGAGTTACACGAGGGTTATGTGACCATTTGTTGGAGAACCAATGGAAAGGTGGAACCTAGATATGGTAAAGGTAGAGATGATTTAGAAATAAACGTAAAACTAATAAGATGAAAATAATACAATTTATATACAAAGATACAATCATTGCACAACAAAGTGCTGATATGTTTTTAAATCAAGTAGATGAGGTTAAATGGTTATTGGCTGATACTTACAACTGTTTGCCCGATGACATTGAAACTAGATTAACAACATTCGAACTTAATCCAAAACTATCAAATTTTGATTTAACACCTTTGGGAATAGTTTGTTTTAATACAAGTTATCCCGAAGTAGCCAAAGGAGTATTTTGTGGTATCAATGAAGATAGCAATGAGTTTATAGATGCAATGTTAGGAAAAAATATTGAAAGTTTTATTGAGAAATACTTGCATTTTAAATTATAATTGCTTATATTTGTAGTATGGATAGAATATTAATAAAACAAGACACACCCGAATGGGAAAATATGTGGGGTTATTTAGATAAACACCCAATCAATGAAGGGTTAACATACCCTAGAATTGCATATAGTGATGGTGAGCAGTGGCAGTATATGGGAAGTTTAAGACAAGGTGATAGAGTCATTCACGATTTTAGACATAGAAACCATCCCAAGACACAAGAGGTATATAATTTATCATTCAATGCAATTGGTGAGATTACAGCAGAGCAAATAGATAAGGTTGTAAAATGAACACAATTGTGTACATCGGTGGTCCGAGGGGGCGTGGGGAGTGATAAAAAGAAAAGATTAAAAAAAGTTTAAGATTTATTTGGAAATTTGAAATAAATTTTGTACCTTTGTAATAAGATAGTTAGTTAGCTCAGTTGGTTAGAGTGCAGTATAGGTGTTAATTCACTGAGGGAAAACTGAGGTCATAGGTTCGAGTCCTATACTTTCTACAAATTGTTTGTTTGTTTGTTTGTTTGTTTGATTGACGCAAAAGGCTATCCGTAATGGGTAGCCTTTTGTATTATACATAAATAAAGAACACGAAAAAAGGGGACTATTTAAGTCCCACCATTTGTTTCAATTCTTTTTTGATTACTTTTGCTTTCTCACCTCGCCACGAACCAGCATTGGACAAAAAGTATAGTATTACACTTTTACCACTATCGGAACCATAGTTATCAGTTACTTTGTCAAAACAAAACATTGCATCCAAATAATGTTTTGCATAAGGACTAATTTTTATCCAATCTGTTTTAATTTCTCTAGCAATTGTTGATACGTTTCTTTGTGTCATATTATATAGTATTTGTTTGTGAGTACAAATATAATAAACTTATTTCATTATTCCTAATAATATAGTAAAAAAGATTAAAATAAAAATAAATTAAAAATAATTGCAAATAAATTAGGAATAACAAAATAGATTATATATCTTTGTTTCACACAAACAAACAAACACTATATAATATGGGAACTTTAAAAACATTAGACCAATTGATTATCGAAAATCAATTATTAAGTAACAAAGAAATTGCTTTAAAATTAGGTACAAGTGCTCAAAAAATTTCGGCAAAAAGAACGTGGTTAATTCGTAAAGGTAAAATTGAAAAAGTTGGTACAAAAAAAGAACGTAAAGATAATCTTTTAAACAAACTTAATACGTTATCAACTAGTATTAAGATAAAGATAACTACAAACACAACTACAAACACTTATACGAACCACAATGGTGAAAACAAAGAAGTTGCTCGTATTAAAATGAAAAACTATATGATTGATAGTTCAGTAATTGGTGACGTTCCTTGTTTACCAAATGAAAATTGGACTATAGAACAAGAAGTTGCAAAAGTTTTGCCCGATATGAATTTTATAGGTGCAGAAATTAACAAAGATACTTTTGTTAAAATGAAAAAAAATCTTAAAAAAACCAATTTGAATGCAACAACACACTTTGGTAAAATTAGCGATTTAATCTATGGTAAAACTGAAAATTCATACGCACACTTGATTTTAGATTATTGTGGACATTTAGCGACATTTAGCAAAGAAATTGAATATGTTATCAATAATGACTTGTTAAAATTAAATGGAATAATGGCTATTACTTTTGGTAAACCTTTACGTGGAAATGACAAACAAACACTTAAAATCAAAAATTTAGCACCTATCAATAATGAAGACACACGTTGTATAAGTGACAGAAGTATTGAAAATTACTTTGCTAAAATTACGGGGTGGAATTATGAAGTAAAAGAAATTTTTTACTATAGCGACAAAAAAGAAAACGGCAAAGGTTATCCAATGACTTTGGTTATAATTCAAAGAGTAAAATAAAATAAAAATAAATCGTAATTACTTTGGTAGTTACGATTTTTTTGCTATAGTGTTTTTTTTATTTATATAGGTAGGTCGGAGTCTACTCTCTTACTTTTTAAGCAACCCGTATCGATATCAATCATCTACATAACAAAGATAATAAATCTTTTTTAATCTACCAAATTTTTTAACACTTTTTTTTATTATTTATTTTCATTAAAAACTTGCACAATCAAAACATTATACTTATCTTTGTTAAAACAAAAACAAACACAATGGGAAAGACTTTAAAAATTACTAGAGAACAAATTATGACTTTTGAACGTTCGGCACGTAGACGTGCGGATATTGAATGTGGAATTGATATATTCAAACATAAAGTACATAAAAGCGATAAAGATTATAATCGTAGAGAAAATAAAAAAATTGTTTGGAAAAATTTGGTAGATTGAATTATTATTCTTATCTTTGTTAAACAAACAAATTAAAACCTAGAAATTATGTCAGTCGATTTAAAACAAATAAAAGCAAGACTTGAATATTTTAGAAGAGAAATTCAAGCAGAAGGAATTAGTTATGGTGAAATTTTAGAACTACAATTATTAGCAGAATACATTGATAAAGATGATGTGTTATTATTACAATGGGCTGGAATTGGTGAAGGACTAAATTAATTTAAAAATAATTCTAAAAAGATTTGCATAATCAAAAGATTATGCTTATCTTTGTTTAACACAAACAAATATTAGAAATTATGGCAAAGGAAATTTTTTTAAGAGAAAATGTATTGACTGATAACATTTTATTTATACCTAACAAAGGTAAAATATTCAAAGGTGGTTATGTTGCTATAATCAAAGAATATCAATTTCAAAATTCGTGGTCGGACAAAGAAATAGTAAAAAGATTTAGAAACGTAGATAGACTAAATACATATTTGGATAAACAATATCCCGAAGCAGATTGGATTGACTTTGAGGGAACTTGTTTAGAATTAATTTAAAAATAATTGTAAAAAGATTTGCATAATCGAAAGATTATGCTTATCTTTGTTTAAACAAATAAACACATAGAAATTATGGCAAAGATTAATTTAGACAAACACATTTGGGAGGGTTGGACTGTTGGTGCATTTATCCAAGAATTAGAACCTACATTTGAAATGATTATGCGTGGGAACTCGTGGCAGAAACCATTTGCAACAAAAGATGAATTAAAAGAGTGGTGCAAAGATAATCAACCATACTACAAAAAACATATTGCCGATGTATTTAATTATTTTTTACCAAAAGCAAAAATAAATTAAAAATAATTACAAAAAGATTTGCATAATCAAAAGATTATGCTTATCTTTGTTTCATACAAACAAACACTAGAAATTATGTCAGCAAAAAGATTAGCAGTATTAGAAAAAAGTTGTCAAAGAGAATTTGATGCAAATGAAACGATGCAATGGGTAAACCATAATATGTTATGGAGAATGACGTGGGGTGCAAGAAACTTTACAGCATTTGACAAAAAAGCATTATTTTTTAATGTGTCTGGAAATAACCACAAAGGAATTGTTTTGATTACTTTGGGTTGGGACGATACGTATACTATTACTTTGTTATCAACACAATGGAATGTAAAACAAGTTATCGAAAATGTTTATTGTGATGATTTAGCAGAAACTATTGATATCAAAGTTGAAAGAATTGCAGAATATAATAAATAAAAAATAATTACAAAAAGATTTGCATAATCAAAAGATTATGCTTATCTTTGTAAGGTAAACAAATACAAACAAACAAATACTTAGAAATTATGAAAATTAGTCAGCACAATTGGGGATTTTGGTTCGTATCAACATTATTAGTAATTCTTATCGGAATGATGATTGCAATGGTAGCCCAAACTGAAAAAGAATTAATTGTATCAAATATTATTCTTATTGTTGGAATGATATCAATGGTGCCTTGTTTATATGTTGGTACTAAACCTACAGAAAATTAATTAAAAATAATTGTAAAAAGATTTGCATAATCAAAAGATTATGCTTATCTTTGTAAGGTAAACAAATTAAAACAAAAAAATTATGTACTCAAAAGAATTAGAATTAATAGCAATTCATTATGGAATTGATGGAGATGGAAACCCAATTATTAATCAAGAAAATTAAAAGTTATGAAGACTATTCAAAAATTTGAAAATATTATGGACAAAGTGTCCGAACCAATTACATACATTTGTTGTGTTTGTTTGATAGGTAGAGTTTTATTGTCTTTTATGTTTGGCATATAAAACGAATTAAGTGGGAGTTGTGTCCCACTTTTTTTATGCACCATATGGTGAAACGTATAGACGTGTCGGAGTCTACTCTCTCAAGATTTCTCTCGACCCGTCCCTCTCGACATAACAAAGATAAGTAATTTATTTCAATCTACCAAATAAAACAGCAATTATTTTTATTATTTATTTTCATTTATTTTCATTAAAAACTTGCACAATCAAAACATTATGCTTATCTTTGTTAAAACAATTTAAAACAAACAAAATGAAAAAATTAAACCTTATTGTAGCACTTATCGGACTTGTTGGACAAGTATTAGGATTTGTAGGAATTTTTATTGCTGATAGTAACGACCAATTAATGTGTAGTCTATGGACATTTTTATTATTTGGTGGTATGGGTGCATTTGCATTGATAACAGATGTAAAAAAATCTACAAATTAATTTGGTAGATTGAAATATTATACTTATCTTTACATAAACAAATAAACAATAGAAATTATGGGATACACAACTGATTTTAGTGGACGTTTTGAATTGAACAAAGAATTAAGTCCAAAGATGGCTCAATACCTTAAACTATTCAACGAAACACGTAGAATGAAACGAAACACTGATGAAGTGTTTGGAGTACAAGGAGAATTTTTTGTATTTGGTGGTGGAGATTTTGGACAAGCAAACGAACCGAATATAATCGACCATAACGAACCACCAACAACACAACCTAGTCTTTGGAATCAATGGACACCCAGTGATGACGGAATGGGGATTGAATGGGATTGTGGTGAGAAATTTTATAGTTATACTGAATGGTTAGTATATCTAATTCACAAAATACTTGCACCTAATGGTTATATCCTTAATGGAGTTGTCGAATATAGTGGTGAGGAAATGGGCGATGTTGGTGAAATAGTTGTTGTTGATAATAGAGTTTTTGTTAGAGAAAAATATCAAGATAGCGACAATGGAGAAATGACACCACAAAACGCAAGTAAATTTGGTAGAGTAAATGGGAACTTTGCAAATATCGAAGACTTTATGCGAACTGATATAGTTTTGATTTTAGATGATGAACTACAAAACAGATTTGATTTTGTGAACAAAAGATTGTTAGAAAAATAAAAAATGAAGTGGGAAATTACTCCCACTTTTTTTGTGAGTTATAAAAAAAAAATACAACGTAGGTCGGAGTCTACTCTCTCGCTCTCGCAACCCGTATCCTTATTGGTACACTACAAAGATAAGAAACTTATTTCGATATTCCTAATTTATTTACAATTATTTTTAAAATAAAAAATGCTAACTATAGTATGTTGTGGGAACAAAACTAAATGCTTATCTTTGTTGTATAACTTTAAAACGATGTATTATGAGCAGATTAATTGAAAGAGTATTAGAACAAATCAAAGCTGATTTATTTAATGGTGATGTTGAAGCAATAGAAGAACTATTAACCTTTGTACCAAAAGAAAACCTTATTGGGTATTTACCCGAAGAGGAATGGAAACAATATGAGAATGATTATTGTTGTCAAAATTGTGGTGGTGGGTTTACACGTGATGAAATGGACTTTGATGTAAACGATGTTGATTTATGCAAAGATTGTAATCATACAAGTTTTAACGATGCACCTTATGGTGATGAATAAAATAATTGTAAATAAATTTGGATATGTCAATTTAATATATTATCTTTGACTATATTAATTAATTAAAAACAATATACTATGTCAAGCAAAAACTTAAACAACGATTTAGACCAATTAGAAACACAAGTTTACCACTACTTTAATGAGTTGTTGGAGAAACAAGATGAAATAGTAATCTTTGATGAGTGTGATTTAGAACACGATACACCCGATGATTATTTAGAAATGCGTAATGATATTACGGGAAACGTGTTTGATGTCCACCCTTTGAAAGTAACCCAAAATGGAATACTTGTAATTGAAGCTGATGGTAGTTTTACAAGACACTTGATTAAGTTGCACGATTTATCAAGCACACAAGACAAAATTACCCTTGTAGGATTAATGGAAGATAATATGTAAATAATTACAAAAAGATTTGGAATATTGAAAAGTATTCCTTATCTTTGTTTCACACAAACAAACACTATATATTATGGCGACTAAAATTAAAGAGGGAAGTTTAGTTTATTTTTACGATGACTCAACAAAACACCCATACCTTGTACACGAAGTATTTGGTAATAAAGTATCTTTAGGGTTAATGGAATATCCCGATACCGAACAAGATGACTATATTAATATACTTGATGTAATATTGTTTGAGAAATCTGAATTATTTGACGCAAAAAAAATAATTGAAAATTTATTAAATTAATTGCAAATAAATTAGGAATATCAAAACATTATGCTTATCTTTGTTAAACAAACAATTAAACACTAGAACTTATGGACGCTCAAAATTTTTTCGCACAATTAATGTTGGAGGCAAAAACATTAGATATCAAAAGAGAACTAAACAAAGGTTTAGAAAAACCATTTGAAAAATTGGTAAAGATTATCGGTTTAGATGATGAAGGTTTTAAAATCTTTGCACCTAGTCTTTGTAATAATTAACTCAAAAACACTAAATGAAACCTATCGAAAGATAGGTTTTTTGTGTGAACACTTTTGTGTACATCGACATACAAAATATATGCAGTATCAAAAATTTTGTTCAAACTAACAAATTTGAGATAATTCTTGGTCGGAGTCTAGCAACGCAGAGGACATTGCACAACGGAGTCTACTCTCTCGCTCTCGCAACCTTTATGATATAACAAAGATAAGTAAAATAAAATAAACCACCAAATTAATGATGGTTTATTTTTTAATATTTAATTGATGTCTATTAATTCTCCGTCCCATTCAGCACCATTCAAATACCAAATTCCTTTAGTTTGATTTATCCTAACATTAGGCAAGGCATTTAATCTTTCTTTGGTAGTTGCTGTTTCATAACCACAATTTGTAATTGAAAGTGTTTTTTCTGGGTCATTGTAACGATAAGCGATTGCATTACCAAATAATTTTAAGATAGTAACATTAGGTAGTACTTCTACTATTGTATTACTACTTTTGAAATTTTCAGCATTTAAAAATTTCTCGATTGCATTTTCTGTAATTGTTCTCATAATATATAGTGTTTGTTTGTGTTATACAAAGATAGGTATTTTATTTCAATCTACCAAATATTTTTACACTTTTTTTCATTTTCTTTATTAACAACAAATTGTTAATAACTTTCAAAACTTTTTGTAAAACAAGTCAATATTATGCTTATATTTGTATTAGTTAATTAAACGGGTCGCTTTAAAAAGTGAGAGAGTAGACTCCAACACGTCCATACCTCAAATGAAATAATTTGCAAAGGTACGAAAAAAAACAATACAAATTATATTAAATAAAAAAAGTTATTAACATTTGAGTGTTGAAAACTAAATTTGTATAATCGAATATTGTTCACTATATTTGTACCAACAAAGAAACAATAATAAGAATAAAAAATAAATTAAAAATAAATCAAAATAAATTAGGAATATCAATATAAGTTTATTATCTTTGTACCATACAAACAAACATACACTAAAAAATAGAAATTATGAAAGCAGTAAACGTAACAGAAAAAGAATTAACAGCGATTTTATTAGCAACTCCTAAATCAATCGGAAGTATAGCAAATTTAATGCAATGTACTAAACCCGATACGCTAAAAAAAGATAGAGATACGAAAGAGCCATTTTCAAGCGAAATAAGAAAGGTTACTAGATTAAAAGTACTTTTGTCTACTGAATACGAACAAGGCGTTTTAAATGCCCTTAAAAAAGAAAACAAGGACGAAAGCGAATACATTAAAGGTCGTAATACTATGCCGATTGAATTTGAACAATCAAATAATGAATTTTGTGGATTTTACAAAGGTCAAGCAGTTATTCAATATAGACCATTTGATAAAAGTTTTCCAAAAGTAAAATTTGTAATGAATGGTAAAATTACAGAAAAATCAAAATTACCAAATGTACTACCAACTGAAAACAAAGCAAAAAATCAAGGTAGTGAAAAAGAAATTCTTTGGAGGAAATTATATATTTCTAACATTAGAAAAATAAAAGTTAATGGAATACTTTACAAAAATATCGAATGTAAACTTTAAATAAAGATAGCCCGAAAGGGCTATTTTTTTATGCCTATTTTCTTATTTAGAATTAATATAAATAAACAAAAAATTAGGAATTGTAATAAAACAAATTTTGTTAATAACTTTTACATTTGTTAATAACTTTATTTGCATATATCATTTATTTTACACTACATTAAATAAGACGTTTTAATGTACTTTCTTATTGATTGATACATTGATTCATACTGTAAAAGATAGTGCAGCAGATTAACCCCTGGCACGTCCAGGACCCCCTCCGTACCCCCTCCCCCCGTTACCCCCCCCGTATACCCCCCCCGTGTGTGGCTATATGTGGGGCATGATGATGTTCACGAAATTTTTTTTGGGAAATTTTTTTTAGTCTATTTTAGAAGGCCTATGTTCACGAAATTTTTTTCTAGGAATTTTTTTTAGTCTAATATATAGACACCCCTTTTTTAAAAAAATTATTTCCCAGATTTTTTGACTTCATTTTGCAAGCACCCTCTTTTTTAAAAAAATTATTTTCCAGAATTTTGGGGCAAAAAAAAGAGGACCTACATTAAGTCCTCTTATTAATTTTATCTTTATATTTTAAGTGTAGTTTATTCTATATTTAGTAACTATGTTATTACCGTATTTATTTTGCGTAATTAAGGTTGCCATTTCGTGGTCTATAACATTTTTATCATATAACCCCCATACATTATGTGATTTTTGGGTTATTTTATAACCTTTAATTAATTCGTATGGATGTAAATCTAAAATTTCATATCCACCCCTAACTTCTTTTGCTATATGTTCTATTGGTTGTTGTCTGTCCACAAGTCTATCTAGTGGGCTTTCAAGTTTAGCTAATTCATCATTAGTCATTAAACTTTCGTTTATCATTTTTTTTGTTTCCAAATATCTTTGTTCAGCCAATAAATTAGCTTTTGCTATATTTTCTGTTTTATCAAATCTTCTCATTATAGTATTTTTAATATAAATATATTAAAAAATCATTTTCCAGGATTTCACATATTAAAATTTAATCCATGATTAGATAGCATTTCTCTTATGAGTTCTCTATATCTTTCGGCCATAGCGTATTCAACACTACAAGCTGTTTGGTTATGATTTATATTTGACACATCATATTTTATTGTCTTTCTAAGTTCTTGGTCTAGGTCCCACATTGCAGCTTCCCATTTCCAACCGTTTATTGCTGAGTTTATTTCAGTTTGTTCTTCAACTGAATCGAATTCTAGTATTACTTTTGCCATATATATATATATTTTTTTCAAATATACAAATAAAAATTTAAAATGTCAATAAAATAAAAAGGACTCGTTATGAGTCCTTTTTATTTGTGTTTGTTTGTTTGATTAAATTAATCTTAGAACTTTTCTAATAAGTCTTTCATGAAGTTCTTGTATGTTGGCATTGTTTGTAATTTCTTGGTATTGTTTTTCCACTCCCAGAACTTTAGCAACATCAATTGCTGTTATGTGTTTTCCTTGTGGTAACACTTCATCAATTTCGGTTAATTGTTTATTATCTTTTATATTAACGTTTACATAATCTACAACTTGGTCAACACTTTTCGCTATGGTATTAAATACTTTTTCCATATTGTTTTTATTATTACTTAAAAGTGTAGCCATATCTATTTGTGTTATTTTGAAGTCGATATTAAAGGCGTACATAAACATCCATGCAGCGATTTCAGTTTGTTGACCTTTGACAGAGTTATCTTCACCACCCACGTGTAGTTTAGAAACCAAGTTACCTTTATCTTTTATGTATTGTCCATGTAGAATTTCGCCAAAGATATTTTTTGCCAATCCCATTGTAATTCGTGCATCATTACCAGCATTTTGTGGTACGTTGATATTTGCTACGTTTGGTGTTGGGTTGTTTACTGTTATACCTAAATCTTCAGCGTATGCAAGAAGTCCTTTGTATATTGGTTTTATTTCATCAGATACAATATTTGATGTATCCGTATCGATATTCATTTTTGATGAAGCTGCTTGTGCTTTTTCGATGTAGTCTTCAGTTCCTTCTATTTGAGTTGTATCAGAAACATCATAGTGACCTACCAAATAGAAACCACCACCAGTTGTTGGTTGGCTGGTTAGAACATCTTTTTTAAGTCTCATTTTTTCGTTAGGGTTTAAATCTCTAACAGATGTTTTACCAACAGAAGCTAAAAAGTCTTTTTGTGCTTGACCAGAGCCACCTCTAAAACCACCACTTCTTGGTTTCCAAACAAATATTGGTTTGGCACCTTCGTTTACTGTTCTATTATAAGCAGTTTTCCAATCTTTTGCAGAGTTAACGATTGTAGCGTTTGGTCTTTGAACTTTGATAAGCATAACATTGGCCAAAGAGTATGGATAACCTTGGGCTGCTTTAAAATCAATAAGTGCACCCATTTTGCTTTTAAAGTCTTCATCAGAATCTATGTTTATAAGCATTTCTTTAAAACTCTTCATTTTATCAGCAATTGCGTTAGCTTCTTCAGATGTTGCAACAACTTCAGATTCAGATTCTACTGGAGTATAGTCTTCTATTTGATTTATCAAATCATCAATTTGAAGTGTATATTTATAGAAATTGTTTACTCTATTGATAAGTGGTTGTATTTTTGTATCGATAGTTTCTTGTGGGTTATTTTTATCAGCGAACCAATACCACATTTTAGCTTTTCCATCCCAATAACCATTATACTTATCTCTAAGATTATCTATCTTATGTAAATCAAACGTATTTCCTTTTAAATAAAAAATAGGTGATTTAATACCTTTTTTATTGGTAAAGGTGCCTTTAAGTATTTTAAAGTCTTCTTGTGACTCTAATAATAAATTTTTCATAGTTAAGTATTTAATTATAAATATGATATTTTGACAAAAAAACATTATATTTATAAGTAAATCTAAAATATGGAACATAGATTAAAGAAAAAAATACTAGAAGTATTGTTATCAGAAAAGGATAATAGACGTATATTAATTGATAAAGAAGGTGTTTCTGAAGACGTAGCAAATTGGGCTCATAATTTATCTGACAAGATGTCTATTTGGATAGTTAAATCGTTGAAAGATAAATATAATAATGAAATGAATGGGGTTAGTCCAGACAATAGGGTTAGTCTTGAAGATTATTACCCTAGTTTTACTAGTGACTATCAAGATATTTTGTCTTTGATAAAGAAACAAAATAGACCTCAAATTGATGTCAAATCATTAAGTTTGGACCAAGCGATGGATTTGGTTGGTAAGTATAATTATATAGAGGCGTGGTTGAATGACCCAGCATCACCAGTTCAAGCACAACATGGTCAAGGTTTTTTACAAAACAAATCATGGGATGAAGCGGTGGCGATGGCTGATGAGTGGCATCAATCATTGACGGCTGGTGGTAGTGTTGAGGATTTGTTGGATGAGAAAGATGAGATTATACATACATTTGCTGATGGTTTCATGTGGGTATTAAGAAAATCCAATACATGTCCTAAATCGAGAGAGAGTATGGGTCATTGTGCAACAGCTACAAATACTAGTATGTATTTACTTAGGTTGGTAAAAGATAGTTCTGAATTCATTACAGTAGATTGGGACCCTCAAGGAAAATTTTCTGTTCAAATAAAAGGGTTAAATAATAAAAAACCAATTTCAAAGTATCACCCTTATTTGGTATGGTTGATAAAAGATTGGGGTGGAATTGAGAGGTTAAAAACCAATACTGGTTATTTACCTAACACAAATTTCCAATTGGGTGAATTGGACCCAGATGTTGCTGCTGAAATCATTGGCAAGAATCCAACGATTATGAGTGTTCCTAATATATTGGAATACACACCTACACAAAACAAAGCAAAATTAATTGCAAATTTATTCAAGTATGATTCATTTGTAAATAAATTAATACCTAATGGTTTTGCTAATTTCTTCAATATGGTTGAAAACAAAAATATGGTAATTGGTGCTATATTGAAGAATCCTACATTTTTGGTTACTATGAATAAATACAAAGGTTATTTAACTGATACACTTGAGAGAATGATAAACGCAACAGATAGAAAAGATGATTTGATTGATGCGTTGTTAAAGCGTGATGGTTTAATCGATATGTTAGATGGAGAAGGTGAAGATTTATTGGTTTATAATCATAGCAACAAAGATTATGTCAGAGATATGTTAATGCAAGGTGAGATGATGGGTGACGATGATGAGGAAGGAATGTATGAATCAAAAAGATTAAGAGAATTTATTGTCACACAATTACGAAAAAGACTTATAAAATAAGAATCATTAAATTTAACGCTTGCATGTATTGATAGATATTTATTAATATATGTAAGCGTTTTATGGTAAACAAAGATTTATACTTGCGATTAATAGTTGTCATTATGGCAATGTTGCAACCCGTAATAATTTTATGGGTATGTGGTTTTGACATACCTTCTATTTCATCTTCTTGGCAAACTATTCTTCAACCTCTTTATATAATAACAAATGCGATGACTAGTTTTTTCTTTTTTGGAATTAACAAATGGAGGATACCAGCTATTTTACTTCTTATGCTTACGGCTTTTTCTGTAGATTTCACACCTATATTTCATAACATTATTGCTGGTATTTTCTTTTTATCATGTGTTTATCCTTTATCTCATATAAGAAGATTAAAACACTATGTTCCCTTATATTTTATGTCGATATTTATTTGGTTTTGTTTTGGGTTGTTTTGGTTTGAGACATGGGGTATTTATGTTTTATGTATATATCATTTGAATTTGATATGGTATAGAATAAAAATAGAAAAAAGTTGCAATAATAAAAATAAATAAGTATTTTTGTAACATGATTTTATTATAAAAATTTAGATATGGAACAAATAGAAATAAAAGAATACGGATTAAGATTCATTATAGACAAAGATGTTAGGCTTCGTGTTGGTTCAAGTGTTGCTTTGGTGGATAAACCACCAATTACTGCAAACGATTTTTATTGGATAGAATCAGTAATACTTGAACCTTTTGGTTTAATGTATACTGTTTATGGTTTAGAGAAACCTTTACATGCATGTGAATTATATCCATTATTACCAGTTCTAGTATCTGATGATGTTTTGGATTATCATGATAAGTTTTATCATGAGGGAAACATATATGAATGTTCTGAATTAAAATTGGATGATGATTTAAACATGTGGGTTGTATCAAACGAAAACCAAGAGTCTTTTATTGAGTCGAGTGTTGAAAAGGTTGTTGTAACACCAGAAATGTTTGGGTGGTTATACAATGAGGGACCGCCTCATGACCATAATATGAATTGGGGCGATTCTCGTTATTTGGAGGGTTATATTCAGTCGTGTCTTATTCCTAGTGTAAAAAATGGTTTTAAAATGTCTGTTATGGTTACAGAAATTAGTGAGTTTAACCATATTCCTACATTACATGAGGGTAAAATTATAATTGATGCGTACAATTTATTAAGAAAATCTAGCATTGTTACAATTTTTTAATCAAAAAATTTGGTAGATTGGAAAATTATTACTAATTTTGTCTTATTAAACTAAAAATGTTATGACAAAAAAGAAAACAGAAGTTAAAGAAGAATGTAAATTAACGGTGCTTAATGAAACTAAAAGTGATAGTATCGCTAAATTAAGAGAGATTTACGAACAAGATAGACAAAAAGCCAAAGTTATTTTTGATAACAATAAAACCAACCATGTTTATATGGAAAGCAGACTATGTTTGTTTGAATATCCCAACGGTGATTTTAGAATAGTATCATTAGCCAGAAAGTTTGGTATGTCAGTAAATGCTGTTTTTTATAGCAGAGAATCTAACAATTGGGCCATATCTTATAAACACAAAACTAAATCTTTTTATTTTATTGATGGAATGAAAAGGGTTAAAGTTTTAACTATGAACATTTTAAATGGTTATTGTCCTAATACTAATGATGTGGTTTATGAGTTTTTGTTGAAGAAATTCGGATGGTTAAGAAACATAATTGAGAGTGCGAATGGTGGTTCGTTGTCTTTTGCCACTATAATCAGACACAAATTATACAATGAAAGGGAGATTTTAAAACATGTTTATAAGTGTCCTTATCCAGTGGCGAAGATGTTATCAGATAATCGTGGTGATTATAGTCCATGGGATTTTGTAAAAGTTTGGAAGGAGCAGAAAAAAGTATTATTGAATATTGAGAATTTAAAACCAGAATTTTTAAAATCACCTTATTTTATTGATACAACAAAGATGGCATCTAGTTTGGGTAAAAAGGTAAATTGTTCTTGGGGTTTAAATCGATTAAAGCAAGAACATGACTTGTATTCAAAAGAGATTGTAAAAATTATCTTAGAGTTTGAGGAAATTAACTATTTGAACATAAAAAAAGTATATAAAGATTTTGCTAAATTCAGTGGGTTTGAATTATTAAAAACCAACCATGAATTGATTGCTGAAGGTAAAACGATGCATCATTGTGTTGGAACTTATTCATCATCTGTAAATAGTGGTGCGTGTGCCATTTACAGATATAAAGGTCATACATTGGATTTAAGACATACAAGAACTTATGTATTTAAATCTGAGAATGAAGATTTAAAGAAAAGATTAACAATAAATCAGTTTATGGGGTATAACAATGCATATGCATCCAACGAATTAAGAGATGAAGTTCAGTTATTATTAGATGTATTCAATTCCAATATAATTGATTACACGACTGAAGATGATGTTGAGTGGTATGAGAATATAAACCAAGATAACGATTTACCATTTTAAAAAACAAAAGAGGGTTTTATAACCCTCTTTTTGTTCGTTCTTCTTTTTTCTTTGCGGCTGCGGCAAGTCTTTGTTGTCTTAATTCTTCACCAGAAAGTTTATTTGGGTCAACAAGGTTTCTATCTTTTTCTACGTTTGCCGCCATTTCTTTTTCTTTATCTAGTTTACCAAATTTGTATTGGTTTTTATCGGCAGTTTTTTGTTGTGCTATATCGGCAGCGTTTCCATCAACGTAACCTATTTTATCTTTTAAATTATTTTCCACGAAGTCTAGTATTAAATCACCATATATTAGGTAAGCTTTTATGTGTGCATCAGATGCTGGCGAGCCAGGTTTAGGTAACCCGAATGATATTGAAGTTGCACCGTTTTCTAGGCTAACACCTTGTGGTAACTCCATTGTAAATTCAACTTCTTCTTCAAATTCGTCTGAACCCAAACCACCTCTGGTTCTTGCTGGTTGAATATTTGGTGATGTTGTATCTGGGTGTTCGATACCTCTACCAGCCATTATTTTAAATTCCATGTAATGTGGGTTTTCACCTCTCATACCTAAATCGTTTGCTCTAACTTGTCCAGCTGGTGCTGTGTAAGTAGAAACCTTTGAAACTCTACCATAGATATTTACAATAACCGCACCAACCCATTGACCGTCTTGAACGTTTTCAAAATAAGGGTCGTTACCATAAAGTTGTTTAGCTTTTGTAACTTTGAAAAGTGTTGTATAATAATCTCTTTTTGTTGCATATCTATCGTTGGCTTCTGGAATAAGTCTAAGAGATTCTTTTATAGTTTCTTTCACTGACATAAGTTTGTCATAAGCTTTGGCTTTGTAGCTATCTAGGATATCCATAAAAGGAGTTCTTCTAAGGGTTTTGAATACAAGATTTTCTATTGCATATTCACCACCTTTTTCCAGACCGCTTGTTCTATAGTTTTTGATTTTATCTTTAAGTTTTTGTACTTTATCGACAACTGATTGCAATTTGTTTTCTTTATAGTCGTTTCTGATATCTTTAAGGTTATCGATAAATCTATCAGCTTTTTGTTTGATGACTTTTTTGTTCACTTTAAATTCTTCTCTTTTTGCTTGAAGGACCCATTTGTCTTTCTTTACAGAATAAACAGCAGAAGCAACTAGCTTTGCTTTTATGTCTTGAACATAAAGTTCAACTGGATATTTGAATACTGTAATATCGTGTGCTTGATTCCAAAGTGCTTTTTGAGCATAGAAGAAATCTTCTTTGAATTTATCTTCTGCTTCTATTTGGCTAAAGTCTAGAACGATGTGTAAATCTATATCAGAATATTCTGACCAGTTAAAATTTGCAAGACTTCCAGTAAAGATAATATCTTTCATTTTAACTTCAGATGGTAGGTTAAGTTCTTTGAAGAAATCGTCAGCTATTTTAATTAGTTTTGTTCTAACGTTTGAATTTAGTTTATCGTTTTGCCAGATTTGTTTATTAAGTTCTGGTTTGACAGCAAAACTATTTAGCACGTCAGATGGTATTTTTATTTCTTTTGAAATATTGTCAGAAATACTATTTGCGATATCATCGATTTCATCTATGGGTTGTTTTGTTGATGGAACCGAATAGTTTTCTATATTAGAGTTTTCGTTTAAAAATAATTTCATTGTTTAGATTTTTATATAAATATTCTTTTTTGTTGTTAAAGGTTTGATTTTCCTTAATTAATGTGTATATTTGTAAAAATAAATGTTATGGACATAAACTGTATTATTAATTGGGATGCTTATCATAAAATGAAAGGTACTAAAATTATTATTAGAACTGAAGAACAATTAGAAGCTCATTTTAAATTTAGAATGCAGCAAAAGTTGATACTAGCGTTTTGTAAACCAGTTTCAGAAGAGAAATTTTATTTACACGAACATGATAAATGGCATTTTGTCAATGGTATACGTTACGATGACGAAGATATAAATTTCAAAGACAACTGGGATTTGCTTATGTATGCTGTTGAATGTATAGAAGGAATGGGATATTTCAGTACTATTGAAAAGTTCAAAGAATCGAACACTCATAGAATGTGGTTCAATGAATGTGCAACATGGGCTGAGTATGGAAGTGGTGCCAGAGAAGAAACTAAAAAAGAAACAATATATGAAGCGGTGTTGGATTTCTGCAAAGTATATGTTGAAAAGAACAAAGAACAAATTATAAAAGATGGTAGAATATTATAAGATTACAGAAGAAAATGCAAGTGGTTGTTGTCCAGAGTGTAAAATTTCATGGGACAAGGGTGATGCTATGGAAACATTAAAAAGTAATCATCCTACTTTGTCTGAAGAAGATTTGTTGAAGCAAGCCAAACGATTATATAATTGGACACCAGAGAATCCTAGAAGATTCAGTCATTTGCTTTTTATTGAAGCTTCTGATGGAGATTATAATTTTGATGGTGAAAGTGGTTATTACCAATGTCACAATTGTCAAATTGCTTGGTCTTCAGCTACTGGTGAAAGAACAGATATGTACAAAACGATATTGGACAAACATGATGAAATGAAGGAGTTGTTAAAAAGAGTTCTTAAAAAATAATTACTTTTTAGGTGGTCTTTTGGTTGTCGGTGCTTTGGGTTTCAACGCAGCAGCAAGTTTGGCTTTTGGATGAACTTTTTTAGTTTCACCAGCAATTTTTTTCTTTTTGGGTTTACGTTTATATTTTTTAACCTCAAATATCCTTTTTTTAAGCACCTTTAATTTTATGTTGTAAGGCTCTTTTTCAAGCATGGATATATCTAATTCCCATTCGTGTTTAGAACGCTCTTTATGTAGCTCAAATGAAGCCACAATGTGTTCTAGGATTTGTTCTTGGTTCCATTTGTTTACCTTTGACATTTGCACGTGACAAATTTTATCTTTACCCATAGCGATTGCTCGGCCAATATGTTTGGTAAGATGACATAGAGGGCATAGTGAAATTAGACCGATTAGTTTTTGGATATGTTTCTCGTCATCGTAGTGCCAGATTTCGTGGCATTCAACAGCGTGTTTGTAACCTTGGTTTTTGCCAGTATCACCACATATTTCGCATTTGTTATTAGCGGATTCATACGATATATGTCGTATTTTATCCCATTCAGAAGGTTTAACAGTTGTTCTAACATTTGAGTAATGACATGTTTTTGGTATTAATTCAACAAGAAGTTCTTTTTTAGATTTTGCACACATAGAAATATTTTTTAAAGTCTTTCCTTTTTATTAAATATCCATGAGTTGCACTTCCGACATCACCAGCATCTTTAAATATTGGGAAATCATTTTCTTGAATTAGTTCTTTTAGTTTATCAGATTTGATAAACCAAGCTTCATTTAGGTATTTGAAATAAGTAACGAACCAATCAGCTTGAGTAACGACTATACCAGAATCTTTACCTCTAGATTCAAATTCAATGAATATATTTCCAGTATCAAAAAGTGGTGCACATTTTACATCTGTTTTAATTTCATAAGTTAATTCAATACCATCTTTATCACACATTACGATATCGTATTTGTTGTCATCGTTTGATGATAAATATCTTAACCCTTTAGTTTCTAGGAAGCTAACAACAAACATTTCACCGTCATTTCCTAGTTTTAAGTCACTTTTAAAATCTAAATTTGCCATGTATAATTATAATGAAAAAATTACAAAAAATCAATGTTATTTATAATAAAATCTAATTAGTTACTTACACTTTATAAAAATTTTTAAAATTAAATTTGTTTTATTAAAATAAATTCGATACCTTTGTATGAAAACAAATTGTATGAAAAATTTATTTATAAAATTATCGATAGTTGCAGCGGTTTTATTTACATTTGCATCTTGTAAAAAAGAATACCCATATCCTAGCGATGGTTATCCAAAGAGTAAACCAGATTCATATTATTTATGGGATAGTGACACTACAAATAAAATAACGTTGTGGGGTAAATTTTTGGTTATTGATGCTGTTATGTATGTTGACAATCATGAAACTGGTAAAAAAACAAAGTATAATCATTTTGATGCGACCAAAATAATATCTAGTTTGAGATGGGGTGGCAGTATGTTTGATATAGAAACGATAATTAAAGATTCAACAACTTACTCATTTTATAAACCCTTGAATTTCCCTGGTACTGGAAACTTTGTTTTGAATAGTGACACAACAAAACATTATGGCGTAAGTTATATGGGTTTTAATAAAGCGATTGTTGAAGACCCCGTTTATGGAATGTCACAACAAATGTTAGGTGGTAGTTCTAGACCTTTTAGTGGTCAACTATTAAATTACGCTGATAAAACCGTTGTTATGCAAATACAAGAAATGGAAGGTAGTATTGATGGTTATAACTGTAGGTATTGGTCACAATTAACTCTTAAAAAGATTGAGACGTGGTAATCAAATATTTAAAAAATTCTTTAAAACAGTTCTACTGGATTGTTCGTCACAGTAGAAAACTGTTTTAAGGATTTGATTGAGTTGTAGTCTTAGTTGAATATGTGAATGTTCATCACTTAAAAAATAAGAAATTCCGTTGTCTAATATTATAGCTCGTTTGAAACGCATATTATCTTTGATTCTAGAAACTGGGTAATTCCTTTCTAGAAATTTCATCATCATATTTGTTTCGAACTGGTTCATAATTAAAACATTACAATGTCACCGACATGGTTGTCCCACTCATCTACAGTTGTTTCTATTACTAAAACTTCTGTTTCTTCGTCAATAATAATTTGTTTATTCATGGTTTTTAACAGTATATAATATAAGTATATTAAAGTTAATGAATGTTTTATAATATGGTAAAATTTGATAATTATGTTTTCATGACAATTTGCGAAACAACTTCTGATTTATTCAAGAAGTCTCAATTTTCCACGTATATAAATTACTGCAAAACTCTTGGATTATCTTTAAAAACTGGGGTATTGGATAACTATGAAAGAGCTGATATAATAAAGATTACTGATGTTTTGGTTTTAATTTATGGGTTTGATGATGAAACTTGTGGTAAATACATTGCTAATTATTTTGCTTCGGATATTGAAAAGGTGATAAATTTTTACAAAGTAGTTTTACTTACTAGAGAACATTTTGCGTTGTCATTCAATTAGACATCAATAAAATCGTAAAAACTTTTGACTTTTATTTCACCTTTTTTATAGGCTATTTTTTTACCATCTAAAAATTCTTTAACTATTTCTAAAATAAAAAATTCTGATAAAGGAGGACAAAAAATTTGTTTTGTTAAATTCATGATTTTATCAATAGCTGTTTTTTCCGACCTTTTCTGACCACACACATAGATATAGATAACTGAGTGGTCATCTGGGAACTCACGAGTTAAAAATTTATTAATTAAAATTATGTCAGTCATTGATTTTTGAAATATGAATATTATATTTATAACTATAACAAAAATTAAAAATTAAGTAAATGGCAGTAGAAGTAACAACAGAGAACTTTGAAAAAGTTTTAAAAGAAAAAAACATCACATTATTAGATTTTTGGGCTCCATGGTGTGGTCCATGTAAAATGTTAGGACCAGTTATTGATTCATTGTATGAAGACAACAAAGAAAAAAACGTTACAATTGGTAAAGTAAATGTTGACGAATATGGAACGATTGCAGCTAAATATGGTATTAGAAGCATACCAACAATAATCTTTTTAAAAGATGGTGTTGAAGTTGAAGGAGCCAAATTAGTAGGAGCCAAATCGAAAGGTGAATTTCAATCAGTGATTGATGATTTATTAAAAAATTAAAAAAGAGGCCTAATTATCGGGCCTTTTTTTATGTACAAGATATTTATAGATATGAAAAAGAAACTTATTATTACTGAATCTCAATTTAACAGAATCATAGCTGAATCAAACCAACATAGTAGTATGGTTAAGATTATGAAAGAATTTTTGGATAAGTCTTATGAACCGAATGAAAGTATTATGCGTGAGGGTGGAGAATATTTTAAAAAACATATGGTTAAGGTTAAAGCTGATGAAGAAATTATTTCTGTGGAAAATTTGTATGAATATATGAAATATAAATTTGAAGCTGGTGATGAATTTACAAAACAAGTAATAAGAGATTGGATGTTTAATAAAATTACTGACGATTATCAATTGTCTAAAAACGTTGCTGTGAATTAATGAGATGAATTTAAAGACTAAAATAAGATTAGTGTTAAGAGAACATTACGGTGAATTTAACACATACCTAGAGCACGAATATGAAAATAAGCTCACGGAAAATCTTATTATTGGTAACACAGAAAACAAAATGGCTTGGGTGACCTACAATCAAGTCATGTTAGAATTTAAACACACTCTAAAAGATATGTTGAAAGTAAAGGAACTTCAATATAAATTAACCGAAAACTTAGACCCAAACGAAGTCTGTATTGAAATTATAGAAAATTTACAGATAAAAACCCCAGAATTAGAACGGTTATACGACAAAATTAGAAATTTCTAACACATTAAAGTGTCTAATATTTGTTAACAAAAAGTTAACATTCATCAACACCATAATTTTAACTATAAATATTTATAAATCAATGGTTTACAGACTTAAAATAAGTAAAATAAATTATGTTTTATTGTTAGTTTGTGATATTTATAGATAAATAACTTTAATAAAATTTATATCTATGGAAACAAAAAATATATTATTCAAATCTACTAGTGGCAACAAAACAAATTTAGATAAAGCTTACAATAAACATATTGTAAATGTTATAGAATCTTTGGATGAAGAAAAACAAGCTAGATGGGAAACGTATAATCTTGTTGTTGAAGTATTGACTGAGAGTACAAAAAATGATTACATGAGAGAAATAAAATATAGACTAACTGATGGTGAAGACCCTAACAAAGTTATTTTAGATATTATTGATAGAGAAATAGATAATGTTGATGGATTGGTTTGGTTTTTAAAAAGAAGAATTGAGGAGTATATTGATGAAGATTTTTTCAATCGATTCTTGGTTTAATTGTTGATTATCTAAAAAAATTGGTGTATATTTACACTAAAAAATATTATGGAGAAAATAAACGTTAAAGATAGATTAACATATTTGGCTGAAACATTTGATGTGTTTGAATGTAATGGTGAAGATAACTCTGTTGATAAAAAAATAAAATTATTGGCGAAAGAAGGTTATACACCTAAAGTGATATCTTCTAGAACTGGTGTTGTCTTGGCTATTTTATCTGAAAAGGTAAATGAGAAAGAACGTATTTCACAAAATATTAGTGTTTGTTCCAGTGTTTTTGCTGATATGATTGCTGCTGACCCAACTGATAACAAAATGTATCTTCAATGGATGTTGAATTTATTTGTTCGTTTATTAAAAAATAAAGAGAAAGATGATATTGAGATGGCAACTCGTTTGGTTGTTGAGGATTTACCTCAAGCCAATAAATATTTGACCGTTTTTGAAGATAATAAAAGAAAGAAGAAGTTTAAAGAATTATGCAAAGGTAGTTATGTTTTAATGCATGTAAGTGACCCAACTGATATCAACCAATACAAATCATTGTCACAGTTGTTTGATGCTGTTGACCCTTTTATTGAGAAGGAACCAAGTGCTTTGGAAAGAACACTACAAAAGTTTGTAGATATAGGTCAAGCTGAAATTCCAGTTAGAGATAGAAAATTTACGTTATTTGTCCCTAAAACAACTGAAGCAAATGTTGCGTTTGAAGACTTTGCTAACTGGTGTACTGCTAGAAAGGGCAACGGTATGTTTAAAAGTTATACTGATGGACATAGAAAGCCGAATGGAGATAAGTCTGATATTTATATAATAATACCTAATTTATTTTTTGAAGGTAAGACGAAAGAATTGTTTCAGATTCACTTTGAAACGAATCAGTTAAAGGATAGACAGAACGGAAGTAACGTTAGCATATTTGAGAACGTATTATCTGAAAGCGAAGGTATCACCAATTTCTTTTACAAGGAGTTGATTGATATGGCCAAAGGATTTAAAAAAGGAATAGAGAATAACAAATATTTAGATTATTTAATAAAATTTGGTTTTGCTGAAAGTTTATTTGAATTGATAGACGTAGAAACACCAACGATAAGATTTATGACAAGAGAGATACCAAAGATGCCAGATATTAGTAAGTTTAGTAAACTAGACCAACTAATTATTTGCAATGCAAAGATGCATGAATTGCATCCTTCAATTGGTAAATTAACCAATTTAGAAATGTTGGTGTTGACTGAAAATAAAATAAAATCGTTACCAAAAGAGATTGGGTTACTTAAAAACCTAACGTTTTTGAATTTGATTGGTAATCCGATTCAAGAGATACCTAACGATATCACCTATTTGGATAAATCAAATGGGGGTTCGTTACATAGAATTGCAGTGAAAGAAGAGGATATAGGTCCAGAAAATTATCAAAAATTAAAGAAGTTATTACCAACTGCTTTAATATAAAAGATAAAAGGGACCCATTGAGGTCCCTTTTTTATTATAACAAGTTTTTAAAATAAAAATACGATGAAATGGAAGAGAAATGACAAAGAGATTGGAAAACCAATATTGGAATATTTGGAAGAAATATTTGACAAAGAATTAGAAGAAGGTAAATTACTTAAAGTTTGTGTTGGTACTGACTCACAAAAAGTAGGTGGTGGTGAATATAAATTTGCTACAGTAATTCTTATCACAACTACTGAAGATTTAGGTGGTGGTGTTATTGTTGGTCGTGGTGGTATGATTATATCTTCAGTATATAACCATACATTCAAACAACGTAACAAAGAATTGGTAAACGAAAGAATGGTATTTGAGGTTGGTAAATCAATCGAAGTTTCATATGAGATTGCACCGTTGTTGGATTTGTATGAAATTAAATTAGAGGTACATGCTGATATCAATCCAGACCCTAAACACGAGTCTAACAAAGCTTTACAACAAGCTGTTGGTTACATTTTGGGTATGGGTTATGATTTTAAAGTTAAACCAGAAGCGTATGCTTCTTCACATGTTGCGGATAAGTTATGTTAAAACTTTATTTTTATTCCTTGTTTATTATATTTATTTAAAAGAACAAGATATGAAAAAATATTCATTAATAAATAAATCTGGAGACACAATAACAACAATAAATGCTGATAGTTTTGAAGAGGCAATTAATATATTTTGTTTTAGAAAAAAGTTTGATAGACATGTACTATTACACTTATTTGATGTTATCAGAGTTGAAAACCAAAAAAATTAATAAACATATAAACTTTTTCTAGTTTATACTATATTTATATATAAATAAGATTTTATTTAAACCTTAAAAAATATGTCAAACATGAAACAAGTTGCAAAGAAAACAGTTAAAATTAAAGAATCTGACTTAGTAGATTTAATCGATAACATTGTAAATGAAGCTGTTGAAGTTAAAAAACAAGAGTGGATTAATGAACAAGCAAAAAATAACTCTAATAAAACTGCTGTTTTAGAAAGTAAGATTTCTGCTTTAGAAGTAAAATTTAAAACATTAACTGAAGGTAAAAAATAATTTTACCTTAAAAAGGTTAAAAAGTTAGGATGATTATATGTCGCCCTAACTTTTTTGTGTTTTATAGTTATCAATTCTTTTAAGATAAGATTCAAAACCAGTGTCACCAGACATAAACCATTCTAATTCTTTTGCTCTAAATGCAGCATCTTTTAATATGGTTACTAGTGAATTAATTTCAGATAATATTTCTGATTTTTGTTCTGGTGTTGCATTACCAAGATAGTCTTTTTCAATCAATGGTTTTCTACCAAAACATTCTACAGACCAATCTTCAACCATGTATTTACCATCATTTTCAAATTCTCTTTCAATTTCTTCGGCTAAATCATCTATCTGATGATATTTATAATTGTAGTGTCCTCCGCTCATAATATTTTTATTTATACAAAGGTATTAAAATTAAGGATTAAAAACAATGTTTTATGGAAAAAATTATAGAAAAATTACAAAGAGAAGAAACACCTCTAACATCTAGTGTTGAACGAGATGAATTTATAGAAGCAAGTGAAACTGCATTTGATTGTAGATTTGACGGTACTTCAACCTTTCACCCATGGAAATTACCCAACAAATTACCCAAAAATTTTAAGATAGGTGTAATCGTAGGTTCTAGTGGTTCTGGTAAATCAACTATGTTGAAACAATTTGGTGCTGAAGAAGAACCCAAATGGGAACCAAACAAATCAGTTATTTCACATTTTGATAACCCAGAAGATGGAATCAACCGATTAAGTTCAGTTGGTTTTAATTCTATACCTTCATGGTACAAACCTTATCATGTTTTATCCAATGGTGAAAAATTTAGAGCTGATTTAGCTCGTAAGATGAAATCAAATGCAGTAATAGATGAATATACCTCAGTAGTTGATAGAACTGTCGCTAAAGCTGCCTCTATGGCTTTGGCTAGATACGTAAAGAATAATGACTTGCAGAACATAGTCATATCCAGTTGCCACATGGATATTGTGGATTGGTTGGAACCAGATTGGGTTATCAATACGGACACGGGTGAACTGATGGACGGTTTTTTTTTGTCCGACCAGAAATCAATATCAAAATATATCGTACAACAAATGATAGTTGGGGAATGTTTAAAGACCATCACTATTTAGATGGAAACGTTAATAAAGCGTCTAGATGTTATGTGGGAGTTTGGAATGACCAAGTTGTATCTTTCTTCGCCTCGATTACACTTCCTAGTGGAACTCTTAAAAATGCATGGAGAGGTCATAGGAATGTTGTGTTACCAGATTTTCAAGGCATGGGGATTGGTGTAAGATTTTCCACTGCAATTGCTCAACATCACATAGACCAAGGATACAGATATTTTTCTAGAACAGCACATCCTAGATTGGGAAGTTTCTGGGAGAATTCTCCGTTATGGAAACCAACTAGCAAGAACAAAAAAATAAGAAAAGATGTAACTAGTGAAAACACATATAAGAATCACGTGTATGATAATACTAGATTATGTTTTAGTTATGAGTACATTGGTGAAATAAAAAAGGAGGTCTAAAACCTCCTTTTAATATTTTATTTTGTTTCTATATCCCCATGTTTAGATGGTCCTTCAAATGTAACTTTAGCTGTAGGATTAATTAGCCTATAATCACTACGTTTACCAACAAGTTCAGTTTCTTCTTCTGCGGCTAATCGTTGTGCAATTACTTCTAGTTCATCATTTGGTATTACATCTGTTTCTAAAAAGTACCATGAACCAGCTTGTCCTTTTGGGCTATATTGTTCGGATGAATTATTGGTGAATAATGGGCTATTCTTAATAAAATCAAATAATTCTTTTTGCATATGTTCTGGAAGTTTGGAATTATCCTTTGGATTGTATACCTCACCATCCATAATCCCGAATTGTTGTCCAGCTTTTAATATTAGATTGTCATCAAGCTCAGCATCTTGTGTAAGTGTATAAGTTACTAGTTTATCAATATTGCATGAGAATTTATAAACATATTGCTGATGTTTGTTACAAGCATAACCATTAGCTAACAGACCACAAACCATCAAAGGTTTTGCAACTGCTTGAGCAGCTGTTTTAAACTTATCAAACGTTTTTTTAACTACATTACCTACCCCTTCATTTTGCATTTCATCATAAATTATAACATTTACATCTTTAGGGTTAATTCCAAGTCTTTGTAATTCTTTTTGTGCTTCTGGTGGTAAGTTAGACATTTCGCTAATATTTTCTCTTAGAAGTTTTTTAATGAAAGTTTTAGTTTCATTTTTCGCCTCTTTTTTATTCTCTTTTTTATTCCAGTGTTTTTCGGCTTCTTTTTCCATTTTGTTTAATCTATTATAATAATCTGGAAATTCAGATACGTGGTCTGTTGCAATTTCTTTTGCTTTTTCCTTATCGTCAGTATGTTCACATTCAACACATGTACCATACTCTATTTGTTTTTTAACGTCTTTTACATCAACGTCAAATTTATCAGCAATTTTTTTTGGTGTTAATTTATCAGATTTACCACCTTTTAGTTTATTTTCCATATTATTCGTAAATTTCTGGGTGTAATTTACCCCATTTTCTTATTATAACTCCAGCAACAGCGTTGGCCTCATTTTCAATTGGACTACCATCTTCACCGTCAGTTTTTGAGTCGGTTATTCTTCCCTCTAGATTTTGTTTATGATGAACCAACTCGTGAGCAATTGACCTACATACATCAATAATTGCTCTATCTTTAGAATAAACCTTTAACATATTGTTAGCAACATCATAGTAAGCTGTTGTTACAAGGTCTGGTGTTCTTTTAAAAGCCAAAGCAACTTTGATATCATCATTGATACCTAATTTCTTTTTTGCAAAGTTTACAAAATCAGCAACATCTCTAACATCGATTTCATCTCTTGTTAAAAGTCGTTCCCTTAATAATTGTTTAATAACTGGTTTCATGTTTATAAATATAAAAAAAGCCACAAAAAATTGTGACTTTAATTATTTTATTTAGTTTTCTTTGGTTTGGCTGGTTTAATAACCAGTTCTTCTTTTTTAGAATCATATGAAACTTCTATTGTTTCACCCTCTTTGATATTCTCATTTAGTATCTCATCAGCTACTGGGTCTTCAACATAATGTTGAATTGCTCTAGCTAGAGGTCTTGCACCATAAGCTTCATCATACCCTTGTTTACCTAAAAATTCGATAGCATCTTTTGTTACAGTTAAATCATAACCCATTTCAACAACACGTTTCTTTAAACTTTCGATTTCCAAATAGATAATTTTGTGTATATCTTCTTCTGTTAATCCTCTAAATACAATCGCTTCATCGATACGGTTAAGGAATTCTGGTTTGAATTTTTTCTTCAACGCTTTTTCAATAATTGAACGAGCTCTATTTTCTTCATTTACAATACTTTCAGCAGTTTCGAACCCCATTGTTTGTCCAAAAGAGTTTACCTCTCTAACACCAATGTTTGATGTCAAAATAATAAGTGCATTTTTGAAATTAACTTTACGGCCTAAACCATCTGTAAGCATACCTTCATCCAATAATTGTAACAATATGTTAAATACATCTTCATGTGCTTTTTCAATCTCATCAAATAAAATAACACAATGTGGTTTACGTCTAACTTTTTCAGTCAACTGTCCACCTTGGTCATAACCAACATATCCAGGTGGTGGACCAATAAGTCTTGATACAGAATGTTTCTCCATGTATTCAGACATATCCATTCTAACCAATGAATCAGCATCACCATATACTTGTTCAGCTAACAATTTAGCCAAAAGTGTCTTACCAACACCAGTAGGACCTAAAAAGATAAATGAACCAACTGGTTTGTTTTTATCTTTGATACCAATACGGTTACGTTTAATAGCTTTAACAACCTTAACAACAGCATCATCTTGACCGATAACTTTACCCATAAGTTCTTTATCCAAACTCATAAGTTTTTTTGTTTCTTGAGTAGATATTTTCGTCAAAGGAATTCCAGTCATCATAGATACAACTTCAGAAATAATTTCAACACCAACAATAGTAACTTTTTTATCTAATTTAGTTTGCCATTCAGCCATTGCTTTTTCTAATTCTTCAGTAACTTTTTTCTCTTCGTCACGAAGTTTAGCAGCTTCTTCATATTTTTGTTTTACAACTACTTCTTTTTTCTGTTCGTTGATATCATTTCTTTTTGCTTCTAATTCTTTAATATTTTCTGGTTTTTCAATATTAACATTGGTTGTCGCACCAGCTTCGTCCAACACGTCAATTGCTTTATCTGGCATACTTCTATCCATAATGTATCTAGCAGATAATTTAACACATTCTTCAATTGCTTCATCAGTATATTTTACTTTATGGTGTTTCTCATATTTTTCTTTGATATTGGAAAGTATAGTTTTTGTTTCATCTAGTGTGGGCTCTTCAACCAACACTTGTTGGAAACGTCTAACCAAAGCTCCATCTTTTTCAATGTTTTCTCTATATTCATCTAGTGTTGTAGCACCAATTACTTGAAGTTCTCCACGTGCCAAGGCTGGTTTAAATATATTTGCAGCATCCAACGAACCAGAAGCATTTCCAGCACCAATAATAGTGTGTAACTCATCAATAAATAATACGATGTCTGGATTAGACTTACATTCCTCTAAGATTGCTTTCATTCTTTCTTCAAATTGTCCACGATATTTTGTACCAGCAACAATGCTAGATAAATCCAAAGAATAAATACGTTTACCTATAAGTGTTCTTGGTGCGTTTCCCTCATATATTAATTGAGCCAACCCTTCAACTATAGATGTTTTACCAACCCCAGGTTCACCAATAAGTATTGGATTATTTTTCTTTCTACGAGAAAGAATTTGAGATACACGTTTGATTTCTAATACTCTACCAACAACTGGGTCGATTTCACCTTTTTCAACAGCTTTAGATACATCTCTACAGAAGTTATCCAATACTGGTGTTTTACTTTTAGGGTCAGTAGGTTTTGGTTTCTTTTTAAATGACTCGTTTTCATCATTATTTTCATCATCCAACGCACCATTTTTAATTTCTTCTGGTTTATCACCTAACATAATTTTTTTGAATGAATTATAACTGATACCATGAGTATTTAAAAAATCAGATAATGGTTGTTTAGAAACTAAAATAGCTAACATAATGTGAGTTGTATCAATCATATTGTCATTTAATTTTTCACATTCTTTATCAACACCTTTATAGATAATTGATTTTGTTTCTTCTGAAAAAGGTAGTGTGCGTTTTACTGGCGTATAACCTCTAGGTGTTAAATCGTTTTTTCTAACGTAATCAGATAATTTATCATAAAGTTCTGATGTATCTACTTTTAATTTTTTTAACACATTTGTACACGTATTATCATCTTCCGATAATATAGATAAAATAATATGTTCTGGTCTAAGTTTAACATCATCAAAGTTTTTAGCTTCTTTGATTGAGTTAGTCATTATTATTTTTACTTTCGGATAAATCTCTCTATTCATATAAGTTCTTATTTTAGTTTTATTTTAGCAAAGATACTAAAAATTATTTATTAAATCAACATTGACTTTTAAGATAAATATTAGTATATTTGTATAAAAAGTAAAGTATGAAAACAAATGTTGAACCAATCTACGCAAAGGTTGAAATATTGCTTAAAAAAAGGGTTAATAATGTACAATTACCTTCTTTAACTAAACTAGAATTTTTAGATGCTAGTTTAGTTATTACTGGTGATTATTTGGTGATAACAACTAAACGATATGGTGAAACACTGGAACACGTTAACAAAGTTGGTGAAATATTTCATTTAAGTGAAATAAGTGCTTATAAAACATATAGTAAATTACAATAACATAAATAAAAAAAAAAGAAAAATGATTTTAAAAAGAAAAGAAAAAGATGGTGT